GAAAATGGTTATTCTATGGCATGGTTTCATCATAGAGGTCGTAATAAACATCATTGGGAATACTGGATGGATGATTTTGAAAAAGGATTTATTCCTAAGAAAATGCCTTTCAGATATGCACTTGAAATGATGTGTGATTACTTAGGTGCTGGTAGAGCTTACTATGGTGATAAATTCTCTATAGAAGCTGAATATGAATGGTGGCAGAATAAACGTCAATTAGTTATATTCAAAATGCATGAAGATACATTTAAACTAATTGATACATTATTTAATACTATGAATAAGCATGGTATTGAAACTGTACTTAAAAATAGAAGATATATAAACAAATTACACAGAAGATATGATAAAGGAACACTATGACAGCATCATTTTATGAAGACATATATTTATCAAATTTGCCTTCTATATTTTTAGCTGGTCCTACTATTAGAAATGGCAAATTTGAAGAATCTTGGAGATATGAGGCAGTTAAGATCTTTGAAGAATTAGGATTTGATGGTAATCTTTATATTCCAGAATCTAAAACTGGAGTATTTCCAGACAGCCTTAGAAAGACTGCATATTGGGAATGGGATAGACTTGAAAGTAGTAAAGTCATTCTATTTTGGATTCCTAGAGATTTAGATTTACTTCCAGGATTCACCACAAATGTTGAATTTGGAAGATATATTACACTTTGTCCTGAAAATGTTATGTTAGGTTATCCAGTAGATGCGCCTAAAAATAACTATATAGGACTAATGTATGAGCGCTTCAACCCAACACCTATTTATCATGATCTTAGAGAATTAATAAAAGGTACTATTGAAAAGGTAGGTAAGAATGCTTAAAAAGATCATTATACTTGAAGTCAGTATGTTATTTTCAGTACTAATGTTTCTAGGTGCATACTTAACTGCAACTGTACACGATTATCTAACTTGTATATTATCAGTGGATTTTGCTATTTGTGGTATATTAGTTATGATAAGACAAATTATAGACATTTACAATATTGTAAGGGAGAATATGAAAAATGCAGACAAATAGAAAAGATGCTTATTATCTTGCTTATTTTAAGATTAATCAAGATAAGGACTTTTATGTAGAATTGTATAAAGGTCTTAATTATGATTATAGATTGTTTGAAAATCCCGTTGAGGCAATTGCTGCAGTTAAAGCACACCTTAAGCTTGCTATTGATACATTCAAAACTTCTAAGGGAGTTGAGTATGTTAAGGAAGCTATGGAAGAAATCTACAATGATCCTCTTACTTGGGAAGTAGAAGATACTGATCAGGATGAAGATATTTTCTACATTTCTGAAAATCTTGGTAATTATGACATTGAATATTTTATCAGACGTGTAAGTTTTTTAGATAAAAAGCATTAAAGTGCTATTTAATAATATATGGAAACGTACTATTTTGTAAAAAGGAGATGATAAAATGTTGGATAAACTTAATCCGATGTGTATGTCATGTACATACCAAAGACGTGGTAGAAAAGTACAGGCAATGCAACGAATTGACGAAATCTTAGACAGATTAAATCTTCCAGATCCAAAAATTGTAAAACGATTCAATTGGGGAAATGTCGAGACTTGCAAAGTTGGAATGAAAACTTGTAGCAAGATTGAGTCAAATAAGAGAGAATTTCAGCAATATGTAGAAAGATTAAATCGACAATTATCTGCATTTGCAGACAATCCAAAACAAAATGTTTATCATGACATTTTACAGTATCTACGTGGTAATTTCCCACAAGTATACGTTCAATTTGAACAGATAGTTAGACCAAGATTGGATGATTATTAATCCAAATATATAAATTGTACTATTAGCTGATCAAAAGATCAGCTTTTTATTTAGGAGGTAAATTATGATTCTGTACAACTATTCATCTCTTCAGAAAAGAGATACAAAAATCTATAATGTAGGTGGTTATAATATTGCCGGTGGTTTTTCAGTTGAATTTCTTAAAGTTGTTGCACCTGCTGCAATTGTAGTTATTGCTATTGGTGTAGTTTTAGGAATTCCGTTCGGAATTAGTTTCTTTAATCCATTTGGTGGACATTTTAAGCCAGCTTGGACAATCTTTTGGACAGCTTTAGGTATTGGTGCCGGTTGTGCATTATGGTATATTCAGTTTGCTGGTTATAGATTATATCAATATCTTGCTGCATACTTTAAGCCAAAGAAAGTTTATATGAACGACTTCAAACATTCTGAATTTCATTTGACTAATGTAAAATTCAAAGGATTTGTGCGTAATATTCTATAAGAAAGGAAATTAGATAATATGGCTAAACAAGACACTTCCGCTAGAACAAATGTCAGAGTTCAAAATACTATTGACATTATTGGCGATAACATTCTCTATAATAATGGTGTTATTACAGCTTTTTATGTAATTCCATTATCAAATTACTCAACAAACTCACCTGGTGGAGTACATAGTACAGTTCAGCAAATTACTAATATGATTGCTAACCTTACTACTAATAATCCTACGGTTCAGTTTACGATTGAACGTATTGAGAAGACTATTAGACGTAGAGACGTACTTGAAAATCTTTACAATACCATTAAGATCTATCGTGAAGATTATGATATGCCACCTGAGTTTACTAAAAATGTAAGAGATGATCTTCAGTCTTATTGTATGCTTGGTATTGATATTCAGCAGACTACTGTTACTGATGTTGAAGAATTTACCCTTTTAGATACAGCTAAAGCTATTGCTAAGAATGCTGCTAATAAGTTTGCAGGTCTCGGTAACCTTAAAGCTGATCCAGAGAAGATTATGAAGATTGAAGAGAACATTTATAGAACAATTAACTATAAATGTGTTCGTGCTTCTAAGGAATTAGTTTTCTATAACTTTGTAAGTAAAGTATTCCCATGTTATGAGATTTCTTATGACAGACTTTCTTATATTAGTGAGAAGACTTATACTGCGATTATGGGAGCAGTAACTCAGACTGTATCTGATAATTTTGGTTGGTTTGAGATGCATAATGAAGGTATGGACATTTTTGGTCTTGATCCTCAGACAACTTATGGTTGTATGCTTGATATTCAGGCATTTCCACCTCAGATTTCAACTTGTAACTTCCCTATGGATTATCCTAATGTCGTTACAACAATTCAGTGTCTTAAGAAAGAAGATGCTATGCTTAAGTTAAAAAGAACTAGAGCATCCGATAGATATGAGCGTGATCAGGCTATTGACGCAGGTGCCGAAATTGAGTCTATTGAAGAGACACAGAATAGCATTGATATTGCTACTATGGCTATTCAGGATCTCGAAGCTGGTACTGTATTATGTCAGTTTAACTGCTCAATTCTTATTTATGCTGAGTCTAAGTCTGAGCTTAAACAGCGTGTAATGAATCTTATTACTGAATGTAAGGATAGAAATATTCTTGTTTCTAAATCACTTACTCAGGCGCTTGACTTCCTTGATAATTATATCAATAAGAAGCCTAAGAAGTTCTTACATACTGGACCTCTTATGTTCCCGCTTAGCTTCCAGCAGAATTCTGGTGCAACTGTAGGTGATACAGAAGGACTTTCAACTGCTAATGGCAAACCTATTTGGTCTCCTGCTATTGGTGAAGACTTATAATGAGGTGATCACATGTCAGAGGTATTGAAGTTAAATATAAAACCAAAAGATGAAGAAATTAAGGAATCTACACCAGAAAATCCTAACGCAGATATACTTGCGCTTAATAAACAATCTATGTCTATTGAGGATTTACTCATCTTTACTACTGAACATAACTGTTCAGACTTATATATAAAAACATTTGACTATCCTTATATTTCAAGATTTGGTCGTATTGTAAGAGTTCCCTGTGCGCCAATTTCAAAAGATACATGGTCAATCTTCTATGATAAGTATATTCTTAATGAGTTGAATGCTGGTTATGTTAGACAGAAACTTCTTGATACATCAGTTGCAGTCAGAGTTCCTGAAACTAGTCCTAACTATGGTAAATATCCGAATAATGTATATCGTTATCGTGTTTCTTTTGGATTCTCAGAAGAAAAGAACGTTGCTACATTCAGAATGATTAAACCTGATCAGCCAACATTTGACACAATTAATTATAATGAGAAATGTATAGAAGCACTTAGACGGGCATATAAAAAGTCATCTGGTATTTGTTATGAAACAGGTCCTACTGGTTCTGGTAAATCAACTACTATGGCTGCATGTATTAACACATTTACTCAGCCAGGGGAGATACTAGATAATAAAGTTTTTATCACACTTGAAGATCCTATTGAAAATATTTTTAATAGTACTGATAGTGTAAAGATTAGCCAAAAAGAATTAGGTAAAGATTTCTTAACATTTGGTATGGGTATTAAGGCCGCTCTTCGTGAACACCCTAATATCATTATTGTAGGTGAGTGTAGAGATAAAGAAGTTATTTGTGCAGCTATTGAAGCAGCTCGTACAGGTCATGTTACTAGTACAACTTTCCATGCTTCTGATGTTGCAGGTACAGTTAACAGACTTTTATATCACCTTGATAATGATAAAAATTTGTCACTTGACCTTATTCTTCAGCTTAATATTATTCTTTCACAGAAAATGCTTAAGAGTAATGGTAAATACTTAGTAGATACTCAATTCTTACTCTTTGAAGATGAGATTACTGCTAGACTAGTAGAACTTCTTGATGATCCTGATGCTAACCTTTCTAAAGAAATTAATAAAATGATTCAAGATCCTGAATTGCAAGCTAAGGGTTTAGTAAAAGATTGGGACTACAAAGAATTACACTAACTATTTACTTTTTATCTAATCTGTGATATAATAGTAAAAAATATGAAAGGAATTTTTAAAAATGAAGAAATTTGTAGTAATGCTGCTTAGTACAGTACTAGTATGTTCATTAGCAGCATGTGGTAAAACAGAAGAAAAGAAAATATCTACAGTAGAGAATACTGCTTCAGTAAAAGATTCTGTCGTAAATGTAGCCGATATTGGTACACCTGACAAGCTAGTTGTTGATGAAAATACTGGCGAAGTTCTTAATGAATGGGTACCAGTTGCAGGAAGAACTGGTGCATTTATAGATGTATTTGAAGGTATTGATTCTGATAATGCTAGATCTATTATTGAATATGCTAGCGCTGCAGATGAAGCTGGATATAATGTGTATATTTTACTTGGTACTAAAACTGAAGAAGATGCTATGTCTTATGCATTTGTAGGTGAATATAAAACAGAAAGACATGCTACATCTGCTAAAAATGATCTTATTATTATTGTAAAAGCTAGTAATGATGGATCTATTACAGTAACAGAATTTGACGGTACTAGAGAAGATATTACTGAACCTGGCGAAGTAGAAACTGATATTTCTTCTGATGAACCTACTGATAAAACAGTAGAAGACGTTAATGAAAACATAAGTACAGAGGAGTAAATATGAGTTGGAATATTGAAAAAATTAATCCTAATCATTATTTAGCTACAGAGGATGGATTTTTCTTTGAATTTTTGATAAGTACTAAATGGGAAAGTAATCCTGAAGTATTATTTGGAAAATCACATGATATGTCAGAAGATTCAATAATTTTCTACCCAGGTGTATATCCTACACCTGAAGATGATCATGATTCTGCAATAATTGGTGAAGCATTCTTATATGATAATCGAGAATGTATAGATCAAGATTTAGTTACTGCATCAATTCTTAGAACCAATATTCCAGAAAAAGCTAAAAATCAGTTAGAGCTGTTATGCTCTTAATGATAATGTTTTACTGTGGCTACTCAGAAATGGGTAGCCATTTTTATTAGGAGTTCGCTTATGATAGAAATAGGTACAAAGATTGTAAGCCTAGATCCTGGTTCTACTATAATAGTTGGATTACCAGGTTCAGGTAAAACAACTCTTGTTAAAAACATAATAAAGCAATATAAACTTAATAACGAACATACAAATACAATTAGTATTTTTACTGGAAATGATAACTATTTAGATTTCAAAACTAGTGCTAGATCTCTAGAAGATATTTCAATAGAATTAAAACAGCTTATTTTACCAGAAGTAATGCGTAGATATGAATGGATTAAAAATGGTAAATCTTTAGATGAACATGGTTATATTGTAACTGTAATTGATTCATTTGATGAATATATTATAAATGAAGATAATGATGAATTAGCTGAAGCAGTTACTGGAATGATAGAAACTATTATTAAACTTGGACCTAGTGTTAAGATTGATTGTATATTAACTGCGCAGTCAGATAAAGCATTTTCATATGATATAGTTAAGTATATTCAAAATAAAATTGTTCTAGGTAAGACTGTAGATGGTATGTTTGAACAAATGTTTGAAACTTTAGATTTAAATGGAAAGTTAGGAGAAGGTTATTTAGACAATGCTACTAACATCACTAACTTTAATTTCTTTAAGAATGGTTGATAATAAAGGCTGATACTTTAACGAAGTGTCAGTCTTTTTGTTTATCAAGAGCTATTTAATTTTATAATCTTATATAAGTTAATAATAGCCAAGTGATTATAAACATAGTCTCTTGGTTATTTTTTGAAGAAATATAATAGAAAGGATTTATAAAGATGGCAAATGAGAAGTTTTTAGATGCATTTAGAGCATTAGACACAGAGCTCAAATCAGATGGAATGACCGTTCTTGATTATGAAAATTCATTAGATACGCTTAGTCAGGAAAGACTTAAAGTATGTAGAATTATGCGAAATTATATGGCGCATAATGATACTACATTCTTGACTACTACAAATGAACAAATCAAATTCTTAGATGATCAGATAGTAGAGATTAGAAAGACAGCTCATACTGTAAAAGATGAGATGAAAAAGGTTAAGCTTATCAAAGCAACTGCAGCAATTAAAGATGTAATTGCATCTATAGATAAGTTTCCTATTGCACCCATTGAAACTAAGGTTGGATTATATCTTGTAGATAAAGATACATTGATTCATAATCTTGCCATTGGAAATAAAAAGATTGCTATTCCTGCAAGACTTCCAAAGTATGCAACTATAGCAAAAGATGAAAGAATTGAGAATATCAGTTCTGGAACCTATGTAGTTACTAGTGATGGAACTACTACTGGTACATATATAGGACTTATTATTATTTAATTAGGAGTGTGGAAATTATATGAAAAATAAATCGAAAGCAGTCATTGGACTTCTGATACTTTCTATAGTTCTTACTGCTTGTTCAACTCAGATAACTGAGCCAGTTATTGAACCTACTATAGAAGAAGTAACTACTGAACCTATAGAAGAACCTACTGAAATTCCTACTGCTACATCTATACCAAGTATGGCACCACAGGAAGCTGATAGTTTATCAGACAATTATGTAGATTTTAATGATATGTCTATTCTTATAAATGGACATAAGTACACATTTAATGAAAGTACTCTTCAAGATATGATTGATAATGAAGTTCCTTTTGTAGATATTTCTAATGCTAATAATAATATTAGACCAAATTATGAATCAGAAACATTTGAAATTGTTATAGATGATGATCATTTAGCTTATGTAGCATTCAGTAATTTTACTGATGAAAATAGATCAATAAATGAATGTCCACTTAGCTATATCAATTTTGATGTTATAGATAATGAAGTTATTAAACTATCTTGCCCATTTGATTTAACACCTGAACAGTTAGTAGAAAATGCAGGAGAAGCATCTGATATAAAACATGATGAAATCGAATCTGGTGAGGTAGTATCAGAAGACGGTCATTATGATGACTCTTATGAAGCAGTTACAAATGTTGATGAAACATATGAATACACAACTTTATCTGAGAAATACCTAGGTGACCATGGCTACTATTTTAAGTTTCATAATGGTGTTTTATATAACTACACCGTTACATATCGATGAGGTGACATTATGAAAAAGAAATTATGTTTAGGATTAGCATTTATTACTTGCTGTATGCTTGGATTAACTTCATGCGGTAAAGATAATGTTGAATCTACATCAGTTGCGCATAACTATGCTCAAAATGATATAAAAGAAAAGACTGAAGATAATAATTCAAATGAAACTACTGAACCAGAATATACAGTAACTACGTCTATACCAGATAAAGACGATCCATGGAATCAACAGCTAACTAATGATAAAGAACTTGAAGTAGTTAATTATGGCGATGTAAAGTATATTTATCCTACTGAAAGAGATTCTAAGTTTTATATAAATGATGTAGCCGTCGCACAAATAGCACCGTATAATTTTATATTAGACGATATAATTAGTACAGACGACGATAATGAACGTAATGAGCTTAGTAATACTAAACATATCTATTGTGAAGGTTATAATATGTCTTTAGATTTATCTGATCTTAAATATAATGCACAATATAATGATGAAAGTTTAGCAATGTTTGTACCAGCAATTGATAAGTTTAGAATTGGAACTAAGGATATTGAAGTAAATGAACTAATTAGACCAATTGATAATTTTGAAGACCTTATCAAATTCTGTAATACAAATTATGAGTGTAGACAGTCTGGTGATATTAAAGATATATTTAGTTTAGTATCTGAAACTAGAACTAATGAAATTTGGGGAACTACTTATATATGGAAATTTTCACTTAATGAAGCATCTTTAGAATATACACAAGATGAATTAAATGCAATTAATAAAAAACTTCACTATACAGAAACATCTGAAGATGAAAATGGAAATATTGAAACAGTTGAAGTTACTACAGATATTAATAGTGATTTAGTAATTGAAGGTGCATATAATTCAAACGGAGAACTCGTATATTATACTGTAAAGATGGCTAAAAAAGCTCATTTTTGGACAGCTGAAATTATGTTGGATAGAGTATACGAAGTTGGTACTGGCGAATATGAAACTGTGCCAGTAGATGAAAATGGTAGACAGATTCCATTAAGTGAACTTGATCAATACGATGAAGATAGTATTCATTATGAAGAACAGGAAATTATGGAGCAAAAGATAGTAAAAGAATCTTCTGGTGAATATATGACACAACAGAATGGATATGATTTTACTTATGCAAATATAAAACTTAAAGATGGATCTTATATTGGAATGGATCATTTTAGTTTTACTATTCATAATAAAAATGTAACTACTAATTCAAAATTAGATATTGATTATATTCCAGAATAATTATTAAAAAAACTATTTACAGCTATTTATGCTCATGATATAATAATTATGTAAGATAATAAAATATCTTGCATGATTATTTACCTCCTCTTAGGGTTGGGCGTAAACGGACTCATAAGACTAAATAAGTACTGAGGGGTGTTTCGACTGCACCACGCCCAAGCAAACAAAATATAAGGTAACTCAATGAAAAAGACTATGACAACAACAGTAAATGATGTTAATGGAAAGGTAATTGAGTTACCTATCGCTTTAATTTATAGCGATGATTATGTTGCAAATATTCCTCAGTCAATCGTTGAATTTGAAACTAAAAGACGTTCTAATAAAGTTGAATTTGGTATTTTAGTAAACGATAAAAAAGTTATTGAGGAACACAAAGGTTGTAAAGGTTTTGTTAATATGACTGTAGACGCATATAAGAAGTCTACAGTATTTTCACATCTTCATCCTAGACGAGAATTACTTATTGGTGGAACTTTTAGCTGTCTGGATTTAGATAATTTTGCAGAATTTAAAAAGCTTAGAACTTATAGAGCTGTTGCAAAAGAAGGTGTTTATAGCATTACTAAACTTACAAATTTTGATCCTAGCATGGTAGAAGCTTATAAAAAATATGATGCTAAGATTGATAAAGAAACTGATATTGAAATTGACGAAGCAAAAGCTGAATTAAATAGAGTACATTCATTCCTTCAGATGCAGCTTAATATTGGTGTTATGACTCAGGAAATGTCTGATAGAATTTATGCAAGTGCTGAAAAAGAATATTATGCTAAATGCAATAATATAACTAATAAATACTTTGTATCTTCACATAACTGGTTGCTTAAGAATCAGAAGAAGTATGGTTATTCTTATGGTCTTATAGCGATGTAAAGGAGTTATTATGAAAGATAAAAATACTAGATCTAACTGCGGAGGTATAAAGGTTAAACCTGTACCAAAGCCATTATCAAAGCCAATTAAAGAAGTTGGCAAAAAGGAGAAAAAATGAATAATAAAAAGGGTATTAACTTGAGACTAATGCTAATCTTATTTGCATTGGTCCCTCTGACATGTGGAATCATTATGTTAGCTGTAGTTTCTTTAAACATAATGAATTCAAATCTTGAAACTACTACTTTTGAAGAACTGAAGTTAGCTGCACAGGGTCTTAAGAGTTATTATGAATATGACTTGGTAAATGATGTGGATCTAACTGATGGTTTTGTCGAGTATGATCCAACTGAATATATTGACGTCGTTAATAATAATGTCGGTGTACATCTTACACTTTTCAAAGACGATGTACGGTTTATGACATCTCTTAGAAATGAAGACGGTACAAGAAATGAAGGAACTACTGCATCTGAAGCGGTATGGAAAGCTGTTAAGTCTAAAGAAGATTACCAGTCTAATGATGTAAAAATTGGTGGAATTGATTATTTTGTATACTATATGCCTCTATATGACGCTAATAAAAATGTTGTAGGTATGGCATTTGCTGGTAAACCTGCTACTCAGATTCAGAAAGCAGAACAGCATATTATGCTTATTATTATAGGTATTGCTGCACTTCTTATTGGATTTTTTACTATAGTCGCTATTATGATTGCTAAAAAGGTTTCTAATCCTATTAAAGAAGTTGCAGATAGTCTTAAAACACTTTCTACTGGTGAAACTAAGATTGAGCTTAATACCAAATCTCATATAACTGAGACTATTACACTTATTGATAGTATTAAGATTCTTTTAGCTAATCTTCAGGAAATTTTATCTAAGATCAATACAAATATGACCGGTCTTGATGAAAAGATCGAAGAAACTACTTGTAATGCAGAACAGGTATCTAGTGATATGTCACAGATCTCTGATTCTATGAGTAATCTTGCTGATGGTACAGTTACTCTTGCTGAGAACGTACAGGATATTAGTGAGAATGTATCTGATATGGATAAAATTGTATCTAATGCTGTAGATATAGTTTCAGTTCTTAAAGATAGTACTGATACAATGTCTAATGCAAATACAAACGCTATGCAGTGTATTTCTGATATTTCTGAAAGTAGCAAGAAATCTGTCGATGCTGTTACAAATATTCGTCAGAGCATTAACAATACAAATACTGCAGTTGAAAAGATCAGTGAAATGGTTAAGCTTATCTCTGATATTGCTGGTCAGACTAATCTCTTATCACTCAATGCTCAGATTGAAGCTGCAAGAGCTGGTGAATCTGGTAGAGGATTTGCAGTAGTGGCTGATGAAATTGGTAAACTTGCTGCTGATAGTAATGCATCTGCTAAGAACATTAAAGATGTTGTAAATGAGATTACTGATCTTTCTGCTAATTGTGTAACTCAGGCAGATGAAGTTAAGGCAATTATTGATAAAGAACAGGAACTTCTTCAGATTGCCATGGAACAGTTCGATGCACTTAATAATGAGATTACTTCTTCAGTAGATAACATTAATAAAGTATCAGATATTACTAAGAAGCTTGATGAAATTAAGTCAGTTATTTCCGGTGCAATTTCTGATCTGTCTGCTATTTCAGAAGAGACTTCTGCTACAAATGAAGAGGTAACTGCTACTACCGTTACAGTATCTCAGGCAGTAAATAGTGTATCAGAAGATATGACTACTATGAAGAATCTTGCAGATGATCTTAAAGATGCAGTTGATTTCTTCAAGGTTTAACAACGAAGAGCTATTTAATATTACAAGAAATAATTTTTGGCTAATACGCAATAATGCGTTTAGTATATAAAAAATTGTAAGATATAAAGGAGAAACAAATTATGAACAGAACAACTCAAACAGTTACTTTTGGTGGAGATCCCGAGGTTAAAACCTATGGTGATGGTGGAACTCTTGTTACTTTTAGCGGAGCAGTTGCAAGACGCTTCCATAAAGAGAACGAGCCTGATACAGACTGGTTCCAGTATGTAGCATTCGGTAAGACTGCAGAGTTTATCGCCAAGTATTTTAAGAAGGGATCTAAGGCGCTCATTGAAGGATCATTCCAGAATAATAACTATACCAAAGAAGACGGAACTAAGGTGTATGGTTTTAAGATGATCATTGATAATGTAGAGTTCTTTGGTAAGAAGTCTGACGGAAACGTTTCTGGTGGAGAGTCAGCTCCTGCTGAACAGCCTGCGGCATCTAAGCCTGCAGAACAGCCCGCTGCTACGCCTGATTCCGCCCCTGCAACCGCGTCTTATGATGCATATGATGATTTCTAAAATCGAGTCATAAGAGAGTTCAAATTATAAATGAAGCCTAGCGTAGTATGTCCAATATTACGTTAGGCTTATTTCTTTTAAGGAGGATAAAAAACATGATACTATCAATTGGTGTAAACAACGACTTTTCTTTTAATAACATTCTTGAGTCTCCGACAAAGTATTTATTCAGTTTTGAATATGATATTTGTTATGATGGGTTTGAGGATGAGACCTTAATTAAGGCTGGACAGACAAATGATGAAGACGCATTTGTAGAAGCCTATAACAATTATGAAGAGAAAAACGGAATACCTGACAAAATTGTTAAAGTACTTGATATGGTAGGTCCTGGCGGTGGATGGCCTAATGTAATTATTCAGACTACTAAACCTATGACAGTAAAAGAGTACGCAGATTATCTTGATGAAGTATATGCTTATGGCGGCGGTGCAGGTCCTAGTGGATCGGCAGTAGATGTACTTAGAGATGAAGGTATTAACGTTGTGAAAATATGTGATTAAACTATTTACATTTTACATCTGTCGTGTTATAATAACAATATACGAAAGAGAGGTAATAATATGGCTTCGATTAAGAAGATTATGGAAAAAATTGAACATCAGAATAAAGTCAATCCTGGACATAAGTCTTCTTATGAGCAGCCTTTACGTCCTCGTGCAACTGTATTCTCTACAAAGAAACAGTATAATCGTCAGAAAGTAAAGAAAGAAACTAAGGAGATAGAACATGAGGATTAACTCAATTGAAATGATTAACTGGAAGTGTTTCGATCACAAGAAGGTTGATTTTGAAAACGGTCTTACAATGTTCAACTGGAAGAATGGTGAAGGTAAGACATCACTTATCGAAGCAATTGTTCTCTGTTTATTTGATAAACGTCCAGATAATCTTGACTTTGCGAGTCTTGTAGATATTGAAAAACCCTCAAAGATCACCTTACATTTCACACATAATGCATCTACTTATGTTGTCGAAAGAGAGGTTGGTAAGACTTCTGGTTATAAGCTTTTTAAAGATGAGTCTTTAATTGCTAGAACCAATAAGGAATGTAAAGAGATCCTTAATAAGATCATTCCTGATTCTGTTCTTACTTCACTTTGGGGATACGAATCACTTGCACTCTCACAGGTACTTAATTCAAGTTACCTTTACTCGCTGCTTGAAAATGAATTTGCTGAACCACTTTCATTAAAGCAGCATTTTACATCTGATAGATCATATCAGCAGAAACAGAAATCTACTCTTGAAAAAGCTATCACTAATCAGAAAGTTACTAAGGAAGATATTGATAAGCTTGAACAGGAAATTGCTGATATTGAAGCTAAGATCAAAGAAAAAGCTTTTGTATCTGACTCAGATGTAGTTAAAGCTAAGAAAGCTAAAGAAGATCATGCAGAATACCTTAAAGTAAAGGAAATGCTGGATGCTTGTCCTGAACCTGCATATGATCGTGAAACTTGTGTTAAACTTAATGGATACGGTAAGACACCTGAAGAATGGGATGCTTATTTCAAGGGAATTGAAGATGAGCTTAATGCTGAAAAGTCTAAGCCAGTTTCTTCACCTCTTGTAAAATATCCTAGAAATACAATTGCACAGTTGATTAATGAAAGTAAGTGCAATAATAATACTTGTATTCTTTGCGGAGGCAAATTTGTTGAGCCTAAACTTGATTATGATACTGTAGACAACGATAAAATCCAGCGACTTGAAGCTATCCTTAAGGAAAAGGAAGAAAAGCAGTATTCATTTGATAAGCTGCTTGAATCTAAAAAGTATTGGCATTTCGTTAAGATGTTAGAGCCTCTTAAATACGCGGCTGATTATGATTATCAGTCAATTCTTGACTCATATAATGCTGAGACTAATCAGTTATATGCAGAATATGATAAGAAGAGAAATGAATTTGCTAGTCTTAGTAAAGACTTTGGTAAGATCAATGAATTACTTCTTGCAACTGATATTTGGAATCAGGATAAGAAATGTATTGAGATCGTAGACGAGTTCATTGAACAAGCAAAAGCAATGTACGCACAGGAACTTGTAAAGAAAGCTTCTGAGATTGTTAAGACAATCAATACACGATACACTGAGATCTTTATTGAGAATGGTGTTTATAAAGCTAGACTCTTTGATAAAGACTTCAAATCAGAGAATGTATATGCAGTTCAGTGTCTTTCTAAAGGTGAGAAAACTATTGTTGCATTATCTCTGATCCTTGTAATCAGAAACCTTTTCTTACCTTCACTTCCACTTGTTATGGATGAATCTTTCTCTAACCTAGATGCAGATAACATTGCAGCAATTAGAAGAATTATTCATGAAGATAATAATCAGTGGATTATTGTATCTCACGATGAAAGACTTCTTTAAGGAGATTATATGTTCGCTTTATTAGACAATAATATGTTTGAAAGTGAATCTTCTATGCTCGATATTATGAGGGCTATTGAGTGGAAGAAAGATAATTATCCTTTTGATGATATGTCAGACGAAGAATTATATGTAGTTCTTCATGAATTATATGGTCCATCCTTAAATAACAAAAAACAAAAAGAATACTGGAAAGACAAAGTCTACATTAGTTATGTAGACGGCGTCGATCCAGATACTGTATGTATCAGATATTCAAATGAAACATTAGTTTACATAACAAAGGAAGTATGGGATAAGTATCATGAAGCACTTCATGATATGCCAATCGAAGAAGTAATTCGAGAATTTGCTTTAGAGGTAAAGGATAAAGAATATTATGCATCCAAAGATGTTAACTCCAATTTATATACATGATTTAGATGTTTATACAACGAATAACTATAATTATAGTATATTAGACGAAATATTTAAAGACGTAGATGAATTATATAATGAGTTCGTCGATGAAAATGATACAGAAGAATTTAAGGACGTATTTAAGATGGATTCTACGATTATTCAGATAAAAATTATGAAAGATATTGTTAGTATTAGATTTTCTGATTCTACTATTGTGATTATTTCCAGAGTAGATTATGATGATAATGAACTTTTCATTAATGACTATAGTAAAGATACTATTATTAGAGAGTTTGCTCTTGAGGTATACTAATGAGAACACGAATGTCTATTGAACACTCAACTAGATATCATAGTACTGGTGTTAGTACTGGTAGAATGTCTGCTTCTTTTGGCTCTGGTAAGACTACTACATTAAAATCTTTAGCTTCAATATTAGGTAAAGATTTTAACTGTGATACTTATACTGAACAAGAACTCAAGAATAAATATAAGATTACTAATGGATTGCCGTATATTAAATCTGCTACTACAAATATTAAGTCTAATGATGAAAGATATATAGTGTTAATGTATTCAGACGATACTATGGTAACTGTGTCTATAGATGATTATAATAGATATTCTGATGAAATGAATTCGCTTTCTAAAGAAGATGTTATTAAAGAGTTTGCTTTAGATGTTAATATTATCACTAATGATACAAGACCAAAGAATAATAAAAAAGATATTTTTGATCTTAATTTTGATGATATTTATACACATCCATTTGATGCGCCTACTCTTATATATTCTGAATCTGACGTACAGGTTACACGCGAACTATATAATAATTCTCTTAAAGATCTTTGGGAGGATTTTTGATGTATATTGTAATTAGTAATAAATCAGTATTTCCAGAATCATTCAAACTAACATATTATAATTATAAAAGATTGACAGCAAAAGAATTTGTTACTGCTGCCATGTCTGAAGATGGTTTTTCTGAATATGATGAAGGATTAGTAATTGATGTTAATGTACTTACTGAAGACTTATATAATAACTTAGTTTTGTATGAATCATCTGGAGTAAATATTACTTATTATAGAATAGATAATCAAGTCATTCCAAGATATGTTATAAATAATGTAAGACGATTTTCTACTAGATATATTAAAAATATTGAAGGCCCAGAGAAAGATATTGGTTACATTGTAACATACGAAGATGGTTCAAAAATTTATATTGATGAAAATACATTTGATGAAAATACATTTGATATTAAGACATTTGATTATTATGATGTAATCAAATTATTTGCCTATAACGTAGATGAACACGAAAATCAATGGGACTTTTAGTTCTATAATACTTAAGAAAAAGGAGATAAATAAATGTTGAAAGCCTGGAAAGCTCTGACACAGGTTGTAGGTACTATGACTATTATTGGAATATTAGCAGTTATAATAGCTATAATTTATGATTCGGTTACTAAAAAGACAATTAAATATAATAATGTTGAAGATGATTATTTTGATGATGAAGATGATTTCTTAGATGATCTTGATTTATAAGGAGGAAAATAATTATGAGTACAATGATTTATCACAGTAATGCTTCAAAAAAAGTTAAACCTGATATTGTAGGTTTAAGTATTTCTTTAAATGAAAAGGCACAGACAGCTAAAGAAGCTATTGCTAATCTAAACAATAATAGAAATCTTGTTAAGACTTTTATTATTGGAAAGAGATCTTATCAGCCTGATTCATATCACCAGGCAAATGTTAATATTAGAAAGATTACTTATAAAGAATATTATTACGTAGATGCTAAAAAGAATCCAATCTCTGAGTCAGAATATAATAAGCTTAATCAGACACTGCGAAATAATTATACACGTAAGATGAAGGAAAACTTCTTATATTATGAAGCAAGCCTTAATCTTGTTGCAGTTCTTGATTTTGGAGATACTGTAGTTGAAGATCTTATGGATGTATTCAACATGTGTACAGAAAAAGAATTCAAGTGTGATTATCATTATAATATTTCTAATAAGCTTAGAGCTGAAACTATGCAGGAACTTTATACAGCTTGTATCAATTATGGTGTAGAAGCTGTTCAGAATATTGTAAATAGACTCAATTTTACTACTTCAAAAACAGTAAATTTGATCGAAGTTAGAGATCCAGCTGCAACATCTGTACCTAGTACTAATGATATAATTAGAAAATCTGCTATGTGTATGGAAGAAGCATGTTATGGCGCTTCTGGTTATGAACCTGAACAAATTATTATGCCAGAATTATTGGAAGAGCTATTTAATAATAATATCGAATTGACTAAGTCATTAGATTTGACATTATCTTTTTAATATAGAGTGAAAGGAAATTTGCAAAATGAAATTAGCCATTATTAGTGATTGCCATATAGGTAAGCGTCAGTATCGTACTGATGAAAATAACTATAATGCATTTGAATGGTGTGGATATAATGCTTTAAAAGAAAATGTAAGAATTATTAAAGAAGAAAAACCAGACCTAATTATCAATGCAGGTGATACATTTGAAACACCAAATCCATCTGTACTAGCTATGACAAAATATTTCGAAGCAATGAATGAATTAAAAGATATTCCGACTATGACTATTCTCGGAAATCATGATTTTAGCTTTGCAAATATGGCCAGCAAATGTAGTGCAGTATCAATGACTAATCATACTTATTTTGCAGATTATGAATTAAGAGTAGTTGAAATTGACGATATCTGCTTTATCATGATGCCTTATATTTATGGTAAAGCAGAAGTCATTGCTAACTATTTGAATAGCTGTAGAAAAGCAGCCTTAGATTCAACCTGTTCTAAGAAAATCTTAGTGACTCATGGAGTAACTGAAAAGTATTATAAAGATAGTCTTATTAGTGATCCTATTATGTTATCTGACGGATTAGTAAAATTATTTGATCTTGTAATTATAGGACATATTCATACTCCTTATGATTACTATCAGGATAATACATTAGTTCTTTCCCCTGGTGCAATGATTGACTACCAAGCATATGAAGACAGAACAGGTCCAATTATACTTGATACAGATACAATGAAGTGGCATAAGATTAAGGTTAAGACTCCTCATATTATAAAACTCAATTGTACAGATAAAAATATAAATGATATACTCAAGAATGTGACTGAAGATATTTACAAGATTACTTTTGACGGTGATGTAAATGTTATCGATAATGATACATTCGTCACTGCTAAGAATACAGCAGTTAATCTTGTTATTGATATTGTCAAGCATGAAACTGAGTCAGAATCTGAAAATTCTACAACCTCTATTGCACTTAATATTTATGATTGGGTCAAGGAAAATTATCCTGATTACGATGGTATATTTATTAAGGCAAAGGAGGCAATAGAACACGCATGAATCTGACTAAGCAACATCAAGAGTTTAATTATTATTGCTTAGATCGTCTAAAGCCTTTAACTGAAGAATTAAGAGTAACATATAATGATGGAAATGTCATTCGAAAAGTTCTATATAAAATCGGATTAAAGGCAGACATCAAGCATCAAGAGTGTTTTATATTATATACAGAGTCCGATGAAGATCTGGACGAATTTCTTTACATTGACGCTGAAGATTTTTATAATAATCAGCGTCGTTTTTTTACAGAAATTCTATCAATAGCCGAAGTAAAAGAATTGATAAAGAGCTTAAAAACTATCAATATCTTTGAGTTTGCCTCGCTATTAGAATTTACAAATATATATGAAGACTTTCAAGCCTTTATCGAAAATAATTGGGCGGTCCTTGATATGGACAACTTGATAGAAATTTAGGAGGAAATTAAAACAATGGTAAATTATGATAAGGTAAAATTACAAAGACTTATCAATGATGAACATGGTACGAATTATCATCGTAATGTTCCTCTTGATGGGTATACTGTAACTTTAGGCGATGCATTTATTTCCTTTGGTTTCAGAGAAGTAAACGGTTTTACTATAGCCATAATTCACTATATTTACGTTACTAAGAAAGAAGATATGGTTTCGCTATTCTCATACTGCGTAAATATGTGGGCAGGCTATGGTGTAAAAATGATTTACTATCGAGAACATAAGAGAAAATCGAATATTGTAAAAACGTTTTCTCATATAGGATTTGATGTACATAATACTAAAGTTAAAAATTGGCCACATAATTGGATCTCTACTAATGGATATGCTGAAAGTGATTGTATAGAAGCATTTACACCTGTTGCAGAAGAGATTACAAAGAAAACGAAAAGATCAAGAATAGCTAAAAAATAATCAGATATCCATTATTAAACTGAAAGGAGATTTATCATGTTTAAAGAATGGTTAAAACAATTTTTAGCAGTGAGTATTTGTACCATCACGATATTATCTTCGTTCAGTCCAGCTTTTGCAGATAACTACATACCTAGCGATAGTGGATCTGATGCAACTTATTATATTATTGAAGGAAAAGATGTCGAAAAGTTATTTGATTTCACTATTTACGATATTCCAGATATAGTAAGTTGGATATTTCAATTTAAGACTTATACAGTCATAAAGAAATATGATGATAGCGGGGAGACTATCTATAAAGGTTATTTTAACACACCAAATCTTCAATCTATTTGTAAGAATCGTGTTATTTCATCGGTTGATGATGGTTATACAGATGATACTTATAAAATTGAAGATACAGAATGGGTTGTAAAAGTTGGTAAAAACGCTACTACTGAAAATGTCATAACAAAATATGGTTTTCAAGTTCCAAGTTATACTTATATGGGCGAATATCCTAAAGAAGTAATGTCTACTGCTGGTATTTTACCTAATCCTAAACATTGGTGGGAAGTAGCTTGGAGAGCGATTAAATCTTTATTCGGTGTGTCTTTCTTAAAAGCACCAGATGCAGATAACTTTAATACAATTACTTATCTGAATCATGAATATAAAGATAAAAGTGATTATATTTTAGATTTCTTTAAATTATACTATTTAGATTATTTTGAAAGACAAATTCCAGTTGATACAATTGAAGCATCTAAAGCTGAATTATCTGGTGAGTATTTTTCTGGACCAGAAGAAGTTATTGAATTAGCTGTTACTGAAGAAGCATATAGTAAAGCTAAGCTCTATAATGAAACACATTCAGATGAATATAAAGAAGCATGTCAAAGAATGGAATATTGGGATGCTTATGAAAGTGCTGGTGGCGGAGCAGCTGGTATTGAAGCTTGTTTATCACTTACTACTTTAGTAGGTAATAGAAAATATGACGCATGGCATTTTTTAGCAAGTATTCCTTCATATAATTCAGTATTTCTTAATTGGGTAAATGCTAATCCTAATAAAGCATATATTATGATTAACGCTGCTTGCGGTAGTTTTAAAAGATATGGCGGTAGCGGAACGAATCTTAATAGACCTGCTAAGTACGGTATAACTACTACTGAATTTACTGAAAATGAAGACTTAAATAATTCAATTAGTTTAGCTGCAGATATTTTAAAATATACTGAAACTAGTACTAATTTTAAAGCACATGTATCATATCAAATTCAAACTAGAACAAGAACTATAACAGAATATTCAGATTCAGTTGCAATACCAAGTGGTTATACAATTTATAATGAACATACTGATATTGGCCCTTGGACTACTACTATTACAGATGAAATTGAAGAAATGGTTTTTACTGATACTGAACCATTTAGAGATGATCCTGAATATTATGATAATTATTCATATGAAAATGGACCCGCAACTTCTAGTAGTAATGACGATAAAGAAGGACCAGATGATACTAGTTGGACAGTATGGTCAGAAACTACATATACTCAAACAGAAATAAAGTATATTAACTATAAAATTATTTACTTATATGCTAAAAATGATACTACTAATACAATGACTTACGATGATTATAAAGACTTTATAGCTACTTGTAGTTTTGAAAGCTTTACATTTGATAAGTCAGATTTTATTCCAGCACAGTTACAGAATATTTATAACACTTATCTTAAGAATCAAGAGTTAATGGAAAAACATGATAGATTCATTGAACTTCTTAAGAAGGGTGATGATCAGCCAGATGATACATCTAAGAAAGAACTCTTATATAGACAATGTTTAATTACAAATGAGAGTGAAAAAGAAGATGAGTGCTGGTCTAGAAAATATGGCGATGATAAGACATCGCTTACAACAGTTCATGTTTATGCGTATAGTAGAATTTGGACAGTTACTGAAGATTATCCAGAGTCTAAACATGAATTAACAGATGCTGATACACATGAAATTCTTACAAAACTAGAAGCATATTGTGGACCATATTATAGTGAAGTAATTTCTAATATGATGAAAATTATGTGTGCTACTGCTAAAAATGAAGGCAATATGGCACCACTTACAATGGTTATATCTGATGATAAACGTGTAATGCCATATGATACTGCTTCTCTTTTAGCACGAGACAGAGAAAATTATGGTGTAAATGATCCACGTGTTGAGCTATATAAAACACATGTTGTAGGTAAGTTAATTTCAGATTTTGCAATTAATCCATTAGCACTTGGAATTTATATTAAACCACAAAAAACTATAGTTAAGCTTGCAGGTAGAATTACTGAGTTCTCAGTATTTATGCAACAGCTATGTAATTTTGATGTATTAGACGGTTATGGATTATCGCCTGCTAATATGTGGGTTAGTGGATATGTAACTCTTATGATGTGTTTGTTAGCAGTCTTCTTTATATTTAAGACTGTAGTAGCCATCATAAAAATGGGTACTCAATCTGGTGCTAAATTAATTCTAGCATTCTTTATACTTGTATTTGAATTAGGTTTAATTACTGCTACGTTTGCTAATCCAACTAAAGTTTGGACGATGATTAAGAATGTAGATACTAAGGTAATTAACCTAGGCGAAATGTCTACAATATACAGCGTTCCAGAATTAACATATCTATATGGTACTGCATCTGATATGGAAGTTACTTATTATATGCCATATCTTGATACTTGGTCAAAGTATAATACTGGTTATGGTATATTAAAGAGTGAACAAGTTATAAATGATGCAACTGACTATAGAGAGACTGTAGAAAAAGAATTTCCTACAATTGGTGGTGTTGAAGTTAAACACTGGTCAGTATTATTAATGGATTCATTCCATTATTGGGGATATTCAAATTCTGTTGCCAACACAGTAACAGTTGGTGGGCATACTTATAATGGATCAAAGATAAACAATAATGCTTATCGTGTAGTTGACCATTTCCTTGCCCCAAGAGTTACTATTACTGATAATGGTGATAGTCTATCTATGTCTACAAGAATGAATGAAAACTATAATGGAGAGTTCCAATCTGGAATGCTCAACCTTATTGTAAAACTTCTGAACTGTATACTCTGTTGCTTGTTATCGTTAATTAAGATGTTAACTTTCTTATGGCAATGGTTTGTATTATATATCTTTATCTTTAGAGTAATCTTAGGTAGAGGTGCAGAAGGTAAACCAATGGGTAGAATCATTCTTGAAACTTTTGCTCCTACTATAGCAATGATTATGATCGGTTTATACGCTGGTATCGTAATGTTTATGGGTATGGATGCAGAAGGAATATTTGGTTTACTTCTTGAAATCTTCTTATTCTGGTTAACATTTATGATGATCAGATGGTGGCATGATTTTGGTAGACAGGTATGGTTCCCTAATACATTGATTTGGATGTATTGGTTAACTAACTTATCACGTGCTCAGCAAAGATTACAGCAAGATAGAATTCAGAATGCAGCTAAGAATCAGGATATTGATAATGATATGCCAGAAGAGTATTCAAATATGAGTCTTGAAGAACAGCGCGACGTTCTCTTTGATGAGAATGGTAATCGTAGATCTCAATATCGCGCTAAGAAGTATGATACTCAGGTTATGAACTGGTATAATAGAGCTAAAGCTCAAGAAGGACCTGCATATAACAAGATGCATGATGAACAGACTAGACGTCAGATGAGAAATCTTGAGCATGGTCAAGATAATGTTGGAGAATCTATTAGAGAACATATGGCAGCTGGAAAAATTGGTCAAGTTAAACTTAAACATGTTGTTACTGCAGAAACACAGACAGTAGATAAGACAAACCGCGATGTAAAAGATTATACTTATAGAACGCATATTGATCATAAGTCTGATTATAAAGATGAAGATAGAGTAGATGCTGGACATGGTATATCTCATCACGGAATTAAGACTGACGATGGAATTGAAAGACCTTCTAAGCAGCAGTCAGAAAGACCAGACAATCAACAAAGTGTAAATGATATGTATGGTGATGGTCCAACAGATTCTCAGGAAACTAAGACGGGTTCTGGATCAGAGAAGAAGAAAAACCCACCTAAAATTGGTGGAGTTAAGGATTAATGAAAGGAGATACAGTAAATGAAAAAGAAGATTAGTAAAGCTAGTGCAATTATTGCATTAGGACTAGTCATCATTGCGATGCTATCCTTTGCTGTATCTTCCTTGCCTACTATTACGCGTGCTAATGCTTACACATCGACTGATGGTTATACTGGACTAGAAGATCCAGAAGATATTCATGACTTTGAAAATAGCATGAAAGCAATGTATCGATACAGAGCTTGGTGTGTATTCAAAGGTTTAGGTATGGACGATAACCAAGCCTGTGCAGCATTAGCATGTATGGAGGCAGAGAGTGGATATAGACCAGAAATTATTGAAGGTCCAGATCCAATGGGATTGGGAGAATTAGGTGATTCACAAGATGAAGCAGTTGCTTATATCAATAATTATAGCCAGATGATGGATACGAATGCTGACTTTAGAACACTATGTACAGATACACTGTTAGTAAATGGCTATAATATTCCACAAGATACAATTGATAAGATTCATGAAAATACGCCACCAGATTGGAGTGGTTCTACGTATTCAAGTGTAGTTGGTACTACCTTATCTTTACGTGGTGGATATTATGATGAAGCAGGTGTAGGTTGGCTTGGTTGTGGATTATATCAGTTTACTGGTAAAGGTAATTTTGGTAGACTATGTTCTTGGGCGCAAGGTAATGGTGATAGATGGTATATTTTCGAACAGCAGTTATCTTATTTCTTAGCTGATCATGATATTGGAGGATATAGTTATGCTGATATTAATGCTTGGATAGAAGAAACAGAAGGAAAATCACTTGATGAATGTGTAGAATCATATTTCCATACATTTATTAATGGTCATGAACTTTCTAGTTTTGTTGCCCATAGACAAGCATTAGCAATTCCTCTTTGGGAAATGTTCCATGGAAAAGATTGGAATCAAAAATATGCTAATAAAGTAATAAATATGGCAGGTCTTAAAGGTATCGTCATTAGAGATGGTATTCAAGACAGAGGTATTTTATATAGTTATGCTTCAACAGCTGCATATTATCCTAGAAATGGTGGATTTATTGCTAACTTAACTAAAAATGATGATCTTAGAGAACATAACAAAGAAGTATGGACTGGATATATAAATAATTTACAAGGTAATGGTGATAGTTCATCATCATATAGTTTATTTGAATTATATGGTGAAGATGTACATTGGTTTAGATATATGGGTGAAGCTACATATACACCTACACTATTAGACCATGTATGGAGCGCAATTGATCAAGATAAAATTAAAGAGTTACGTAAAGTTAACTCAATTAATTATGACGCATATAATTACTTATCTTGTAATGTTTACCCAGATAGACCATTAGTTCTAACTACAGATGATATACCACCAGGTGGAAGTGAAAAAGATCCTCGTGTAACATCACTTTATTTAGGATGGTTTAATGGATATTTCTATGTTTCAGGATCACTTAAACTTTCTATTGCTAAACTGTTTGTTGCAATTGTATCGTTAATGATAGGACCTGAGCTTAGAGAAGTGTTTGTAGAATTAGTAGAATATCTTGAAAGTACATCTGTTTGGACAGTACTTAAAGCGCCTATTTTAGTTATTTTAGGTTTAGCAATGATCTTCTTTATATTCTCTCTAGTTGGTAAAGCGATTAAATATGCTAAAGGTCAAGGCGCTGCTAGAGATGCAATAAATCGATTTCTTGTTGGTTTCATTTGTTTAGGTATGATGTTTGCAGCTATTGCTAAACCTGCTATATTTAATGAAACTATAACAAAAGCAGTTACAATTATTGATACAATCTTTAATGAAGCATTAACTGCATCATTAGCTAATGATGAAGTAATTAACGTTTCTGATCCAGATTTAGCTGTTCATGCAGTATTATGGCGAAAGGCTGTATTTAATCCTTGGTGTAGAGGTCAGTTTGATAATAGAAATTATGAAGACTTATATACACATTATGCATCAGTATCAGAAGATCATATGATGCCACAAGATAATGAGGAAATAGATACGACTGATATGACTGGTAAAGCATTCTATAATAGTGTAGAATCTACTGGTGACGTATTTGTTCCTACTGGTGGTGGAAATGAGATCAGAAATTGGGCTGCTTATGCATATTCATGCGGTACAATATATCATATTGATTCTACATTAGATGAGGAAGCAGTAGAAGAAATTGATTTGACTGTTGATGAAGTTAAATTTCCTAATCATTTAACTAAAACTACTGCAAATGATCCAGATTTACCTGCTGATTTATTTAGAATTATTGATGCACAGATGAATATTTCACCTCAGTATTATGCTAATGGTTCAATAAATAATAACTATCAGCGTGCACACTTATTAAATAACCATTTTGAATGGCAAAGTTATGTTGCATTATTTAATGCTGGATTATTACTCTTCATGTTCCCAGTAATCATTAAGAAGATTACATCATTCTTCTTATTATTGATTACCACATTTAAGATGATCTATTTCACAATGCTGGAAATCTTTAAACCAGATTTGGGAATAGCACCATTCTTTGATTCAGTTAAGAAATCATTTGTAGATTATTTTACAGCTGCATTAAAGCTTAACCTTATGATTACTTTATATTATGTCTTTGTAGATAAAGGATTCATAGAATTATTCTTATACATTGCATGTTGTATTGTCATTCTTGGATTCAATTGGAAAGACGTTAGACATATGTATCAAGATACTAAGGCTAAAGTTCAGCGTGCTAAGAAACGTCTATAAAAAGCTATTTAATTTATATAATAGTGAGGGTCAAAAAATGGCCCTCACAAATAGGAGGAAACTTATATGTACATTGTAGTAAGTACCGATCAGCGCCTTCCTGAGGATCTTGCACAGGGTTTTCAGGTTGAGCAATGGACGCCTAATGAGTTCTTTACTCGTGCGTCAGATGATGACGGTCTTGAAATTGATGAAGGTATTTGGTATGATGTCGCTGATTTAACGGAAGAGATTTATCAAGGATTGAATGCTTACGTTGAAGCCGGTGTCAATATCATGTATTACAGATTTGATGACAGACCTGCTCCTACATTTACAATTACTCAGGAAATTAGAACATATTCTACATATGTACCTGAACCCAAAATAGATGAGGAGCCAGAGCCTGAACCTTATGTTCAGCCAGAACCTGTGCAGCCACAAATGCAGCAGATTCAGCAGATGCCTCAGATGCAGCAGCCACAGCCTGCACCTCAGCCTCAGCAGTATCAGCAGCCATATCAGCAACCCTATCAGCAGCCTTATTCGCAGCCTGTATATAATCCACAGCCTACGATTCAGCCGCAGCCACCTGTACAGCCTCAGACTCAGCCTAAACCTATGAGTCAGAATCAGATGCAACAGTTAACTACTCAGCAGATGCAGACTAACTTAGGTAATATGCTTCAGTATGATGACTATGACGCTGGTGATAGAAGTAAAAATAGAAAAGCAGCTCCTGCAAAAGTAATTTTATTTGGATCTTCTAAGGGTGGTACTGGTAAGACATTTACGTGTTTGATTAGCGCTTACTGGTATGCTAAGACTCATCCAACTGAAAGAATTGCATTAGCAGACTTTGATATTATTGATGGTCAGGTTGGTATTACGATCAATAAACTTACACCTACTATGCAGGATTACTACAAACTTTATAGAAATGAACGTAAAGACTTTAGTTATCTTGAGAACTGTAAGGTTAAGTCTGATCACTTTAGTCCTAACATTGACTTTTATCTTGCACCTTCGCAGGATATTCCTACAATTACTAATGACAATGAATTTTGGAATGATATATTCAATAAGCTCATTAATAATTACGATGTAGTTTTCTTTGATAGCGGTATTGACTATATTGGAAAACTTCCTATTAGTAATCTTTATAAGATTGCTGATAAGATTATCATCACCTGTAACCCTTCAATTAATGCCGTTAAGTCTGTAATCAAACAGTTCAAGACTTTATCTGGTCAGAGACAGAATAATATCTTTAGACCTGGTGATAATATTCTTGAAAAGATTCAGGTTGTTCTTACACGTATTGATAAAGACGATGACGACATCAATAAGATTGTTGAGCAGAATATCAATAGATTTGCTCCTATTGTAGCACAGTTTGGTCAGATTGATAAAGTAATCAAACAGGTTCAGTGGTATCAGCAGTGGATTACTATTGATACTAGTGACGAGATTATTGAACAGCTCAATAAGATTGTAACATTTGAAGGAGACAGCGTATGAATAAAGTAATTTTAGATTGCTGTGTCCAAAAAGATGTGAAACTCTTTGAAGAGATAGCAAATTTCAATGTATCAGCCATTACAGGAAAATATACTTGTATGGACAACACAGTAAAGAATAGATTTACTTATATTAGAGTAATCTATCCTGGTGAAGTAGATGAAAGACTTGAAGATATTCTTCAACAAGGCGCTATGATCAGAGTCTATGGTAAAATAGACTCTGAACAATACGTCACATCTAGTAACAAAGTAGTGTACAATAAAATTCTTTGTGCAGAAAAAATTGTAAGAATTAGATTTAACGAGGATATTCAGGAATACGTGGAGGTGCTGTAATATGTTTAAGAAGGATAATAACACACCTAAAACCGAGGCTCCTGCTAAGAAGGAAAAACCTGTAAAGGAAAAACCTCAGAAAGCTCCAAAACAGCCTAAAGAACCTAAGCAGAAAAATAGTCGTAAGGGTTCTAAGATTGAGCATGAGCTTTCGCAGTTAGCTAAAGATTTAGGTATTAGAGTGTCAAGTCCATATGGATATTATCCGGAAGACGTAGATCCTATTATTGCAGATCTTCAAAAAACCGTTTCTGATCTTACTAAAGAGAATAAGACATTATCAGAAGACTTAAATGATACTCAGAACAAACTTAAGTCTGTTCAGAGTGAGTTAAGTCAGTTGAAGATGCAGATGTCTCTTATGGAAGTGCCGGACGTTTCTGCAGAAGAAGGATTCACTATGTTGAGTAGGATAGATTCTATAACTGGAAATTATGATAGTGCTTCAGTTGCAGATATGAAATTGCAACAGGCTCAACAGCCTTATCAGCAGCCTCAAACTCCGGCAAATAAACCTAAAATAAATCTTAAATTGCCTAAGAAGCCGCAGTAAGGAGGTACAATATGGCTAATAATAACGAAACTGCATTAGATAGACTTAATAAACTGCAGGAACCCTCTGATGAAAGAGAATTTACTCTTGAAGAGCAGATGGATTCTGTATCTACAGATGAATTTCTTGATGGAATGTCTCTTGCAGCAAAAAGTCAGATGAGTCATTTAGTTGAAGAGGTGACTCTTGATGACGACGAAAAATCGAATAATGGAGAAGATGAATTAGGTGCAGAGGAATCTACAGGTATTCCTGAAGGTTCAGAGGTGTCACCTAGTGAATCTGAAGAGCTATTTAATAATAACAATAAACCTAAGCGCGAGTATAAACGCAGAAACAAATCTGAAGGTGCTCCTGCTAAGGTAGTTGTTGATGCAACAGACAATGCATCAAATCCAGTGTTTGATCAGGTAGCCAAGGACCTGGTTGACGATCTTCGTAAACGTAATTATAAGATCAATAGATTTGATGATAAGTCTATGGCAATGATCTTTGATTACATGTATAGTAAATTCTAAAAGGAGGATTGAACGATGACTGCAGTAATTGAATTTATCTCAAAGATTTTACCAATTACCCTCGCATTCGCAGCTCCTACTGAGTCAACCTTTATGAACACATTGGTTAGCTGGGCTGCTGGTATTGGTGGTGGTATCATTGCATTATTCCTTATCGTTTCTCTTGTTAAGGACGGTATTGAATTTGCAAAAGGTCAGGGATCTGTATCTATCTTTAAGATTGTTGGTAAGGCATTATTCCTTATCCTTATTATCGGTCTCGTATTCCTGGCAGTAAATTATAAGAAACTTGGTAATACTGCTGAGACATTGGGTAATAAGGTAATTGAGAAGGCTAATAATGAAGCTAATGTAATTCTTAAGTAATACAGAACATTTAGAAAACTAAATGAATAGACAAAGATTCTTCTAGATGTTAACACTAATGGATCGCTCACTTAATGTTTAGATTCAGTTAATTTTCTAGGAGAATCTTTTGTTTAAGATAGGAGATTGACAATATGGCATTACAGGACTTTATACAATCACTGCAAGAACAGGATATTGTATATAGTACTCCGCCTCAGCCTTCTATAAGAGTTATTCCGCCTGAAAATCAGTGCATAAAAATAATTCCACCTGAAAGCCCGGTTTTAGAACCGACGCCAAAGGTAATTAAGTTAAAAATAAAACAAAAACCTGTGGAACAAACACCTGTTCAACCTATTGTACAACCTCAGGTACAAAAACCTATTTTGCAACCTGTTACTCATGAACCTGAACATCAAAAGCTTCAACCAGTCTCTAGACCCGTTGAACAACCTCAAGTTCAGCCCGTTGTACAACAGTCTGTTCAGCAACCTGCTCCTCAACCTCAAGTTGTTCAGCAACCTGTACAGCAAAAACAACAGCAACCACAGGCAGTCATTCCGAAATATACTCCACCTGATGACGATGAAATCAGTTCAGTACTTCAGTCTGATGTTCCTCAAGAACCGAGAGAACTTACTGATGACGACATCTTTAATAGCACAGGTACAGAATATAGTAAGAAGACATTATGGATGGAATATTTTGAAAAAGCAAAAAATAGCAGAAAATCTAACCCTATTGTTGATCGAATGAAAGTAGGTAGATTTACTATCACACCTGATAATAAAGTTCTACTTCTTCCTGATTATGATATAGTAGGTAAAGATCCTGATGATGTGCTAAAGGATAAATGGTTCTAGCCAACTTAATTGGAATTGTGCGGACACTCTATAGTATGAGCGGAAGTACAATTCACTAAGTATGAAAATTACTAAAAGCGAGTAGATATGCTGTCTGCTCGCTTTTGTTTTTATATAAAATATTTTACTTTTACTATTTACAAATTTAGCTTTACTTGATATAATTATATCATAATCAATAAAGAAATTCATCTGGGTAAATGTATTCCTTTAACGATTAAAAAGTTTTAAGGAGGAAGCGAATAGTAAATAATTGAAAAATTCGTTAATAGATAAATACAAAAAAATTTAAAAAATTTTTCAAAAAACTATTTACAAATACAAAAATTCATGTTATAATATAATCATAATAAATCAAATGATTTCGATCGGGTAAATCGAAGTTAGATGATTAGAAGAATGAAAATATTTTTATAAAAAATTTGAAACTTTTTTCAAAAAAACTATTTACATTCTTCATAGAACTTGTTATAATATAATTAGAAATAAAATAATAGTTCTATAAAAGGTGGAAGGTAAGAAATTACCTGTATTTTAGTAAGTAAATACTTCAAATAGTAAGTCAGATAAAAATCCAGTGATCACAATAGTGGTAGTGCTGGAGAACTTGATTTACTAAATGGCAGCTAAAGGTAAAACTTTAGCACAAATTTATATCTGGAGGTATAAACCATGAAAAACAAAAGTCTTGTAGTTACAATCACAATCGTTACAGCAATTTCACTTGGAATTTTAACTGGATGCGGTGCACATAATTTATCTAATGACCCTTTGACTAATCCTACTCAGATCGAGCAGACAGTTGAAGACGAAACTGAAACTCAGGATTCTTCTGAAGCTACTCAGGAGACCTCTGAATCTACACAGGAAGTTTGCGAACATAATTGGGTAGAAGAAACATATTATACTACAGAGATACAGACTGTACATCATGATGCCGAAACTACTACAGTTGTTGATAAAGAAGCTTACGATGAACAAGTTGTTGATAAAGCTGCATGGGATGAAACAGTAACCACATATACTACAGAGACACAAACAATCCATCATGATGCTACTTATAAAATTGTTCATCATGATGCTACTGGTCATTATGAATATCAAGAAGAGCGCGAATATACACCAGATGGTGGTTATATATCTAAGTATATTCGTGTTTGGGTAGAAGATACACCTGCTTGGGATGAAACAGTAGTTGATACACCTGCTTGGGACGAACAAGTTACTGTACAGATTCCACATACTTCTACAGTACATCATGATACTACTTATAAAACCATTCATCATGACGCTCAGACTCATACAGAAACAGTTGATGCTTACGATGAAGAAGTTGAAGTAGAAGTTCCTCATACTCATACAGTTTGTTCTGAATGTGGTGAAGAAAAGAAATAAAATAAAATAAATTTTCAAAGAACTATGAGCCTTGACGAAAGTTGAGGCTCTTTTATTTTATTCCTAAAAATGAGCCCAAAAATAATAAGATGCTATCGAGTTATAGCATCTTATTTAATTGTGAATATTAAGTTATTAGATGCTGTAAATGAGTTTCATTGGGTAATATGATTTCTCATTAAACTAAAAATTATTGGGTAGGATAATTTTTAGAATATAGATTTTTCAAGGAACTAATTATTTATTATAGATATATTATATCATGAAATGTTCGATTTGTATATAGTTTCTTAAAAATTTCTTTATTAAATTTTTTAACGGAGTATTACCGGGGTTACATCCGTAATATTTATTATGAGATAATTATATCATGAATGTTATGATTTGTAAATATATTTTGCAAAATTTATTGTATTTATTTTATACAAAACAAAGGCTATTTAAGAATATACAATGGTTCTTATAAAAGATTGTAACTGTTTTTTGAAAAAACTATTTACAACTCTAATATAAATATGATATAATAATGGTCCTTCGATGAAGAGCTATTTATTATTATAAATGTGAAAAAATCACAAATTTGGGAGGATGCTGAAAAATGAACACATTAATTAGGTCACCAGGCTATGTGTTATCAGCGACACATAGTCTTTTTAGTATGCAAATTAAAAATAAAGGAGCATTAAGATGAGAAGAATTAAAACTAATTCGCTTGGGGCAAGAATCCTTTCTGGGTTTCTTTCTCTCTTAATGGTAGTATCTGCTTGTCCTGTTACTGCTTTTGCAGATGATGATGTTGACAATACTCCTGTAGAAACTACAACTATTGTTGTAGATGAAAATGGAGTACATGTTGACGGGGAGGATAACGACTCGTATACTATCATTGTTGAAGATGAGTCTAATGATGAAAATGTAGACGCAATTCCTGGCGACGAGGATGCACAGGATCAAGATAATCCTGATGTAGATACTCCGCCAAACATTGATAACGGTTCTGATACTGATGGAACCGACCCTGACACTGTGATATCAGTTGATGATGAAGACGAGGACAATACTGACGAGGATGCTGAACCTACTGAGGAAGATGAAATCGTTGATGAAGATCCAATTGATGAAGAAGAAGTTGAAGAGACTGCTGAACCTGAATATGAGTACAGCGTTACTTTACCTAGTGACAAAACTGTAAGTGAGGGTGACACACTTGAAATCGAAGCAGAAGTAGTTGCAAAGGTAACTATTGACGAAGAGACTAAGGATGTAGAATATACATTCGAATTTTCTGGTGATGGAGTCAATATCGAAACTAAGTCTGCAACTGGCGCAGCAATTACTTTCGACAAAGCTGGTGAATACACAATTGTTGGTAAGTTAATTGTAGATGACGAAGAAGTTGCATCTGATGAGATGACTATTAAAGTTAATCCTATCGTAGTTTTCGATCATTACTTTACTGAAATTGATGAATCTCTTGTAGAGACTTCTGATTTACTTGTAAAGACTAGTGACTCTTCTGTTTTCACAAAGAACACAAACGTAGTATCTAATTTCGACGACGTCTATATTATTGAGTGTTCGTCTGTTGAGGAAGCAAGATACGTTTATTCTTACTATGTTGATAAGGTAGATTCTATCTCTGACTTGTCAAAGGTAATTTCTATCGCAACTGATGAGAATAATGAAGACGTAGCTGATCTTGAAGATCTTAACGATGGTAATGATGCTCTCGCTCAGTTAAATGAGGAAGTTGAAAATACTGAAACTACTGATTATTCTGATTACATTGCTCTTATTGATACTGGATCAGACAATGCAGATGTTAAATTCTCTGTTGTTGGCGATGATGTTAATGACTCTAATGGGCATGGTTCAAGGATGTTAGAACTCATAAAAAGTGAAAATCCTGATGCTAAAGTAATGTCTATTAAAGTATTTAACGGATCTACAACAGATGCTGCATCTGTTTATTCAGGTATCAAATTAGCAATAGCAAATAACGTTAAGATTATCAACTTATCATTAGTTGGTTCTGACGTTGAAAAGAATGCTATTGTTAAAGATGTAATTCAGGAAGCAATAAATAATGGTATTGTAGTAATTGGTGCTGCAGGTAACTATAATATTTCTGCAACTAAGTTTATTCCTGGTTGTATTGATGCGGTAATTACTATTGGTGCTGCTAATTCAGATGGTAGTAAGAAATCTATTTCAAACTATGATGCAGATTACTATGTAGTAGCTGATTATACTTCTGATGCTACTGCTATTTTTACTGGTCTTTATTCAGCTGGAATAACTGAGTCTTCTATATTATTTGATGGTGATTATAATCCTACTATAATTGAAGAAGTCATAGAGCCTGAAAGAGATTTATCTGATTTGGACGCAAATCCATTCATAAAGGCATTTGTTGAACAGACTGGGTATGACTACTCAATAGATGAAAACGGTAAAGTTGAAATCTATATTCCAGAAGAGGAAGAATCAGAGCCATTTGATTTTGTATTACAAGGAACTGCTACAAATGTAGAAATTACTAAAGATGTAATGAACACTATATCTGGAACTTATACTGGAACCTGTTCATTTACTCCTGACGTAGACAACCCTGGTTATGGCTATGTAACTATTTCAGGAAATAATAATGTTTTTGAACAAATTTTTAATGGAAGAACAATTGATGTTGATTGTGAAGGTCACGAAGCACATGGTAATAATACACAGTCACACTATGCATTTGTCCTCACAGGACCTACAGTAAATTATCAGGCTACAGCCACTGTTTCAGATAATGGTAATACTACAAATGTAGTTTTCAGCGTATTATTTAGTAATGATAACTTTAAAGCACGTACATGGACAGAACATACTGATACATATACTGTAGATACAACAATTAAATCTACTAGTATTGAGCATTTAAATGGATCTGGAAAATGGGTTAATGGAGCTCTTCCTGATGGTAAGACTGAACATAGACTGACAATTAAGACTCACTGGAAACTTACCAAAAAAACAGATGATACAACAGTACAAACATGGGAAGGTGATTACACTTATGAAAATAATTCATTGTATTTATCTACTAGTGATATGAGTACATATGAGAATACTGCAAAATCAAATGCAGCAGGTGCAGCAGCAGCTGAAGCAAAAAAACATGTTGTAGTACTTACACCGTATAAAGGTAAGCGAAATGTTGGTGATTTAACTGGATTATTAACTTCAGGTGGATTGTCACAAAAATATGAACAGTGTACACAGAATCAGATATATGCAGGTTCTGCAGATGCATGGTGCTGGAATTATATATATCTAAATTTACGCAAACAATGCGACGAACAATTCCAGTATTTAGTACGAGGGAATTCATATTTTTCTCTTGAAGGCGCAACATTTGCAGTATATTCTGACTCTAATTTTTCTAATCCTGTAAAAGATGCTATTTCAAATCAGGACGTAATATTTACTGTGGATGCAAATGGAAATAGTACTTCTACTGCAACATTACTATACAATTTATATCAAGGACATACATTGTATATTAAGGAGACTAAAACTGGTAGAGGCTATAATGCTGGCGAAACTGGTACAGTATCTATGAATATTGGCGGAGGCGAAACTGCTACTGCTGTATTAAATAATACACCACTTACTGACCCTACTCACTTACAATTTGTCAAAATTAGCGATAAAACAGGACAGCCAGTTTGGGATGCAGGTACAAGGCCTGAAAATGCAGAATATACTATAACAATGTATGAATTAGATGCAAATGGTAATGCAACAGATACTGTGTTACGAACTAGTGTATTTAAGACCGATGAATATGGTAAAGTTGACTTTGAAGATCCGTATTATTTTGTTAGAGGCGATGAACCATTAAAACATCCTTTGATAAATAATATATATTGTTGGACATATGGTTATTATACTATTCAAGAAACAAAGGTTCCAACTAATGCACAACAGACTGGATTGATAAGAAATACATCTATATATAAATTGTATTATAGACCAAATACTTATTCAAGCGGAGGTACAAATGTTACTGCTGCATATAAAAAATTTTATGAAAATGATATTTTAGTATATGATACAGAAACAGGATATGTAAACAGCGACTATAAATATGGTGGAGATGACTTACTCTATACATATGAACAAGATGAAGATATAATCCGTACTGTTGAGGGTGAAGTATGGTATCCTCTTGGAATTTATAAGGCAGATATGGACTTTGCTGTACTAGGATATACTTCAAACACTATTTTAGGTATTCCTGAAGGTAGTAGTACATATGACGGTGCGCAGTTCCAGTTATTTACTACTACAACACAGAATACATATGGAAATTCATTCTTCTCTTATACTATGAATAATCCAAATGGTACAAAAGTATTATCATTAGGAAGTGGCGTAAGTTCTGTATCTACACTTGATGGGTTTGGCGTTGCAGGTACTACATCATTTGGAACTACGCTCTATCCAGTATTATCAGATGGACAGCCAGTAGTTATCACTACAAATTCAAATGGTTATGCACAGACTGATCTTAAGTTTCCTTATTCAAGTGAGTATAGATTTGTAGAAATCAAGGCACCTACTGGCTATACAATAAATACTCAGATTCAAGTTGTTACAGATAACTGGACTACTGGTGAAAACGGTGATACACTTATCGGACTTGATAATTATTCTGGTCATGTAAATGCAGTCGGAATAATAAATTCTCGTAGATTTGGCGCTGCAGAAGATTTAGTTTATAGATATGGTTTTGCTATGTGGAAGAAGGATTTAACTAATTCTAATGATACACTTAGCAATACTCAAGGTAATACTTCACTTAATGGTATTAGATTTGCTGTAATCAATAGATCTAATAATCATGTTGTGATGAGATCTATCTATAATACTGTTGATAGCAGTTATGTAACAATTAATGATAGTCAGGAAATTGGTAAAGATCGTATTTGTGCAGTTATAACTACACATACTCATAACGGTCTTGAAGGTTATCTTACAATGTATGGTTTACCTTATGGTGTATATGACATTGTAGAGCTTAAATATGATGCTGCTGATAATACATCTCTTATTGGCCAGACTTATGACGGAAACGGAATGGGTAATAGTACTTATGCCAATAATAGTGGTATTATGTGGGATGGTAGTAATTATTTCTCAATTGACTATACTACTGCTGGTAACAAATTATATCATGGTGATAGTAGCTCAAGTATGAGTCACTTTACTTGGAATTATAATACACCTACTTCAAATCCTGATCATATTGCAGAGAACAAAGCATTTGTAGATGGTTTCCAGGGTTATAAGTTAGATGAAGATTACTTACAGGTAACTGAAGGTGACTCTAATGCTAACGGTATTAGATTTGCAGTTATCAATAGATCAGCATATGAAGTTGAAATTCTTCAGTCTGATATTAATCAGTTATCACAGGTTGATCCTAATTGGAATGCTACTAATACTGTACTTAACGTTCCTAACGTACAGTTCATTCCTGGTGGTACTTCAATTGCTGGTATTGGTACTGGTAATGCGAATGCAAGAATCGCTCCTGGCGAAGTAGTTGCAATTCTTACTACTCATAATGGACCTAGCACAGTTACAGCTGGTACACATACTGGAGCGAAAGTAGATGGTTATTTTGCTATCTATGGTCTTCCTTATGGTACATATGAAGTTGTTGAGTTAAGACGTGATGCTGAAATTAGCGTTGGTCAGAATTGGAATTCAGTAAATAAAGGTACAAGTATTTACGCAAATGATTCCTTCTATTGGAATAACATTTCTATTACTTATGATTTAACTGATATCAATCATTCAACTCCTCATAATACTGTTTCTAGTGCATTAGCTATTCATAATGATCCGTATAATACTGGTACAAGTCGTTATACTGACGATGTATATCGTGACGGTTTTTCATTCTGGAAGAGAGATAGTGTATATCACTTTACTACAGATCATCCTCAGGGCGATTCAACTTGGAATGATATTAGATTCGTTGTAATTAACAGATCTGATGACCAGGTTAAGATGTTCAATAAGTATACACAGTTAATGCCTACTTCTGATCAGCCTTATGTTGAAATCAGAGATAATGTAGCAATTAATCCTGGTTGTGTAGTTGCTATTTTAACTTCACATCAGAAGTCTAATGTTGCTACAGATGAGTTAACTAAGGGTTATGAGCAGGGATACGTATCACTCTATGGTCTTCCTTACGGTCAATATGAGATTCGTGAGTTAAGATCTGATGCTACTATCCAGGTTGGCGAAAACTATGATACTTCAACTAAGCTTGGTACAAGCTGTTTTGCTAACTACAGAACAAATAGCCAGCTTAATTCAATACGTACAGCTGTAAATGGAAATCCTTCTATGCTTTATAGAGGTGACATTTACTTCTACTACACACTTCATGATACAGGTACAGGTAGCGATGATCACAATGGTGGTAATGTATCAAATGGTGGTGCAGGAACTGCTACTGCTGGTGAACTTATTGCTATGGGTGATTTATACACTGTAGATGATAATGGTGAAGATACTTGGGATAATGAAACAGTCTATGGTAATATCAGAATTCGTAAGATTGATGATGAGACTAAGATTACAGGTCATAACCAAGGTTCTAATAAACTTAATCATGTTCAGTTTGCTATCGTAAATAGATCTTATTGGTCTGTATGCTATCCTTATACAGAAGATCTTGCTAATGCTGAGGATAGATATTTTGCACCTAATGAAGTAATTGCAGTTCTCGAAACTGATGAGAATGGTGAATGTTTCATCGAGCATTTGCCTTATGGTACTTATGAAGTATATGAGCTTCGTATTAATCAGTCTTATAATACACAGGTTAGAACAATCAATATCGCAGATAATAATGGTCAGCTCATCGAGAAAGAATGCTATGGTAATAGTATTCAGCCTCACTTTGTATGGAATGACCAAGCTATGGCTGCATATAAAGATTGGACTAAAGATTGCCAGGCTAAGGAAGCTGGTACTGCTGTAAACGGTATTGCTGGTCAGGAAGGTCAATACTTTGGTAACGATGATAGAGCTAATGAATGGTACACTTGGAATGAAAACATTGCTAATTACTTTGTTGTTCAGCCTGAGTGGAAACATCAAATTGGTTCAGCTTATAAAACTCATACAGAAGATGATAGAACAATTCGTGGTTATAATGGATTAACTACTAATAAGCAGTATGGTCCTACCTATGTTCCTCAGGAATTTCAGTTTACTTGGAGTGACTTACCTATTCGTGGTGACTTCAGAATGCAGAAAGTTAACCTTGATGGTAGACTTATGGCATATGTTCCTTGGTTAGTTTCTCTTGTGGAATCTGACGAGAACGGTGATCCTATTCAGAACGCAGATGGTAGTTATAATGTAATTGAACAGCACGTAATGGTTCTTGATTTCGATTCAACATTTGATTCTAGAAACTGGGATGCACGTCCTAAGACTGTTAATAATGTAAATCAGTATGATAGTTATGTAACATTTGATACAACTCTTAATAAGTTAGTTTGGACAGGTACTAAGGAAGATCTTAAGAACGCTACAACCGGTAATATTTGGTTTGGTGAGCTTGCCCTTGAACAGCCTAACAGTAAATATCTTACTAATAAAAGAGGTGCTTTACTTGCCGGTACTTACGTAATTCAGGAGATTCCTCGTGTTACAGAATACGGATATCCTAAGAATGGCGAAGGTGCTCAGGAAGAAATAAATCTTGGTAATGGTCAGGTTAGAACCATTATGTGGAACACAGAAGATTATGATATGATCAGTTCTACTCTTAGAGTAATTCATGATAATCCTAATCCTGTATTCTATCTTGACGACTGGGATATCGGTGTAGACGTACCTCTTACAATTGAATCAGAAGCTATCGATGCGATAACAGAGACTAACTCTACTATTCCTGATTCTGATGGCTTACTTCGTGATACAGTTACCTTTGGTGGTCTTACTACTACTCAGAGATACGGATATATAACTTATATCTGGAGATGCGATGAAGATGGTAATCCTATAGAGAAGATTTATACTTCTGATATGTGTACACTTGACTTTACTGGTGATACTCATACTGAAGGTGGAAGAACCTATAATACTATTAGAAACGCAAACACAACATTTGAAAGTGTAATGCCTGGTACATTTGTCACTGAACATGGTTCATTCACAGTTGTTGACAATAATTACGTATTATTCCGTGATGCTGATGGTAACTTTACGCAGGAATATGCTCCTCAGCATGATCCTACTTACAACCGTATTGATACTCTTTACAACTTAAGCATTATTCAGGATTTCAATCTTGATACATCTATGATGCAGGAAGGCGAGAAACTTGTATTTGCAGTTGATCTTTATAAGAGTATGGGTACACAGGGTTGGAGCTTATTAAAACAGCATAACCAGTACTTAGATGAAAAGTCTCAGTATGTAGGAGTTATTAAGTTTTCAACTGAGTCAACAGACAAAACTACTCGTACAAGAGTTGCAGGTATCGGTGGATACGCTTATGGCGAAGAAGGAATGCCTCTCGTTAATAATGCAGAAAACACTGGAAACCTTGTTTATAATGCTGATGGTGAAATCGTAGGTTATACTCTTATTGATGATAAGATTGTTTATAGCAATCTTGGAGATGGACATAACTATAGATTTACAGCAAAACTTACTTATGTTGATGAAAATGGTAATGATACAGTTGTAAAAGACATTTATGGACATGATTGTTCAACTGGTCTTGTTGCAATTCTCATTGACAAAGATCTTGATCATGTAGTATATGGTACTGATATTGTTTACGAAAACAATGGTGCAAATACTATCTTACAGCACTCACTTGAGGGACCTTGTGACGGTGAGATTACATTTAGCGATCTTGGTATAATGGATTGGATTATTCCTAACATGCCTAACGACGCTGAGACTGTTTACATAAAGACTTACTTATATGATGCAAGTGGTCCTGTAATTACTTGTCACAACTTCGACTTAGATGAAGAAGAAGAGAACATTAGATGGATTCAGATCGACACTACTGCTATGTCAGAAGATGGAGAAGAAGGCATTCTTCCTAATGGTAGATCTTGGGATCTCGATGGTAACTTGATTAAGAATGATGCAATACTTAGAGATAGAATTGACTATAGTAACCTTGCAGAAGCTATCGATGTCAGAGTTGAAGGTTATGTATATCTTGTTGGTTACGATGAAGAGGGTAATAGAGTCGTTGATAAAAACAACGGTCTTGATACTCCTTATGTAGCTCATGAGACTAAAAACTTCAGCTTAACTGATACTGAAGGTAGTTTAGAAATGCAGTACAACATTATAGACTCTGGACAGTACGCTAATCGTGATCTTGTAGTATGCGAAAGAGTTTATATGGAACTTCCTGGTCATGCTGGCGTACATGCAGATGGTAAATACGTTCCTGGTCCTGGATCAGAAATGGATGCTAGACATACAGTATACACTTGTGTACAGTGTGGAGAAACATTCACTTCTTATGATGAATCTAAATATCATGAGAGACGTAATCATCATCACTGTGCAAAACAGATCAGATATGATACTATAACAAATGATAACTACTATCTCAACGATGATGGTACTACCGAAGTACTTATTGCACTTCATGAAGATCTTAACGATATGATGCAGACAGTTTCTATTCCTGAAATTGAAACACATCTTGTTAATAGACATGAAGGAACTAATTACAAGGTTGTATCTAGAGAGTATGCAGATGTAACTGTATACGATACTGTAACATTTAAGAATCTTAAAGTAGGTGAGCCTTGGGTATTCACTGCTGAGCTTATGGATCAGGAGACCAAACAGCCTGTACTTGACGCTGAAGGAAATCCTGTAGTAGCAACTGGAACAATTACTCCAGATGCAAACAACTCAACAATTGATCCTGTAACAGGCAGAGCTTATGGTACAATTGAGATTCCTATTACATTTAAGCAGGTATTAACTGCACTGGATTGGGAGAGTGATCCTTCATGGGTATGCTTCGAGTCTATGACTAAAGGTGATAATACTGAATTTAAGTATGCTGTTCACAACAACATCTATGATGAGAGACAGACTGTGCACCTTCCTACATTCAGAACCACTGTAGTTTCTACAGTTGCAGATCCTGCAGCAGAAGCAGCAGTAAATGCAAAGGATAGACAGATTCAGGCAGCTCCTAACCAGACTATAACTGATACTGTTGAGATTAAGAACGTAGGACTTGATACTGTTATTAAGAGTAATCTTAAAGACACAGACAATACTATTACTGACATCATTCCTAGCACATTTACATTAAGAATTGCTGCTGTAGATGGTGAAACTGGTGAGCCTATTGTCGATGCAGATGGTAAGCAGTTCACAGCTACAAAGAAAGTTATTGTTGACGTTAAACGTGACGCTGATGGTAAGGTAATTACTCCTTATGTTACTACAATCAATGGCGTAGAGAATAGTGGAGAAGCTTTCTTCAAGCAGTATCCTGATGGAAACGGAACAGACTTTACTCAGTTACTTCTTGGTACTGATGACAAGCCTATCCTCGTAGACATCGATCTCACTATTGATGCAACTAAGTACAAGGGTAAGACCATCATGTTCGAAGAAAGACTGTACTTCGGTGAATTTGATACAGAAGGACATGAAGTTCTCATTGAGGATGACTTTACTAACGTAGAGCAGCAGGTAACTGTACCTGACCTTCATACTACTGCTGTTGATGCTGAAACCGGAGAACACACAATCACCATAAGTGGTAACAATGCTACAGGTGATGACTGGTATCTCCATGCTGAAGATCCTTCTACATACGATTGGAAGATTAAAGATACCGTAAGCATGAACAAGATTACACCTAACACTGATTACACATTAGTAACTATCGTTATAAACAAAGATACTGGAAAGCCGGTTGTAAACCTTGCTGATGGTTCTAAGTTTATACAGTATACTCCTTACAAGTCTCCTGCAAGCGTAGCTACAGGTGCTGCAGTTGAGTACAAGTGCGAATGTGGAAAAGATGGTTGTGTAGGTATTATCGCAGTTGATGACGAGTTCGACATCGAGCTCAACCTCAACAAGACAGATGCACGTAATGGTGGTACATTCGTAGTTTATGAGTACATGCTTCTTGGTACAAATAACACTTATGTTCCTGACGAGACTGTTGCTGTTCCTAATGATTGCTATGCATATCATAACGACATCAACGATGCTGAGCAGACCATCGTTATCCCTGAAATTCACACTGAGTTCTTAGAATCTCATACTGAAATTCATGTGGTTCCTCTTGAGGAAGATACTACTGTTACTGACTATGTACACTACACAGGTCTTGTTCCTGGTAAGAAATACATTATGCAGTGCGTATTGATGGATAAGAGTACTGGTGAGCCTTACCACTTGACAAATGAATCTGAAGATACTCTTGAGCTTATTACTCAGGATGTTCCTTTCACAGCTTCTGATACAGGTGAAGGCGATGTAGAAGTATCATTCACAATTCCTGCTGATCAGTTACATGATTTTGACCACAATCTTGACAAAGATCATCTTAACATTAATAGAACAGTAACCGATACTGGTACTGCTCCTGAAGTTGATGATGATGGAAATCCTGTCGTAGAGCCTACAGATGTATCTGGTAATGATGATACTAGAGTTATTACTAATGAATACACTGAAGAAGAGGCTCGTACAGAGCGTGGTATCTCTGATGAAGAGAAGATCAATGTTACCAAGAGTACACAGATCATTGCATTCGAAAGATGCATCTCTGATGAAGAGCCTAGTCATGTGTACGCAATTCACGCAGACATTGAAGATGAGAAACAGACTATTCTTATTCCTAGAATCTTCACACACTTGATTGACACTGTTATTGGTGATCATGTATCACGTTGGAATACTAAAGAGACTATTACCGATACTGTTACATTCGTAAGTTTGCAGGCAGATAAGGAATACACAATCAAAGGTTACCTTGTAAACGTTGATACTGGAGAACCTATACTTGACAAAGATGGCAACAGAATTACTGCTACAAAGACATTCATTCCTAAGGACTTACCTGATACTCAGGTAACAATTAGTGATGGTAAGTTGATTGCTTCTGGTAACGTAGATCTTGTATTTACATTTGATTCTACAGCGCTCAAGGGAACTCACGTAGTTGCATTTGAGGACTGCTACTACAATGAAATCAAGGTTGCTACTCACTCAGAAATCGATGATCAGTGGCAGTGGACATTCGTTCCTGAAATTGGTACTACAGCAAACGGTTATGTAAGAGCAATAGAAAACAAGGGTATAGAATATCGTGAAAAGGTTGTACCTTATGGCGAAACTGTACAGATTGTTGATGTTGTTGAATATAACAAGTTACTCCCTGGTGTATGGTATGATATGTCTGGTATTGTAATGGATAAGGAAACTGGAAAAGCCCTTGAAATTGACGGTAAGACCGTTACAGCAGTTACCAGATTCTTACCTGCAGAATCTTCTGGTAAGGTAGAAGTTATCTTTACCCTTGATACAACAGGTCTTGAAGGTAAAACATTAGTAGTATTCGAAGAATGCTTATATGTTGGTGCTAAGAAAGATGGTACGCCAAATAAGGAAGCTGTTGCTAAGCACGAAGACATTTCTGATGAAGATCAGACAATTTACATTCCTAAAGTTAGAACTACTGTTAAGGATGAGGATGGAAACACTCAGGTATTCTTAGATGGTACTCAGACGCAGACTATTATTGATACCGTTTCTTATGAACACCTTGTTCCTGGAAAGAAGTATACTGTAACAGGTACACTTGTATTCAAGAGAGAATATGGTGAAGACGAAGAGTACGAGTACGTAAAGGATGCTGAAGGTAATAAGATTACTGCAAGTGCAGAAATCACTCCTACTGAAGAAAACTCTACAATTGGTGAAGATGGACTTGCTTCTGGAACAGTTAATGTTACGTTCAAGTTCAATGCTGGACTTGTAGCTGGTAGAAAAGTAGTTGTATTCGAGGATATGTATCTTAATAATGTAAGAGTTGCAACACACTCTGACATCAATGATGAGAAACAGACATTCGATACTAGCATGAAACTTCATGTTAAGCTTGTCAAGTCTGATTTTGACAATCATGTGTATGTACTTAGAAATGCAGAGATTACAATCTTTACAGATGAGAACTGCACACAGATTGCTAAGGATATAAATGGTAATGATTGCGTTGGTAAGACTAACGAGAATGGTGAAGTTGAATTTATCATCATCACCTATGATGAAAATCAGATATTCTACGCTAAGGAAACCAAAGCACCATTTGGATATAAGATTTGCAACACTGTAATTCCTATTAAGGGTTCACCTTATTATGGAGCTAGTGAAGATAAGACAGATTATACTGAAGATACTTCATTGAAGGAATCTGATGGTATCTGTGCAATCAATCTTAAGATGTTCGATAAGATCATTATCATTCCTCCTAAGACTGGTGATAACTTACCAATCCTTCCTATTACAATTCTTTCACTTCTTGGTGTACTTTGCATAGGTGCTTTCTTCGCAACCAGAAGAAAAAAGACTGTAACTGACAATGATTCTACAGATAATGTAGATGAAGATGTTGAGGAAGACGTAATGGAGGCCATGACTAGTATGATGACAGAAGAAATTGATGGCGATGGTCACAATGATTCTGGATTCTAATATAGAACTGTTTTAGTTCTTACTCTCATCTTATGACGAAACCTGGTAGTAGACCAAAATCTACTATCAGGTTTTCGTTTATATATCTCTAGTATTCTTAGTTGACCACTAAGGACACTTAATTATTTGAATTATAATTTCTATATACCTGCATGTAAATAGCCTTTAAAATAAATCTTTTATGTGAAGAGCTATTTAATAATATATACAAATGTCAAATCCAACGCCAGTTGGAATGACTGGCTTTAATCGATATTTCATGCATAGGAGGAAATTATTTAATGGGTAAACTCGTTTTAGGAAAAACTCCTGAAGAACTTGAAGCAGAACGTGCAAAAAAGGAGCGAGAACAAGAAGCCGAAATTCAGGCGTCTATACTTGAAAGACAAAAGAAATTACAGGCATTACATAGTAAACAGAAAACAAATAAAGTAATCATTACTTTGCTAATTGTATTAGTTTCTGGTATACTCATCACATTTGGTACTTATAACACATTCTTTAAACAAGGATTAACCGAAGATGATGTAGCTGGTATAGTTAATAGTGCTAGATATACAGATATTTATCCTAGTGAAGGTCTTGATGGTTATATTAGAGATAATTGTGAAAACTTATTCTTAAAATATTACAACGATAATAGAGCCGGTCAAGGAGTAAATATTGCATCTGTAGAAGTTGATAAAGATTCTTGCTATATTTTCAAAGTAAGAAAACTTAGTCCTACTTTAGCACAGGTATATTTCTCAGTAGATATTATTACTACTATGAATGATAAACCTGTTACAGATAAAAATATTATTGAACAGTTAAAGAGAAGTGGATTTGGCGCAGATTTATCTAAGACTTCTGAACCAGTTGAAAAAACTGTTACACCTACTCCAGCACCTACAGAAGAAGTAACTGATACTACTGAAGGTGAAACAACTGAAGAGACTGAAATTGAGTATGTTGTAGATGAAAATGGTGAATTAGTATTAGATGATGAAGGAAATCCTATTCCTGTTGAAAAAACTGAAACAGAAGTAGCTGAAGCAACACCTACACCAGAACCTGAAGAAGAGTTAGAAATTCCTAATACATCTGTTGATTATCAGGTAAATCAGACTGGTGAGGCAAAACACTATTACATGACAAGTAATGGTGCAATTATGGAATCTGGTGAAGTTATTAGAGAAAGATACAGTTTCTATGTACCAGTAAAACTTGCATATCAGTATGATACTGATGAGACTACTGTTGTAACTACAGGTTATGCAATTGTTGATGAAATGAATCTTTACTCATTAGTAGAAACTGATATGGTTGACTTTAAAGAGATTACTGTAGATCCTGTATTTGCTTTTGATGAAGATAAGCTTCTTGATGAAGATACAACAAGTAAAATGCAGACTAAGGTAAACAATACTCTTAAAGCATTATATGAGGGAACTACTGATACATCTCAGGATTTCCAGAACTTCCGTAAGTTTAATAACTATAATGCACAGTTTGTTCAAATTGAAGATTTTCAGGCATATTCTGAGCCTAATTATTTAGGTTATAATGTACATGTTGCATATTCAATTATTACAGATACAGGTTTCAAATATACTCTTGAAACATATATGTTAGTAGAGCAGAATGGCGGAACTTGGGTAATTAGAGAATTTATGTAAAATAATATAGGAGGTGAAGACAATGGCACAGGGAATGATGCGTGCTCGTAAGGACGGTGGATGTAGTATATGCTATGCTTCTGACGAGAATGTAGGTAAGAAACGTTGTTGTCATGTTCTCGATAATGCTGCACTTGCAGTACGACACGAGAAGGGCGGTATGAACTATATTGATATTAGTGGTACCGTTGACAAAAAGGATGCTAATTTCTCAATTAAGGCAAATGAAGAAAAGATTAAAGGATTTATTTCATCTCTGTCTTCAGGTCTTAATAAGAAACAGCAAGAGAGTATTTTATCAGTACTTAGAGAGGGTTAACGCTTATGGGACAAGGTAGTAATACTGGAGGCGATAATCGTTGGACACGCGCATTTAATAATGCAAAAGAACGTGCTCATAATGCTCCAAAAAATGCTGCCGATAGCGTTAAAAAGGGAGTAAGTGATAAAATCGACCTCGAAAAACAAAAATTTATGCACTCTAAACCTGTTGAAGGCTTTAAGAATGCAAAAGCTTTTGGACAAGAATTTAAAAATGCAAAGGGATTTAAAGGTAAGGCTGGACTTATAGCAAATAAAGCATCTCAAAAATTTAAAAGTTATGAATTTTATAAGAAAATGAAAGAGATGTTTTTAAAGATTCAAAAAGTTGCTTCATGGGTAGCAGCACATGCATATCCAATAGCAATTGTAACGGCTGTTGTACTAGTATTATATAATGGTACATTATTTGCTATTAGTATAATAGAGTCAGTATCTCCTACACCACATTACTATTGTGATACAGAAGCAAGTGCATCTTTAAAGAAAACTGCTGTATATCAGCAATATTGTGGAGACAGAGGATTTGATCTTGAAAACCTTAATGGACATTATATTATACAAGATGGTTCTGGCCCATGTACTGATTGTGCAACCGCAAATATGTTTATGAGATACTATACATCACAAGGATTAAATTTCTTTGATTATCTTTGGGATGAAACTGGACAGTATCAAATGTGTGGTGAAACTCTTGATTCTTCATTAGTATCTACGCCTGTTACTATTAGAAAAGCAATTAATGGTGGTACATCTGCAGTTACTGATACTACTTGTGGTAGCCCAGCTAATGGTGCAGCTGCATTTGCAAGTAAAAATGGTGTAGGTGGTTGGACAATGGCCAATTGGGGATATTTAAGAGATGAATCATTAGATCTATCTGCATGGGATGCTACAAGTGATTATTATTTATCTAATGCTGATAGTGATAAATGGGTATTTGACTTATCTATTCCAAATAACGGCGCAGGTTCATCTTGGGCTGTTTATTGGTCACAAGTTTTAGGTGTAGATTCAATATTATGTATTGAAAATACGTCTCCAGGTGGTACAGCTATTACTGGTGATACTATTAAAGATCTTTTATGCGATCCTAATGTTTGTGGTGACGCTGGTATATTGCTTTATTTTGATTATGATGGAGATGGTGAAGGAAATCATGCTATCTTAATTACTAAATATGAAGAATCTACTGGACTTTGGTATGGAATTGATTCTGCTAGAGGATTAGCTGGAGGATATGAAGGACCAATGGATGGTAGTGGAAATTTTGTTTGGAAAGATATACAAGTAAGAGCTTTACTCAATTCTGGCAGCAATAGAAATGGAAATTATGGAATTGCACAGATTTGTTATATAGCTAATGTATTTTAAGGAGAATAAAAGATATGAATCAAAAAACAAAAATTATTTTAGTATCTATTATTCTCTCAGTCTTTGTTATTGCAATTGTATGTATTGCGATATTTCATAAGAGACCTGTAGAAGAAGAACCTTCTACTAGCGAGCATAATTATGCATATAATGAAGTTAAAGATCGAGAGGATATAAAAGATCCTGTCGAAGAAAATTCAGAAGAAACTGAAGTTATTACTGAAAAGATGATTCAAATTGGTGATATCAATATTTATCATGCAGAAAGACTTACTAATGAACAAGCTGCAGATAAATCTTCTATGATATCAAAATTACATGGAAGAGCTGCTGCTGATGAAGAATCGCATGGAAAAATTTCTTCAGAAGAAATATTAGATACATCTAATCAGTTTCAAGTTTATGTAGAAACTACGTTTGAAGATGGTACAAAGAAAACTTATGTATGTAGTTATGACGCAACTAAAATGCACAGTTTCTTAAGATGTGTATCATTAGAAGAATGGGAATATTATGAATCTGGCGCAAATGCTGGCTAAAGGAGGAAATTAGTAAAATGAATAAAAAACGAATACTAAATACTTTTTTACCAGTTATTGTGTTAGTAGTATTAATGATGATTGGTACAATATTCAGTTTTGCTATAGCCAGTGCATCAACTAGCTTTCAGAAATCGGATAAAAACTGGAATAACCTAGATAATAAAATGAATTCATCTGCTGTAGATACATATCCATATGATACTACTGGAATAACAGTTAAAAAGGTTAGTATGGATGTTACTTATGGCGCTACTCATAGTTTAGCGGCATATCATGGTGAATTTCCATATGACGCTATTTATGATGAAGACGATGAATATGTAGAAGGTTGGGCAGGTTACTACGCAGAAGATGGCACATCTGCAACTGGTAGTAATCCTAGTTATGGTGCATTACATACTCCAAGTGCAGCTGAATACTGGGGTAGTGGTGTATCTGCAGAATGGTTTAAGAATGTTCCAACAGCAGAAGAAGTAAATGCTAGTGGAGTAACATCATTAAGATTGTATGCAGCTTCTCAAACAACTACCGGATTTTTATTGTGGTTAGGAATGGCTGGATATTGGATTTTACAGCATCTTGCATGGTTAGCTGTTCTTATTATTAGTCTTATTATACGAGCAAAGAATCTTAGTATGGATCTTATTATGAGTCTTTTACACTTAGATAAACTAAATGAAACCATGACTAAGAATTTCTTATATGATGGTGATCATGCTAAATTATCGGCATTTACTGGTTTTTGTCTTATAGTTTTAATCTTTACTATAGCTGCATTTGCTATAAGATGGGTTAGAGGTAAAGATAAAACTCAAGGTATTTGGGAAATTATTGGTACTATAGCACTTGGTGCTATTATAATTGGTATTTGTTTAACTGGTAGACTTTCATCACTCGGATCTACTGTATCAACTTTAGCAAATAAAGTAATGTATTCAGCTGCTGAAGCTATAAGTACAGGTGGTGACGGTGATGCATTTTCAATTGATATAACTGACGCATCTCGTGAAACAGAAGTTACACAAATGTGTGAAATGGCTTTAGTTAATAAAGCATTTATTGATTTACAATTATGCTGTCAGTTTAATACAAATCATATAGATGATCTTAAATTTGATAAGTTTGGTGATTCAGGCGGATCTACGGCATCTAGCTACTTATCTGGTGTAAGTGGTGCTAATATGCATAATGATTTTAATGAAAACTTAGGTTATTACTATTGGTTTGCTAATTCTAGTGCCACTAGTAAAACAAGTTTGAATAAAACATATCCATCAACAGATACACAATCTTGTTATAATAAAATGTCATCTATGATGACTTATTTACAAACACAATATAATAATACATCTGATGCTGCAGTTAAACAGCGAATTATAACTACAGTTGCTGCATTTGCTACACCTGGTGGTGGTGCAAGAATGTTATGCTTATTATTATTTGCAGTTGTATTAGCAATGTTAGCTGTAGTATTATTTAAGTATGCACTTAATGTAGTTATTGCTAAAATTCAGTTATTTATTGCATTATTAGGTATGATTCTTGCAGGTCCATTAATTCTTACATCAAATAAGAAATTAGTTCAGACTGGTAAAGGTATTCTCGGAATGTTGTTAGTATCATTCTTAGAGATTACTATATATTCTATTATTTTTGATATTATTCTTTATACAGTATGTGCAATGTTCCAGCCTACACTTCTTGCATTATTGGCAACTTTAGGCTTATTGCTATTATTACTTTACTTTAACCCTGTAATTGCTCAGAAAATTAAACAGGTCATGGAGAGAACTGAAAGAAATATTTCTCCAGCACTTGTTGATCAGAGAAGAGCATTTAAGAACTGGGCTAAGCAGAAATCAAGAGAAGCAGTAGATGCTTATGATAAGTCAGGTAAAGTTGTTGGTTATGATAAAGACGGTAAAGCTATCGTTGAATCACGTAAAGGTAATGCACTTTCTAAGCTTATGCATACTGGTACTAATGCAGTATTTGCAGAAGGTAATGAGCATGAAGGTCTTATTGGAATGCATACTAAGCTTAATAAAGATCGTCAGATTAGCAAAGCTACTGCCGCTTCACAGATACGTAAAAATGCTGAAAGTATCGTTGAAGAGAAACGTGCGGCAATGTATGCTGAAGCTGCAAAAGAAAATACCGCAGTCAACAATGAAGTTAATCGTACTTTAACTGATGCTATTACTGGTACAGATGAGTATGGTGATACTACATTTGATGATGCATTGCTTACTGAAGAAGAAAGACGTATGGTAGCTGATCATAGAGGTCATAGAGAAGAGTTAGAAGAATTACAGAATAACGCTGACTATAAAGACCTTATTAAACAAAGAGAAGAACTTCAGAGACTTAATGCTAAGCTTAAAGAAGGCGAAGAACCTCATAAGATGGCTGAAGAAGATGAAGCTAGATTAGCTGAGTATAAAAAGAAAATTGCCGCTAAGACTCAGCAGATTACTACTGAAAAAGAGAAAGTTAAAGAAGCTATTAAGGAGCGTGCAGCTAGAGAAGCTCTGGCAAAACGTGGGATCGATTATGATTCTGCTACAGGTGGTAATATTGATGAAAAGATCAAGAATGCTACTAAAGACGCTGCAGTTGCTAAGCATAAAGATGAGCTTGAAGCAGCACTTACTTCAGCTATTAATACTATGTCAGATGAAGTTAATAATACTACTCTTCAAGGTAAGATTGGTCGTGGATCTACTCAGAAGCTTAATAAAGAAGCAGCATCTGCTCAGGCAGCAGCTATGCTTCAGTTAAAACAACTTCAGAATGGTGAAGATGTTAAATCATCTAGAGAAGCTCAGGAAGAAATCAAAGATATTGTTGATAGAGTTTCTCAGCACTATGATAAAGATAAGCATTCTGCAGATGCTCACGTTAGAGAAGGCTTAATGAAGAATATGCAAGAAGCTAAATCTCAAGAAGAGTATGATGCAGCGGTTGAAGCATGGAATAAAGAGGTTGATAGACAAAATGAAGCCCATGGTGAGCAGAAGGCTGCAGTTAAGGGTCAATATGCTCAAGCTAAATCCGATGCTGGTAAAGTTGTACGTTCTGCATCTGTACAAGAACAGCTTCAAAGTGCTATCAATAACTATACTCCTAATGGTAAAACTGATTCTGGTAGTGGTAGCAGTAGTAGTAACAGTGGAAATGATATGGCTTCAGTTGTTAGCGCACAAGAAGCAGCAGCTTCTAAAACTACAATTAACTTGAAGACTAAGCCAGGTGCTCAATCTGCACCTCAGCCACAGAGTCAGCCACAACCTCAAGCTCAAGCACAACCTAAACCTCAGCCAATGTCTATGTATAACAATACACAGGCACAAGCACCAACACCTAGTGGTAAGAGCGATGGTAGTGTATTAGAAGGATTAGATAATCTTGGACCTCAGCCTCAACAAGCTGCTAGACCTCAACAGTCTAGACCGCAGCCACAGGCAACAAGACCTACACCTCAGCCTCAACAGGCAACTAATCCTACTCAGCAGCCTCAACAGGCAGCTAGACCTACACCTCAGTCTATGCAAAATGCTAGACCTCAGCAGGCACAACCACAACCTGGTAGAGCTAATGGACCTGTTCCAACTAGACCTAACACTCCTCCTCAGAGAAATGTCGCAGCAGGAATGTATGGTACTACACCACAGCAGCAACCTGATATGAGTTCTGTAATCAATCAGAGAGAAACTGTATCAGCATCTGAAGCTAGACAAGGTGAAGCTATGAGAGCTCAGCAGGCAATGAATGATATTATTGATCAGAAGACTCAATCTATCAGTCATGAGCATGGTGCACAGAAATCTGAGTACACAGCTGATGAAGCTAGAATGGACGCAATGCGTCAAGATCGTCGTACAATTAGTGGTATTTATGGAAATAACACTGATAATAATGGCGGTAGACAGTAAAACTACTTATATGGCGGCCGTATAGCAATATGCGGTCGTCATCTATTTTAAGAGAAAGGAAATTAAAACAATGGTTAAGGGATTTATGGGAAAAACGCACGCACTATTGTCCGTGATGTTTTTATGCATTTGTTTGCTTATTCCTGTAAATGTCTTCGAAGAAACACTTTGGCTATTGAAAGATAACATCTTATTCTTTATTATTGGATTAACGGTTCTTGTTGGTGGGGCTTTACTTCCAGACCTAGATAACTGTTCTAGTTCTGCTGGATCTACTTTAGGATTTATGGGAAGTATCATCACTATCTTTATGCAATCCACAAGCTCTATTATATGGACACTAGTTCATACAAGAAGAGAAAGAATGCCGATGACTCCACATAGATATTTTTGGCATACATTAGTCGCAGGTGGTGGAATTTTATGCTTATTTTGGTTTGGAATGCCTACAGGTGAAACTACAATATTTGGTGGGATTAAAGAAGAAACATTTGATGGATTCTTACAAAGTAATGTTGCAGTCTTATTCTTTATGGTAGTTTTATTTATGGCAGTTCTTTGTGGTAGTGATATGATCTTATATCGAATTATAAAATTATTCAAACTACCTAAACTATTAAGTTATATTCTTCCAGTACTTGTACTTCTCTATACATTTACTTTGGATTATGATCATTTACGAATCTTAGGTTTATGCATAGGTTTTGGCTATATATTTCACTGTCTGGAGGATTTCTTCGCAGACGGTGGTGTACCACTTTTATGGCCTATACCAATAGGTGGGCATTGTTGGTTTAAATGCAAACTTCCTATTACTTGTACAACTGGTGGACTAATCAATACTATATTAGATATTGTAGTTCTAGCAATTGATATAGGATTAATAGCATTAATTTTCTTGAAAGGAAGAGGAGTCGTATGAGTCAAATACAAGAATGGTATTATAAAGGCCGACCTACTGCGTCCTTTGGTGCTAAGGCGAATAGTCCTTTACCTACTATTATTGCTATTTTTACTACACTTGTATTGGTAGCTATAGGCGGCGCTGCTTTCATTTTAAGAGATTATATCTATGATATAGTGAATAATCCTCAAATACAGTTGTATGCAAATATTAATGAAAATGGTTATTATTTGAATCTACCATACAAGTATGAGTTTCATCCGGAAAATTATATAAACGATGAAACAACATTAAAATATGAAGAGTTTATGGATCCTAATAACACTAACTATACTTATTCTATAGAAGGTAGTGTTGATACAAATGTTATAGGAGATTATACCTTAATATATCATTCAGCCAATAAAATGTCTGAACAGACTATTAAAGTAATGGTTCATGTTAAAGATCTAACTGCTCCTGTAATTAAACTAAAATCTACTTTTAACGATAGTGGTGAATATGATCCTATTATATTAGTTAGAGGCGCTCATAATAGTGATGATATTTTAGGTACTTTAGACTTTAATGCTAATGACTATTTAGTGTCTGTAACAGATGATTTCTATGAAGAGAAAGATATAAAACTTGATAATACTGGTCAGGATATCGATCTCGAAAATGGAAAAGGAATACAAAACTTTGAAATTATCTATACTGCAGTAGATAAAGCAGGTAACTCTAGTGTTGCTAGACTTCCTCTTACAGTAATGGATAAATATGATGCTGTAGCAGAATCTCAAAAAGAGAGAATCAATGCTATGGAACGTGAATTGAATATTTTATTAGGTAACTGGGAAAGAACTAAGGAAGATGATCCAGAACCTATTACAGAAACTCCTACTATTAGTATAGAAGCTAATGATATGATTTGGCCTTTATCTAGTGGTTCGGATGGATTTGTATTAGCTGCTATGGAACTCATTGATTATAATGGAGAAGAATCATTCTATCCTGTTTCTGGTGCTTTTGTAACAGAAAATATCACTGAACCAGGTACCTATGAAGTTCTTTGGAGTACAACTGATGGTCTAACTTGTACACAAAAGATCACCGTAAAAGATGATACACATGTAGAAGAAGACTATATAGAAGAAACTACAGAATAATATGAAAGGAAAATTAAGATAATATGAGTAAAACAATGACCTGGAATTATAAGGGCGAAGCTGATATTACTCTTGGTGAGCGACATGCAAGCCCTTTACCAAAAATATTGACTGCCTTTATAGTTCTAGCTGTCATTGTTATTGGTATTATTGGCTTTATTAAAAGAGATTTTATCTACGACAAACTCAATAATCCGCATATAGTTCTTATTAAAGATAATATAGTAGTTCAATACCAAAGTGATTTTGATCCTTTGGACTACATTGATAAAACTAAAACTATCAAATATGATAAGTTTATAGAATCACTAAATAATATTACAGATGAATCTATAGAATTTCCATATACTTTAGTAATTGACAGTAATGTAGATACACAACGTCCTGAACAATACACTGTTACTTATCATTCTTCTAATCACATTCAAGAAAATGAGATTACTATGAATGTTACAGTTCTAACTCCTAAAGATGAAATTGCACCTACTATTACACTTAAAACAAATGAAGTTACTCTTTACTATAATCATGAAGATATTCAAACTTTTGATCCTATGAATTTTATTCAGTCAATATCCGATGATAAATCTTCTAATAGTTATTTAAGAGATAACCTAACTTATGAAATTACTATATCAGGTAATTCTGTACAATTACTAGACATTCAAAATTTATATATTGATACAAGTGAGTTTGATACAAATATAGAAAAATATAGCTTAGAAGAAATGGAAGAACTACAAAATAGATACTTAGAACTTATTGACCTTCCTACTAAAAGTTATTCTATAGAATTTACTACTACAGATGAATTTGGTAATATAAGTTCAGAAATTCTTAGTATAGTAGTTAGTCTAGATTCTGATATATTATATGACAAACTTCAAGCTCGTATTAGTGAATGGAATGAAAAACAAGAAGAACCTATTATTGTTACTAAACCTTCTAGTGGTGGCGGAAATAATAACAATAATGGAGGAGGAAACTCAGATAATCTTATATATACTTGTCCAGAATGTGGAGCAAAAGTACCAGAATCAGAATGGATTGAACATAGAGCTTCGCATGCACATCAATAAAAAGAAAGGAAAATACGTATGAGCAAAACTGTTACCTGGAAATATAAAGGTGACGCTGACGTCGTATTTGGTGAGATACATATAAGTAAAGCACCAAAAATCATACTTGCGATAACCGTAATAACAGTTATTGATGTATGCGTCGCTGGATTTTTCTTACGAGATTTTATTTATGATGCACTTACTAATCCTCAAATTATGTTAAAAAATGTAAGTCAAGATGATAATGGATTTTACATTGAAATTCCATATAATCAAGAGAACTTTAACTTTATTGCAGATAGTTATATTGATACAGTTAATACTCGAGAATATGAATCTTTTATAGATCCAGAAAATAAAGCTTATTCATTTACTATTGAAGGAAATGTAGATACTGCTACAATTGGTGATTATATAATAACATATAATTCTAATAATAGAGTAAAACATAATACAACTACTCTTTCAGTTAGAGTTAAAGATATTACTGGACCTGTAGTTACTCTTAAAGATCCTAAAACTGGAAAAGAACTTCCTAAAACTAGTGAAGGTCTGTATCATAATGTTACTTTACGTAGATATACTAATGATACTAAAAATTGGAATGCAGAAGATTATATTATGTCTATAACTGATAACTATTCAGCTTTAAAAGATATAACTATAACATATCCTGAAAAACCGAATTTTGATAGTAGTTCTGACGATAATATTATTGTAACTTATACTGCTACAGATAGTTCTGGAAATATATCTAAAATTGATTTACAAATTTTATTAGTTAAACAAACTATTGCTAATAGAGATGTTGGAGATCTTATAGAGCGACAAGAACAAGTAAATCAATTAACAGAACAAACTAATAGAGATGATGATAATCCTAACAATGATAATGATTCTGGATACGGTGATCAAGATGCAGGTATAAATGATGATGGAACTAATACAATAAAACATCCACAATTAACTGCTGATAGTTTTACTTGGTCAATGTCAGTTGATGGTCCACCTGGTGGTGATCCAATTGTCATGCAAGCATTTTTAATGAGAGCTCAATCTCATATTCATTACTATGACTATGATAAAAATAACGCATATTGTAGTCCTGAAACTGGCGGAGTATTTTTGTCGTACCAACCTGATGGTCCTGGAACATATACTATAAATTGGCAAACACCTGATGGATCATTATCTTGTACACAATATGTAACTTTAACAGAATAAACATGAGGTCTCTTAATTATTTAGGAGACCTCTATATTAAAATGTAAGGAGGTATTAGAATGAAGAAGTCTACTATAATACTTCTTATAGGAGCGTTTATAGTATGTTTAGGATTTGTTGGAGTGACTGGTTACTATATAGGTTCAAAAAGTTCAAGGTCAGTTCAACAGGCTAAACCTACTGTAGAGACTACAACTAGTAATGATGCTTTAAGAGAAGAGATTAAAGCAGAGTTAAAAGAAGAAGTTAAAGAAGAAGTTCGACAAGAGCTTTATGATGAAGTATATGAAGAAGCATATAATGCTGCATATACTACTATTGAGTCTGAGTTAGATGATAAGATCAAGGAATTACAAGAAGAGGCAGATAAACAAGCAGAGGAAGACACTAAGAAAGCTGAAGACGCTAAGAATAATAATAAGAATACAGAACAGCCTAAAACTGACACTAAGCCTTCTACTAATAGTGGAGAAAATAAACCTTCTGTTACAGATCAACCAAAAGTACAGGCTTATATAAAAGTACATGATGTAACTGCTTCAGCTAGTGGTGGAACTGCTGCAATTGAAGCGGCATTAAATAGTGCATTAGATAGTAGTTCTGGAACGGTAGTATGTGATGCCGGAGCTATTAATGGAATTGGAACATTTCCAATTTATTGGACATCTACAGATGGAGCAACTGCAACAAGTTATATAACAATTACAGAGTAAGAAATCTGAACTAACTCAAATTAATGTTTAGACTGAAGAAAATTTTAATGAATTAACATAATACTATTCAGAGGGTCTATTTCAGTAGGCCCTCTACTAAATTTGAAAATAATTGACGAAAGTCAAATCTATATATAAAAGGAGAATTGGCAGATGAATATTCAAGAGGAGCGTGAAGCATTATTTGATGATCGTTTCAGACCTAAATCTCAGGATATTGAAAGGATCAAAAAATTTTGTCAGACCATCAGTAGTATAACTGGTGTACAAGTATGTAATGATAAAGGAATGATTTATGAATATATTCCACAAGTATATCAAAGTGCACTTAAAAAACTAGAAAATAATTAATGAAAGAGGGAAGTTAGACAATGTGTTTATTTGATAAATATGGTACTGTAAAAAAGCGTGGATATTCGTTATATAAAAAAGATCATTATATAATCCATCAAAAATTATGTGATAAAACATGGGATAGTATATATCCATACTTTACTACTAATAAAAATGGCTTAAATTTAGTATTATATTTAGGTGATAAAGGAATAACTGCTACATATACAGCTTATTATTGTGCTAAGTCTAACTTACCAGAAATAGAAAAACATTTGAAAGCCGCATGGACGGAGGTAAAAAATCATTAGATATTTTCTAGTAAGGAGGTCGCTAAATGAAATGCAAGATATGCGGATGTAATAGCGGCAAGTATGTTGTATGTTGGGATCACAAAGATACAAAATACAAAGATACTTGTAAAATACATGGCAATACTTGGTTTATAAATCGACAATGCCAAAAATGTTTAGAACTAAAAACTGCTATTTATTTAGTTAAGGATAATAAGGATAGATTTGGTGATAAGATCACTAAAACACATTTCTTATATCCATATAGAAAAAGATTAACTCATTTGAATAGAAGATACCAGTCTCAATTTATGCAGAGAATATCAAATACTGCGGGAATCTATGGAATCTTCTGTGGATCTACTTGTTTGTATGTAGGTCAAAGTGTCAATATTTCAATGAGAATCAAACAGCACAAAGAAAATTTTAAGAAAGCAAAATTCCAGATTAATGGAACTAAACTTCATAAACAAAGAATTTCAATTAGTAAGATGCCTCATAAGGTAGAGTTCAAATATTATGAGATGGCAAAGAACTATAACCTTCCAGATCTATCTTATAAGACTTTGTTTAGAGTTCCTAAACTTAAAGATGAATTTGAGTTTAATGAACTTCTTACTTATGCGGAGCAAGCAATGATTGAATCTTACCAACCTAAATTTAATCATATTGCCGCAAGACCCTCTAGAAAAGAGAATTTGAGAAGAGGGTCTAAAAAGAAGATTGTAAAATAAAAATATTGGGAGGTAACTTTATATGAGCAGGCTATATACTATCCTAGCAGTACTTAGTGTACTCACGGTGATAACTATAATCATAGTTAAATATGTAAATCATAAATATACAATGGTTTATCCTAAGACCTCTGGTGATACCTCATTAGACGCTGAAGTGGAAATGGATGAATTAGATATATAAACTAGAAGAAGTCCACAAAATTAAAATATAAACTATTTACATCACATCTTTTTCATGTTATAATATATCTATAATGAAATTGAGGTGATAGTATGGACAAGATGTTAGAAAATGCAATTAAAGTTTCAGAAGTCTTAATCAAGAATGGATTTGAGGCTTACCTTGTTGGTGGATTCGTTAGAGATTCTATCATGGGTCGTGATGCAAAAGATATAGACATTACTACTAATGCATTACCTGAACAGGTTCAAAGACTATTTAATTCACACATAGATACAGGCCTGAAACATGGTACTGTTTCTGTTAGAGTTAACAAAGACTCTGACTTCTATGAAGTGACTACATATAGAATTGATGGTAAGTATGATGATGGACGTCATCCTGATACTGTTACTTTCACACCTTCACTTAAAGAAGATCTTGCAAGACGTGACTTCACTATGAATGCTATTGCTAAGAATCCTGTTACGAACGAATTCGTAGATCCTTTCAATGGTAGAGATGATCTTGCAAAAGGTATTGTTCGTTGTGTTGGTGATGCAAAACAGAGATTCATTGAAGATCCTCTTAGAGTTCTTCGTGCTATGAGATTTGCAATTAAGTATGGCTTCACTATTGAAGATTCTACTAAGGTTGCAATGCATGATGTTGAAGTTCTTAAGAGACTTGATGAATGTATCTCTAAAGAAAGAATCACTGATGAGCTTCGTAAGATGCTTGTAAGTGGTAATCCTATTAGAGAAATCTTCACTGAGTTTTCTGATATTGTGAGTGTTATCATTCCTGAGATGAAACCTTGTATTGGTGCACCTCACAATAGTAGATGGCATCCTCATGATATTTACGAGCATATTCTTTATGTTGTAGATGGTTGCAAGTCTAATAAGTTTGAGATTAAGCTTGCGGCACTGCTTCATGATATTGGTAAACCTGCTAGTAGAGTTCATGATGATGAATACAATTGTGATCATTTCTACGGACATCAGCTTGTCAGTGTAGATATTGCAAGAGAAGTATTTGAAAAAGACCTTAGACTTTCTGTAAGAGAAAGAGAACGGATTATTGATCTTATTCTTCATCACGATGATACGGTTAGTCCTGAATACAAACACATTAGAAGATTTATCGTCAATACTAGTGAAGAACTTGTAAGAGACTGGATCTTCCTTAAAGAAGCTGATATTATGGACCATAGATGTCCTGTAGGTGAAGAAGATGCTTGGAACGATATGCTTCAGAGATTTGAGATATTTAAGAAAAATATTGATATTGTAGTAGAGCAGGAAAATGCTTTCAAGATCACTGACCTTGAGGTTGGTGGTAAAGATATTATCGATCTACTCAACATCAAGCCAGGTCCTCTTGTAGGTCAAATTCTTAAAAGTCTCTTTGATGCAGTTATTGATGATCAGGTTAAAAATGAAAGAACAGCACTCCTTGAGCTAGCTAAAACACTCGCTTAAGGGGTGTTTTTATCTCAAAAGCTATTTAATAATAATATGCAATATAGATATCATTCTAGTAGATAAAGAATGATGATTTTAGAAAGGAAGTTAGAAAAATGACAATTGGTGCAGTATTTATATTAACTATTATATGTGCTGTATGTAGAGCCATTATGTTCTATAAACGAGGTATACCTGTTAAGCAAGCATTTATACCAGGATTTAATAAATATAAATTAGGAAAGTCTGTAGGATGTAAAAAATTAGCTATTGCTAATGGAATATCACATGTAGTATTTTGGTTATACTTTGCCTTCTGTTTTGGATACGAAATCTGGATTATGCAGACATATGCTTATGCAATTACTTTACCTTCTTCTGAAGGTGAATTTAGTACAGTAGAAGTTCAGGTACCTACAACTATAGGAACTATTGCAGTAGCTACTAAGTATGTACTGATAGCATTTGCTCTTATAACATTAGTTTTATGGTGCATGATGATGTGGCAGTTCACAATGAAACACAAGAAAAATCCTTGGTGGATTATATTGTGGGCAGTAATTCCAGTAATTCCTTATATCTACTTTACAGCTATTAATGATTTCGTAGCAACTGACGGTAAAAGATACACTGTTCAGAAAGTTGAGATTAAAGAATGAGAAGTCAATTAGAATTACTAGAAATACAGGATGAAGAAGCTGTAAAAAATACATACTATCGATATCCAAAAGTTACACCTCATGTAAATATGTATGCAGATCACGTCGAGATCAAAACGATTGATGACGTGGCTTCTATTTATACTCTTGATGAAGTAGTACTTTATATTATAGCTCGTTTTAGATGGGCTCCTGCTTGGTTAATTCAGCAGTGGTATGAAGTATATGCAACTAACGGTTATAATCAGATTGAGAGATTTATTAGAGTTGGTTTAGTATGGGCACAGACTGGTTCAACTGGTGTGTTTATCAGACCAACCTACTTTTTATTTGATTTAATGGATATTTATGATTCTACCTGGGTTGATAAAAATGGAATAGAACATAAAAATAGACCTGGATATGTAGATGTTCCATTTAATTTACTTAATCATACATGTGCAGAAATGCAGATTATGTTTGATGTTATGATGGGAAATCCTACATCAGAAATTTGGTATTTTATTCAAAAGAGTGAAGCACAATGCTTACCTACATATCATCCATTAAAGATCAAATCACAACAGAAAGTTGGTGTACCTATCTTTACTGAAGAAGAATATAAAGGCAAAATTGACGCTGCTTCAGTAAGAGAAGGTCAAGACAAACTTATTCAGTCTATTAGAAATAAAGCAAAATTTACTGCAGAATTTCAAGACTATTCACTCTTTACATTAGCTACAGAAGATCCTGAAAAGAATAAAGATGGGATCTATACACAGCGTCCTGACTTAGTAATTCCAGCATTTAGACTACCTAATGGACAGCCGCAAAGTTGGGCAATTGAAATGGAACTCTCTGCTAAGACTGGTAATCGTTATGATAAAATTATGAAGTCTTATAAAGATAATATGGTCTTTGGTTTCTTATTATACTTGTGTGGCAATAATTATATTGTAGAACAAGTTAAAAAAGCGTATAAAGAAGCAAAAGGACTTGGAACTTGTAGATTATTCGTAGCGCCTTGGACAGCTCCAGCACAGAGAATTACTAATTATTCTATTAAGGAAGAATCTGCATATAAAATGTTGCTTGATTCTACTGTAAAGAGTACACAAAGTGAGGAAGCGAATAATGGATGAAGAAGTAAAAGTTGAAACAACTAAAGAAGAAAATGTTGAAGAAATAGAAAAAGATGAAATTGTTCCACAAACGAAACCTTGGTATAAACAAATCAAGTGTATCATATTAATGATTGCTATAGTCCTTGTAATGCTATTTAATATTAAATACACAATAGTATTAGTAGCAGGTCCATCTATGGAACCTAATTATCAAGATGCTAACATATTGTTAGCTGAAAGACATTATAATTATTTACAGCGATTTGATGTAGTTGTAATCTACTCAGACAATGCACAAAAGACTCTAATTAAAAGGGTAATTGGTCTACCTGGTGAAACTGTTGAATATAAAGGAAATACACTTTATATAAATGGTGAACCGACATATGATGCCTATAACTATGGTGGAACTGACGATTTTAGTGTTACTCTAGATAATGAACACTATTTTTGTTTAGGTGATAATAGACAGAATTCAGCTGATTCTAGATCATATGGAAATTTTACAGAAGATGATATATTTGCCAAAGTATTTGGCAGACAGCATGTCGGAATGGAAGACATAAAGAAACAATTGACTAAATAAAGAAAGGAGTGACTAGCATGGCTAAGGAAAAGAAAAGCAAAGAAAAAACTACTGTAGTGCTTCCAAAGGCTTGGCAAAGTTTGAAACATAGAAATGAAACTGCTCAAGCAAGAGCCAATTATGACGATATTTGGAAGGCAATTGGAGTAGTACTGGGCATACTGGTCTTTTTATTTGTCATTCTTGGTGGAGTTAGCCAGACTGGTGTTCTAAAATTTATCTTTAATTGGTCACATAATGTAGGCGAAACTGTTTCCAATTGGTTTGAAGGTGGAAGTATAGTTACCAATGAAGATGGAGTATATTGGGATCCAACTGGTCAAACTGGTGACAAAATAAAGGATGAAGATGCACCTGATGTTGTTAATCCTGCTAATGTAATTGATGGTGATGGTATGCAGGATGACGACGAAAATACTGATTCCGAAGATGAAGAATCAGATACAACCACAGATGGAGATAGTGAAAATAATCAAAATAGTGAGGTACAGAATGAATGACAACAATGCACGAAATGCTAACTAAATCGTTAATTGGTTTGGTAGTTCTTCTCGTCATTGCTTGTGAAAACATGATTTTATGCAGGAAAAAGACAATTCCAGTCATATTGCTGGATCAGGGATTCTTTGGAGTAGTATGCTACTTTGTTTTTGGTTGGTTTACCATTATATACTCAGTACTGCTAATTGCATTTCTCATGTTCATTAAGTACAGAAACCATGTGAGCGACGGCGCTGACCTAGATTATTCCGGAAGGATATTTAGTGTTAGCGCCGTTTTCAACAAACTTCATAGACCAAAAGAACTTGTTATTGGTCGAGTTCTGCCAGTTAATCACAATGAAATCAAATATAATATGAGAGCGATAGAATTAGATAATACTATTCTATCTGGTGAAACATTCATTACAGGATCAACTGGTTCAGGTAAAACTACCACTATGAAGACTATTCTCAAGCAAAGAATAGACGAAGGCAAACCAGTAGTATTTTTTGATTATAAGGGTGAAGATGATATTCTTGATGAGATGAAAGGCTTTGCTGAATCAGCGGGTCTTCCTTATTATGAATTCAGTGCTAGAGATTGCACATTCACTTATGATCCATTTATAAATCTCGATGAGACAGGTAAGGTTGAAGCGCTGATGAACACTCGTAGGTGGTCTACAGATGGTGCAGATGAGCACTATAAAACGTCCATGCAGTTAGCTATTCAGAATCTTATTAGAGATTATGACCGTTACAGAGATGAACATAGTGAAACAACAAACTATATAGCAGGTTTATATAAGTTTGCTCAGTCATATCGTCCACAACAGAATGAACGTGATGGTTTCAATAACTTGCAAAAGTCACTTGAAATACTGTTAACATCTAAAGCTCAACTCTTGTTTGGTGACGATCCAAACTTTACATTTGAGATTGATTCTCCATTTGTAATTTGTTTCAGCTTCACTAGTTCTAATAAAGCACTAGCCAATCAGTTAAGTTCGTTTGTATTTACTGATATTATGGATAGAGGTACAAGAAGACATTATCCAGATAAGTTATTACTCTGTGTAGATGAGTTTGGTACACTTGAATCATCTATACTTATTAAAGACTTACTTGAAAAAGGTAGATCTGGTGGAGTACAAACAGTATTCTCTATTCTTGACGTTAACCAAATTGCTATGAATGCTGGTGAACATTTTGTTCAAGCAATTCTTGGTACTATTAACAATTATATTATTCACGCTGGTGCAACACAACAGACTGCAGAGCTACTTGCAGGCGTTCAAAAATTTGATAAGAGTTACGATATTATGAGTTTGAGAAAACCATACAAGGGTGCAATAGGTACATTCAAACCTACTGCATTATTTATCTCAAAATATCCTATCTTTAATAAGAAAGGAACTCAAGAAGTATATCGTATTGCACCATATTCTGAAATTCTTAAGAAGGTTAAAATGAAACCTCAGATAGAGGAAGAAGAACCTGAAATCGAAGAAGAGGATTATGATGCAGTTAAGCCTATTGAAGAATTAGACTTAACTATGCCAATAGATAATGTAGATCAGTATTTATAAGGAGACCACTAGCTATGAGAGTTAGAAAATATAATAAAAAGTTAGAGGACTTTGATAAGTCCAAAATTGTTAATTCCATAAAATTAGCTTCTGCTGCTACTGAATCTGAAAATGTACCAGATTTTATGGCTAATAGAATTGCAGATCAGATAGAAGAAGAACTCACAAAGAAAAATGTAAATATTGTAGAAGCAGAGAAATTATCAGACATGGTAGAAAATCGTCTGATGCAGACTGCTTATAAAGAAGTAGCCAAGAGTTACATTACATATCATTATGATAGACAGAAAGAACATGTCTATCAGTCAGACATTATTAAAGCCTTTGAAAAGAAACTCAGTGGTTCTAATATAGAGAACTCTAATGCTAACTGTGATGAAAGATCTTTCTCAGGAAGAATGAATGAAGCAGCTAGAGTCCTTCTTAAAGACAATGCTCTTAAGACTATGAGTAAAACTTTCAGAGACAATCATAATAACAACGAAGTCTATACACATGATCTTGATTCTTATTCGTCAGGAATGCATAACTGTTTGTCTATTCCTATTGATAATATGAATAGAGATGGTGTTCATATCAAACAGACAGATATTAGACCTGCAAAATCTGCTAGCACATTCCTTCAGCAGGCAGCAGTTTATATGCAGGTTCAATCACTTCAACAGTTTGGTGGAGTTGCTTATACTCACTTAGACTGGTCAGCTATTCCTAGTGTTAGATGGTCATTCTTTAAGCATCTTCGTGATGGTAAGAAGTATATTCAGCATGAAGATTGGAAAGTACCTGCTAATTGTGCAGATCTTTCTATTGATGACTATAAAGATGATCCTTGCTTCCAGTATGCTTATGACTTAACTGTTAGAGAAGTACATCAGGGAGCTGAAGCTCTTGTACATAATCTCAACTCTCTTCAGTCAAGAAGTGGACAGCAGTTACCATTTAGTTCTATCAACTATGGTACTTGTACACTTACTGAAGGTAGAATGGTTTCTCATGCTATTCTTGATGCTACACTTGATGGAACAGGTCCTCTTCATAAGACACCTATTTTCCCTTGTGGTATCTTGCAGTATCATACAGACATTAATGGTATGCCTGGCACACCTAACTATGATATTTTCCTTAAGGCACTTAGATGTACTGCAAAGAGATTTTATCCTAACTATGTAAATGCTCAGTGGTCAATTGATACTGCTGGCAGAATGAAAGATGTAGAGCATAAGAGAGCTTGTCTTGCTAAGTTATCTAAAGAGAAGATGACTAAGCTTGCAAATTGGGTTAAGGAAAATAAAAATGAAGCTAGACATTATAAGATGGTTCTTAATGAAGATGTAGTTGAAATTGATGAGACTATCATTGATCCTGTAGAAATCATGAGCACGATGGGTAAGTGTAAACTGCAGCTCATCTAAAATCTTTTGAACCTCGCTCGAGGGTGTCACAGAAATGTGGCTAACGGTTAGGTCCTTCATTATTTGTATGTGTAATGAATGATTGATGAGACCGTGCTAAGACCTTAATGGTAAAGTGTATCGACTATCCCCGATGAATGTAAGGGAGTAGGGACGGAGATAAGCACCGTCGGTGGAAGAAGGAAACAAGACCCACCTGAGAACCAAAGCGGAAGACTATGGAGAAATCCTCACATGTGCGAATTGTGATTAAATGAATTAACATTTAAGTAGAAGATATAGTCAGTGCTAATGGTAACATTAGATAAAACGTGTAGAACATACAATGGGTATGATGCAAACTTTAATTTCAACTATATTATTGATGAAATTATTAAGTATAATCGTCCACCTAAGGATTATTTCTATTCAGGAAATCAGAAAGATGGTCGTGGTAACTTAGCTCCTGCTACAGTTATTCTTCCTACTCTTGCTATGAAGGCTAAAGGTCGTATTGGTGAGAAGAACATTGAGGACTTCTTTGATATTCTTACTAGAAAGATCGAAGAGTGTAAAGATGGTCTTGTAGAAAGATTTAAACTTATTGCAAGTCAGAGTCCTGCTTCTGCAGCATTTATGTATCAGAACAGAACAATGCTTGGATATATTCCTAAGGAAGGAATCATTTCAGCACTTAAACATGGTACACTTGCTATTGGCCAGATTGGTGTAGCTGAAACTCTTCAGATTCTTATTGGTAAGGATCATACTACTAAAGAGGGTATGGAGTTAGCAAAGCGAATTGAAGCTCTCTTTAATAAGAAGTGTGCTGAATACAAAGCAGACACATATACAATTCAGGGACAGACAATTCATCTTAACTTTGGTGTTTACTATACACCTGCAGAGTCTCTTTGTCATACATCTCTTAGCAAGTTTAGATCAAAATATGGAGTAATTAAGGATGTTTCTGATAAAGAGTTCTTTACTAACTCTATACATATTCCTGTATGGCACGATATGACTCCATTTGAGAAGATTGATCTTGAAGCTCAGCTTACTGGATATTCGAATGCTGGATGTATCACTTATGTTGAAATTGATACTGCAGCTAGCAAGAATATTAAAGCTCTTAGAAAGCTCGTTCAGTATGCTATGTCAAAGGATATTCCTTATCTTGGAATCAATCTTAGTCTTGATACTTGTAGAGATTGCGGTTGGTCTGGTGAGATTGGAAATGAATGTCCAGCATGTAAGAGTACTAACATTCAGAGACTTAGAAGAGTTACTGGTTATATTACTGAATCTTATCTTGATGCGTTTAATGACGGAAAGATTGATGAAGTTCAACATAGAGTAAAACACCATGGTACAGTTAATGCAGACGATTTTGCTAATGTATGTAAAGGATGTTCATAATGATAAAACATTGGTATACAAATGGTATCATAGATAAAAAATTTTATGATACTGATACTATTCCAGAAGGTTTTATTAGAGGTAGAACAAACTATGGTTCTTTTACTAAAGGAACTAAATGGATAACTAATGGTATGGTTCAGAAGTGTATAAAAGCTTCTGAACCATTACCTGATGGTTTTAGATATGGAAAATTACCTGATTCTAAAGAGCATAAACAAAATTTATCTAAAGCCTTAAAAGGTAGAGTCTTTACTGAAGAATGGTGTAATAATATTAGTAAAGGACATAAAACAACTAAGTATAAACAAAAAGTTGAACAAACGTGTTTATTAAAATATGGTGTAAAAAATCCATTTAATCAACCTAATGTTATTGAAAAAGTTCATTCGAAAGAAATGATTCAACGTCAAAATGACACAAAACGTAAAAATAATACGTTTTGTTCATCTAAAGCTGAAGATAAATTTTATGAGTATTTGTTAACTATATTTAAAGAAACTGATATAGTAAGACAATATTCTGATGAACGTTATCCATTTAATTGTGATTTTTATATTAAGTCATTAGATTTATTTATAGAATGTAATTTCCATTGGACGCATAATAATCATTATTTTGATGAAACTAATGAACAAGATATAGAAAAATTAAATATGTGGAAAAGTAAAAATAGTAAGTACTACAAAATTGCTATAAATGTATGGACAAGTCTAGATATACGTAAAAAAGAATATAGTAAACAATTAAATTATATTGTATTATGGAATCAATCTAATATGATAGAGGATTTTCTCACAGCATTCAATGATGGAAAGATCGATGAAGTTCAGCATCGTGTAAAGCATCATGGAGAAGTAACAAATATTAGATCAGCTTGTTCGAATTGTTAAATAACACAAATAGGTACTGCCTTCTTAATTGAGGGCAGTGCCTATATTTTTTGTGATTTATCTATTTACAAATAATAAAAAACATATTATAATAATGATATAGTAATAAAGAACTATTTATATATAATAGAGAAATTACTTTAATAAAGATCGAAAAATAGAATTTATTTAAAGGAGAAAAACTATTATGGTACAGAGAATTTTTAAGGTTCAGCGATCTGCAACATCACCTTCTGGTTGGGAAATTGAAGATATCGGTTCAGGAAAAATCCTTGATATGCCTGACAAATGTATTGAAAAGTTAGATAATGGAGAGTATATGAAGAACTCTCAGATGCTTGGAAAGATTGAAACAATACAGATCGCACTTGCAGGTGTAACAGATAGTCTTAATATTGTTGATGATTATAGCTTTAGACATAGAAGCGTTATTAAAACTTTTAAACTTATAAAATCAGATACAATTGATGACACTATTGATGGATTCATTGAAAGTGTAGAAGAATACGAGTCATATCACACCATCTATATGGATCGTGATAAGGTTGGTGACGACGGTACCATTCATGCATATATTCAGACACCTAAGGATGGAATCCTTCGCAGTAGATTTGATAAATCTATTAGACTCAATGCTAAGAGAAATAACATTAAGTATTGGATTGATGACTATAAAATTGAATCTGGCTCTAATGGTGGTAAGTATGTAAATCCGATTGGAACACCTGAAGAAATTATGTAAGAATGAGAAAAATGTCAATGCTTATAAAATAGCATTGGCATTTGTTTTTGCTTAAGGAGGTGAGAATATGACACTTGGAGAATTTACAAGAATTTTTAGTAATGACACACCAGTAATCATTAAACTTTTATCTAGTGGTCCAGTTTCAGCTAATAAAATTATCTATAAAGGAAAGCTCTATCAATATTCTACTAAAGTAGATGAAGAGTGGCCTGACAATAACTTTAAGAATTTTGATGTAACTGTAGCTGGTATTACTGAAGGTTGTTTAGATATTCTCATAGAGGAGTAAAGTATATGTTCAAATTTTATATAAATTATCCAAATGAAATGACACATGAAAAAATGAGGTGTATTCAGGGCAGACTTAGAAGTAATATTCATGATTGGCTTAAAGAATATCATGTTATTATTACTAATATTGAAGTTGACTATCATGAAAAAGAATATTCAGATAAAGTAGATCATGAATTTATTGTTAGTTTTGATCTTGAACCTGAATGTTATGGTAGTACAAATCCTTCATATCATAATGCATGTCGTGTACAGATTGCAAAATTTGGTGAAGATATAATTATCCATCATAAATATGAAGAGTTTCTTTGTGCTTACGGAATGCAACCTAATGCATATCATTTTGAGGAGGCGTGATTATGGATAAACACATATCAGCATTTTATATTAAGGAAAAAATGTACCCCATTGAACAGTTAGTTAAAACTGTTAATGAAACATTAGAAGGCGATAGTGATACTGCAAATATCGCAGAGAAATTTTCAGAGTCGCAACGTAGAGAAGTGGCTTTCGCATTTGCAGTTATTGCTAAGGAACTCGGAGTAAAAATTCCTGAAGTATAAAGCTAAAAATATTTTAGAAACTATTTACATTTATACTATTTCTTGATATAATAAATTTAAGATCTAATAAAGTTAGTTATATACCAACAATACACAGTGTAAGATATAAGAAAAGAGGTAAAAGTATGGCGAATGCAGATGTAAAGCTCATTATGGTAACCGCAGACAATCACAACAAGTTCTATCACATGCATGACAACAATGATGGAACTTTCACTGTAACATGGGGAAGAGTTGGTACTGATGGAACTAAGACTACTTATCCTATTAAGGATTGGTCATCTAAGTACAACTCAAAGGTGAAGAAAGGTTATCAAGACATTTCTAAGACGACGACAGTTACGAAAGGTTACAAACCTGAGAATGATCCAGAAATTGAGAAGCTGCTCAATCATCTACTCGCCATTTCAAGACAGTACGTCTCTAATCAGACTGATATCGGAACTTTGAATCCTGCAACAATCGCCGAAGTTCAGGATCTTATCAATACACTTACTACTGTTAAGAACGACTTCGCTACATCAGATAGTTATAAAAACTGGTGTAAGAAAAAGGGAGTTGCAGATAGTTCTCAGACAAAGGCAAGCTTTATTAAAGAATGCGCAGATCAGTTTAATAAAGCACTGTTAAAGATCTGGACGATCATTCCTAGAAAGATCAAAAATGTACGAGATGCAGTATATAATCCTACACAGCTTCCTAAAGCCGAAGATCTCGATAAGTACATCAGTAATGAGCAGTCACTGTTGGATAACATTATCCTTCAGAGTAAAGCTACTAATAATGCAGATGGTGTAAATACTATTTCGCAGGCATTTGGTTTTGGTTTTACTACTGCAACTGCTAAGGAAGTTAAGATGATCGAAGATAAACTTAAGAAAGAATCTGATTCCGGATCTTTCAGAGTTAAGCATGTATATAAAGTTGCAAATCCGGTAAGAGATACTGAGTTTGCTGAGTATCTTAAGACCAACGGTCTTGAAGATTGTGATACAAACATTAAGTTGTACTGGCATGGTACTGGTGCTGAAAACGTTCTTTCGATCATGGCAAACGGTCTTATCATTCGACCTGCAAACGCAGCTTATTGCGGATCTGCATTTGGTGATGGTATCTATAGTGCACCAAGTCCTAATAAGTCTTGGAACTATACAAGAAGAGATTCAGATCGTCAGTCCAGATGGATGTTTGTAAATGCTGTTATTAAGGGCAATTCATTTGATTGCACTAATAACTACGATCGAATTAATGGAGAAATCCGTGTTTGTGATCTTGACAGTAAGAAGTTTGAGAAGTTCAGAAAGATGGGTTATCAGTCAGTACATGCTCACGCAAATTCTGCTTCATACATTCGAAGAGATGAAGTTATCGTGTATGATAAAGCTCAGGTAGCTTGCAGATATCTTGTTGAGCTCGCTGATTAAAAAGCTTAAATAAGAGCTATTTAATTATATAATTAAAGTATGGATGAGTGCAATGGAAGCAATAACTATTGCACTCATTTTATATCATTTGGAGTTCCTAGGATGACTTCTGGGAACTTTAATTATGTTGTTTTATAATTTATATATTAAGAAGAAAACTATTACAAATGGTATTATAAATGACTACAGGAGGATAATAATCATGGTACGCTTAAAAAGATTTGAATTCACATGCTCATCTTGTGGTGAGAATAAAGTAACTTTTATTACTGAGGACAAATTTGAGGAAATTATGCAAAGAGAAAGAGAAATCGCTAATATTTTCCCACCTGAATTTTTCCCTAACTCATACCACAATATATTTACAACTAGATATATGTGCTCTAAGTGCATTGCTGAAAAATTTGGTGGTAATAGTGATGAGTTATTTGATGTAAATGAAAATGAGAACACTGATGAGCTGGAGTCTCGCATCTCTGAAATGTATGAGAATGCTAGATAATACAGAAAATCTAAAGAAAGGAAATTACAAAGATGAAGATTAAGTGGACAAATACTTATAGTCATGAGAGCGGATTTATAAAGTATATTGATTATAAAAACAAGCATTTTGTAAATACTTCTAATGAAAATGAAGCAAAGAAATTTGTTTCAGTCGAGTCTGCACAAAAAGCTATAGATAAGCTGACAGAATATGGTGAAGCTAAACTTAATGTATTTGAAATTTTATCATAAGAATCAATGCATCATTATAAAATGGAATTGAATTTTCAGCATTGATAAATGATATGATAAGATTTATATTAAGAGGACAAGCTAAATTAAATATTGATAATACAGATTCTGTAGTGAAAGAGTTCAAACACACATTATCTAAACTGTTTTTAGCATTTGTTATTTATTCTTTTATTATAAACTTATATATTTTATATTATTGCTGGATCAATTATATTAAGTCTAATTTTATTTTCAAAATAATTAGATAAATAAAGTAACAATATAAAATTAAACAAAAAATTGATAGGTAAAAGGTGGCCTATCAATGGAGGCAAATTATGAATTATATGACTATTTACCGAACCAGCTTAGCAGATGGTGAAGGTTGGAGAACTGTCCTGTTTGTTGCAGGCTGCCATCATCATTGCAAGGAGTGTCATAACAAGGAATCTTGGAATCCTAATGCTGGTCAATCATTTACAAAAGAAGTTAAAGAATATCTCTTTAACTGTATAACTGATCAAATTGATGGATTAACTCTTTCAGGTGGAGATCCATTATACAAGAAAAATCTACCTGAGGTAACTGAATTATGCAAAGAGTTCAAAGAAAGATTTCCAGATAAAACGATCTGGCTTTATACTGGAAATTTATATAGAGACTCAAAAGACTTAGAAGTAATGAAGTATGTTGATGTAGTAGTTGATGGTGAATTTAGAGTAGACCTTAAAGATACTACACTCGCCTTTAGAGGATCGTCTAACCAGCGAATTATTGATGTAAAGACTGGAAAGTTGCTTTCTGCAGATGTAGAAGAATCCTAGAAGTGAATGCTTATGAAAAATAGAATATTCATAAAACTTTATATACTACACTTCAAATACTAGTATAAGGAGGAAAGCATGTTTATATTTGTATTTTTCTTAGTCGTTGCTATTGCTCAGTTTGCGACTAATAAAATACTGAACATCAGCGACGGCAATAGTGTTGGTTATCAATATTCAAAAAGAGATGCCCTTATACTTGTAGGAATTTTTGGTTTAGGTGTACTATTCCAAGTTTTACCACTTAAAGGTCATAAAATATTTTGGGTATTATTAGGCCTTTATGCATTTGGTATTTTGATTACGATGGTAATTCTTGCTACTATTAAAAAAGTTATAGTCGCCAAACAAAGAGAAGAATTGCTAGCAGTATTTGGAGTTCTTGAGCCAGTTATTTCTAACGATTCGAAGGTTAAAAATAAAGAAACTGGCGAATTTGAATTAAAAGACATTAACAATCCACCTTTCCAACTAGGTTATGAAGGTACTAAAATTAACAAGATCACGATTAAGATCAATCCTAATACGTTTAAGGAACAAGTTGCAGTTAACTTGTGTTTGTCATTGAATAAGTACCTACCTAACTATGAGTGGGTTAATGAATTTGACTTTGCTGCAAGAGAATGTGCCTTTGTTGGTACACCTCTTCCACCTCATATTGCAAAATATAAAGGTAGTTGGTTAAGACCACCTGAATTTATTCCTATTGGTCTTTCAGGACTTGGAGAAGTTTCCTGGAATTTGAACTCGATCAAGAATGAAGGTAGATCTAACTACATATATGAAGATGGCAAAATTGCTAAAACTGTTGATACACCATCTGCACCTCAGGCGTTATGTGTAGGTTCTCCTTTAGGGTTAAATACAATAGTACCTACTACTAAAGGATATAAAACTATAAAGACGATTGAAGTCGGTGATGAAGTATTTGGATATGGAAATAAACCAGTCAAAGTACTTGCAGTATACGAAATTCATGAATCTAATAAACTGTATAAGTTTACATTAGAGGCAATGAGTCAGTATAGTGATGATAGTATAGTTTTATATGCAGATGATGTGCATAAATTAGCAATTTTACGAAAAGATAAAATATGTCCAGTAACTGCATCAGAGGTTAAATCTGGTGACATTATTCCTGGAAATCTTACAGATTATTTAATTTCAGATGTAAAAGTAGTTAAGAATAAATCTGTACGTTGTTTTATGATTAACTCTGATAATCATTTATTCTTATTTACAGATACTAAGAATAATAAGTGGAATGGAGGAGAATCATATCCGTTTGATGCAGCATATATTTATCAAACTGGTGGTGGAAAAGCGATCTATATAGATCAGTCTGTGGAGGTACAATCAGATGAAGTGTAAAATTTGTGAAAAAGACTTTATAGGCTATAAAGCTTTAAGTTCACATATTAGACAAACACATAAAATGTCATCTGATTTGTACTATATACAGTATATTGACAGTAACCATACATGTAAAGTTTGCGGAAATGATACTAAATTTATAAATCTTGCAAATGGTTTTTATACATATTGTAGTAGTAAATGTTCTAATAAAGATTCTGACAAAATAGAAAAACAGAGTCAAACTTTTAGAAGTAATCCTAAAAATATAGAACAAGCTAGACAACATATTATTGAACGAAATAAGTCTGAAAAAGCTAGAATAGCTTCTAGTAAAGTAGGATTAAAAACAGGTTCAGTAAATATGAAAAAAGCTCATGAACAAGATACAGTAAAATGGTGTGAAGTTTGTCAACAAACTACAAAACATTTAATTGGAATTGGTTGTATGACTTGCTATAATAAATCAGCTTCTCATAAAGAGAGTATAGTTAGTACAATCAAACGCAAATATGGTGAACAATATACTAATGTTTATCAACTTCCATCAGTAAAAGACAAGATTATATCTACATCTATTAAAAAATATGGAACAACTAATCCAGGTAATAGCAGAGATGCAAGAATAAAGGCTAATGCTACTATGAGACAGAATGGTAATTATTCTAGTGATGAAGATTATTTTGAGAAAGAATTAACTAATCTTGGTATAAGATTTAAGACACAATATAGTTCAGCAAAATATCCATTTTATTGTGATTTTTATTTAATTGATTATGATATTTATGTAGAACTTAACATATATTGGTCACATAATAACCACTTCTTTGATAAAAATAATCAAGCAGATCTAGATACTTTAGCTATATGGAAAGATAAGGCAAAAAATGGACACAAACAATATGCTAATGCTATTAATGTTTGGACAAAAAGTGATCTAAAAAAGAGAGATACTGCAAAGAAGAATAATCTTAATTATGTAGTATTATGGTCTAGACAAGAAATAGAGTTCTATATTAGCTATCTAAAAGAAATTATGTAGAACAAAATGTTGAATTACAAGATGAATGAGGATAAGATGATGAATAACACATTTTGGAAGAAAATAGAAAAGCTTTATACAATAGTAGATGATGACTTCAGTAAAGAAGAAATTGCTCAGTATAAAGCTGGAACACTTGTTGTAGCACAAAGTGATGTCAAAGAATTTTTCTTTGGTGGAGTTATCCCATTTATGTTTATATTAGCATTTGATATAACTGTGTTAATTATGCATTTTATGGGTTAGGTATAAGATTGAAGTAATGCTTAGTCTAGAGATAGGCTAAGCATTTATTTTATAGGAGGTGAGGCTAATGTGAGAAGAAGTTTACAAATATAGTTGAAATACTATCATATCGAACAATTAAATATTAAAAGGAGAATTACAAAATGAAGCTCAAAAATCGTATAATTACATTCTTACTTAGTGCTATTATGATTTTCACAGGCGTTCCAATCACAGCTCAAGCAGACGGTATAGTCGCTTATGATAAGTGGAAGTTAGAAGAAGCTGCTTGGCCTAAAAAGCCTTCAGAGAACATGAATGTCGATTTTGTATTTACATATACCGAACCAGTTGCAACATTGGCCGGTAGATGTAAGTCCGTAAATGATTCATGTTTCCATGCATGGCAGTGGTTAGAAGATGTCTACTACTACAATGAGATAGTTCATCCTGCTGAGTATACAGATTTAGATAATCTAATCAAATCTGCAAGAAACTCAGAAAGTATTGCAACAAATGGTTATAAAGAGTCGATTATAGATATACTTAATCGTATAAGTAAAGACTCTGCAAGGGCCAACTATAATTACAACATTGAGAAGTCTAATCATATAGATGAAGCTACTGTTGTAAAACTTATCAATAATGGTCAAGGGTTTACAGATGGTTCCTCAGAAGAAGCACATGCTTGGTTAGCAGAAGTTGAAACATATTTTAAGAACAAATCAGGTTTTGCTTCTAAAGATATAATGGATGCACTGAATAGTGTTAAAAACTTGTCTAATATTGATACTGGAAAATGTCGAGATAAGATAATTGGATATATGATTTCGTTATTAAGTTTACCTACTTATGACGGTACAATATATCAGAATAACAAAGCGATCGTCACTGGTAATGCTATTCTTACCGAAGAGACAACTGAATCTGCAACTTTCACAGCTAAAGTAACCTTTAATGGTAATGAGTACGCTGATGTTCGTGTATACGATAAAACAATTGATCCACCTATAGTTAAAACAGTCTATAAAGTAATAGACGTAGTTTGGACAGGTGGAAGTCTTACAGAAGCTCCTTCTAAAGCTGAATTTACATTACAGGATGAAGCTAATCCGAATGCAGAAAAGATAGTAAAAGAAACTACAAACATATCAATGTCTGCTAAGAATCAAGATGGTACATATGTACAGTATGAAGCATTCCTATTCTTTAATGAACAGATACTTTCAGCTCATAAAGAGTTCCGTGCACCAGAAGCTGTATATAAAGTACAATCTGCTAAATGGAATGGAAGTTTCAATCAGATGCCTACATCTTGTGAAATGACAATCAGGATAGAGCGCGGGTCTGATGTATCGACGAAGACTATTACTACAAAAACAATTAAGTTAATTGATTCTACATCATCATCTAAAACTTATGAGGCTTCGTTATTATATGAGACGCACACTTTAACTGCTACTATAACATACAAGAGACCATCTAGAACTGTAACTTTATCTGCAAATGATATAAGTTGGGATCTTACAAAAGATGGTACAATTAAACAGATGTGGGATAGAGCTAAAGCTAATGTTAGTTATAATGGTTCAGGAGAAGCTTATCCTATTTCAGGTCCTGGAATTGATACATTTGTAGATGGTCCTGGAAAGTATGCTATTGTATGGGAATGTACAGAAGGCTTACAGTGTACACAGGTTGCAACCATTACTGGTGAGTTAATTATTGGACCACCGATGCCACCTGCATCAATTGAAGATCCTTTTAATCCTGCTCCATCTATAACATCATTTACTACTGACATTTATTTAGTAAAAGGTCAGAAATTTGATATAGGTGCATTTACATTAGTCAATAGTACAGATTCTGAGTACTTTAAGATCAGTAAAAAGAATATCGCTACTGCTAAAAAGGCAACAGGAGATAAAGAAGTATTGATTACAAATGGTACACAGAAGATAGCAGTACATATTGAAGAGTCTAAACTCACTAAAAAGATGACTCTGGATGCAGGTAAAGTAGTAGACTTATCAACTGGTTTATCTGACAAGTATAACACATTCTGGTATAGCAGTAATCCAGATGCAGTACTTGTTGATAAAGATGGTACAATAACTGCCTTAAATAAAGGTACTTCGACTATTTCTGCATGTGTAAATGGATCTAGATTTAATTGTGTGGTTAAGGTAAAAGAACCTACTATATCAGCAAATAGACTCTTACATATCAATGTAAATAGCTCTAAGACAATTAAGATCAAAGGTCTTAAAAATTGGATGTCTTCAGATAATACAATAGTATCAGTAAAAGGTAATAAGATTAAAGCTCTTAAGACTGGTACCGTCACACTTACTACAAATAAGGATGGAAATGAATACAACATAAAAGTATTTGTAGAAGATCCGTCAATTGTAAATGAAGGTGTGACATTATCTAAGAAGACATATAAGGTTGTATCTGCTACTAATAATATAATTCCACTGGAGTTTGCTTCAATTGAAATGTCTAGACCAATTATCTTTAAGAGTAATAATCCTTCTGTAGCATATGTAAATTCTAATCAGGAGATTGTAGTTACTGATAATGCAGGTAAGGCTACACTTACAGCTAAGGTAAATGGAAAGACTATAAAGATCAAAGTTGAATCATCATCCTTTTTTACAAAAAAGATTGATGAACTATAAACATTGAAGTGCTATTTAATTATAATAATAAGTAAGAATGTGAAAAATGCTAATCTCTTAATTGAGGTTAGCATTTTGTTTTATATGGAGGGTTATGATATGACATTATATGAGTTAAATGAAAAGAACCAAATAGATGATGAAATGCTTATTGATATTGTTATGTCTTATGGTGCATTTTCTAAAATACTTATTGAGACTGGTAAAGAAAAAATTGATCTTCAAAAAGTAGAAATTGATAAAGATGGTGAGTATATAAAAGAACTTGTTGCAAGAGAATGGCCAAGAATTTATGTAACTTCATTACTTGCTTATATAGTTGAGTTCAAAGGATATTTTAAAGATGTAAAGCATGCACTTGATATTAAAACACTTATGATTATTGATGAACACCCTGAAATAATTTATACTAAATACGACTATGATGTATTAGCATAATAATAACATTATGGAGGTGTTAAATTATGGTATCAACAACATATAATGCGTTGCATAATTCAAACCACCACAAATCACGTAAAGATCACGACTATGTAGATGTAGATTATATACTTGATGCTGAAGACTTTCTTATACTTATAGAAAGATTAGATGAATATAAAAATCTATTTGTTATTGAATTTAGAAATTGTGAAGATGCAGATAGTTTTGTACACTTCAATGAATATAATCGTGAGAGAGTATGCATAATTAAATTAAAAGAAGATCTAAGTAGAGTAATGACAATCTACTTAGAAGAAGCTGAAAATAAATTCAGTGAATCTACTCGATATAGAATCTATGCAGACGTAAATGATGAGAAGCATCTCAATTTTGATGATAAATATGAGCAAGGTGATGCATTTGAAGTATTGTGGAATGGTTTAGACAATGAGGACTATGCTCGTGCAAAAAGATTGATTACATGCTAAAAATTTGTTTACATTTCCATGATTACATGCTAAAAATTTGTTTACATTTCCATGATTACGTGATATAATAACATTATGGAGGTATTACATGTTTAATATTATTCTTACACTCAATGGTGGCTATAATAGTTTTGTTAAGTGGGACACTAAATTTGAGTTCAATGAAATTCTTAGAGAATATGGAATTATTCTTGTCAGTGCTTTCAATGAACAAGTTGAAGTAATGGATAATTATAAAAGTCAGTGGATGTGTTCAGGTAAAAAAGATGTAGATCTTGAAGAATTAAAAGAAAAGCTTGATAAGAACATTAGAGACCTACTCAAAACTCATCCAGAATTAGAACCGTTTACTTTGGATAAAATTGAAGTTGCATAAGGAGAATGATTATGGATATTGTAACTGAACAAGAATATAATGATATAAAGCGAACTTTCTTTAGAAAACATAATAACGAGTTCCAATGTGAAACTGAAGGATCTTCTGCAGAATACTATCACAAAACATATGTATTTGATGATGGTGCAGTTTGGTATGAGGTAATGCAGAAGCAAACAGTAATGGCGCAGGCTAAATATCATAATGTAGAATTTCCAGCTGAAGTAGAAGTAATGGAAACAGAATTCTGGTCAAATGAAGATTCAGAAAGTAAATATTGGTATCAAGCATGGGATGTTATGCTTGGAACTCATTAAGGAGAATCAAGTATGAAGACTTTTAGAACAGCTAACGGTAATCAAGTTGAATGTGAAAGAGAAACAAAGACATTACAACTTAAATCTGTAGCAAATACTGATTATTATAAAGGAAAGAATCATGATGCATTTACATTTAGAGATGGATCAAATGTTTATATCTATGATGCTTCATTGAATGCTGATATGACAGAATATGATTCTAACTTTGCTAAAGAACTTGCTTTTGCAGAAGGAAAATATGTTAAGATGACTGCATATTTTGTACCTACTGACGATGATAATCGATTCTACATCTATAATCCTAGATTATTGAATATAGAGGACTAATGAGGTAACTTACAAATGAATATTCCTACTATTGATTTTCCTGTAGTAGATACCTTTGAGATAGATCCTCTAGATGAGCCTTTAGTTTCATTATCAGAAAATGGATTTATATGTGAATCTCAATACTATCTACAAAACATACCAGGTTCACTACAGGATTGTTTAGCTAGAAAATCAGTAGTGGAACTGTTAAAAGAAGCAGAGTCTAAGCTTCCTGAAGGTTATAGATTTAAGATCTACGATGCATATCGTCCTATAGCTGTTCAACAATATTTATGGGATAAGTATAGAAATCAGATAAAAATGTCAGATCCTAACATATCTGATAAAGATCTTGATGATATAACAAGTATATTTGTTAGTAAACCATCTTATGATATAAATAAACCATCTATTCACAATACTGGTGGTTCAGTTGATCTAACTCTTGTATACAAAAATATGGAAGTAGATATGGGTACAAAGTTCGATGATTTTACTAATAAAGCTTGGACAAGTCATTTTGAATCTGCAAACAACAGAATAACAAATAATAGACGAATTCTATATGAAGCAATGACATCAGTTGGATTCACTAATCTTCCTTCTGAATGGTGGCATTATGATTATGGAACAAAATTCTGGTCATATTTTAAGAAACAACCTGCATTGTATGTAGGTATTCTATAAGGAGGTAGATTGATGAAAAGAGGATATAAGACATACGCAAGAAAACAAATAGAATTTGAAGATGATATTGTTATCGTATATGATGAAAATGAAAGTCAGATTTATAAAGGAATTGAAGATTATGAACCCATGAAAGACGCTGATTGGAAGTGGGATAATTCAGAGAAAGTTTACAAATGTGGTGGTTATATTAAAATTTGCTTGGAGGTATAACTATGGAAAGATTTGAAAAGTATAGAGATGGTTATGATATAGATATAACACAAATTCCTGAAAATGAAATAGAAGCAGTTACAGATAAAAAATTTATACTGTCTATTGATATGTATGATTTAGTACCAAAAAGCAATATTATATCGTTATTTGATAAATATGACGAAGATGATTTTGACTGGGAAGCTCTCAAACAAGATAGTCTACATGATACTACTACTGCAAAAGGTGTATCTCTAAAAGAAATACAAGATATAGTATTTAGCAAATATTCAGATAAACAGTGGAAAATTAGTGGTGACATTAATGAGCATGTTGATGATGTTGATGGTGCGTATATCACAGATGTCTGGTCTAATGATGTTATTTGGGCAGTTTTATTTGACACTAAACCAATGACTAGTCGAGAAGTATTGAATTTTTTAGATTCAGAAGAGATGGAGCATGTAAATGAAGTAACTCTTAGGGATTTAGTATAGGAGGATTTAATCATGCTAAGAATGAAATGGTATTGCAGTGGATGCAATTCAGATGGTGATGTAGAAAATCCATCAGAAATCTGTGGTGGCTGTCCTAAGTGTATGAGACATAGAGGTGAAGTTGAATATAGTTGTGATATGACTGTAGAAGAATTTTTAACGGAGCTTACTAAAATGTCAGAATCTGAAATAGCAAAGAATGCTTATGCAATTCAGTTATGTGCTGAGGAACTTTTAGGATAGTAGAGAGGTGATAAATATGGGAATCAATAAAATTAACTGTAAAGAATCAGACCTTAAAGATCTTTATGATGGATCAGCTTTTACTATGGTTGGTTTTAATACAGATGACGACAATCTTGAAGCACTAAGAGGTTGGTTTGAAGAACATGGTGCTAAGATGATGACAGATGATTTCTATATTATATCAGGTAAGTTGATGAATGATATATATAAACTTACAGGAAATAACGCATATCCTGATGATATTCATATAGTATCAGTTAAGTTAGACGATATTAAAGATGCTAATCTCATCTTTGCCGCTAGATTTGAAATTGGTGCAAAATGGTTCGATGACATCGTTGACAGCAACACAATGCGACAAAATTGAAAAAGCTATTTAATATAAATAGAATGGAAATTAGAAAATACATACAAAAATAAAAGGAGGATAAAACAATGATGACTAAAGTTGAAATTTATCATGTACGCGAAGATATTGACGAGCGACACGATCTCTCCTTTATGAATTATTCATATGTAATTAAGGTCGTTCCAGATCTTAAGCGTGATCTTAAACAGTACTATGAAAAGAAATACGAGTACGAAGAAGATTTTGGAAATCATACAGATGAGGAGATATTGGAACAGTTGTTTTATAAATTCAATATGCAGCGTCCTACTGACTACAAAGCTCATTCAATGAGTACATCAGACATCGTTATTCTTGACGATTCTCGTATGTGGTATTGTGATAGTTATGGTTGGCAGGAAATGTAATTAAGGAGGTTGGAGTCATGGATAAACGTTATGTCGTATACGGCTTTGATAGTGATTGCCAAGAAAGCTATGCAGATGATATGGGTATAGAATTATTTGATGCTCTTGAATCTGGACGTCGTGATCCTATGGATTATGGTGATCAACTTGGTGAATTTGATTCAGAAGATGATGCAAATGAATGTGCCATGAAATATGTAGATTCTCATAGAAGTAGTGATGACGCCTCTATTTATGATAGAGAGGAAAAAATATGGTTTAATTAGAGAGGTAGAGATATGGTTGAGTACAAAGTATATTTAAAGTATGGAAATTCTCCTACAATTTGTACTAATGTATATTGTGATAATTGTAGACACATTATTAATGCTGGTCCTAATTATAAGCCTAAATTCTGTGATATGTGTGGTGCACCTGTCAAAGATAATCTCGATAATGTAGAGTGGAAAGAAGAAGAGGTAGCTTTTGTAGATTACATTAACTACTTACTTGATACTCAGCCAGATTGGATTATCAGAAAGGTTAGATATGATCGTACTGAGTGGGGAAGAATTGGTCTTCCACCTGATGTAGAGCATATTCCAGTAATTATTGGCAAGGACATTGATGCTATCCTTGAATTTGTCAATAAGTATGGTACGTATCAGTATCGTGAAGATGACTTTGAACCAGCAACTGAGTCTGAATTAGTAGCGTATGCTAGATATTGTGGAAAATTTTGGAAAGGATAATTAGCTTATGTATTATAAGTTAGTGGAAACAACTGAATTTGATGCAAATGCTGAACTTTTTACATCCAAAGCAATTGTTTGTGTGATAATGGCTAAAGATAAATCAGATGCTAAGAATTGGTTCAAGAAATTTGCTCAAGAGGGTATAATTAGAATGAGTAATACTGCTGAAATTGAAGAAGCTACTGAAGATGAGTATTACGATTTCACGAAGAAGATGTTTATTTAATGGAAGGGAAGAATAGATGAGAGTATTAGTAATCACAGATACTCATGGTGTTTTTAACACTGTCTATACAAAATACAAAGATGAAATTCCAGAGTATGACGTTGTAGTAATGCTAGGAGATCATTCTACTGGAGATATAAACCAAGCAATAGAAGAATTTAATGTTCCTGTGTATCGATTAAATGGAAACCATGATATGCCAACTATGATGATCCATAAAGACGCATTTCCTTTACATGCGAAAAGAATTGGCAGCTTACCATCTTTTACTGGATGGCAAGGATCACATAAGTACAAAGAAAGTCAAGTTTATGGTTATACACAGGAACAATCTATAAAACAATTCAATAATATGCCAAATGCAGATATTCTATTTTCACATGATGGACCTTATGGTTATTGTGGTATTCTAGAAGATTCAGCTCATTGTGGTCTTAAAGGTATTCTTGAATATATTAAAAGAAATAGACCTGCTACTATTATTTATGGTCATCACCATACATTTGATCATAGAGAAATTCATGGAGTAGACTGTTATTGTATTTATCAAATTGCTTGGTTCGAATTTGATAAATATGGTAAAGTAACTAATTATAAGACATTTGAACCAGTATAAAAGGAGAAATAATATGAGTTCACAGATGCCCTTATTCTATATTCATCAATTTGAGGACAAAACAGTTAGAGAACTTAAATCCTTCTTAGCTACAGTTCCTGATGATGCTAAAATTGAATTATCACCAGCTTTAGGAAATATTAGACTTGATAATTTCAGAGAAGGTGAAAATGGACCTAAGTTAATTATAGAAGCAACCTAACTTATTAAGGAGTAGACTATGGAAAGATATTCAGATGCAAGACCATATGAAGAAAGACGATATTGGTATTTTACACTACATGGTACCGGTCCTGGTACTATTCCAAAAGATCTTCATGTTCTAGAAACACGTGAAGGACAGAATGAAAAAGGAACTTGGGGAACATTTATTTTATTAGATGGAGTTCTTAATACAGATGAACTTCATGAGTTTGATCTTAAAGAACTTGCACCAAAAGATTAAGAGTTAGATAATCTAGTAATGAATAAAATATTATCAGACGATTAAAAGGTAAATGATTATGAGACTATATCAAGATATAAAAGTACAGCTTAAAGCTGATTTTGAAGTTAGATTAGAAGAAATTCTAGAATGTCCAGCAACAATTAAAAAGTACAACGGTCAAACTAGAATAGACACTATCACTGGTGAAAAAGGAATGATGAATTATGAATCATTTATGCATAGTATCAAAATTCCTGATATAATCGCAAAATATATTGAAGATACTGAGAATAATAGTATATCAGTAGAACTTCGTGAAGATAATCTTAAAGTATTTAAGTCAGAAGGTAATATAGAAGAAATTGATAGATCTAATGCAAATGTAGTATTTAATTACACTACTAGAGTAACAGCTAAGTATGATATAACTGTTTATGGAAGATTGTATATGGATGCTAATCAACCTTTCGAAGATAACTTCCAAACTAGAGACGGTATTACTATAAAGGAATTAGTGCCAGTTGCTCTGCTTGAAAGAATTATCTATGAGAAAGTACAAGAACAGAATCCAAACACTACAGTTGAAATATTCTATCAGTTTGAGAATGATGTTAAGTTAGTATCTAGTGATACAGATGATCTCAATAATGATCGTTTAAGTGAACTTGAAGACGAACTTAAAAATGCATTATATGATCATGGATTAGAGGAGTAATATTATGAATGTAAAGCAGTTTAGGGCACAACCACATATAGTAAATTTTGATATGAACTACTATACTGTTCAATGTCTATTTACATTCAAAGATATGGGTGCTCTTCTTAAAGAAGAATGGAGATCTAAGCGAGACTTAATTATAAATGACGTAGATTATCATTCATTTGATGAACGTCATCTTAAAGAATATTCTTTTGATGAAATATTTATATTCATTAAAACATTATTAGATTTTGATGATACTGATATTGGTATATATTCAAATAATATAATTATCAATAACTTTACTAAGTATCAATCAAATTTAGATGAATATAAAGTAGAGTATCTCGATTTAGCAGAAGACATATTTCTTATAAGCATTTAGAGGAGGATATGACAATGGCATTTAATTTAGATGAGCTTAAAAAGGCAAAAGACACATCTGAAGCATTTTGTGATGTAGCTGCAAAGATTCAGAAGATTGTTGGAGAAGAGAAATTTGAAGATGAACTTCAGGAATTTCTTATGAAAGAAATTGAAGGTGGAGTAGAAAAGACCCGAATAGTACTTTCACTTATAAGAACTAATCGAGGTGAAAATATGGTAGAGTTCCATTCACTTAGTATGTGCGGAAATTGTGGTACTGGATTCCATTATACTATTTGTGAAAAACTTTGTGAAGATAATATCAAGAACTTAAAGCAGGCAATTGATATTATTAAAGATAAACTTTCTGATCTTAAACTTAAAAACGATTTCAGACCTAATCCAGATATGGGTGAAGATATGAGTTTTGAATATTGTGTTGAACATCAGACTTATGATAATATCTTTACTATCTATTTAGATTTCTAAAGATATATATGGTAAATTAAAGAGGTAAATAATTATGAATTGTTGTATATGTGGAAAACCAGTAGGACAATGGGGAAATAATCCATTTCCATTATGCGCTAAAGATGATTATGAAAGTAGATGTTGTGATTTATGCAATACATTTGTAGTCAAAGGTAGAATGTTACAAAATGGATATGGAAAACAACCAATAAAGATAGGTGATACTGTTGTAGTGCTTTATGCAAAAGGATCAGATTCACCTAAGAATATAATCGCAGAACAAGGAAAGTTTTTAACTGGAGCTGTTACTTCCATCGACACTAAAGACAAAAGCACAATCTATGAAGGATCATGGGGCAGTTTTGTATTAGATAGCGAAACTGACCAATTCTTAACGGTATAATGGCTTCATATAGATATTCGGTATGCTATATCAAAGCCGATCTTTTTGAAGAGATTAAAGAAGTTGATAGATCTTCTAAAAGAGCGTTAAAACAATTTTTAAGTGAGCATACCACTGAATTGCTATGGTCAAATATAGACGATCGTTTTAGTAACTATGATGATGCAGAAACATTTGCCATGATGGTATATAAACGAGATGGATCTGGAGATGTAGTAGCAATTTATAATTGGTTTGAAAAAGTGTGGATGTGCGGGTGGTTCTTATAAAAACTTGAAAGGAGTGATAATTATGTTATTAGATGCACTTAATAGCAAAGGTAAATTAACAGTATTTGTAATTCAACCATTATGTATTTATACTAAAACGTTAAATTCATATTCTGAGTGTTGGGATAATCTTACTAATGATAATCTCGAATTAGATAATATTGACGAGTCTTATGGATTAGACTTAGTTGAAACTGGAGATAGAATTGATGTATATATTCCAAGAAATGCTCGTTGTACATTAAAGAAACCTAGCAATCCTAATTTAGATTGTACAGTAGAGTATAAGAATATTGAGTGTGATCTTTATTTTGAAGATGAACCGATTGATATGTATTTTGATATAGTTGAGGAGTAATTATGGGAAAATATCATCAAGGTATGGAATGTACCTTTAAAGAAGATTCTGAAGAGTATCAAAGCTTGAAAGAATTTGCAGCACTTATGACAAAAAATAGTCCTAATAAGGAACTATATGAGGTTGGCGATTGTTATCTTGACGCCGGACAAGGATGGATGTGGACAACTATTCTCAATAAGACAAAATGTTATCAAGCTTTATGTCCAAGAGATTGGTTTGATATAGTTAATAGAGAAGATTTTAACATAATTCTTGAAAGTTGGCTTAATGATAAGTACAATCCCGACCGACTAAAATAGGAGGGAATGCTTATGTATACACTGAAAGATTGTACAGATGAAAATGTGTATAATTCAGATTTACAGGGACGATTTGTAATTCTAAAAGAAGATTTCTTTAAACCGGAATATCAAAATGAAAAATATCAACTTGTTCTTTGTACTGGTGGATTTGGGTGTACACCATCAGAAGGTAATTTTATATTTGTAACTGAACTAAATTCAAATCCAAAATCATACAAAATCAAACGTGATAATAAAGATCTTCTTGGATTTGCAAAAGATTCTGTAGTACGGGAACACAAAGAAAAGTACTGTAAGGAGCAAGGATGAGAAAAATAATCATTAGTTTAATAGCAGTATTGATGTTATCTGTAACTAGTTGTACTAATATGGCTACTAATACACCTACTGGATCTGTAGAACCTACAGCAGATGGAAATACTACTATATTACAGGAAAGACTTTTATTCGAAGCAACTGACTATCCTGGTGGTTCAATGTCGCAGGAAGAGTATGATTCTAAAATAGTTACTTATTACATTACATCTGAAGGTAAAGTCAATAAAGAATATGCAGATGGCACTAAAGACAGAATTAGACTTAAAGATGAAGATGTATCAACTATCTATACTTTATGGGATGACTTTAATACAAATAATGTAGAAATCACTGAAGGACTTATTTGTGATTATCCAAGTTATGAGTTAATTGTATATGATAAAGATGGTAATAAGACTACATTTGAGTCTGATACTAATTCTCAGTGTGAAGCTGTAGAAGAAGTCTTCCGTATATTATGGACCTATGAAGAAGGAGAGTGAGAATTATGTATATTTATAGAACATATTTCAAACTTACAGCATGTGTAAATGATTTATCAGCTGCACAAGAATATCTTACAGAAGATGATATGACTCAGTATCTTAAAGATGATGATCGTATTCCAGAAGATGTAAGAAATGCTGTAGAGAAAATTGAGTGGCATCTTAAGGATGAAGATTCTGGTAATATTGAACTTACTACATCAAGAGCATTATCTGCTACAGAACTCAAACCTATTAGTGAGTGGGTATCTGGTCAGAATTCAGATGGTCTTGGAGAAGGATTCGAACAGCAGGAGTTTGCTAACTATGAAGATGAAGGTCTTGAGGGTTATGAGGACTCTGACTGGGATAATGAATGGATTATGGCATCATTTGATTGGGAATCTAATGATTATATTTTTGAATTTGTAAGAAACGACTGATATGGAAAAACTATTTACATAATGGCATTATCTTGTTATAATTATAATAAGATAGTGCCTTTATTAAGATAGAAAGGAGTTATCATGTTAACTTTAGAAGAAATTAAAGCAAAAACATTATATACTGGAACACTTGATACAGGCGCTACTATCACTGGAACAGAAGATGTACTTAAACAGTATAAAGTTAAAACTGAATTAGTTAAAGCAGATAGTCAGCCATTAGAATTAAGAGCTTTTTACTTAGCATATGAATATGCGCTTAAAGAGATTAAAGATGATTATACTATTGATGAATTTTATCGTGAATGGATTGATGATCCTGATAGATTTGATCCAGATAATAATATAAGTCAATTTTCGTTAAGAACATATTTCATGCTATATGAAGGTAAGGCTGCATCTACTAATTATAAACTTGTAAATTATGACGGATATTCTATTGGAAATCACACACGTAAAGCTTATGTACAGGCATTAGATGCTTTAGGTGATGATGCAAACTTTAATTATATCGAAGTTATTGAAGAAGGTATAGATACTCGTCTTAATACAAATATAATAAGAATAACTATCAGATGTAAAGATCTAGATAAAGTACGTAAATTTGCTATGTTAGCTTCAAGATTTGAAGCCGAAGAGGAATTTGAACGTAGAGGATTTTGAGGTAGGAACTTATGAAAAAAGACATTTACCACTACTATTTTGAATACGATAAAGGTTTAATAGAAGTAGTAAAAGAGCAGTATACTGAAGAAGATCCTAGTCCATTTAAGTTTGCTGAAAACAAATATGGAAAAGGAAACTATATTATTGTATATACACGTGCTGAAAATGGTCATGGTAAAGTATATGCAAAATCTGATATAGGTACTGTGCTAGGTGGTAAATTTATCCTGCTTTATGAACGAGATGATGAAAAAGCTAGACAGATTATGCTTGATTATTTAGAAACAGATATTTTCAAACAGTATGAAAAACTTACTAGATATATTGATAAGTATGATAAGTTTAGTCAACTAGACATATCGGAGGGAATTTATGGTAAAACAGTGGAAAGACGTTAAAGTCGGAGATATTATGAAAGATGGTAGTAGAGTTACTCAGATTCATAGAACACATCCTGAGCTTTGCTGCAAGATCACATATAATAGAAATGAAGAATTTACATGCGCTTATAATCATGTATTACTTATAGATGTAAGTAAACTTCCTAAAGAAGCAAAAGCAGAACTTGATCAGTTCTGTACATTTGTACCACTTGAGGAAAGTTATGATATTTCTAGTGATGAAGAACTCACACTAGAAGAAAAATCAATTATAGAAAAATTCTGTTATAATGAGCCTATCAATGTACAGGTAGATCCTATTATAACAAACGCTGAAACTGAAATTTATGATTTTCATTTTGATAAGGTTAAAAGAATCTATCTTAAGCAGGTTGTCGTTAAGAGTGAACCTCAGAAAGTAGATGAGAATACATATTGGCTTACTTGTAAAGGTATGGATTATCTTATTGGTAAGTATAACGCAGAACTTTATTGTAATGGAATGATTATAAATAAAATTGAACTTGTTGGAGAATTACCATGTTTCTGTATTTCTACTGATACTGGTAGATATGAAACTTAAAATTAAGGAGGAATCGTCATGGCAACAATTACATTTGATGGAGCTGGAGATCTTAGCTTCTTATATAATCATGATGAATGGAAAGAATATGTATGTGAAGACTTTGATGAGAAAGTCGTAGTTATTGGAAACCGTGAATATTCTTCTATAGAAGAAGCATCTTGGTGGAATAAAGCTAAAGAACTTATTGCAGACTTAGATAATTATGATTGGGATGTTGACGATCTTATGCAATATGAAGATAGCTACACCAAAGATCAGCTTGAAAGAGTTTATAAGGCATATCAGAACTGTAGATATAGTGATGATACTGAATTTATTGTAGAAGTTGCGCAGATCATCAATCCCGGTCTTGATTTAGAACAGAATACTGCGCGTGGATATAATCAAAGTGATTGGGTAGAAATTGTATTTGTAAAAGATGCAATTAAGGTAGATACATTTGCGGCATACTTCTTCGGCCAGTTGACTGAAATTCATGTTGAAACTAATGATGATGACTATTGGGATCACATGCTTGATAGTGAAGTATACGAGCTATTTAATAATACTAGCAATGTAGAAAAGGCTCTTAGAGATAGATACGGTCTAAAAGATGATGAGCAGATAAATATAGTAAAAAATAATTGAAAAATAATAAAAAATAATTGAAAAAACTATTTACAATGCTAGTTTTTCTTGTTATAATAAATAATAAGAATAAACTAGCATTGTCTTTGTATTTGGAGGTAAATTATGGAAATACGAAGTCGAAAAGACTGGTTTACTGCATTAGATGAACAATCTAAGGTTGTTGAAAAATATGAGAAGCAGTTAACTGCCTTTTACAAAAACTTAAAAATAGTTCCAGATTATGACACTCCATTTATGACTGGTTGTTATAATAAGGAAAAATTCATTGGTGGTGTACTGAGAAGTTTACCTAAAACTATCGGTATATCATTAGTGTTATCTGTTTTTGCATGGATAGTTGCACTTATTGGAAATATGATTAAACTCGGATTTGTACACGCACTTAAGGGTGAACTTGGAACATGTGCAAAAGGTGCTATACTTCCTGCAATTCTTGCTTTTATAATTTGTATAGGTCTTGGAATCTTATTCAAGTTCTTAGTATACCGTGGACAGAAATCAACCCTTAAGAAGATCGAAACTAATCTTAATGATTTTATGACTACTGTTCCTATGACGTATAGAACTTCTGAAAAAATGAAGACTATCGCAATGGTATACTTTACAAAACCTAACATTGATCCAAACATTATTCTTAACTGCGTAGATGATTATCTTAAACAGGCAGGTCATGCTACTCCTTATGTTTCAGTAATGTTTGATCTTCCTTGTAATTGTCCTTTCCTTAATATGGAAGATTCTGAAGAAAATGGAACTACACCTATTGTAGATGCAAAGAATCCTAATAAGAAGAGATCAGAATACCTTCCTAAGGACATTGATACTAAGATATTTGAAGGTGCAAAAGATTCTGATAAGGAACTTCATGATATGATCGGTCTTGATTCAGTTAAAGATCAGATTGAGAAGTTCAAGAATAGAATTAAGTTCTTTGGTAAAGATTCAAATAATGGTTGTCACTTAGCATTCCTTGGTTCTGCTGGTACTGGTAAAACAACCGTTGCTCGTATCGTTACCAAGATCCTTTATGATTTAGGTTACATTAAAGATAATCAATATATAGAAATCTCTGGTGATTACCTTTGCGCAGGTGATACAAGCCGCGCAATGGCAATTATTGAATATGCATACGGTGGAGTACTATTCATCGATGAAGCATATCTTATGGAAAAGAGAGGCTTCGATGTAATTGGTGTTCTTTTGAAAGCAATGGAAGATCATCGTAAAGATTTTGTTTGTATCTTAGCCGGTTATGAAGAGCAGATGACTAGATTGTTTGCTACTAACGAAGGTTTTACTTCTCGTGTAAAGCATACTATCTACTTCCCTGATTATACCGAAGATGAAATGATTGACATTTTCAATTACTTCATTAAAGATTATAATAAGAACTCTTACAAACTTAGTGATGAAGCTATTCCACTTCTTAAAGATGCATTTGCTCTTGAAAAGAAATCTAAAGCCTTTGGTAATGCTCGTACAGTTCGTAACGCAGTTGATGCTATTATGGATAACTACGTAGATAGAGTTACCAAGACAGGTAATAACAATCAGATTATTACTTCTGAAGATATTCAGATTTATGCAGATGCTCGTAGAAAAGTACTTCAGCATGAATTAAAGAATGCTTCAGCAGCAGATCAGTTAGATGAGCAGATTATTAGATTGTCAGAACTTAAGCCTAGAATGAAGGTTGGTTCTGAAGATCCTGATAGAGATCTTGCATGTCTTATTGGTCTTGATTCGTTTAAGAAAGAGATCGATATTCTTAGAAGTCAGAAAGAGTTCTACAATCAGATTACTCATCAGAAAGTACTTCTTATTGGTGATGAAGGTTGTGGTAAGACTTCTATTACAAAGATCCTTACTGGTTATCTTTACCAGTTAGGTTACATCACAGAGAATAAGTACCTCGAAATTCCTGCAGAACTTCTTAAAGGTTCATTCGTAGGACATACTGCTAAGAGAGCTCAAGCAATTATCTCTTATGCATCTGGCGGTGTACTGTATATTAAGAACTATAATATGTTAGTTGAAAATAATGATAACTTCTCTGGTGAAGCAGTTTCAGCAATCAATACTGCTATCAATGAGAATACTGATGTAACTATCGTTCTTGGTGATTATGCTTCACCCGTAATCGATTCTATGAAGAATCTATTTACATTAGTATATGAATTCCCTACTTATGATAATAGTCAGTTACTTCAGATCTTTGATATGCTTGCTATAAATAAGGGATTTAATACTACTGATGAAGCAAGAAATACTGTTTGGGAATATCTTGGAAATTGGCAGTGCAGAATTAGAGATATTCAGGGAATTTTCAATAATTCAGTTAAGCAGCATATAGCTAATTTCAATGGTGATGAAGCTAACAAGTATATGATTACTAAAGAAGATCTTGTATTCCCTACCGAGATAGTTCCACCGACTATTCCTCAGAACGTTGAAGAAAAGATTCAGAATATGATGAATACTGCAGTTAATACTACAGTAAACAATACTTCTGAGCAGACTAGTAATATGGTTGAACTTCAGATCGAAGCTGTTCCTGATGAAGGTTCTACAGTTGAAAAACCTAGAATTAAGCTTAACCTTAATGTAAAACCAAAAAATTAAGAGCTATTTAATATAAAAGAGGAGTGATTGTAAAAACAGTCACTCCATTTTTTATTGAGAGGAGAAATAATTATGCCAGTATTCATTATTATTCTATTGATGGCTTTAATCATCACATTACTTGTATTTACAATTAAAATCGTTCCTCAGGAACATGCATATGTAGTTGAGCGTCTCGGAAAATATTGTTCAACTAAACTTGCAGGGTTAAATTTTATTTTACCTTACGTAGATAGAGTAGTTAGAAAGGTTTCACTTAAAGAGCAGATTGGTGATTATCCACCTCAGCCAGTTATTACTAAAGATAATGTAACTATGCATATTGATACAGTTGTATTCTATAAAGTAGTTAATGCTAGACTGTTTACTTATGGTGTAGAAGATCCTTTCTTTGCACTTGAATCATTAACTGCAACTACACTTAGAAATATTATTGGTGAGATGGAACTTGATGAGACTCTTACGTCAAGAGAAACTATTAACGCTAAAATGCAGAGTGTACTTGATGAAGCTACAGATCCTTGGGGAATTAAGGTAAATAGAGTAGAAGTTAAGAACATTATGCCACCTGCAGAAATTCAGAATGCAATGGAAAAGCAGATGAAAGCCGAGCGTGAAAGAAGAGAACAGATCCTCATTGCCGAAGGTCAGAAAAAAGCGGCTATTCTTGAAGCAGAAGGTGAAAAGGAAGCTAGAGTACTTAGAGCTGAAGCACTTAAGAAAGAGCTTGAACTTGAAGCTGAAGGTCATGCAGCAAATATTAGACTTCATAAGCAGGCTGAAGCTGATGGTCTTAATATGCTTAAACAAGCTGGAATCAGTGCAGATCAGTTTGTACAGCTTAAGGCACTTGATTCGTTTGAGAAAGCTGCAGATGGTAAAGCTGAGAAGATTGTTATTCCTTCAAACATTGCATCTTTAGCAGGAGTAATTGAAAGTATAAAAGGATAATTAAATGTACGATTTATATTCTAAATTTGATATTGAACAGCATAAGCAACACTATGTGCACTATTTGGAAGTAGTTATGTTCCCAGACGGCACAGTGGAATACGCCGTACCATCACATCAGGAAAAACTGATTGCTATATGTTGTGATCAATTACATGTTTCGAGGTCGGAGTTAGCTGATATGTGTCCAGAGGACTACTACTTCGACTTCGTTACATGGTTATGTAATATGTCTGGATGTGTATCTATTTGGAGTGGTGCTATTACTAAACCAGATGATAAACCCTTGACACATGCACAATGGGAAATGCTAAACAAATTAAAAGAAGCAGGAATATATGAAGGTGAACTATAGAAAGGAGTAGACAAATGCAGTACAATGGTTATGAGATCCAGATAACTGAAGATGGATGTATAATTAGAGATGGAAGTGGTAACTACATTATGTCTGCTGCTGATGAATCTGATGCCAAAGACTGTATTGATGATCTTGAAGATGATGTAGTAGAGGTAGAAAAACTACCTACTGATTGGTATAAAAGATTTGATCAGTATTGTAGCAGGCTGAAGGGTAAATGTTATCCTACTACAGATCCAAAGAAATTTGGTACAGTATATGGAAAGGTTCTTGATAAGTTTATTAAGTCTTTTGAAGAATCAACTAAAACTACAGTTCGAATACATATCGAAATGATAGATGGAGAGGTATTCCATATAGTTGATGATGTATATTGAATGGAAATTATAGTAAAATGAAAGGAAATAAAGAACATGGCACAACAGGAAGCTAAACAGGTCCATGATAGTATGGCTGATTCCCATGATGACGTCCAAGTCCTAAAAGGTGTGCAACCTAAACATCAAATTGCCTATAAGATGTTTAAGGTTTGCAGATTTTTATCTATCTTCGGATTAGTCATGGCTGCCCTTGCTTTTGGTGCAGCAATTTTAGCAGTTAAGACACAGAATCCAATATTCTTAGCTATTACTGCAAATAAGATTTATCGACTTTACATATGTATTGGTTTAGTCGTAATCTCATTAGTAATTTTAGCATTTGGTATATTAGTAAAAATGATATTTTTAAGAAAAGCACCTTTTGATGATTGGGTATATGAAATTGCTGAAAAACGCTTGGGTACCTCAATTATCTTCTATGATAGTCGATATATCTATATCAATTATGATAGATCTGGTAAGGAAGTAGATAAGAAAGAATTTGTTACTGAAATGTCAGATAAATCAATTCATTATTCTTACTACTATATCAAAACATTCATTGACCAAGGTGTTATCATGGTAGAGTGTAAAAAGAGACAGCCTATTCCTAATAGAGCTTCATTTACACCTAATGATGATAAGTTCTGGAATATCGTTCCTATGGGACTTACGATTAATCCAAATACGCAAAAAGTCAGTCCAATTGGTTGGTATCTTAACGATCAAAATAAGAATGACGAGTTATATGAAACTGTACCAAGTACCAGTATACTTATTTGCGGTGGTACCGGATGTATGGAAGAAAATACACCAGTTATGATGTATGATACATTAGTTCATTAATACCGCATATTAAGATAGTATTAAAGGCTATTTAATCATAATAGAAAGGAGTAATTTATTATGATTATATGTAAGATATGTGGTAAAGAATTAAAAAATAAATTAGGCATACCGTCACACTTAACACATTCACATAATATAACAGCTAAAAACTATTATGATCAATATATAAAAGTTGATACAGATGGTAAATGTAAAATATGTGGAAAGCCTACATCTTTTATAAGTGCAATAGATGGATATAGAGTATATTGTTCATCTAAGTGTGCTAATTTAGATCCAGATGTGCAAGATAAAATTAAATCAAGTATGACTGATGAAAAGCGTCAAGCAAAAATGGATAAAATAAGAGAAACTAATATGAAAAAATATGGAGTAGCTTCTATATTACAACTTAGTTCGACTCGACAAAAGTGTAAAGATGCTATATCATCAGAAGTTACTGTTAAAAAACGACAAGAAACTTGTCTAAGAAAATATGGTGCAATTAATCCATTTTCATCTACAAAAATACAAGATAAAATTAAGAAAAATAATGTAGAAAAATATGGTAGTGAAAATATATTTGCATCAGAATATGGCAAAAATAAGATAAAGCAAACATGCTTAGAACGATATGGATGTGAAAATGGCGGAGCGTCTAAAAAAGCTCAAGCCAAAATAAAAGAAACTAGAGAATTAAAAAGTAAAGAATTCTGTAGTCAAAATGCATGTATACCATTAACTGAATTAGATGTAAGTTATAGTGTAAAAGATTCAGTATTTCATAATAGACTTTTATTATATAATGATAGATACTATGTTAAAATTTCTGATATAGATGAAATATTAAAACATGAACCTACTAGTACTGGAAAGTCAGTTATAGAAAATAATATCGCATCATTTGTTAAACAACATTATAATAAAACTATTATTAGAAATACTAGATCAGTTATTAATCCAAAAGAATTAGATGTATATTTACCAGACATAAAAGTAGCTATAGAAGTAGATGGAATTTGGTATCATTCAGCTAATGCTGGTACTGAGTCACACTATCATTTAGATAAGTCTATAGCATGTGAAGAACTTGGTATACGACTGATTCATATTACAGATTATGACTGGATAAATAAAACTGATATATGTAAATCTATTATATTGTCTGCATTAGGTGAATATGAAACTAAAATATATGCTAGACAGTGTAAAATACAAGAAGTAGATCATAATGAAGCTGACAATTTCTTAAATGTCAATCATATACAAGGAAAAGTAAAATCTACTTATAGATTAGGTTTATACTATAATGATGAATTAGTTCAGTTAATATGTATTGGTAGTTCTAGATTTAAGAAAAATGAAATAGAATTACTTAGAATGTGTACCAAACTTAATACTCAAGTTATTGGTGGGTTCTCTAAACTTATGAAACATCAACCATATACTGAACTTATATCTTATGTAGATAGAGCTATATTTTCTGGAAACGGTTATAAAACATTAGGTTTTACAATCATCAGTACCTCTGGTCCATCATATAAATATTATAAAGGTAATATAGCACTTAATCGTATAGCTGCACAAAAACATAAATTATCTAAATTGCTAGGATCTGATTTTAACCCAAATGAAACAGAATCTCAGAATATGCGTAGATGTGGCTGGTTACAAGTATATGACTGTGGTACTATAAAAATGCAATATAAAAAGGAAATAAAATGAATGTATATATGAATCTTTCAGATATACGAGAAACTGTTGCAGATGAGAATCAACTGTACATATATGTACTTCAGAATTATCCACAAGGAAATATTAAAATAGGTCGTACGACTAATCCTATTCAAAGGTTCAGATCTTTATCTGGAAGTAATAATGGTGGAAACCGAATTTTAAGAGTAGCGATTAGTCCTATGACTTATTTATATTCGCTTGAAACTTCATTGCATACACATTATAATATGAATCGTATACCTAACACAGAGTATTTTGAAAAGTTATCTTTCGAAGAAGTAGTTAAATATGTAGATGAACTATTTAATAGTACAAGCTATGAAAGATGTAATAAAATCAGAAAAGAGTTTTATGAGCAGAATCCAGATAGGATTCCAAAGTTTTTATTGAATGATGATAAAAAAGACATCGCACAGTAGTATTTAGCGAGGTGGAGTAATGGCTAAAATTTTAATAGTAGACGATGCAACATTTATGCGAATGATGCTAAAAGATATTTTAGTAAAAAATGGGCATACAATTGTTGGAGAGGCTACAAATGGTCGAGAGGCATTAGAAAAATATAAAGAAGTCAATCCAGATCTTGTTACTATGGATATAACCATGCCAGAAATTGATGGTCTGCAAGGTCTGAAAAATATTAAAGCAGTTGATCCAGATGCAAGGGTTGTTATGTGTTCTGCTATGGGTCAGCAAATGATGGTTATTGAAGCAATTCAATCTGGTGCAAAAGATTTTATTGTAAAACCATTTCAAGCTGATCGCGTATTAGAAGCTATAAATAAAGCGTTAAATTAATAGAAAGGAAATTAGAAAAATGAGAATTATCGAACCATCTTCTACTTATTTAGATGCAAACGGTTTAACTCCATATCAGTTTATGGAGAAAGCCGGACGTACTTGCTATAAGTCTGAAAACAACATTACTGACGATAGCGCAGTTAAGTTTGTTCAGGGGCTTAAAAAGTCAGGTCACACAGCAATGCTTGAGCATGCACATGTTATTATGTTAGTACCTACTGAAATAGCAGTACCATTTTCACAGGCAGTATACAACAATGATATTGATATAGACGGAACTAATTTCCCTCTTAAGAATTTTATTAATATTTCTGACTGTGGTTCTAACTTTGTAATTTCTGGATCATTTAGATCTTTTATTGGTATATTTGATGAGAAGTTCTTAGCTTCATGTAGTAACTTATCTAAGCTTGTACATAAAAAGCTTAATGCAGAATATCCTGAAGTATTTGATGATATTGGTGAAGTAACTATATTCCCTGCTGAATTCACTGGAAATAAGATTGAAGTTCTTAGTAGAGATCAGTTTAAGAAATATGCTTATGATACATTTACGGATAAAGCGATTGCAGATAAGCTTATCATGAGACATCTCGTTCATACTGTATTATTTGTATGTGATAGAGGTATTACCCATGAGTTTGTACGTCATAGACTCTGCAGTTTTGCTCAGGAGAGTACTAGATACTGTAACTATTCTAAAGATAAGTTTGGAAATGAAATTACTTTCATTCGTCCTAATGAATTTGCTGAAGACTCTGAAGAGTTCAAAACATGGAAAGATGCATGTGAAAAAGCAGAGTACGATTACTTTAAGTTACTTAAGCTTGAAGTAAAGCCTCAGTTTGCTAGAGATGTACTTCCTACTAGTGTAAAAACTGAGATTATTATAACAGCTAATGAAGTTGAGTGGCAGCATGTCATCAATCTTAGAAAGCATGGAACAACAGGTTCACCACATCCACAGATTGTACAGTCTATGGATTTGGTATATGATAAACTGTGCGAAATGTCTGATAATAGACTTTCATAAAGTCTACCTTCTACAGCTGGCATTCTGTAATTTTTGCAGGATGTCAGCTATACTTCGAAACTATTTACATTTTGTGCAAATCATGTTATAATAATAATGAAAGGAAATTAATTAAATGTTCGATGAAAAATTTATAGAGGAGTTCATGCCGAGCCTTATGACATTAGTAAAGAAATATGCTAATGAAGAGCATGATGAAGATGAGTTATTATCTGATGGGCAATGGTCTATGTTAGAGTATCTTCGTAGTCATAAAGATGATAACAAAAATCTTAAGAAGAACTTGTACGCTTCTCTTGAAAATAAACTCAGAAAAATCTCTGAGAAACATGAAGAGGATAAGGTAAGCTTCGATTCAATTCAGTTTGTTACTATTAAAACAATTGATCCTGAGAAGGTTATAGAAAAAGTTAAAGAATGCCTTAACAATAAGGAATTTAAGATACTTACTGATTACTATGGTGTTTTCACTAATAGTAAAACATTAAAAGAGATCGCAAAAGAATTTAATGCTTCTGAAGAGCATATTCGTTGGACGATCAAGTACGCTGAAAACAAAATCAGAAAATCCTTTGAAAACTGCGGAATAAGTTTTGAGGATTTATTTTAGGAGGAAAGTATTTTGTTAAATGACGAGCAAATGGCAGTAGTAAATCATACCTATGGACCTGCAGCAGTATTATCTGGTGCTGGTAGTGGTAAGACGTCTACTCTAATTGGTAGAATACAAGTATTGGCTAATCTTGTTGAACCTAATAGAATTGCTATGCTTACGTTTACTAATGCAGCTGCAGAAGAAATGAAGTATAGAGCTTCTAAAGTAAATGATAAATGTAAAGATGTATATGCATCTACATATCATAAGTTCTGTGGCTTAATGCTTAGACGTTATGGTCGAGCTATTGGCATTATGCCTGGATTTGAAATACTTACAGGTTCTAAATACAATACTTTTATTGAGTATGTTAAGAGTACTAATGAATATTATGAAGAACTGAAAAATTTTCCTAGCGCAACCAAGTTAGGTACAATATTCTCTAGAATAACTAACACAGATGCTACAGTAGAACAGTGCATTTATAATACTAAGTATTCTGAATATGCTAATGAAATTAGACAATTATACTCAGAAGTTAAGAAAGCCGGAATGGAACAGCAGAAGTTCAACTTTGATGATATGTTAGTTTACATGAACGATCTACTTGCTAAGGACGATATCTGTGAAAAGATCGCAAAAACCTATGAATTTATTATGGTAGATGAGTTTCAGGACACTAATGAACTTCAGTTGAGAATGCTTCTTAGAATGAGTAAATATAACGACAATATAGTTGTTGTAGGAGATATTTCACAGTCAATCTATAAGTTTAGAGGTGCTAGAGTTCAGAACATTCAGCACTTTATAGATTCATTTGAACACTGTGAAGTATTTTCATTAAGTACAAACTTTAGATCTACTCAGGAAATACTTGATGCTACTAATGCAATGATGAACAATTATGTCAGATCTTGGACATATACGAATATGGTATCAAATAATAAACATGGTGAAAAGCCAGTTATTAAGGTCCATAGAGATGATAGAGATCAGGCAGAATGGATCATAAATAAGATTAAAGATCTTAATACAAATCATAAGCATGACTTAAGTGATATAGCAATTATTGAGCGTAAGTCAATGTCATCATTCAAACTTGAGAATGAACTTGCAAAGGCCGGTATTCCATTTATCAAGCGTGGTGGTCTTAAGTTTACTGAGTATGCAGTAGTTGATGATATGTTATCATTCTTATCACTCACTACTAAGAAGGCTGATAAGTTTAGTTGGTTTAATGTACTTAAGTTGATTCCTGGAATTGGTGCTAAAGCTGCTACAGATATTTCAGATGTAAGTAGTGAAGAAAGATTCTGGGATAAGTTTAAGACTAGAAAGTTCAGTAATGATCTTAATGAGCTTGTATCTAAGGTTGAAGATTATAAGACTATGACTGATGATGTACCTAAGTTACTTGATAAGATTTCTGAATATTATTTCGCATTAAGAACAGCAAAGATTGAGAACTCTACAAAGATGTCTAGCAGTGCTAAGTTTGATGCATTAGAAAAGATTAAGAGAGATCAAGAAATCTATGAAATCCTTAAGAGTATGTCAGCAAGTTATAAGAACGTAATTGATTTTCTTGATGATATTGCACTTGATTCTGTTAAAGATAAAGATGATGAGAGTGGAGTTATAATTACAACTATCCATAGTGCTAAAGGTCTTGAATGGCCTACTACTATTTTACTTGACTGTGTTGAGTATGATATAGATGATGAAGAAGAAGAACTTAGATGTTGGTATGTAGCAATGACTAGAGCTGAAGACAACTTAATCATTTCTATACCTCAATATACAATAGCAAATGGATTACCTTTATTTAATGATATAGTTCATTATCTTAAAGGTTTAGAAAGTCAGTACTTTATAAGGAGATAAGATTATGTTATTTGGAGCAACCATTGGTGATATTGCTGGAAGCAGATTCGAATGTTATGACTACAAAGGAAAAGACTTTGAGTTTTTTAATTATGAGGATCGTTTTACAGATGATACAGTAATGACTATGGCTATATATGAGGCTTGTAAAGAAATCAAAGAAAATGGATATACTGATTCATTAGAAATTGAAGAATGCTTTAGAGACTCTATGGTTAAATGGGGTCGTGAATATCCTGGTGCTGGATATGGTGGTAGATTCTGTGAATGGATATTCAGTGATAATCCTCAGCCTTATAATAGTTGGGGAAACGGATCTGCTATGAGAGTATCATCAATTGGTTGGCTTTTCGATTCTCTTGAAGAAGTCGAAAGAATGGCAGAACTTTCTGCTAAGCCTTCGCATAACCATATTGAGGGAATAAGAGGAGCTAAAGCTGCAGCAGGTGCAGTATTTATAGCTCGAACAACACATAGTAAAAGAGAAGTTAAACGATATATTGAACTTACAATGAAGTATAAGCTTCATAGATGTGGTTTTGTTAGACCTAAATATAAGTTTGATGTTTCTTGTCAAGGTACTATTCCAGTTGCAGTTGAATCATTCTTAGAAAGCAGAAGTTTTGAAGATGCTATCAGAACTGCAATTTCTATGGGTGGTGACAGTGACACTATTGGAGCCATTACTGGTTCTATTGCTGAAGCCTATTATGGAGTTCCTGATGAACTTAAAGAAGGCTGTAAGCATTACTTAGATGAGCACATTCTAAGTATAATACATTAAAGAGGATGGGAAGATTATGAAAACTAAGATTAGATCAGCAGTCCCTTATATGTTTTTACTTATTGGACTCTTTTTAATCACAACAGTAGGTACATATTTGTTTTTGTATTTTAAAGACTCACATGAAGCTGAAAGTACATTTGATGACTTAAAAGATCTTATAGTCGAAGTACCTATTGATGATGAACAACTAAGAGATAAAACTGGGTTAGGTTCTGGAAATAATGGACATGCATTAGATGTTCGTACTAAACCTGACTTCAGTGCACTTATAGAAGCAAATAGTGATTTTGTTGGATGGCTTACAGTTGATGGTACAAGTATCGATTATCCTGTAATGCAGACACCTGGAAATGAAGAATACTATCTTCACAGAAATTTCTATAAAAATTATGACTATGCAGGTGTTCCATTCTGTAATTCAGCATCAGATATTGAGAGACCTTCAGACAATATAGTCATTTATGGCCATCACATGCGAGCTGGAACAATGTTCAATCATTTAACTTTATTCCAAAAAGAAGCATTTTACAAAGAACACAAGACTTTCACTTTTGATACAATCTATAGAACAGGTACATATGAAATCATTGGTGTAGTTTTAACTCACGTAAATGAAGGTGCATTTCCTTATTGGGAAGTAGTAGATTGTACAGAAGATGAGTTTAATGAATATATTGACTGGATAGCTAAGAAATCATTGTATAAAACTACTGGAATTGGTGATGTAGAATATGGTGATAGATTAGTTACATTATCTACATGTGCATATCATGTTACTAATGGACGTCTTATTGTAATTGGTAAACTTATTGATTCAGACGATATTGATCTTATTAACAATGAGGCAGACAGCGTAGAAAATTTTGATGATACAGAAAAAACTATTTACAATGATAACTAATGATGTTATTATTAAAATAATATAATAGATCATGATATATAGATTGATCTAAATTCATTAAATGGGAAAGGAGAGTAAGTATATGAATAGTAAGCTTAAAACAAAATGTGATAAACTTATAAATCTTGCTACAAATAAAACTCTTCTTTATAGTGATCTTATAAATGAAATTGCTAAAAATAAAGATTTGTTAAGATATAACACCACTATTCCTAATGCTTTAGACTATTTAGAAGCTAATGGAATAGTAGTTGAAATGCCTACAGTAAAAGAGGCTAAACCAAAGAAAACCAATACTAAAAGAAGTAAGTCTAGCAAGTCTAATAAAAATAAAACTAATTTTTATACTAAGCCTATAAAGTCTACTATAAAAGACGAAGACTCAACTGAATTACCAGAAGAATTAGATGAAAATCTAATGGAAGCCATTGAAGACGAAGCATTTGAATCTTATATAGACGAATCTGATAATGAGCCTACTGAAGCTGAACTTAAAGATATTGAAGATGATAAAGCTAACACTTATTATGAAATAGATGGTGTAAAACAATATCTTAAAGATATTTCATCATTACATGATAATAAACTACTTTCATCTAAAGAAGAAGCAGATTTAGCTAGACGTTACCAAAAGGGTGATACTTTAGCTGGACAGCTTTTAGTAGAATATAATCTTAAATTAGTTGTTAGCATAGCCAAAAGATATGTATTTAGTGGATCTAGTTCATTAGATTTTGAAGATATTATCCAAGTAGGTAATATGGGAGTTATGAAGGCAGTAGAAAGATTTGATCCTGAACTTGGGTTTAAGTTTTCTACTTATGCTACTTGGTGGATTCGTCAATCTATTACTAGAGCACTTGCTGATGAAGGTAGAACTATTAGACTTCCAGTCCATGCAACCGAACAACTTAGATATATTCATAAAGCAATTAAGGAAATTCAGCTAACTAAAGGCAATGAATCGCAGCCTGAACCAGAAGAAATTGCAAAACTTTGTAATGAAAAGGGTTGGGTTGTAAAAACTACTGCTAATAATAAGACCATTACTGCGGCTAAGATAAAAGAATACTTACATTATTATGATATGACTAACGCAGTTTCATTGTTTACTCCTATTGGTGAAGATGAGCACGGTGAACAGTCATACTTAGGTGACTTTATTCCTGATCAATCGTCTAATGTAGAAAGTCATGCTGAAAGTAATGACTTAAAAGAAAAGTTTGATGAAGTATTTGAAAAGTACTTAACACCAAAAGAAGTAGCAATATTAAAGTATAGATTTGGTTTTGATAATAGAGAACCAATGACGCTTGAACAGGTTGGACGGATTTATGGTGTAACGCGTGAGCGTATAAGACAGATTGAAGATAAAGCTAAGAGAAAACTAAGATTTAGAAAAGAACTTAGAGATCTGATTAGTGTATAAAGGAGTTTTTTGAATGAATAAGGATTTGATTAAAAAATGTCAATCAATTGAAAAAACATTCATTAAAAACAATTCATTAGATTACTCAACACTTATAACTGAAGTAGACAAAAATTCTCACTTTAGAACTGACGGACAGCATGCAAATGCTGTCTGTTATTTCATAGAGAAAGGAATCATTATTACTGAAAAAGGTAAGATTTCATCTATTAACTTTAATAAAGATGAAATGCAAGTAATTAAAAAATTATGTAAAGGTGCAAAGGATCATAAATATGTTGATCTTAACGACATTACAGTCGCAGTTAATGATAATAAGTTAAAATTATTTGTGAAATATATTGAACAACTTGGATATATAGTAAAAGAAATAAATGATGTAGATGTACCTATTACTGATATTACTGATATTAATGATATAGAACTATCTGAATTTGAAGACGCATATGAAGTAGCTGAAGATGATGACGATATAGATCCAGATAAAATTCCAACTACATACTATACTATAGATAGTGTAAAACAATATTTATTAGATATAGGACAATATGAGCTACTTAGTCCTGAAGATGAAATTGCATTAGCGTTACAATATGCAGATACACATGATCCTGAAGTTAAAAACAAACTAATTAATCATAATTTAAGACTTGTAGTATCAATAGCTAAACATTTTGCCAATCCAGCATTATCATTTATGGATTTAATTCAGTATGGTAATATTGGGCTTATGACAGCTGTTGATAAATTTGATCCTTCACTTGGATTTAAGTTTTCCACTTATGCGACATGGTGGATCAAACAGAGTATTCTTAGAGGTTTAGGAAATGATAGTAGAACTATAAGACTTCCTATACATGCATGTGAGCAAGCCATTAAAAATAGGCATTCAAAAGTAGAACTTGAAAAGAAGTTAGATCGAGCGTGCACTGAAGAAGAACTAGTTGATTATATTAATGAAAATAAGCTTTTTGCTAGCTCGTCAATTACATCAATCGATATTCCTACATTAAGATTATATGAGGCGACTTTTGAAGGAAATATAGTATCATTATCTGCTCCAGTTAGAAATGAAGAGGATGAAGATTCAGTTTTAGGTGACTTTATTCCGTCTAAAATGCCTTCACCTGAAGAAGAAGTAGAAAAGCTTCAGCTAAAAGAGATTATGAATGATGTTATTAATGAAGTAATAACTGATGACAGAGCACGTAAAGTATTAAGACTCAGATTTGGTATTGATGATGAGATTCCACGTACTTTGGAGCAGGTTGCAGTTATATATAACGTAACTAAGGAAAGAATACGACAGATTGAGTCAAAAGCAATTAGAAAACTAAGACATAGTAGATATGCAAAAGAAAAACTAAATGGATTCTATGATATAGATACATTTAAAAATTATGCAGTGAAAGGACGTTAACAATGTATAAAATCACTTTAGATGATGGTAGTTTTATTATAGCTGACGAAAACTACAAACTAACTCTTTTTAGATTTGGTTGTAAAAAAGTTGTGTCAGTAAAAGACTATTTAATTAAAAATATGTACAGGAAACATCATCTTGTTGACCTTGTTGACGGAAAACGAATAAAGAGAAGTTTTACTATTGAAGAATTTTCAAATGACGATAATTATCCAGTCGGTTCACGAATTAAACTTGCAAAAGACGTTAAATTAGGTGACGTAGTTATGGGTAAGGATGGACAACCACGTAAGGTAAAAGAACTACATACTGGTGAAGATGAAATGTTTGAAATTTCTATTGATGGAACTTCGTACACTGTAAATGGTGGACATATTCTTGCATTAGTTGACCGAGATACTGGTGAACATCTTGAAATTCCTGTAAATATATACATGCACATGAATGATGAGTTTAGATCTCATTATGTAATGGAAAAAATTATGGAGGAATAAAAAGATGGCACAGATTTCTAAAGAGTTGCAATGTACAACTGTTGCAAATATGTTGGCATGTGAACTAAAACGACAGGGTGTACCAGTTGCTGAAGATCCTGACACATTTTACGATATCGTATATAATGGTGCTGAACTAATTTTATACGAAGGTGGAGTTGATAAAGATATTCAACTTTGTGTAGATCGAATCAAGGAATACATTAACGATACGAAACAGAATTATCCAAATTATTTCTTAACAGGAGAAGATCAATAATACTTTTCCTGTTTTTAATTTTGAAAGGAAACAGTATTATGAAAAGACTACTAGCTTTATTGAGCTGTATGGTTCTTACAATTGGCCTTTGCGCATGTTCAAAAGAACCTGCTCAGCCTACTGAAGATCAACCTCAGATTCAAACTGCTAGATTTGACTGTCATGAGTATGATCTAGATAATCAACATTTCACTGATAATATTCTATTATCTATAACACTCACAAGTGATTTTGAAGAAACAGATCGTTCATTATTACTAACACAAGATAATATTCAATATATAGGAGAATTTAAGAGAAAAGACGCTGAAGGTAATGTAAACAAAACAGTGTCTATTTTTGAGTTAAATGATCCTGATTTTAGAATATCAGCTAATTGTAGTAGAGTAAGTGATTCTTGGACTATAGCTAATAATTATATAGAAGATGAAACTTCTTATACAAGAGTGTTTTATACTGAAATCAATAATTACATAGTTGGAATGAGTATTGTAAATAATACTAAAGATCCTTTATCTATTGAAGATGCATTACAGAATCTAGCATTTATGACGAAAGAAGAATGTTATACGCCAGTACCCTTAAGTCAGCAAAGTGTTATAGTAGAAGGTAGTTTAGATTCACCTGCTAGAATTGGTGAATGGATTAGTACGTATATTTATAATCCAGAAATTGATTCATATGAACCAGTTTGTATTAGTATTACTAGAATAGAAACTGGAAAAAACGCAGAATCAATAGTTGAGGATTACAATAATATACTAGAAAGTAATCAAGCAACTAAAGATGATGTAGTAGACTTACATGATAGCGCTTGTGAATGGGTAGTATATTATTATTCAATTTTCTTCCCTAGCAGTTTTACTGCTGAAAGAAAAATAACAGGTATTGAATCACCTATTACTATTTGTAATCTTAATGATGATGGTAGAGGAATTGGTGGATATACTGATTTGCCAAGTACATTATTAGATATTTCACCAGAAATGAAAAACGTAAAAGCTGGAAGTATTTGGAGTGAAGGAATAGGATTCTACGAAATACCTCAAAATAATAAAAATTATTTGATTAAAATTCCGGTTGGAACTGATTCTAATAGCACCAAATATTTTAAGCCATAAAAATTTAGGGAGTATAAACAGAAAGGAATTTAAAAAATTATGAGAAAATCTTTTGCAACTATTGCAGTATTATCTTGTATTTTATGTTTAGCTGGATGTTCTAATACTGAACATAAGATTACTGATCCAATTCCTGACAAAGTTATTGTTGAGGAAGAACCTATTGAAGAAGTAATTGAAGATATAATTGAAGAAGAACCTGAAGAGATAGTTATTACTGCAGAATCGATTAAAATTGGTGAAATAGATAAATTACGTAAAGGTGATACCTTACAGTTAGATGTAACTATTTTACCAGAAGATACTACTAATAAGGAAGTTATCTGGACTACTAGTGATGAATCAGTTATTACTGTAGATAAGAATGGTATGATTGAAATTGTAAACTATGGAACTGCTACAATTACTGCTTCTATAGATGAAGTATCAGATTCAGTTGAAATATCTATTGCAGAACCAGATCCGTATTCAGGCTTAGCAGTTTCTAACTGTCATAGTGTAACACTTCCTAAAGGTTGTGATTATAATACTGCTATTGAAGAGATCATTAAAGGAACTTCTGCGTATCCTAATACATTTCCAGTAATTGATAATGTAGATTTTAATACTCCAGGTGTTTATGAATGTGCTTGGGTAAGACTTATGGATGATGGAACATATCTTCCGCTTAACTATGCAGTATTTACAGTTACTATCGTAGAAGAATATACTGGAGCAGCTCTTATTGATGCTGAGTATTGTACTTGGTCTATGTCTAATCATTCCGCAGAGATCATTGATTATGCTAAGCAGTATGTTCATTATTATGGAAATGGCGAGATTTCTGGTGTACTTGTAACAGAAATTACTGTACCAGGAGAGTATATAATTCGTTGGACTTCTACAGATGGTGCTAAATTTGATCAGACAATATTAGTTACAGAATAAGTTTGATATAAGATAAAAAGATCTTAAAAAATTTTCAAAAAACTATTTACAACTGAATATTGTTATGTTAAAATGAATTTAATTAAATAAGGAGTACAGTTTATGTCAAAAGTAAAAACTATTCCTGGTGTAAGAAAATCAAAACTTATTGCAAGTCTTAGAAGAAAAGAAACTGCATTAAAGAAAAAGGATAGATTTAAGAAGGCAGCAAATGGTGAGTATTCCTATGCTAGAGGCTACTGGGTTAAGGATAGTAAGTATGTAGGACATATCGTAATCGATCATATTCCTGAGCAGGTAGAGGAAAAGACAGAGTACAAGTATATTACTATTAAATCTTTGGATGTTAATGGTGAAATTACCGAAAAGATATATCGTGTACCTGTTATTACTGAAAGAAAAGTTATTCCTGCTCATGATAGAAAAAGACATTATGGTGGCGAATATGTTGAGATTCCTAAGAGACTCAGAAGAGCAAACAGCACTAATATACAGAAATACTGTAAGAAATTAACCGCAAGAAAAGTAAGAAGAAAACCTGTAGAAGAGGTTTTTGATAACAGTTCATATAAAAGACTTGTTGATCTTCAGTGGGAGTTATGGTAATATGAAATTATCCAAAGAAGAATATGAACGTTTTATAAAGATTCAATGTAGGAAAGCAATTAGTTCTGGAACTAGACTAGTTGACTTTCCTACTTGTGGTGGAAATAGAATAAAAGTAGTTATGGAATTCGAACCGTCAGTTGAATCTATAGAGAAGCTTAAAGCTGAAGATCTTTCTATTGTAACAAGCTGGAAATTTAATAAAGAAGATCATACATATGAAGAATTGCTTAACTACTTAATGAATAATTAGGAGTTATAATGACAGAGACAATTATTGTATGGGCAGTTGTATTACTTATAATGATTATTGGACTTTTACTCTAAAAGAAAGAATAGGACTTATTGATGAAAGTACCTAAAAATATTCAAGATGAATTAGAAGAAGCATGTAAATTAGTTTGTCAAACATTTGATATTGATTTTAGCAACGCAATTGTAACGTACAATATACGTAAAGGATATTTCAAAATTGAAAATATTCCTGATATCACAAGTTGGAACGAAAAGCTATTTAATATTACAAATGTATATGTTCGATCTGATAAACTTAAAATGAAAAATAAAAAAGAATCAACTATCGTAACTAATGTACTTCTAGTTATTGAAAGTATGGATGGAACATTAAAAATTCCTATTGGACTTTTAGCTTATCATAGTGGCAGTTGGTCGCTAGAGAGATATGTATATGAAGTCAATAAAGAATGTTGTTAATCCGCTATGCGGTTAGCATATATAACACAAAAACTTTTAATATTGAAAGGAAAGAAAATTATGACAAAGACAAATGATGCAAAGAATGTTGAGGCTAAGAAGCCCGTTGCAAAGAAGGCTACAGCTAAGGTGGTAGATAAGGCTGTTCTTAAGGCTCAGGAAGCTCTTAAGAAGGCAGAGGCTAACGCTAAGGTTGCTGACAAGGAAGCTACAAAGGCTGCAGATGCTGCTGCTAAGGCAAAGGCAAAGTCTGTTGCTGCTAAGGCCGCTGTAAAGGCTGCTACTGCAAAGGTTAAGGAAGCTGAGAAGGCCGCTGCCGAGAAGGCAAAGGCTGAGGCTAAGAAGGCTGCTGAGAAGGCAAAGGCAGACGCTGCTAAGGCTAAGGAAGCTGCTAAGAAGGCTGCTGTAAAGAAGCCTGCTGCACCTAAGAAGGCAGCTGCTCCTAAGGCAGAGAAGAAGGTAGAGGTTAAGCCAGCTCCTGAGACAAAGGTAGTTCCTAAGGCAGAGGCTCCTAAGGCTGAGTAATAAGTAAGTAACTCAATAATCAAATGGATGCAAGTCTGCATGGCTTGCATCCATTTTTTATTTTAGGAGAGAGAATTACCATGAATAACCAAGATCAACCAAACTTATTAGTGGCTAGAATCTTAGTTGAACCAGGAATAGCGAGAATAATGCATAAAATGTCAAAAGAATTACCAGAGGTGTTTAGACATTCGCTTAACGTAGCATACTTGACTGCGGAAATTTGCTATTCTCAAGTTGGTAAAAACATGAGAGCGGATATGATTGATAACAGAATGGATTGTATTCGTGGAGCGCTGTTACATGATATTGGAAAATTAGACATACCAAAAGAGGTGTTGCATAAGAAGGAGGAATTAACAATTGAAGAGGTCCGCATCCTTATGGAACATCCAAAACTAGGGTATAATAAACTAATTGAATTAGAAAACACATCTACTCCAGAATGCAAAGTTCAATTTTCTGATATGGTTAAGGACATCGTACTACATCATCATGAGAGTATTGATGGTACTGGCTATCCAGATAATATCTGTGAGATTAGCACTGCCACTAGACTTGTATCTCTATGTGATCGATATGATGCTATGACAGAAGATCGTCCATATAGAGAAGCTAAATCTAAGTATAGCGCATATCAAATATTATGCACAGATAACTTAGATAAAGACTTATTCTTGTTATTGGTAAGTTGTGATAACCGATAACAATTTTTTGGTAGGGAAATTATTTACAAATGCAATAAAACATGTTATTATATAAATATAGAGGTTAATATGATAAAATTAATCTTAGCACAAATACTAGTATGTATTATACAGTATTATATAGCGACAACTGAGAAAAAGAAAAATATTTTCTTAGTTACTTTTCTTTTTAATACTGCTAATATGTTGTGTTATATATTAAATAAAGATTGGCCAACAGTCTATTTTTATATAATCATCTGTGTTAGATCATTCATATATATATATAAAGATAAAATAAAAACAAGGAAATGGCATCCAATTATTCCAATTTTCTTTATAATGGTTCATATAGTAGTTGGAATAATGACTATAGAGAATGCTTGGCAATTAATTCCAATGTTAATGCCGTGCTATGTATGTTATTATATGTGGTTTTACGATACCACACAAAAACTTAGAATCGGTAATATAATCGGCAATAGTGCCTGGTTTATATATAATACTGCAACTGGTTTATACATAGTAGCTGCTGGTAGAATTATCACAGTTATTATGAATTTAGTTACTTATATTAAAAGGAGGAAACAGTGAATATTCTCAAATTTAATGAAGAATTATCAGACCAAGAGAAATTTCTCAGCACAAAAATTCCTGGTTGTAACATGAAATTTAGAAATCAATTTTGTGTTACTGGTAGTAAGTTTGAGTATGCAGATCTAAGCAAAGTCAAAGTAAATACTGACAAGATGTCTATAGTTCCGAAGATCTTCTCAAAAGATGATGAAGCTATTGAGCTTGATTATATCGGACTTTATTCTATTGGTATTTTGGAACTTTTGTATTTAGGTCTTTGTTCAGCTAAAGAAGATGACTGTCATAGTAGTGTTGCTCAGTTTTGTTCAATGTTTACAAGTAGTGTCAATAATGTATTTTCATCTTGTGAAGATGTAGAAAATATCTATGATGTTATGAGTAGTTTAGCTGAAGAAGGCAATGATTATAATGAGGCATTCAACTTATATTTTATGATGAGGACACATTATGATCGGTCTGGACATCAGACATTATTAAGGTATGCAGATTGGCTAATGCTAATATGGTTAGTTGATCCTCAGACGTATTGGGAAGTATTTTTTGACATATTAAGTTTTACTAACTTAAGTCTACTTACTATGTTTAGTGATTATCTTAATCCAAATATTGATTTTGATGTAAAACAGCCTTGGTTAAGTAAAGATTCTGATCTTAAATTTGGGGCAATAGAATACACTATTCCCGGTACAGATAAAATAAGAAAAATCACTGATTGTAGAGGAATATCTATTTACTTAGTATGGTCTTTGTATTATAGATTACTGTACAATTATGGATTTGACTGTGAAAGAACTCCCGCAATTTCCTATCATGATGACAGAATCATAAAAGAGATTGATAAAGTGATTAAGTCATGTATAGGAGATGATAATCAGTCTAAAGCATTAAAGGGCAAAGGACTTAATCAAAAAGCTGAGTTCAATACATTAAATATGTTTGTTTATGATCAACCTAATAATGTTGTCTTTACAATCAATAGTCAAAAGTTTGTGAAGCATTATTATGAGGAAGTTGTTTTATTTATGAATCGTCATAACATAGATCAGATTCAGTATAATAAGAACATCAATATGCATTATTCAAATATCTATAATTTGTTTGCCGCTATTGGTGAATTATTCTACTTATCTTCAACAAAATTAATGGTAAATCGTGAACAAGAATATGTTAATGCTATTCTTACTCTTAAGGATTCTAATGACAAACTTATGGCAGAAGTGGAGCGTCAGCATAATCTATATAAAGATGCTGAACGTCAATGCAAAAATATTGAAAGTGAAGAGATAGAATCACTTAAGAAACAGCTAGCTGAAGCTCAGTCTATTATTGAGAACAAGACAAAAACTATTAGTGATCTAGTAGAAAAGAACTCTGAACTCAATAAGAGAATTGATGACTTCTATACTGATGAAGATAGCCTTGAAGAAGATGAAGAAATAAGCGCAACTACATTAGAAGAAATGGTAGCTATGCTTAATGACTTTAAGATTCTCATGGTTGGTGGTAGAACTGAACTACTTGGTAAACTCAACGAGTATGGTTGGGTTAATGTAGATCAGGTAGATAAAAATAATATTAGTACTGGTGTGGATGTTGCAAAATACTCAGATTTCTGTGTTATCAATACTCGATTCATTAGCCATACATTGGCACATAAAGTTGAATCAGTAACAGAATCTGAAAGACGAATGAGTTTTAATGGAACCAATCCTGAAAAACTTATTGTGGCTACTTATGATTTTGTTAAAAAGTATTTTGAAAAGGAGTAAATGCAATGAAACGTTTAGTATTATTTCTAGTAGTTACCATGTGTCTAACTGGATTAGTTGGATGTGGTGGTAATATATCATTAAAGCTAGATGAGAATGGATCACCAGAGGTCACCTGGAAACCTTCTAAAGGTGATGGAACATTTACACCTATAGGTGATGTATTCCAACAACCGGTTGTAGAAGGAGCTGAACTAATGTGTTTAGCTGACTCACAGGCAGAAGCCGAAGATATTGCAGAATTATATGATATTACATTAGTTGAATTTGCAAATGGTGTAGCTACTTTTACTACTGATAAAGACTTACAAGAAGTTATTCAGATAGGTAAAGATAATGGTTGGACTGAATTAAGTATCAATCATATAATTGAACTTGATGATCCTGTTGCTAAACCAATTGATGGTTTTGAAGTTAAAATGATTGATGGAACTGATGAAGAACTCCTTGAAGATATGGGAGATGTAAATGAAGAATTACAGGAAGTATCTGACAGTGAAAAGTTCCAGAAAGCTGATGATAAAACTCGCTACGCATTATTAACTGCAAAACTTACTGAATTAGAACTTCAAAAACGTATTACTAATGTTAGATATAATTCAGAAGATAAATGTTTTTACTTTGTCTATGCATATGGTTCAGAAGGCGCATGGTCACTTCATCCAAATGAATGGGATCCTGAAATGAATTAAAAATAGAAGAAATAAAAGAATCTTGATTAAGAAAGGAAGTTAAAAAATGAGTGTAACTAAAATTGTTATTACAGGTGGTCCATGTGCAGGTAAGTCTACTGCTATGAGTAGAATTCAGTCTGAACTGGGACAGCTAGGCTATAGAGTATTATTTATAGCTGAATCTGCCACAGAAATTATGACCAGTGGAGTTAGTCCTATGGATCCAAACTTCCAGAAGCACTTGTTAGATTATCAGTTACAAAAAGAACGTATCTATGATGATTATGCTAATGATATTGGTGGCAAGGTTATTATAGTTCTTGACAGAGGTGCTCTTGATAGCAAAGGTTATATGTCTAAAGATGAATGGGAGAATCTCTTAAAAGAATTTAATACTACTGAGATTGAATTAAGAGATCATTATGATGCAGTATTCCACTTAGTAACTGCAGCTAAAGGTGCAGCAGAATTCTATACTACTGCTAATAATGCAGCAAGAAGAGAAACTCCTGAAGAAGCAGCTAAGGCAGATGATGCTCTTCTTGAATCTTGGACAGGTCATCCTCATTTTAGAGTAATTGATAATAGTACTTATTTTGATGAAAAGATTAAGAGACTTTTGAAAGAGATTACAGCTTTCTTAGGTGAACCTGAACCATTTGAAATTGAAAGAAAGTTCTTAATCAAATATCCTAATATTAAATGGTTAGAATCTTTACCTAATGTAGAAAAGGTAGAAATTATTCAGACATATCTTAATAGTGAACCTAATGAAGAAGTTAGAGTTCGTCAGAGAGGTAAAGATGGTAATTATATCTATACTAAGACTACTAAGCGTAAAGTATCTGATATTAAGAGACTTGAGCTTGAAAGAAGACTATCTAAAGATGAATATCTTGCAGAACTTATGAATGCTGATACCTCAAAACATCAGATTCGTAAGACTAGATATTGTATGACTTACAATAACTGTTACTTAGAGCTTGATGTATATCCTTTCTGGAAAGACGAAGCAATTCTTGAAATTGAACTTTCTAAAGAAGATGATGAAATCTCTATTCCTAAGGAGATAGAGGTAATCAAAGAAGTAACAGACGATGAGTCTTATAAAAATGTGAATTTAGCAAATTTGTAAGGAAGGAAATCTAATTATGAACATTTATATATCATACTTTTATAACATTAGATTTTTTCCTGAAAACTTGCTTCCAGTATCTACTGCAGCATGGGATCCAAAATGGTTTCATAATTTTGGTAAATCTAATGTCGTATTCAGAGATAAACGAAATGTAGTAAATGGTGTTAGAATGGATGAGTTTGCACCAATATCTTTATATGATCCAGAAAATGACTGTCCTCAAAAAGGTACACCTTGCAAACATACTCCAGATTCATGTAATTTCTTAAAGAAATATAACAACCATTTAGATACACTTGATTTTACACAAATTGTTGATAAGCTTAAAGAACTCAACACTCAATACAATACTCAAGATGTTTGTTTTATAGTGTATGAAAAACCAGATAATCCATGTTCAGAAAGAACTGGACTAATTAGATGGTTTAAGGAACATAATATCGAACTGGTTGAATGGACTAAAACATCAATGGTAATTTGAACTATTTAATTATAATAAGGAGGTAACTTCTAGTTGCCTCTTTTATTTTTAATTCTAAGAGAGGTAATATATGTTAAAAGATGAATGGATGGTATTTCATAATAAAGAAAAAATAAATGATCGACTTAGTAAGACATTAGGTGAGTCTAATTATAATTCTCAAAATTATTTGGAACAACTTAGTCATATATGTAATGATTTTGATGAAATAATTAAAAAATCTATAGAGGATTTAAGCAGATCAGATATATTAGCAGCAGTTACGTATACATGGTGGGCAATTGAAGCAGTTGATTGTATTTATAAAGAATTAAATGACACATTTAGTATAAATTTAATTACGTCTAGTAAGTATAATGAGATACATAAATTTGTAATAGCAATACGTTCGTTTATTGTAGCTCATCCACTTGAAACTAATCGACATCCTAAGTTTGGATTAGATGGAACTTATATATTAACAGATATTTATTCTACTTGGTCTAAATTTATAAGACAACCAAATGATATAATATATTTATCTATAAAAGGCTGTAATAATAAACCATCTAAAAATAAATCGTATATCTACTTAAAAGTTTATCCTACTAAAAATAATGGAAATACATTGTATCAAAAATGGTTTGCACTAAGCTTTAGTGATTTAGAATATAGTATTTCTTATTGTATTAAAACTTTAGATGATTATAATAAGATCTTAAAGAAATCAATTAAGAAGTAGGTAATTATATGAAGTGTGAGATTTGCGGAAAAGAATTTAATACTAAAAAAGGTGCTATAAATCATTTAAGAACACATAGTATTTCGACAAAAGATTATTATGACAAATATCTAAAACAACCAAATGAAGGTATTTGTCAAGTATGTGGAAAAGAAACAGCTTTTGATGGATTATTTTATGGATATAAACGTAATTGTAGTAATAGATGTTCAAATTTGAATCCAATTGATCGAGAAAAAAGAGAACAGAGCATGTTAAATAATTATGGAGTCAAACATGCATTGCAGTCAAATGAAATACAAATAAAAATGGAAAAGTGTAATTTAGAAAAGTATGGTGTTAAAAACGCAGGTCAATCTAAAAATGCAAAAGAAAAACGTAAGAAAACTAATCTTAAAAAGTATGGAACTGAAAATCCATTTCAATTAGATAGTATTAAAGAAAAAATTAAACACACTAATATTAAAAAGTATGGTGTAGAATATGCAGGCCAAGCTGAAGTGATTAAGAAAAAATCAAAACAGACTATTTTAGACAAGTATGGAGTTAACTGTAATTTATCAATACCAGAAGTCAAAGAAAAAATAAAACAACATAATTTAGAAAAATATGGAGTTGAATATAGTTTATCTGCGCCAGAAATTAGAGAAAAAATAAAAAATACTAATAAGAAAAAATATGGTGTAGAATATGTTGGGCAAAATAAAAAGATAAAAGATAAAATATGTAAAACTAATAAAGAAAAATATGGTGTAGAAAATATATTGATGCTACGTGAAGTTAAAACTAAATCTAAACAAATACAGCACTATGAAAATAAAAAATTAGATTCTGAAATTGATGATCCAGATGAATAAGGAGAAATAATTATGATATGTCAAATATGTAATCAAGAATTTACTGATGCAGGCTTTGCATACCATATTCATTTTTCTCATCATTTAAGTGATAAAAGATATTATGATAGGTATATTAAAGCTGAATCTGAAGGTATTTGTGAAAAATGCGGAAAAGAAGCGGACTTTATTAGCCTATCTAATGGTTATCATAAACTATGTAAGTCATGTAAGAATCAATCACAAAAGATAATTTGTAGAATATGTGGTCAAGAAACTAATGCTTTAGGTATGCCAAGTCATTGTAAAAAACATGGACTTACTACAAAAGATTATTATGATAAGTTTCTTAAAGAAGGTGTGTGTAGAATCTGCGGAAAACCTACTAAATTTGGAACTATTATGACTGGATATAATAAAACATGTAGTAGAGCTTGCCAATATGAATATCAGAAGACTGCTGAATATGAGTCTATACGAATTTCTACTATACAACAAACTTATGGTGTAGATTATACTGGACAGATTGAATCTGCAAAAGAGAAACGTAAACAAACTACATTAGATCATTATGGTGTTGAAAATCCTTTTCAATCTGATATAGTTAAAGAAAAATGTAAACAAACTTATATAAAACACTACGGAACTGGCCATAATATGAAATCTGAAAAAGGAAAAGAAGAGTATAAGCAAGGTGTTAAAAAGAAATATGGAACAGACTATATAACACAGGCAGAAGAAGTACAAGCTAAATCTAAATCTACAAAATTAAGTAATCAGATACTTAATAATGAGTTAGAAGATGCAGATGAATAGAGGAAAGGAATTATGAGTTTATCAAAGAAGGAAGAATTTGCTAAAATCAATCAGATACAAGATGAATATATCAATGAGTTATCTGAAATTATTGATAGTCCTTTATGGACTAAAATGAAAAGAGTAGATTTTAAGTCAAATACTGGTACAGGTAAGACTAAAATGATGAGTAAACTTATCAATAAGTTTCCTAATTACTATTTCATTGTAACTACTCTTTCTAAAGGTGGTTTACAACATCAAACTAGATCTGATCTAAAAGATGATTGTAAGCAAGATAATTGGTTTGTATATGGTACTGCGGACTTTAGACTAAACAGTAAACTTCAGGCAGATGAAATAATTGCTAAGATTCCTAAAGATACTAAGTGTATATGGATTCGTGATGAAGGTCATATAAAAACTAACCGTTATGATGAATTACTTGAAAAAGTTTGCTACAAAGTAATCAATTTTTCAGCTACGCCTATTTTAGATCCGGCTATTGATTGTAACTTTACTGATACACTTATGCTTCGTACAGTTAATCAACAAGTTGGTACACCTGAGCAAGCTATTGAAAAATTGATGGAAGTAAAGAAACAGCATAAAAATGTGCCTAACTACAATCCATGTGCTATTTTCAGATGTGTTAAAGATGATCCAGAAATTATGTCAAGACTTGATATTATTTGTAAAAAGTATAAGCTAAAAGTAATCAATATTACAGATGAAGCTTATGATATGGCAGATATTTGTAGAGATGATAATGAATATGATGTTATTATCAATAAATTTAAGATTGTAGAAGGAATCAACATTAAAAGAGCACATGTTCTTTATATGGATAACCAACCCGGTAATGTAAAGACTACTATTCAGGTTATTGGTCGTTGTAGAAGAAATGCTCTTTTATACAATGAGTTCCCTAATCCTAATAATAACTATCCTGGAACTGGAATTGATATATGTAATCCTAAGAATAAGAAACTGTTACATGATACAGTAGAATGTTATGTATATTACAATGAAAAGTTTCAAATTAGTGAAGATGAAGCTGGTGAACTTCAGTATGCATTCTGCAATATTATATCTTGTCAAGCTATCAAAGCAAATAGAACAGTTGAAGTTGAAAATGGTAGAATGGCTAATGGTCTTTATATTATTGAACTTCAAGGTAAAACTGGTAAGTACAAAATTGTAAAAGATCCTAAATATGGTTTTAATGTAGTTAAACCTCTTACAGAATTTTATTCAGATCAACATAAAACTGTTCAACCATGTATCTATACAATAGATAGTGATGGTGAATATCGAAAAGTATTATGTAAAGATTTTGAGCATTTCTTAGTAACTGATACTGAAGGATATTTTGATGAAGGTACAGGTCGTATTGAATATAGAAAGACTAATCTATATTATTCTATGAATGGTGTAAAGGCATGTAAAATTACTATTCCTTTCGACCAAGATGTATTAGATTATTTCAAGTCTAAACGACCAAATATCACTAAACATAATATCAAAAAGTATGTAAATCTAAATTATGATGGACGTGAGATTAAGAATTATACATTCGTCAATTTTAAGTTACGTAGACAGCTACAAAATAAAGAAGCCATTGAAAATTTAGATTTAAGTACAGTTAAAATTGGTTATGCAGATATAGATCATTTCTTCGCATTAGTAGAACGTTCAATGAAAAATATCAAAATCAGTAATATAGATGATACAGATATTGAAATGATTATTGAAGAGGTTAATGATAATCTTGATGCAATTGAACAAGATTTATCTAATCAAGATGTTGTAGTTATTCTAAGATGTCAGATTGATCCATATAATTTGAATAAGTATAAGAAACGCTGTACAGATTTTGATATAAACCTTATTGAACATAATCTACAACCAGTATATGATAAGAAAGCACCGCTTAATGCAGTTCATTTATATAAAGAATACACTAAACAAACAAATGATTATGAAAGCGCAATGTTAGGTGTAGAATCTTTCCATGCTGCAAATGTAGATGGTAAAACACAATGGTTTGAAACAAAAGCAGTTAGTTCAAAAGTAGGTAATTATAATAAGTTTAACAAATATCTTAGTATGACATATGAAAAAGAGCTTGAAATTGCTAAAGATCAATTATTTAGTGGTTCGAATAACTACAAGATTGATAAACGCGTAAATTCTATGCTTGGATATTGTGTTGAGTACTATTCCAAGTATTTAGTTTATGGTGATGAGTTCTTAGGTTATTATATAGACAAAGCTATGCAAGAATCTAAGTCTGACACTGTAAATGATGGTATTATCATCAAGGCATGTGTACAGAAATATAAGGAAAACATGGCTAAATCATATAGTAGTACATCATTAGGAGCTTTGATTAAGTCAGTATCAGTAAGTACACTTATTCAAGACAACTATAGATACTTTGTTAAGTTAGTAGTATCTAAAGGTAAGCAAGTTGCAGAGTTTGTTAAGCAAACTTTATATCCAGATGGAAATATAACAAATTGTTGTGATCCAAACTTATCTATTTCACATATAGCAGGTCTTGCTGACTATATAACTGAAGATACAATTCTTGATATTAAGGTTACTGGTTGTATAGGTGAAGGATATATAAGACAAGTTCTTGCATATCATTATCTATCTACTAAGAGAAGTGATTTACATATCAAGAGAGTAATTGTATATGATGCTACTAGTGGAAGATCAGTTATTGTACCTATTAGTGAGAAGAATCAAAAATAATTTAAAGGGGACGTTAATATGAGTAATAACAACTTAATGGAAAATCAAATAATTAACTTGTACGCAAAAAAAAATTAGCAGTAACGCTAATAGTAATTAGTAGTATATTATCATGTTATATAATTCCAATTCCATTATTAGTATTAAGTATTATATACATGAATAAGTTAAAAAAACAAGCTATACAATTAGATATTAAAGATACTGATGAAAATTTCGTTTTAATACAAAATATAATGAAGAGTAGACAAATATATGAAATAACTAATTCGTCTAAACAAACATGTTCAAAGACAAATGGTTATGTAGGAACTATTCTAAAAAGACGAAATGCTAAATTTAAGTTAAAATCAGTATTTCCATTTCTTAATACAGGAATATTAGTTAAGAGTAAAAAATGCAAATTTTGGTTTTTACCTGATCGAGTTATAGTATGTAAAGGATCTAAATTATATCAGTATACTTATAATGATTTTGATATTTATACTGCAAATGAACCATTTATTGAACATAAAAGAGTTCCAAAAGATGCTGAAGTAATTGGCAAACATTGGCAACATACAAATAAGGATGGTTCAAGAGATCAAAGATATTCAAAAAATAAGTCTCTACCGGTAGTAAATTATGGTGTAGTATATATTAAATTAGACGGTACTATTATAACAAGTTATCAATATTCTAATATAAATGTATAAGGAGAATTGACATGGCAAAGAAAAAGAAATTCGGTTTTTCATTTAGTTGGAAACGCGCTACTGGAATATCTTCTATGAAACAGAAGGTAGCTAAGGCAACTGGTATTCCTACTACTAAAGGTGGACGTCAAAGAAAATTTGGAAGTCTATTCAAAATAAAATAAGGAGTTTATATGACAGTTGATGAATTAAAACAACTTTTACCTACTACAAAGGTATTTAATATATCTTTTGGTGATAAGGTTGATTATAAGAAAAGTAAGCTCGGTGGGTCATTTTATTGGCCCACTGAGACTGGACCTGAGATGCAGTTTTTAGCTCAGATCAATTTTGAAGAACTACCAGAAAATGATATATTCCCTAAAACTGGATTACTACAGTTCTTTGTTGCAGATGATGATAGTTGGGGATTATTTGCAGAAAATAGTCATTTGGTAGTTTATCATGAAGATATATCTAAAGGATACGAATTACGAAAAGACTGGGAAGATTCACCTTTAGAACAAACTGATCTTGGTATGAAATTTGAATTGTCTGAAGATTATTTGTCTATAGCTGACTATAGATTTAGTTATGAAGGTGATATTACTGATGAAATGTATAAGGAACTTGGTGGATGCGGTAGTAAAGTTTTAGGTTATCCGTTCTTTACTCAGTTTGATCCAAGAGAAGATAATCAGTATGATACATTGCTCTTCCAGTTAGATTCTGAAAATGGAGTTATGTTATGGGGAGATTGTGGTGTAGCAAACTTCTTTATTAACGGAGCTAAACTTAAACAACACGACTTCTCAGATATTCTATATAACTGGGATTGCTGCTAGAGGCTATTTAATAATATAAGTAATTTTGTCAAATTATTGTAGAAAATCAGTTAAGAAAGGAGCACTGTATGAAGTGTGAAATATGTGGTCATATCACAAAATCATACCAAGGATTATCTAAGCACATCAATACAGTGCATAATGTTAAACCTAAAGATTATTATGACCAATATCTAAAACAGCCTAATACTGGAATATGTATATGTGGAAAACCCACTCCATTTCTAAATTTAAGAAAAGGTTATCAGAAACATTGTTGTGCTAAATGTGCACAAATTGATCCTAATACACAGAATCATTTTCGTGTAGATAATCCACAAAAAGATACAAATATTAGAGCTAAAACTATTCGTACATGTAATAAAAAGTATGGTGGAGTTGGATTTAAGTCACAACAAATACAAGAAAAAGCCGTTAAAACTAGATTAGATCGATATGGAGTAGTTAATTCATACCAAATACCATCTATTGCAGAAAAAGCTAAAATAAATAGCCATACAGATGAAGCTAAAGCTAAACGATTATCGTCACAAGAGGCAGCTGTAGACAAATATGCAAAAGAACATAATTTAGTATATCTTGAGTCTGTATTTAAGCTAAATAAATGTTGTGGATGGATATATGATATAGATATATTGGTTTATAAAAATAGAAGACTTATAAAGAAATCTGATATAGACTACATCAAAAACTTCAAAAGTAGTAATAGATCATCTAAAGAAAGACAATTGGTTGAAATGATTCAAAAGAATTATAAAGGTAAAATTACAACTAATTCTAGAAAAGTAATTCCACCAAATGAAATTGATATTTACTTACCTGATCTAAAACTTGCAATTGAATTTAATGGATCTTACTATCATGCAGTAGAAAATGGAACTGAAGTTGATTATCATCTTAAGAAATCTATTAACTGCAGAGATAGTGGAATTAGGTTGATTCATATCTATGAGTTTGAAGATTTTGATGTGCAGTTAAAACTATTGAAAAGTTTATTACATGGAGTTGATAAATATTCTACAGTAGATTTTAACAAGAATAATTTAATTACGAAAATTCCTAAACCAACTATTATATATTCAGATGGAAGATTAACTATATATGGTGCAGGAAAATTAGTAAAGGAGGAAAATTACATATGAGTGTAGTGAAACAGGTTGAGTTCAGTGTTAAACCATTGAACAAAACCGACCAATATTTTGGTTTTTCGCTTGAAGATGACCCTATGTATCTAATGCCTGATGGATCTGTATTTCACAACTCAGGTAAATCGGTAAACTGACTAATAGTGCAATAAATGCATAGCTATTAGTTCGCCGTCCATAATGAAGTCATCAAGTAAATTATGGATTATTAGTGAGGAATTAAGCTGGAAAATGGTTTGCAACCATAATCAGAATGTTAAGGCTATATGTAAAAGTATAGTCAACGGCAACGCGTAGAAGTTGAACCTTTAATTGAGATATTAGAGAATATAATACTTCCAAGAGGCCTCACCATTGGATGACACAGATGCAGAATCTGTAATGAAAAGGTACGCTGGACTTATGTTGTAATGACATAGAAAATAAGATAAAAAGCTTATTGATAACAATTCGGTGTGAACAAAGCATAGTGGGTCACGTATCGCGTTACTCAGATCGATTCCAATTAGTAGGTGTTGACTGTAAAAGAGTAGAATTTAACCTTTTACGCGGCGTAAGTAACTTTGCGCATTCCTATTGAACCTCATTACTCAAGGGTGTGATATAGATCTTATTCTATATTGCTAACGGTATCAGTTGAATAAGACTGCTATATGAAGTGTTACAACAAGATATATAGCCTTAGACCATAGACGAAGCAGCTGACTAAGAGATCCTACGGTCTTTCGTAAGATAGCAGGTAATACCGTGCCAAGCTTAATTGAAGGTGTATCGACTATCTCCATAAGGAGAGTACGACTGAAGATGAGTTACAGTTGAAAGTGATAGGAGTATATAAATTTATATACGAGATATAGTCAGGTTTATAATGAAAATTATAGAGTTAACCGAAAAGGCGTGAAAGGTGTCGCGTTGGATGTACCTACAGCAGCAGATGCAGTGGCCAACTTCCAACAGATTATGATGGACAGATTTAAGTTCATGGAACAGATGCAGGTTTTATAAACATGTATGGCCTGCGCGTAGAGTAATCTGCGTGAGAAATAAACTATTTAATTGCTGGAACAGTATTCTTATAATGAATACGACTCTAACAACAATCAAGCTACAACATAATTCGAAAGAATAGATGTGAATGCAACGAAAGTAGAAAAAATTGATTGTTTGGCCTATGGTTAAATCCTAAGGGCTAGTAGAATGAGGAACCTTAGCAGCTAAGTACCCTAACGTTATACTTAGACCATAAGTTAGTTAAGTCGAGGGTAAAAGTTCAACGACTAGAGCTTACAGAGGCTACATCGTAAAATAAGAGTGGAAATCTCGAATATTTGTAGCAATACTCGTAGGGCCTATATGGTGGGTGAGATTCCCTTAAATCGAAAAGGTAGTCCCCTAGTAATAGGGTGAAGATATAGTCTAAGGAGAAATTAGAATGAATGAAACAATATGCAGAATATGTAATCAACCAATTTCAAATAGGTTGTTTAAGAAACATTTAGAACAGCATAACATTAGTCAACAAACATATTATGATATGTACTTTGGAAAAGGTGTATGTGAAGTATGCGGTAAACCTACAAACTTTAAGGATATTTTCAAAGGTTATAATAAGTATTGTTCTAGATCATGCTTAAATAAATCTACTATACATTCTAATTCAGTTAAAACTACTAAAATTATTAGGTATGGAACTCCTACATACAATAATCCAAATAAGACGAGTGAGTCTTTATTAAATAGAACAGATGATGAAAAACAGAAATCTATTCTTAAAAGAAAATCTACTTGCCAAGCAAAGTATGGAGATGAAACATACAATAATAGTAAAAAGTATAAAGAAACTTGTCTTAAGGTATATGGAACAACTAGTCCATTTGCGGTAGAATCAGTAAAGCAAAAAATTTCAGACAAATACTATGCTAAATCTGATGAAGAAAAGAAAGCAATTTATGCAAAGAGACAAGCTACATTTGATAGTAAAACTGAAGAAGAAATGAAGATTATTGGTCAGAAACATAGAGATGCATATATGTTGAAGTCAGATAAAGAAAAAGCTGAGATTAAACATAAAAGTTATCTGACTAAAAAGAAGAATCATTCATTTAAGGTATCAAAGACAGAAGATTTATGTTATGAACAACTTTTAAGTATTTATCCAGATGCTAAACACGGATATAAGTCAACTAAATATCCTTTTGTATGTGATTTATACATTCCATCTAAAGATATTTATATTGAACTTAACTTTCATTGGACACATGGATTACATCCATACAATAAGAAAAATGATAGTAAAAAGTTAACAGAGTGGATAGAAAAATCTAAAACATCTAAGTATTTTGAAAATGCTATTCATACTTGGACAGTTAGAGATACACACAAGTTAAAAGTAGCTAAACGTAATAAAGTACAATTATTTGTATTTTATACTAAATCTGAGTTTGATACTTGGTTATCTATGCAATAATGTTTATAAAATCAAAGACAAAGAAGTTAACTACTTTGAAGTATTTGGTAAGAAGGTTCAGTTTGATGAAATCTTCGAGCTTATGGTAGACCTTGATGAATCTGATAGAAACTATAGTAAAATGAAGGCTATTTATCCTGATGGACGTCAGCCTATTATTACTACTATTCAAAAAATTTACGATGGCATGATGGAAGGTAAATGGGAAGGAAGAAATCCTCAGTTACCTGAAGTAAAAGGTTACAACTCATATATTGATAAGAATTCAATAAGAATGTCGAAAGGTATTTATGTGCCTAAGGTACTTTTATTCCTTGCGGACGAGTTGAATGAGTTGATGACCTCTGATGATTATAAGTCAGTTGATATTGTTAAACAGGCTCTTGGATCTATTGCCCGTCTTGGTCGTGCTGCTGCAGTACACTTAGCACTTGCATGTCAGAGAGCTTCAGGTTCTACTATTTCTACTGACTTGAAGAACAATATTCAGATGTCAGTTCTTCTTGGTGGATTTGATGATGGTGCTTCTCAGCTTATGTTTGAGAAGGATATTTCTCAGTTAGCTAAACCTCAGATTAAAGGTCGTGGTTTCATTGGATCTGGTAATGAGATTATTGAAACTCAGACCTATTATACACAGCCGGAGAATTAAATATCCCAGTGGTTCTCCTTAAACCTATCGAATTGCTGGAACAGTATCAAATAACGATACGTACCTAAGAGCTCTTCAAGCTACAGCATAAGTATGAAATACGACTAAGTGCGAACGCGACGAAAGTAGAAAAAATTGAAGAGATGACCTAAGGTCGTTAATGGCGAGACCTAAGGGTAATAAGAATGGGAAATCAGCATCCAAGCCTCGAATAGAGGTGGGTTCAACGACTATCGAAAGTGTATTTATAGTTAAATACTATAAAGAGTAAATGAGTAGAGTAAAGCCAACATGGTTAGCATTTAGATGAGATTAGTCTAAAGTAAGTCTATTAAATTGAAGTGGTAGGTGTTATATATATGGTAATAGTATATATAATGATGATATAGTCTAGACTTTTATGAAAGTAAAAGAATGTCCAATATAACGGACTGGGAGTTTGATGAAGATCAGAAGCTTTCTTACAATAATCCTGTGTTTGTAGAGTTATGTAAGAGACGTGGTAAAAACTTCGACGAGTTAAATACTGGTTGGGTACCTCAGCATAAGATTGGTGAGGAACCTGAAGAGGAAGAGGATGAAATCGAAGAAGAAGAGGATGAGTTTGAAGAGGATGAAGATCTTGATGAAGATGAACTCTTTAAAGATGACGCACCTAAGAAAGAAGCTCCGCCTAAGAAAGAAGATACGTTTGAAGATGATGAAGACGAAGATGAAGAACCAGTAACATTTAAGTTTGGTGGTAAGAAGTCTAAAGATGAGCCTAAAGACGATAAACCTAAGGTTGAAGCAGATTCACCTGCGGTATCAATGGATGATTTAACTAGTTTATTTGGAGGATCTGCACCTAAGACTGAAACTCCACCTGCACCACCTACTGTACCAGCTCAACCTAATTTTGGTGCTCCTACTGGACCTACTCAACCTAATTTTGGTCAACCTTCAAATAGAGAGAGAATTGGAGCAGCATTAAATCAGATTCCAGGTCAGAAACCGGTTATTAAGCTTAATATTGATAAAACGACTGCAGATCAGCCTATGGCACCTGCGCCTAAGACAACTATTAAGTTAAAACCTAAGAATCCACAGTAAACAATTAAGGCTAGTCTGAAATATGGCTAGCCTTCTTTTTGAGGAAAATGTTATGAAAAAGATATTTATCTATATAGCAGAACTAGTTACGGTTATTTTAGCTATTATTACAGCTTATAGATTAGGTTATTGCAATGCATGTGATAAATACATAGGAGCTTCAGAATGTAAGCCTACTAGAAGATTACATTTCTTTGAAATATAATCTAGTTTTTATTAAGTAATTAATAGCAAAAAAGGTTACACTAATATGCTATATACATACAATATAAAATATTTAATTTGAACTTTTTTCAAAAAAATTTCATACGGAGTCATGTAAAAATGAAAAATAACGTTAAATTTATTGTATGTATTATTTTATGTTTATCTATAATCTGCTTAGGATTTACATCTGTACCTACTAAAGCAAGAATAAATACAAGTGAACTTGTTATAGATCCTAAAATAAATTTATCTACAAATACTTCTACTATGTTATATAGTAAATCAAAATTAGGATATAACGTAGCACATGTATTAGAGATAATTCCTGAAGTAGTTCCAGTAGCTCCTGTTTATGTAATGACTACTGAGAATTATTTTAACATGTTTCCAGAAGCAGTTAGAAATGCATTTTATGCAGATGGATGGACTTGGGAAAAAGTAGACTATAATTTGGGTCCAGTTTATGGATTTGACAGTATACTTGGATTAACTGTTTGGGGAAATAAACAAATTCTCATTGACTATAAGGATTCTGCTAATAGCTCTATTTTACATGAAATTGGACATGCATTTGAATATAGTCCAAGAGTAAAAGGTGTTAATAGTACAGAATTTTTAAACTTATATAATGCACATTGGCAAGAATGGCATAACAATTACGGTATGCACATAAACAATTATAATACACCTGAAGAAGGATATGCTCAATGTTGGGAAATCTTTATTCTAAAACCTTGGTGTCTTGATGACGAAACTAGAGCATTTATTGAATCAGAGATATATAATATAGGAGAATAATATGGAAAATAATTCATATTTTATAATAATATGTAATAGTGGATGGGCACTTACATCATTACCATTCTTATTTATATTTGGTATAATTGGAGCAGCTATTGCTGGAAGTGTACTTTTAATAATTCTTATAGCTAAAGCAAAGATGCGTGATTAAAATTAAATACCTATCTCGAAAGAGGTAGGTATTTTGTTTTGAAAACTATTTACAAATAGTCTAAGATAAGTTATAATACAATTATCAATAATTGGAGGTATTATATGAAGGCATCTATATTTGTAAATACTATACAAGAATATATAGATAAATATGCAAAGGAATATGATTTAATTAATCATATGTGTTATCCATATCATGACCAGTATGGTTTCATTGATGTAAAAGGACTTAAAACACAGATCATTCTTATTCCAGAAAAATGTGAAAGTCTAACGGATATACATCGAATAGATGAATTTCCTGAAAAACGACTTAAACTTAATACTATTCTTGAACGAATTCGAAAAGAAATTGAACAGAATGGTGATCGAGATCTTTATTATAAAACTTTTGACGGTAAAAAGGAACTCGTCAATCACTGGCAAACCACATATAGAATGATTGTTCCAATGTACTTAGACGACGTAGAGGAGACTAAAAAATGAGTGAGTATATTTCTATTGAAAAAGAAGAGCCTGAATTTGGAAAACTGGTTTACATTATGACTAGAGATGGTCGTGTATATAAGGCATTTAAGGTAGATTCGTCATTCTATGAATGTGGATATTGTTTTGAAGATATTTATTATATGGACCACAAAAGAGAAGATGTGGCTGCATGGAAACCTATAGATTAGGAGAATATTATGAGAATTATTGATAAGAAACATGATTTTTATGACTACTTAAGTAATCCCGAAGATCCACTTGTATTTGATCGTAGGGATTCTTATATTGTACCTAAAGCTGATATTTGTAATAAACTTGATTGGGTTAGATATGATAAAAACTCTAACTATAGATTTGTAGTTCTTCAGTGCGGAGCTACTTACTGGTTACTGCTTGTAACTATTACTAATAGAGATTACTTTAATGGAAATTATGATGTAGAGTTACTTACTACTTGGAAGAATTTCAATAAAAAGAGAGAACTTCTTAAGCTTGAACTTATTTCTTTTACTAATTATTTCTTACATGGTAAAAGCAACAAAACTGATCATAATAAGATTCTAGAGAATGTAGATAAGATCAAAAATATGATCGATACAAATGACTACATTTCTGAGTGTGCTCTTTGTGATAGTGTACACCATCACTATAACTATAAGACTAAAGAAACTGATACTACTTTTCAGCCACCTATCCTTATAGATACTGGAATTGGTAAAGTTATAGATCCTATGCAAATGTTTTTAGCTATTGAAGAGCACTTCTCACTACTTAAGACAGAATCTGAGAGAACTGATCCTATTGGAATGACTAACAATGATAAGATTACTTCTCATGGTTTTGATACAAAGACATCATTTAGAGGTAAATAAATATGACTAGAGACGAAATCAATAAGTATACTGAACTAAAAGTAACACTTGAACAAAAACGAGATGAGTACGAAGAATCTGTATATGATCTTAAAGCTGAATTAGATAGACGAAAAGCTGCATATGAATTATCTGTTAAAGACCTTGTAGATGAAAAAGAACAGTTATGCCAACAGATTATAGATAAGGCCTATGATATTTTGCATAAGATTGAAAAGATTCTTATAGATCGTATAGGCTATTATAAAGATTGGACTATTGCTGAAGAAGAATTTGGTGTGATTATTAACAAAGATGATGACAGTGAATATTCACCGGGTCTTAGAAGCAAAATTAACTGTATAGAGTCTATTTCAAGTAGTTATATTGATTTTTCAGTTGATCAGGATTTACGTGATGGAGATTATGCATCAGGTACTATTAGTATTCCTATTAAATACTTTGAACTGATTGATATTCTTGATAATGAAGATTATCTCAATGATGTTTTTGAAGGTGTCAAACAGCGTAATATAAGTTGTGCTGAACTTAGAAAGTTAGAAAAAATTGCTGAACTTGAAGCAGAAATTACTAGATTAAAGGAGTCAAATGATTAAGTAATGTCATTTAATAGACTAGAACATCTTAGAAATATAAGTAGTCTTAATCGTAAGAAAAATAGAATAGGTGAAACTAATAAAGCTAGTAATGGAATGATACTTACTATTATAGATTATAGACGAAATAATGATATAGATGTTATGTTTGAAGATGGATATATAGTAAAGCATACTAGATATGATCAATTTAGATCTGGACGAATACGCCATAAAAGTAAAATAAAACATTCAGATTTACCTAAAGTTAGATTAGGAGAAAAGCAGTTATCTAAAACCGGTTTATGGATGACTATTATTGCATATAGATCTAATGTCGACATAGATATTCAGTTTGAAGACGGTGTTATTGTAGAACATAAATCGTATCGTAATTTTTTAGAAGGAATTATAAAACATCCTACTTTACATGCTCTTACAGATAGATCTAGATTAGGTCAAAAAATTATAACTAAACAAGGTTTTTCTGCAGAGATAATTGAGTATTATAAACACAGTAACATTACTATTAAACTTGATACTGGATTAATTTTAACAAATCAAAATTATGACTATATTTTTATAGGTCATCATTCAAGTCATTTACAAAATTTTCCAATACTTATAAATGATGTTAAACTTGAAAAACTTGCATATATAAAAGATATAGGAAATTTTTATTGCACTTGTACTAAGTGTGGTCATAAGGATATTTGGACCATAGAAGAGGCTAAGAAACATATTTGTGAATAATTGGGAAAATCGAAAAACAAATGAAGAGATTTTACAACTAAATAAAGTGGAACGATTAGGTCAGCATGGTAAATCTAAATATGGTTTACCTATGACCATTGTTGTATATAGAAATGCCGAGGATATTGATGTAGACATAGATGGAACTATAGTTTGTCATAAGTCTTATAGTAATTTTGTAAAAGGTAATATATGTAAGACTAGATCAGATTCTCAATTTTTACGTAAAGGCGAAACTGTATATAATTCAGATGGTCTCAAAATGACTTGTATTGAATATAGACTATCTACAGACATAGATATACAATTTGAAGACGGCACAATTCTCACTCATAAAGATTATTATGCTTTTAAAAGAGGCAAATATAAAAATCCCAATTATGCTAAGTCTAAACCCGTAAAAATAAGTAAACCTAAATTTACACATAAAGGTGAATCTATAATATCTAAAAATGGTATGAAAATGACTATTATAGACTACAGGTCTTCTAAAGATTTAGATGTACAATTTGAAGATGGTACTATAGTTAGAAATAAACGTTATCAGCATTTTAAGAATGGTGAGATCAATAATCCAAATTTAACTGGAACTATATTTGCTAATACTCAAAAATCATCTAGAGTTGGTGAAACTGTTATAATTGACGGAGTAGAAATAAAAATAGTTGTATATAGAAATAGAAAAGATATAGACATACAACTTCCAAATGGGACTATTCTCGCACATCGAAAATATGAAAAATTTAAAGATGGCAGAATTGATATATCTGACTATATAAAAGAAATTAGAGTTGGAGAAACTAATATTAATAATGAAGGTTTAAAAATGACTATAGTCAGATTTCAAAATAATTCTGACATAGATGTACAATTTGATGATGGTACTATAATTTCTACTTATTATAAAGGATTTTTAGATGGCACTATTAAATATCCCAAAGAACGACTTGGCGAAAGTTTAACTAACTTAAACGGTCTTAATATGACTATTACTAAATATAATAGTGCTACTGATATAGAAGTTACATTTGAAGATGGATATAAAGTAAATACAGACTATAAGCGTTTTACTGAACTCACACTTAAACATCCATATCCATATATGTTAGGTAAGTGTCAAATTGAACAGCGTGCATATAATTATGGTTCAGAAAGAAATTTTTTCTATGTATGTAAATGCTGTCACCACCATGATATTGGAACTATAGAGGAAATAAATAGTCATATCTGTGCAAATAAGGAGGGCATGTAAATGACTAAAATAGAACAGTTACGTGAACAAACATATCAAGAAATGATATATCTTCTTAAAACGTATGGTCAATGTGCGGTAGTTAGACCTACTGGATTTGGTAAAACTGGTCTACTTACTAGACTTATTAAAAGCCATAGATATAAGAAAATTTTATACTTATATCCAACTGAAGTAATTAAACAAGCAGTGTTGAATTTCTATTACAGCAATCCTAAAAATCATGATTCTATTAATAATGTAACTTTTATGACTTATATGAAACTTACACAGTTAAGTGAATCTGATATGAAAGAACTTCAAGGTACTGATTTGATTATTTGTGATGAATGTCATAGAATTGGCGCACCTATGACTATGATAGGATTAAATGACTTATTAGAAATGAATCCAAAACCACATATTGTAGGCGCGACAGCTACTCCTGAAAGAATGGATCTAGTAGATGAAATTTCTTACTATTTTGATGATCACTGCACTAGTCCATATACATTACATGATGCTATTGTAGATGGTATAGTACAGAAACCAATTTATACATTTTGTGCTTATGGAGAGTCTGATCCAAAAACATTAGCTCGACTTAAAAAAGATCTAATGATAAAAGTACAAGACTTAAATATTGCTGAACGTACACATTTTTCTGAGTTGATTAACGCTAGACTTCTTGAAATTGCTAGATTATCTAAAATGGAAACTGCAATTCAGCAAACCTTAATAGAATCTAATGTAGATACATCATACCAAAAATATATTGTATTTTTTAAAGATTTTGCTCACATGCGTCGTGCTAAGAAGAATGTTAAAAAATGGTTCAAAACAGTATTTCCAAACCATACAATTAATGAACTTATTGTTTCTTCTGAAAATTCAGAATATGAAAGTAATGTAGACAAATTACCAGAATTAACTAGAAAAGAAAATCATATTGATTTTATCTATACAATTAATATGATGAACATGGGACATCACGCAAATGATCTTACTGGAATTATTATGTACAGAGGTACTTATTCTGGTATTATATATTCACAACAGCTTGGTAGAGCTATCAGTACTGGCGATTCTGAAGCAAAAGTAGTATTTGATATAGTGGACAATCTTCATAGAAAGTCAGTATATGAGTTATTAAACGAACAGTCAGCTCAATATATGACTCAAGCCGAACAAGAAGAATTTGAAAAATTGGCTATTAAGATGCAAACAACTGATCCTAATACTGGTAAGTTTATTGGATTAACTAAAGAAGAAAAAACAAGATTTGCACAGTTAAATAAAAAGAAACTTGCTAGTAATCCTAATGAAGCTGGAATAGCTGGTGGAGGTAGTAAAATTATTGATTATATTCCACCTAATGATATTCGTCCAGAAGATCTTGTTGTTACTGGATATAGTTGTGAGTTAAAAGAACTTGTAGCAAAAGTAGTAGCTGAAGCAATTGCTATGAGATGTAGACAGGCTTGGGCAAGATGGGTAGAAAAAGGTGGAGATCCTGGAGATATGACTCGTGAATATATTCTTGGACAAAAAGCTCCTCAATATGTTCCACTTGGACCATTCTGTAAACTTAAAAATGTCGCCATTAATGCAGTATTAGCTGAAATGAAAGTTAGTTAAATTTATCAAAAAACTATTTACATTAATCAAAATCCTTGTTATAATATAACCATAATAAATATTTTGGAGGTATCTATTATGGCAAGTATTAAAGGAATTGAACTTAAAAGTGTTAAGACTTTCAGAAGTACAGAATATCCCACTAATTATCAGGGAAAGGTATACTTTAATGGTAAGAACCAAGGTTTCTGGTCTCAAGATGGTTGGGGCGGACCTGATCAGTATGATTTCGACACTTCTGAACTTGATAAAGTGGCAAAGGATTATTATGGTCCTGATAGTATTTATGGACTTGAATGTTTACTTGGTGAACTCTTAACTCTTCGTGATTATGAAACCACTTATAAAAAAGCAGTAAAAGAAGGTTATGCTTCTGTGGTTATCATGACGGATGGTTATTTTGAATCTTATGTAAAAGTTCCTAAGGATAAGAATAAGGAAGTTATTCTTCAGAAGTGTGAATCTTTCATCAAGAAGTTTGAACAGAAATCTAAGAGTAAAGATAAGATCAAAGTTTCAGTCTTTACTGATCTTTCAGATTTTGTTCAGTAATCTCTAATAAGAGCTATTTAATTATAATAATGTATGAATGTGAACAATACCTAATCTCAAAAGAGGTTAGGTATTTTTATTATGTGTCAGATAGATTACTTGATATAGATGAAGATTTATAAGGAGGCCGATTAACATGTTATATATTGCATACTTTAGTCCTAATTGTGATCCGTTAGTACATGTTGGTTATCTTATTGAATGCTTAATGATTAAACTTGGTGAATGCGATTTAGATGAATCATCTTACTCTCATAAAGATGTAGAACCTGAAATATTAGAAATGGCACAAAAAGAAACTTACTCTAGATTTATTAGTAAGTTATTAGAAAATGAAATAAAAGTTGAATCTATAATTCCTAAACCAGTATATGGTATAACTTCTTGTCATATTGTATATATAGATTCATTTGAGGATTATAAAAAGGCTATTCTCAAACAACTAAAAGAAGATGCCTCTAATAGTGATAATAAAGATAACTATAAGAAGGCATATAAAGAGATCAAAAACCAGATGACACCTCAAAGAGTTGCTGCTATTTTACAAAAATATAATGTAAGTAATACTGTTCCACCAATGTTCTTTAACTCTGCATATGAGTATGTACAGTATATATTTTCAAATAAGTAAAGGAGATTAGCTATGGCACTTAAAACAAGAAAGGAATGTATTAAAACTTATTGTGGTGAAGCTGCATATAAGATCAAAGAAATTCAGAAAGAAATGGATGAATTTGACGGATATAACAGTCTTGAATTTATGGAAATGAAAGTTTCCAGAGCAATTGAAGATCTTGAAAATGTAAAAAATAATGTTATGCTTGCGTATGACGAGATTGAGGAGGATTAAACTTATGTTATTCTTTCCTAGATCAGATGATACAACTGACTTAAAAATTTTAATTAAATATGGTGTATTCGACTATGATGGTCGATGTGAAAAACTTTATACTGGTTCAGTATTAGAAAAAGGTAGTTTAGCTGGATATGGATATTCATATGATTGGAATGTGAATATTGATAGATTTGAATTTAACCGAGATTATATCTATCACAATGGTGAAGAAATATCTTTAGCAGATTTGCTAATCGGTAAAATTATTAAGAAATCTGTATTCAATTCAGAAATTATGGATATTCTTAGAAAAAGAGAATTAGACGTTCGTTCTATTCATGCTGGATATACTGAAGCTGATTTCTATGACGGTGAATCCTTTGGAAGTACTGATTATGATATTATAGGATTCTTAGTACTTAGAAAAGGTGAAGAGTTTGAAACTCCGGATAGATCTAAATTATAGAGGAGTAATAAAAATGAAATATTACGTTCAATTAAAAGTAGAACAGTCAAAATATAGTGACTATAAAGAATCTGCTGATAGAGATCTATATCATTTTAATAAAGATCTAATTAAAGATGAACTGCCTGAAATTGCTGACAAAATTGAAGAAATCTATGTAACTACTGAAGATGATTGGTTTTTAGGTGCAGATGAATGTACTGATGTTCCGGCGTATTTATTTAAGCTGAATATAGATGTTAATGATCGATTGCATCTAAGTGAAAAATATGAATTACATAAACTGATTAATAAAACATGTTCATCAGATTGGAGTAAGATACTGTACTTTGATAAATAGGAGGTATCGATATGAGTGAATTAGATTATATATCATATAAACCACCCCGTGGACCTGAGCCAGAAGATATGGAATGGATTGCTAATAAAGTTGCTTATTATCTTAAAAACAGACTCGAAAAAGGTACTTTAACTAAAATTACTACAGAAGATGTTATTGAAGAATTTAGAAGTCTAAATGATGATTATGATGACTGGTGGGCAAGAGGTCTTAATACTAAAGAGAAAGAACTTTCTTTTATGAAAGACTTACTTACTCGTCTTGAACATTATGATATAACTGCTGTTGTAGACAATACATTTGTATAAAGAGGTGATATAAATGGCTGAAACTAATTTCATTGAAGAATTATATCAATGGTATCAAGCAAATAAGAATAACAAATTACATAATGAAGACGTTGAGCAAAAATATTATGATAAAATATTAGATAGAAAGAATAATAATAAAGGTACTAATGTTAAATCAATTAAATCTGTTCATAAATTAGTACAATACTATATTGCAGCTAAAATGTTAGGCTGTTATACGCTTATTAGACAAATAGACGATTATGTAAAAGACATGATTCTTGCGTTTGATTTTAAGAATATATTTGATGAAGTCACATATGAAACGCCTGAAATAAAAAATATTGGAAATCCTAAATTAGTTTATGATCAGGGTGTTATTTATATGATTGATGAAAATTCTAATAGAATAGAATTAATTTGTGAAGATGATACTGTTTTATATATGGCAACACAATATGATATTAGTGTTGATCATAACTGTTGGAACACTTTTGAGTATTTTCGTAAAGCGCCATTAGGTATGATTGGTGTAAATATATCTGTTCCTTGGATAGTTTATACTGGCCATGTATATTTAGATAAAGTAAATAACCAATATAAAATTAAAAATGTTGAATTATTTGCTGATTATAAGATTGATGGATATGATTTAGTTGCTAGATATTCTGGTTTACGTAACTCAGCTTGGGTATGTACAGAACCTTTTTCTAAATATGGTAGAGGCGAACGTATCGAAAATTGTGTTTGGAATAGAAGTCATGATCCAGTAACTAAAGGAAATATTTATCTTTTTAAAGGTAGTTCTGAAGTAGCACATATTAGAGGCGATTGGGATGGTTATTATAATAATTTATCCTTTGAAAAATTAATTGAACTCTTAGAAAAAACTGTATAAAAAAGAAAGGATTTAACTATGAGAAATATTCATAAATGGCATAAACTTATTATAACTAAAGAAGATTTAGAAGAATACTATACTAATTTAATAGAATCTGGCGACATGCTTAAATATGAATTGAACGAATTTGATGACATTAGATATTTTATGTATAATGATCAAACATATGCTTTATATGATGGCAAATCGCCTTACGAGTTTGAATATACTTTTAACGATATTTGGACTACATTATATAATATTATTCGTAAACAACCTAATAAAAATGAGTATATGTGTATGATATTAAAGAATATTCATATAGATATTTATAAAGCATCAGATTTTAAAAAGAATGCTGGTGCATTTGGTAATAATCATGCAACTGGAAAATTAAAAGATTTTATGTCTGATAAGTTTGCTTGTATTGATACAAATGTTAATGATACAGATGTAGTAGAAATGGTAGGTGTAGAACTTCTTAAAGATTATTGTGAAGATAATTTTTATATTGCAGATCATTGGTCAGAACAAATTTATTGGTCTGATGATTCATTTGATAATGAATTACCAGAAAAATTATATAAATGGTATAGATTATAATAATATATATTGTAGATAAATTACTTGATGTAGATGAAGATTTATAAGGAGTTCAATTATGGCGATAGAAACTAAACTTGAATGTATTAAATCATATTGTGATGAGGCAGAGTATAAAATCAAAGAAATAAAGAAAGAAATGGACAAATTTGATGGTTATAATAGTTTAGAGTTTATGGAAGTTAAACTTAATAATACTATTAGAGATCTTGAAATTGCCAAAAGCACTATTATGAAAACATATTCAGAAATAAGATAATAAGAAAAATATTCATGTGGTAGCTATAGATAAATCTACTTTGATTTTATTAAGGAGGTATAGTTATGGACTATAGAAAAGAGCTTGGTCTTGGTACCAAACTTAAAACTTACCTTGGTATGGCTGATGATCAAAAATATGATCAGCATCAGAAAAAACTTGTAGAAAATGTTAAAAATTGTGCAGATAGTCAATGGTGTTGGGTTAATTCATATTATGATGGCGATCAAGAATCTTCATGGAATTTCTTTGAAAATGCTAGAGATGTATATGATACTATCTATGAAGAATCTGGAACTGATATATTTGAACCTGGACATCATGCTTGGGGTAAGGCTGCGCAAGAATATATGAAAGATACTAAATTTGCTGGTAAAGCTTTCAAAGATAAAGTAGTACTTTATTATACAGCTAAACTTTATGAAGAAGCAGTTGATGAAATTGAGTTTGATGAAAGACAGCAAAGAAAAATACTTGATCAGCTTATGGATATTAAATCAGAAATAGGAGGTTGAGTATGGTTATTGATTATGACATAAAATCAAAGGTTGAAGTTGAAGTTTATGAAGATTATGACTGCGACGGACATCCTAAGTATTCTAATGACAATAACATTGATTATGATGTTACAAGCGTAGACATAACTGATTCTAAGATTAGAATGAACATTGTACGTAAGTATGCTGATAAAACTCCAAATGAGTATGAGCATGATAATGGTGAAGTTACCATGATGCTTCAGAAATATGTTACAAGTCATACTATTGTCATTGATAAAAGAGACTTTGATACAGCTCTCAAGACAGGAGAGTTAACTAAAGCTAAAGTTGAAAACTGTATACAATTTAATCAGGAAATGATTAGTACTGATGTTGTATCTGGCCCAATGCTTACTGAAGATCAAGCAGAAGAAATCTTTGAGTATATTGATGATATTATTGTAGACAATACAATTTTATTATCAGTTAAAATGCAGTAGGAGGTACCACATGGATAAACAGTTTGAGAAAGACTTAAAACAGTTTATTGAAGATCTTGGTTATTCCAATTGTAAAAAAGCTGGACTTGGTGCTACAGTGAAAGCATTCTATTTAGGTACAGGTTTAGATACATATAGTAGTGACTTCGATGAGGTTGCTAATGAATTAGAACTTTCTAGAAAAGAAGCCAATTATTGGGAAGATCTTTGGTATAAGAAAGATAGTTGGTTTAATCAAATGAATTAATGAATATTGAGAAGGAGGATTAGTCATGCCAAGTGATATTATAGCAAGAGCCAGAGAGCTCAGACTAGATCATCCAGATCAGTCATTTAATGCTGATTATGCTAAAGTATCAAATATACAGTTGATTGCTAGACGTTTTACAGAACATAAAAGGACAAATGTACAGAACATCAAACATATTGAAACTGCTGTTCAATATATGATCTGTGCTAAGATTGTTGGTGATAGACGTCTTTATAAGGAACTTAATGAATTCACTGGAGAAGAACTTGATAAGTACTGTGAAAACATTGAGATCCAAGACGATTGTTATGATGGATTTGATACTGCAGTAGAAAGACATTTATACAGATATAATAAGGAAGTTTATGATTATCTTCATGCTAAACATATTAAGATATTAGATGCAGGTTTAGTTAAATATGGTGGAAATGACATTTTCTTACCTACATTTAATGCGATTATTAATGTTAGAGATAATCATAGATGTCTTAAGGAACTTAAAGAGTTTGTGGATAATACACCTTTAGAAGATCGTAGAAATAACGAAAATACCTTTACACTGCATGTTGTTAAAAAGTTTATTGTGTATGAGCGAAAGCTTTATGTATCAAATAAAGATTCAGATCCAGTAGAACTTAGAGATGCTATTATAGATGAGTATTTATGTGATGCTATGCAAGATCCAGATGGTATATTTAATTCTAAATTCCATACTAACAACAATGCAGGTGGAAATGGCGCGGTAGATCTTCATAGACAAGTTCCTATTTCAAAAATTCCTAACTATACAGAAATTATGCTTAAGAATGGTGTAGTTTATCATGATGAAGTAAATCATATTTACAGAATTATGGGTAATTATGATCTTATGCATTTGATTAAGTATGAAGGATTTAATTCTATGAGTTTACTTTACACATATAATGCTAAGCTTCGTCATGTTAATGATGAAGAGAACGTCAATATGGATGATCTTGACGATGAAGCAAAAGAAAAGAAACTTAAAGATGATATGTGTGTAGACAAGGTTAAACTTAGTAATATTAGCCGAGTTTATGATCCGATGCCTTTAAACAAGTTTGAAGAACATTATGGTGAAAAGGCTATTAGAAGTGGTAGATTGTATTTATTTAAAGGTAAGAGCAAAGTTGCTCAAGTATCTCATAGAGATTGTAGTGGTTTTATTACTTTCGATGAAGTTCAAGAATTACTTGATAAGACATTATAATATCATTCTGAGGTCCCTGGAGACAATCTGGGGACCTTTATAATTAACTTTATATAATACTAAAGGGAGGAATCTAAGATGTCATCAATGATACATAGAGACAATTGGACTGTTTATTCTACGGATGATATTGGTCCACTTATGTATGTGAATCGTTTTAATGGCGGAGCAGAAGCATTCTATTATGATAAAAAAGCTAAAGAACTGATCGTTAAACGTAGAGGTGTATATACTCCACATGCATATATTCCTCATGATGGTGGAAGAAAAGATAAACAAACAGGGCAATTTTATAGATTTCATTGTCCAGATAGAGATTACTATTGTAGTGTATATGATGCTAAAGAATATTTACCAGAAGAACTTCCTGAAGAGTTTGTAGATTCTACAGGATTTATTGACACTGAGGCCGATGAAATTGTGAAAGATTTCATTTATAAGATAGATACTAATAGTCATACTGTAAAATTACTAGCTGATGGAAATTTAGATGATATAGATTCTATAAATAAGTTAACAATATTTGATACTGACTCACACTTAGACATATTTACGTTACATAGAGAATATGTAGATTCTAAAAAGATATTTGTATTTTTAGTGGATTTAACTTTTGGTAGAGAAGAATTTAGATATAAAAGTGATATTGAAACTAAAGATGATTTTGACAAAGCTCTTATGTCTACAGTATCAGCTTTATATCGTTATCCTACATTTAGACAAATCGCAGAAGATTTAGAGCAATGCTTATAAATAGTTTAGAAGGGAAATTAGAAAGTATGGCAAAGATTAGTTTTAGATATGGAGCAATGGGTAGCTCAAAAACAGCAAATATACTTATGATTAAGTATAACTTTGAAGAAAAAGGCAAGAAAGCAATTTTACTTAAACCTAGGCTTGAGAATAGAGATGGAGATAAAAAGATCAAATCACGTATAGGTTTAGAGGCCAAATGTCAGTATGTTGAAGACTACTTAGATAACATAAAACCTTGTGATTGTATTCTTATTGATGAAGCTCAGTTCTTAACAACTGAACAAGTAGATGAATTTGTAAGAATTGCTGATAATATGGATATTCCTATTATTGCTTTTGGTCTTAAGACAGATTTTACTGGGCACTTATTTGAAGGTTCGAAACGATTTATTGAAGTTGCAGATGAACTTCAAGAAATTACTACTATTTGTTGGTGTGGTAAGAAGGCAAGATTTAATGCTAGAGTTGTTGACGGTCATATAGTTAAGACTGGTGAGCAATTACAATTAGGTGGAAATGAAAGTTATGTACCATTATGCAGATTACATTATAACTTAGAACAGTTATATTAAGGAGGTCACTATGGATGAAACAAATGTATATGGCTATGTAAATGGCAAGGCTGTATATTCAAGAGATGAATATATTTTCAAAGCAAGAGGATTCGAAGAAATTACATCTGATTCTGAACTTCTTAAATTTGCTGAGAAAAAGACTTATGGTTGGTCAGATGCTGGTCATAAACATAAGTTCATCAATTATTATTTAAGCGATTATGCTTTAAGTGAACCTTACTGTTCATTAACTTTAAAAGAGTTTAATAGATTAAAAGAATTACAACAGATTGCTAGAGATGAATTTGAAGCTGAACAGGCTAAATACAAATATGAAATATATGAAGGTCGTCAGTTAACTGAATCAGAAGTTAGAATGTTTTTAGATAGACATGTACAGCTTACTGAAGAACAGTGGGGACCTAATAACTTCTGGACAGATCAAGCTAAAGAACATAGAGATAAAACTATTGCTAAGTTCAGAGCAGGTGAAGTAGTAGCTGTAGATTCATATGAATATAATGCAGCATATGGAAGTGGAACTGGTGCATATGATAGAACTTTATATAGTGATGGATCTATTAAAGATGGCTGTTATGGATCATTAGATTAAGGAGGTATTACTATGTGGGACTTAGAACAATATGTAGATGAAAGTATAGTAGAAGAATGTAAGAAATCATTTTTAAAAGTATATCCTGAATTTAGACCACATTTTTTAGGTGCTAGTCAAGATAAAACATGCCTTATTGCAGAATGTGATATGCCTGATGGAACTTTTTATTTTAGAGTGTCTGAAAGGTCAGTATCTGCAGCTTATAAATCAGCTAAAGACGCTGATAGAATTTAAGGTGGTGATACTATGTATGATCCTAATGATAAGTATATTCAAGAACAAATACGTCATGCAATAAACATAATTAAAAATGTTCAAGATGAATCTACCAATTGTTTACAAACAACTGAAGACATTTGTAAGAAATTAAGAGACGAATGTGTTATTGATGCATGGCCTAAAATGGATTAAGGAGATATTATTATGCATGAATATAGAAAACGAATACCTATACGATCTAACTTAAATTCAGTTAGTGGTTATGTATTTATGGACATTGATACTATTATCAAAAATATTCGAAATGACTCAGTAGATCATCAATTTACTGTAGGTGACTCTGGATATGAACTATTTATATATATAGGTAGGCTATCAGAGCATTCTAGAACTTTTACATTAAATGCAGAAGCATATGATTCTGATTATAATAATATTCCTGTTAGTGACTTAGCTAAGTTATTTGAATCTGATAGTCAATTTAGAAACTTTATCAAACAGTGTGTAGATAAATATATTAGTGCTGTTAATGCTTTACAGAGTAAAGTTAAGTATTTTGAAGAAAGTACAAATACTTCTGATGTACATAACAGTAAATTATATATTGCTATATATGATTTTAGTACTGATAAGTTTTTAGATGTTCCAGAAGTAAAAGAAATGGTAATTCAGTTTGAAGAACCAGATGTAGATAAGTTAATTGATCAGATTATGAAGGAGTAAAGTTATGGCTAAGAATGAAAAGAAAGCTAATGTGAAAGAAAAGACTACTGCTAGTATCGAATTTTCTGATATTAAAGGCGCAGATACTAATGGTACATATGGAATAAATGTAATACCTACTAAGCTTGACATGAATGGTGCAATTACATCTATTGATCTAGATATTCATTATGTATCAAAAGGTAAAATTGCTCATATTGAGGAAACTTATCTTGGTACTTACGAAATTATAGCAGTAATTCATGGAATATTGTCATTTAGTACTGACTCGTTTATTAAGGCTATGCAGACTGGAAATGCATCTGTAGAGCAGCTAAATAATAGGTCATTTGCAGTAAATGGTGTAGATGTACTAGAAGTTAATCCTATTAATGTAAATAAACAGGATCCAGTCGGAGTAGATGTAATTAAAGCTAGAGCAGAACAGAAGTTTATGCGTACTAGTGATGAAATCTTAAAAGGTAGTGAAATATCTATTTCAATTCTTCAGACAGAATATGAAGTAGAGAATAAATAAAGAGCTATTTATTTATATAAGAGAGGATGAGCAAAATGATTAGTGTACAGCTTGTAGGCTAATCATTTTGTTTAGTTAAGGAGGTAAATCAGATGATTGGTATAATTCAAGGAAATAGAATCTTTGAGTTTAGAGAAGCACCTGAACTAGCAAAAGCTTTAGCTTGGTTTGCAGATAAATATGGATGTGAAACACTTTTAATTGTAGATTCTAAAGACCTTGTAATAGGTGTTATTAATAGAGAAGCTTTTACATTCACACCAAGTTTAGACCCAGATCAAAAATATTATTTATATGGTGTATCTGGAAATAAGTATTCAGATTTAAGTAAAAATGATTCTCTTCCTAGTGATGAAAGAAATTGGGAAATTAGTTATATGACTTTTGAATTTTGTAATATGACTGTACCAAAAATATTAGATCTTTAAATTGCATATAAGGCTCTGACTGCCTTATAAATAAATTATTTATCTCAAAGGAGAACAAAACTATGGGCAAAATTATTGAACAACTTTATCAGCCTATGACACTCACCGGAAAATTCATTAGTCCTAACTATTTTAAGGATAATGGAGACGGTACCTACTCACTTACACCTCTTATGATTCGTAATATCGCAAGAGATGCAGAAGATTATTTCAAACAGAGAATCTTCTTGCTTGACGAAGATAAGATGTATCACTCTGAATCTGTTCAGGAAGTTAAAGATATTTGGACAGAGAATGAGACTTACAAAAAGCTTGATGCTAAGTATGCAGACGAGTTGTTAGAATTTAGTAAGAGATGGAAAGAGTACAAAGAAGAACATCCTGATGAATTTATGAGCAAAGGTAAAAGAGTTAGATTAGGCGGACCTGGTGAAGCTAGATTCTTTGCTAGTTATACACCATTCATTACACCTAATCTTATTAGTACTATTCAGGTTTATAATGCTGCTAGACAGTTATATGCTAAGTATAAGTCTACTGGTATTTACTACAACCAGCTTCCTATGGAAGAGCCATTATATTCTAGAGAAAAATTTGCTGCTGTTCATAAAGGAGTTAAAGCTAAGATATATTCTGAGCTCGGTATTCCTAAGGCACCTGAAGTTGGCAAAGTAGAAAAAATGATCTATAAGATTGATAATAAAAAGTGTAGTGAAATTGAAGTTGATGAATCTGAACTCGAAGGATTCTATAAAGGACTTATCAACTACATTACTTCTTCAAATGCTACTGAGTACCTTAAGAATTTTCGATAAAACTTAATCTTACATACAGTCCCTAGAGTTATTTCTGGGGACTGTTTTATTGTAAGTTAAGAAATAAATTTGAAAGGAAATTATGAACTATTGAAGAAGATAGTTACGACATTGGCCACCATTGGACTCGCTACTACTACTATGATGATGCCAATGACTGTCTATGCGGCAGAGACGGACAACTTAATAACGATTGAATGTAGCGAAGAAGGTACTGAGGTATTAGCTGATGCAAATGGTACGGTGTCTGTAAGTAATCAAGGAGTAGTTACAATTACTTATGACAATGCACCAATTGTTTCAACATACTCAAAACTGGATGAAGTTAAGGTAATCAATAACCAACATGTAGAAGAAGGTGAAGTAATAGCATTAGAATCTAAAGAATTTGGCTATACCAAAGAAATGCATAATGGATCCTCTAATATCTATTTACAACCTTCTGTTGATTTGATACCTAACAAACTTACAGTCCAAGAACAAATTGCTGATTATGCTTGTGAATTTGTTGGAAATCCTTATGTATGGGGTGGTACATCTCTTACTAAAGGTGCAGATTGTTCAGGGTTTATTCAAACACTTTATGGAGAATATGGAATTGAAATTCCTAGAACAGCTGATTGCCAATATTTCGCTGCTACACATATTTCAGAAGATGAATTACAAAAAGGTGATTTAATCTTTTATGGTCCTAATGTAAATGATATTGGGCATGTAGCAATTTATCTTGGAGATGGTAAAATTGTACACGCTAAAGGTAAGGCATATGGAATTGTAATTAGTGATGATTATAAATATGCACATGTTGCAGGTTATGGTAGATACGAGGTAGAATAATATGTTTAGCTGGAGACATAATAGTGAATCAGATAAACCATTTGAACAGAGACGATTAGATCATAAGATGTATATTATCTGTACAGATCCTAATACTAATGATTGTGAAATTGTTAGGTGGTTAGAGAATGGTGAACTTAATGTGAGTCCATTACTTGAAAAAGGAATTGAGTTAGATACATATGATGAATATGCTGATTATTGCGAGAAATGTGAACGAGCATTTCCTGATCTTAAATTTTATGTCACTAGTGAGAAATATTTACCTAATATAACTAGATTACCTGAGATTGATAATGTAGTTAGTCGACCTTTAGGAAAATACAACCAATGACTATTTAATTATAATAGTGGAAGAGAAAAATGTCTAGTCTAGAAATAGGCTAGACATATTGTTTATATAAGGAGGATTATATGGATAAAGCAGTTCTACTTACAAAACTTAGTAGTTATGATGATACTTCGTTTGAATTATTTCAACATTACTTAAATGCTACGTCTAAGTCATATGTTGATGAAAAAGAAGAGTTTGATACTTGTATAGCCAGTATAAAGTTTTTAACAGAAAAACAATATGATTTTGGATGGCTGTCTGAGAATGCTGCAGAGTTTGATTGTAATCGAAGAGACTTTAAGGCTCTTTGCGATGATGTATGTATTCTTTTAGGTAATAGAATTGATGAACTTTGTAGACATAATAATGGAAGACCTATTATTACTAAACCTACTAAGTTTGAAGATTATTGTCCATTCTCTAATGAGACTTTAGTGGCTTATGGTAACTGTAATGGTACTATTAGAGTAGATGGTAAAGTATGTAAACTTGTAGATACTAAACTTGAGAATACTCCATATTATAGTGTATATGTACATTCATTAGATTTATAAGGAGTGATTGTTATGTTAGAGAGACATAGTACACATAAAGGCTTTGATTGGTTTATTTTCTTTACTGAAGCCGGTCATAGATGTGGTTATATTGCTATACCTAAAGATCATCCTTTATTTGAAGCACCTGTAGAGTCATTTGAGTTTATCAATTGTCATGGTGGAATAAATTTTGCTAGTCATGAACTTGCAGGAAAACGTGCTGATGATGAATGGATCATTGGATTTGATTGTGGTTACTATCCTATGGACGCAGTTGATACAAACAGTTATAGACGTTATTTCGGTCAACATGAATTAGATTCGCTTATTACAAATGAAAAATATCAATGTTCAGGTCATGTATGGACTGCTGAGGAAGTCGAAGACGATATTCTGGCCATAATAGTGCAGCTAGTTAACTACACACCTACAGTAGACGAAGACTTACTTAAAAAGTTAGATCAAATTGAACAGGATTTTTTAGATGGTAAATTCAAAGGAGGTAACATATGAAATACAAAGTAATTGTTAGAGAAATTCTTGAAAGAGAAGTTCTTATTGATGAAGCTGAGGCAGAAAATGAATATCAAGCAATTGATATTGTACAGAAACAATATGATAGTGAAGATATAGTCTTGGATTCTAGTGATTATATTAGAACAGAATTTGAATGTGGTAGATACACTGCAAGTAGAAATAGATAAGGAGAATAATTATGAATGTCTTAGAAGAGCTTAAAAATAAACTACAAGACAGAGTTAACTTTAAAATAAGTGATATAAAATATTATAATTCTATGGGTGGTGTTACTACTTTTTATGTTACTATTCTTAATACTCCATTTGATATAGAATTTCCAAATTTTGAAGGTGTATTAGATGAAAGTGATGAAGATGGTGCATCATCAGATGAATTTAAGATCTATCCTGATGAAGAGTATGGTCTCACTTCAGTTAATGATTTAGTAGATTTTATCTTAAGTGTTTCCACTTTAGTAGTAAATGGCAATGAAATTACTATAAATAGCAAAACTTTAGATTCTATTATCAAATCTTTTAATGAGTTGTACTTTAGTAATAATAAAGATACATTTGATAATAAACAAGAGTTTGAAGAATATTTAAGAAAACAGAATTTATTAGAAGATTGATAAATGGGAATTGAAAATGAGTGTAGAAGAATATATGAATAAAATTGCTGATATACCAATTCAGTCTACTGATCCTGAATACGATAATCTTGAACAACAGTTTGAAGATAAGTTTCATGAATGTATTCCTACTGAAATGTTACCACCAGCAATTACTACTGATAAAATTAAACAAGCAATAAGAACTTGTATTAGTTCTAATAATCCAGATATATTACAAGTTCTTAATGTACAAATTAATGAAAATTTTGTATATTAAAAGGGAGGACATTAAAATGGTTATAGGTGAACTTGCAGATAAAATGGCTAACTTAGATCAGCTTGTTATTAGTTGGTTTGATTACAATATGAATATGGATCGTGAGATTAGTGATGAAGCTAAACCTAATTTTCTTCGTGCTAATTATAACACTGAAGTAAAGAATATTAGAATTATCAATAATAAATTAGTTGCTATTGTAAATAATCCTAATCATTAAGACAATTTACTATAGGCAATTTTATTGATATACTTAGTAGTTAAGGAGGTAATTATATGTATGACCTAGAAGATGGAGATGAATTTTATTTCATTGAATATAAGAATGAATATGTTTACACTGAAGATATTGAAAAATTTTGGTATAATGATGATAAGTTTGATGATTTTCTATGTAAACTATGCGATAAACACTTATCAGATAAATTTTTATATTATCCTACTAAACATGAGACTGATGGTGATAGACAGTTTTATCTAAAAATAACTATAAATGAAATATCTTATGATAGTTATGAAGGATTAACTTTTTCATTTGATGTTGAACCTGACGATGAAAAAGATCCAAAAGATTTATATGGTTTTAATAAGCTTAATATAAATTATTCTTTTTATTTTCCAAGGGTTTCAAAGGGTGATGGGACATCTTGTAGTGATAATTATGCTGAGTATTCATTTAAGAAAGCTGCATTTGGAGATGGCTATCACGATTATAATTATAAAAAATATAAAAATGATGAGCCATTAGATAAAATTATACCTTGTATAGAAGATTTATTAGATGAGCTTAATAAGAAGGTAGGAATAAAACATATAATGTAGATAGTTAAGAAGGAGATATTATTATGAGCGATACTCTTGCAAATAATAGTGATTTTGCTCAAAGACTTATCAAATTAGCTGAAGCTTTTGATACTTATGATTTTCTTGATAACGGCGGAGATGATGACGAAGTATTAGAACAGAATGCTAGAAGTATTGAAGCTGATCTCGTTAATCATAATGATTCTTGGATTAGAGATTGGCTAAATAATATTAAGTCAGAACTCATGAGTAAAATTGATAAAGATGATCCAGATTATATAGGTCATTATCTTACTGAATGCGATACACTATTACAGTATTTGGAGAAATAAGTATAGATGATGATAAAGGGAGAAATTAATCATGACTAAAGAAGAAATTTTACAACTAGCTAAAACTACAAATAATACTAGTACTATTCAAATGATATTAGATTTTTCTAATAATGAATTATTGTTAACCCTATTTGATAATCCTAATTTAACTAAAGATAATAGAAAATATATTATTGATAATGCCGATTTTACTACTTATGATATATCAAATATATTAGAAGAATTAGCAGAATCAAAATTAGATTCAAATAAACTTTTAGTAGTTAATCACAAGTCATGTACACTGGAAATATTAAATAAAATATCAAATAATACAGATAAAGACGAAACAATTTTATTAGCAATTGTTCAAAATAAACTTTGTTCAACTAATATTGCTATTGATATTATGAAAAAATCCTATAGACTTCGTCAACAAATTTTTGATGTTTTACTAAAACACGACTTAAATGAAGAACAACTATTATCTATACTACAAATAACTAATTATTCTAAGGCTAGCTGTTTATTTGCAGTAGAGCATAAAAATTGTACTTCAGCTGTATTAGAGCATATTTCAGCACAAACTGGTGATAACGACGAAATTTGTGATAAAGTAATAAAACATAAGTTAGTAACTGTAAATACTTTAGTAAATTATATAAATAATATATCTTGGGTAAAAAATCCAACAAATGCTTGGAATGAACTTAATGAACGTTTTCCTGATGTTATAACATCTGAATTTATTGATAATTTATTACTTAATGATGATATTAGAATTAAAGAACAAATATTAGCGCATAAAAATTGTTCACTTGATACTATAATTAATGTTTCTATGTCACGTCTTGTTTCATATATGCATGAAAATGAGGTAATAGAGGGTTTAAAAAAGCGTAATTTAACTACACAACAGTTAATGCGTTTAGTACAAGAGACAGATATATGTGAAACTTATAATGGCAGTTTTATACTTGATTTAGACAATTGTACTTCAGAAATATTTGAAATATTTATACAAAAAAATTTAGATGATGAACGTAGATTATCATATATTATAAATCATAAAAATTTTCCTGTTGAAGTAGTACCTAAAGTAATAAATCTAAATAAAACTGTATATGAATTATTAGAAAATAGATTTAAAGATACAATAGATATATATGCGCTATCAAATTTTGAATATGTAGATGAAGATGATATAACAAAAATAGTTAAAAATATTGATTCAGTAGATAACTTAATTCTTTTAATTCAAAATACAAGGTCAAAAGAAGCATTAAAAAAGTTAGCTAAAATGAGTTTAACAGAACAAAATTTTGCACAATTAACTAACAAATCAATCTTATATAAAATTGGAGATAAGTTTGCATTTGATATACTTGAAGCAGTAATAAATCATAAAAATTGTACAGTTACTACAATATGTACAGTATTAAACAATACACCTTATGGTATACAAGATTTTACATGTAAAGTTATACTTGATAAATTAAAAGCTTTAGATTTAACTACTGAGCAAATTAAGCAATTATATGATCTAAGCAATTATAAAATACAAGAATATTTATTTAGTTTACCCAATTGCTCTTTAGAATTTCTAATAGACCATGCTATAGATTGTGAGAGGGTTAATTATGCTAATAACATTATAGAATCACTTAAAAATAAAGAATTAACTGAAGATAATATTAGTCAGCTATCTAAATGTAAACATTGGTCCCTTAGAGCTTTTGCAGCTAGTCATAAATTGTGTCCAGCTACTATTCTTAATGAATTAGCCGAAGATGAAGATTCTACAGTACAATCAGCAGTAGCGTCTAATCCTAATTGTCCAGTACAAACACTATTAAAAATTGCTACTAAAATTAAAGAGGTTATTAGCAGTGATAGAATTGATAGCGAGTTACTTACGAATATATATAATATTTGTGATGAATCTTATTATAATTATATTGCAAAAAATCCTAATTGTCCAGCTGATATTCGTAAACAAATTGAAGCTAAAAATATAAAATTTAATAATATACTTTTCATACGAACAGAATCTGGAATTAGTGCAGATGGTTTTGATGTAGAAATTTATGAGAATAATGATAATGAACCAAAACCAACAAAAATTTTTAGAGCATGTTATAGATATGGATATAATGCTAGTTATGAAAAAAGTTGGGCTAATGAAGAGAAACCATTTACATCTGATATTTTAGTTGATTTAGTCAATAAGTATAATATAGATAAAATAACTATAGGTGCTGGAACATTTGTATTTTCTGGAGAGTCTATGACTGAAGATGATTGCAAAGATTTTGTAAAAACATATATACAACCTAATAATATATTATCTAAATTATTCGATGCATAATAAAGAATATAATGAGGTTAAATATGAAACTAGCATTTACTTTAGTTGATAAAACAAAATGGAAGATCAAACCATATTGGTTTGACGAAGATGATGAGTCTTATGATGAAGATGACATTTATAATGAATAGAGGAGGATAATATCATGTTGCTTGTAATTGAAACCAAATATATTACTAGTGTAGTTGAAGTTGCAGATAATAGTTACGATTCAGTTAGTAAAGCATTCGAGACAATAGGACGTCCTGAATACAATATAAGACTTAAAGAAAATGAAAGTTTGAATCCGGGACAGAAATATGAAATCTTTGACTGGGACGATATTGCAGATGTAATGGCTAAAAACAACAAACCATCTATATTTGATGTAGAAGATGATGAAGTCGAATCAATTGGAACTGCTTATATTTCAGAAGACAAATTTGTATTTATAACAGGTGAGATAGCTGAATAAGGAATTTACTATGAAAATTGTTATACCCCTCAAATTATATCCAATGGAAGCGTTAAAATTCAATTATAACAATTTAGAAGAAGAAATAACTATTTATATAAAAAGAGTATTAGATAAAAATGATTATCTTACTCAATTATTGATACAAGAATTATTAAAGTATAATGATGAAAAATTAGTAGATAAGATAGAACAATATCTAAATAGACTCGATGTAGAGGTATTTCTTAATAAAATCAGAATTTTAACCGATACTATTAGATTTAATAAATTTTATGATCCTAATGAGATTGAATACTTAGTTGATGTAATGGTTGATCTTAATCTTCTATTAAATCATATTGTACCCGCTGAAGTAGTATCTCAGATCTCAGATAAATAATGTATTTTAAGGAAAGGAAATTATTCAATGAAGAAGACTATCGCAGATGTTCAAGTAGGTGATTTAGTCTTAGGAACTGATGGCGAATTTCACAAAGTCATTGAAAAGACTAAAGCTAAGTTATCCTACAATATGTATGAAATAACTTTTAGCAATGGAAAAGTTAAATGTTCTAATGTACATCAATGGAACGTATACATAAATGATAAAATGTATACGATAGATGCTGAAGGCATTTACCAAGAGTTTGACTGGTATAAAGGACGACCCGTTGGAACTAAAGATGGACCTATCATCAAATCTATTAAGAAGATAGATCCTGAAGTTGTAATGTGTATAACCACTGATGCACCAGATCATCAATTTGCTATATATACGCAATAAGAGGTTTTTGTGTTATAAACCGTGGCTACGGTTTTTATAGCTGTAGCCACAAATTTTTTATTAGAAAGGAAGTTAGAAAAATGAATCAAACAGAATTAAATTTAGCGCTATTTGAAGCAGCTTACAATGATGTATTTAATGAAGATGGAACAATGAAAGCATGTGGACGTGAGGTGTGCATGAAACTTATTGTAGCTGCGAATAATATTGGAGATGAAGAATACGGAGACTTAGATTTTGGTAGATTGGATATCGATGCAGTTAAAAGACTGTATAATAAACTATTTACAAATTAATTTAGTCATGTTATAATAAATAAAAATGACGGAGGTATGATTTTATGCACGAAATTAGATCTGAGGTTAAGTTTGCTACTATATTATCAACAGATACAAGTGACATTGATAATTGGGACGAATATATTGAATACCTTAATGATACCATATATAAGCTTACTAATGATCTAGAAAAGAAACTTAACTATAAGTCAAATAAGTTTGGTGATCTTAAAATTATTTTGTATATAGATCAGCCGCTGGATGATAGGGATGGTAAGTTTGAAATTCGTGTAAAAATCAATGACTCTAGAGATAATTTTAATGAAGATGATTGGTATGATGGATTAGCTGAAGACGCTCAGTTTATTCGCTTCTTAGAAGAACAGCTAGTTATATACATTAAGGAGCTTAATGACATTCTTAAGCAGATCAAATATCCAATTAATGAAGAGCTTATCTATAAGGATGGATCTCTTTACATGAGAATCAGTCCTATTAATAATAAACATGTACCCGTATATGTAGATTTTGCAATTGACACAGAAGTTGATACTAGTCAGTTGTTTGATAATATTTGGGTAAATTAAAGGAGATATAATGACAGTTAATGACATATTTACAATCTGTCGTATGTCTATGATTTATAATCCAACAAATGGACAGATATTACATAGATTTACTGATATATGTTCAAATTTACCTGTGTTATTAGATCCAGCACAATATAATATATGTGTACAGACTATGAAACAATATACAAATGATAGTTTCTTTCCCAGTGCCATATGTTTAAGTGGTCATTTTGTACACGATAGTTCTGCTATTTACGCTGATTGTATAAGTTCAATTTATATGATCAATTTGAATATCACTACTACATATATTGATATTGTAAATGAGACTGCAACATTTAGAGATGAAATAACTGATTTACCAGTAGTGATTGACAATTTTCCTGATGAAGAATATACTAGATTTTCAGCAGAACTAATTGGGTTAACACTTCAAGGTTATGATTTTTCTAAAGAAGGTTATGATCGAATAATAATTGCAGGCAATATTAGAAGTATAGACAATAATATTATATATAAGTATGATAAATCTATATTAGCAAGTCCTACATTAGATTTTGTCAATATAATGTTTGATAGCATACAAAGGAGAATACAATGATTACTGATTCTAACATCAAGCGCGGAGAAACTGTTCAGACTAAGACTAAGCCTTATAAGTTCTTTACTTATCTTGGACCTAGTCAGTTAAATTGTGATTATTTCATTGCAGAGAATGATGAAACTGGTATTATTCAGGATAATTTATGCAGAAAAGACTTCGAGCCTTGGGATCAGGAAAGCTAATAATATTAAAAAGAGGGAGTAAATTATGATTAACGATAGACGAAATTATACTCGTCTGTCTATTGTTGATGTACCTATATTACTGTATATAGATGGTGTAAATTTTGAGGTTACTGGTTATGTACATGATATTTCAGAGTTAGGGATAGGCATTACAATAGATTCCGACATAGACATATCACAATTATCAATTGAATTAAATGATGAAGTGAAAATTGTATTTTGTGATGAGGTTTATTATTCAAATTCATCTGAGAAATTCGTCATTATGACTAATTGTATAGTAAGACATATTGAAACAAAAAATAATCATCTATTTCTCGGTGGTCAAGTCATAGATGAAGATTTTCATAATTATTACTTAAAAAAAGAAATGGTTAATTTTAGAAATTCACTTTAAGAGGAGAGAATACTAATGACATATAGATATTCCTTAAAAAATGGAAAAGCATTAAAGAATGCAGCTGAGGAACTCGAAGTAGAAAAAGTACTTTCTATACTTGAGAAATGTTGGAGAGAAATTCGAGAACAGTTTCCTGAGGAGTATGACGAAATTGATTTAGCAAATAATCTTGATGATATTGAAAGAGAGGCAGATAACTTACAATATTTTGAAGATTATGATCTAACATATGAAGAAGTTGTAGATAATGTCAATGATCTTATAAAAGACTTAAATTATTACTGCAAAATTAGCAATATCTACGTAGATACTATGGAGGAAGATAGCAATGATTGAAATTAGACAGAGCATGTTTGAAACTAATAGTTCTAGTGTACATGTATTAGTAATTCCAAAAGATACTTCTATCAGTATACCACATAAAGTATTTCTTTCAGGTGGAGAGTATGGATGGAGCGCAGATACTGAATATGATACGTTAAACTATTTTTATCAGGCATGCTTAGATAATGGACGAGAAGAACTTGATAAGTTTTTTGAATATCTTAAAAGAAAAGGTGTAGAAGAAATTCATGCACCGGAAATTAACTGGGTAAAGTCTGAATGGAATGGTAAAGAATATGAGTATGCTGAAAATAATGATGGTTATATTGACCATTGTGGAGAAATTCCTTTAGATGATCTTTTTGCTAATGAAAATCTTCTTGATAGATTCTTATTTGGAAATGATTCTTTTGTTGAAACTGGCAATGATAATGATGATGATTGTCCAGATGAAGATAAATACGATCATAATATTTACGATACTATTGAGAAAGGAAATTAAGCATGGAAAGAATCAATTGGTATGAAGCAAAAGAATACTTGAGAGAATTCAATAGACAGCATGGTTACAAATGCGGTAATAGCATCTGTAAGGAAACAGCTCATGTAGTTGTCGTATTTACTCAAGATAGCTTTAACAAGGAGTATTCAGAAGAATCAAGAAGCTATATTGTTTCTAGTGACAATAAAGCTTTTCTCGATGGTATGGGTGGTTATTCTATCTATGCATCTTGTCTCGACGGTACAGATCCTTGTGTTCGTCTTGAGGGATATATGGAACTTGAGCATGGTGGTAAAGATGGATGGAAAGTCGAATATTGTTATATTAAAGACTAATAAACTATTTATTTATAATGGAGGTCTAATGTTGGACTTCCATTTATTTATAAGGAGGCATAAATATGGATCAGGATAAATTATTAGAATGGGCAGAAAATATTCCTATGGAGGAGTTATATTCAGAACTTAGAAGACTTACTGGTCTAACTGATCTTAAATTTACTAAGAAAGTAAAAGAATCTAGAGGTATTATAATTATTGATTTTGAATCTCAAGATTTAGCTGATCAGGTTGGATTCTTAAAGCTTATGTTTAAAGAAATCTATATTGCTAATTTTAACTCTGAAGTATACTGTAAATCAGATGATGGAGAAGAATCTATACCTCATTATTGTGGAACTGCAAGTTTTAGATATACTCATCCATCTGGTGGATCTAACGGTTGTACTTTCCTCACTTTCTGGTATGATGATAGAAAAGGTTGGGAATTTGATCAAAGAGGTTAATTAATGATATAAAAGTCAAAAAGACTTAAATAGGAGGATATAGCCATGTTAGAAAAATTGATTAGAGACGCCTATAAACTTTCTAAAGCTGGAAATCTTATAGGCCTTATGTATAGCTCAGGAAAAACTTTAGGATTCAAAGATTTTGCATCTGAAGACGACTTAGAAAAAGTTATGAATATTAAGTGGGATATGTTATACCTTAAATCTATTCCTACAGATACTGAGATTCAGATCTATGAGTATGAACTCAAAGATTATAAGATTAAGAACTCAGAAGAAACGTTATTTGTTCTTACTAATCATGGAGAAACACGACTTATGTATTAAACTAAGGAGGAGGTAAATATGGGTGGCATAGAAATTGATTATAATACACAGCGAGATCATGAGTTTGCGAAGCTTAAGCAATCTAAGAGTTATCTCGAGAAGAATATTGTTAATCATTATAATCGTTTTAGCTTAAGAATAGTTGTACAGCGACTTTGTGACTTTTTATATAAAAGTGAATTTCTTAACTTAGCATCTTATTGTCATATTTGGGGAGTACTTGCTCTAGATGATTATAAGGCTACTCCAAATCATTTTGAAATTGTTATTATTGAGAATGCTACTCGAAGTTTAACTGATCACTGCTTACATTTTTATTTGATTCCAGATGGTGTAAATGAAAATGGATATGTTCAGTACAAGAGTGTAAATCAATCTGATTATGAATCAGCTAGAATAAAATATAAAGCTACACATGATAAAGAACTTAATGGCAAAGAATCTAATTATTTTAAAGCCATTGTAGATTGTCATAACTTTTTAGATGATATAAAGTACAATTTAACTTTATGCACTAATTATAAAACATTTAAACAGTATATTGAAACCTTTAAGTCAAAAAATGCTTATCTTAGAGACGCTAGTACTAATATAAAGTATAATTTAACTGATGCTGTGAGTTCTTATAGAATAAAAGATTTTATTGATGGTAAACTGGATCCTATGGTAGAACAAATTGTTACTATAGCGAATTGTTCTGAAAAATACATCAACTGTTTCAAATATTCTATGTATCTTATATTAAATAATATTTATGTACGTGAAAGTCTTAGATATGTAAGAAAAAGTTTAATTCATAGACTTGAAACTGATGGTATAGATACAATTGTATCAAATGTTGAAGTAGATGATTCTTTAAACTTAGGAAGTTTCAGATATGTTAACCAACTCATTGAACTTGGAAAAGATTCATATGAGGATTTAGTTAATAGAGCTTTTATAGAAGAAACTATTCCTGAACGACTGGAAAAGTTATTATTACAGTTACTTAAGCTATACTATGAGTTTAATCATCCTAGTGAGAAAAATCATACTTACTTATCAGAGTTCTTAATAAATAATAAAATATCTAAGAGTAAGTTTATGTCAGATCTATGTGATTGGTCAGACTCAGTACAAGCAATGTGGCCAATATTTACGTCAGATCAAAGAAAACAGTTTGCAGAACGTATGCCTATTGACTCTACTTATAGAATCAGAAAAACTGTCTATATTAGAAAATCAGTCTATAATACTAAACAGGAAGGTAAATGGCAAAAAACTGATTCTACTGTACAATATGGTAGTGCCTTACTTGAAAAGATGCGCGGTATAATGGCTATATTCAATGATGAAAATGAACATACGCGTATTCTCGATATTACTGAAGGCGAAAACAATAGTTATATCTTTGACTTTATTACCTACAAACTGGAAGATACTGATGTAGATGGTAGACGATTAGGTGAGTTTACCGCTATGTTTAATAGAGCTTTTGATGAAACTTTATACTTATCTTACACAAATGAGTAAGTTTTTTCAAAAAAACTATTTACAAATATTAAGGAGCATGATATTATTATATAATAAAAAGTTTAGGTTGATGTGTTTTACCATTGCCTAAACTTTTTATGCTTATAGGCAGGAACTATTTAATTAAAAAGAAAGGAAATTATTATGACAAAAGACGCTGATTTCTACACTGACCTTATTCGCACAGATGATTTTTTTGATGCAACAATTGTACTCTTTACTTTGTTTAAACTCAAATTTCCAACTTTATTCTATAATGAAACTGATCAGTGTTATTATTCTATTGCACCAGATACACAGCGAGATGGAAAACCATACTTTGTACGACTTACTTTAAATCCACTTGAAGGTGGTACAGAAAATGACTATGAAGCTGTTATAGACGCTGGATTATATGACGACAAATATATGAAAACTGGTTGGAAGTTTAGTTTTAACTTAGGTACGGTATATTACAAAGATGGAGTTTGGACAAATTAACATTTAAAGGAGACATATCAAGCTTGGTATGTCTCTTTTTCATATAGGCTATTTAATAATATAACAGGTAGCTTTGGTCTAGCTAACCAAAGAGATAATGATGCCTTAATCATCAAGCTGCTTTATTATATTTCTATTAAGGAGAAATAGCATGAAATGTCTTATTTGTGGAAAAGAATTTGAATCTAATATTGGATTTGGAGGACATATTAAGCAAGCACATAAAATAGAAACTAAACAATACTATGATACTTATTTACATAAAACCAATGATGGATTTTGTAAAACCTGCGGAAAACCTACTAAGTTCAAAAATGTTATATATGGATATTTTGAATATTGCTTACGATGTTCTCATAATACAGAACAATGTAAACAGAAACATAAAGACACTAATCTAGAAAGATATGGTGTAGAAAGTGTATTAAGTTCTAAAGAAGTTAGATCTAAGATTAGGAAAACTATAAAAGCTAAATATGGACAAGATGAAATATTCAAAACTGATTATTTTAAGGTTGAACATAAGAAGAACAGTTTAGCTAAATATGGTGTTGAACATCCAATGCAAGACAAAAATATCCAACAGTCTAGAAAATATTATAGTTATGATAATCAATTATTTGATTCATCTTGGGAAGTTGCCGTATATATTTGGCATAAAGATCATAATATACCTATAGAACGTTTACCTATCATATTGACTTATACTGACTCAAATAATATTACACATAAATATTTTCCTGACTTTAAAATAAATGCTGATATTATAGAAGTTAAAGGTAATCAATATCTAAATTCAGATGGCACATTAAAAGACTCTGATAAACAAAAATGCATTGATACAAACAACATTATAGTATGGTCATATAGTGATATTAAGCAATATTTAGAGTATTGTGAAGAGAAGTATAAAGATAAATATTGGTATAAAAAATTTAAGTATGATAAACCAAGAACTATTGTATATGTACCTAAAATAAAAAATAATCCAATGACATGTCTAATATGTAATCAGACTTTTCAAAATGGTAATTATCTGTCTGCACATATTAGATTTAATGAACAGATTACTTGCAAAGAATATTATGATACATATATAAAATCTAATAATGAAGGGAAATGTTTAGTTTGTAATAAACCTACTAAGTATATTAACTTCACTAGAGGTTATCAAATGTACTGTTGTAGAAAATGTAAAAATATAGCTCAAACTAAACAGTTTATAAAAGGAGGTGATGATTACAATGGAGACAGCTAAACGAGGACTCATTTCGCACAATAGTGTCACTTTGAGGAATGTCATATTCCATTGTATTTAGGCGAAAGCCTAAAGAATCGAACATAATAATAAAATATCGGTTGCGCTTGTAGACATAAAGCAAACGGAGTGCGTTTTTAAAGGATGAAGCTCCCGCGTATGGTGACATGCGTGAAAAATTCCCTATTGAATTGCTGGAACAGTATTCTTATAATGAATACGAACCTAATGCCAAATTAGCTACAACGTAAGAGAAATACTAAACGTGATATGCAGCGAAAGCAGAAAAAATAATTTGGATGACCTATGGTTAAATCCTAAGGGTTATAAGAATGGAAAATCAGCAGCCAAGTCTTGGTAACAGAGACGGGTTCAACGACTATCGAAAGCTATAGGACCTGAAATACGGTATGAAAATAAGGCATTTGCACGAAGTAAGTAGAGTAGAGCCAATATGGTTAGCATTTAGATGAGATTAGTCTAATATCAGTCTATTAAATCGAAGTGGTAGGGTTCTCTAATTAGAGAATATGATATAGTCTAATAATGTTTATCCTTTTAAGGGAATGAATGGTGTAGTTGCCGTTGCTAACTCTGTTCAAGAGGCTGCAGAGATTTTAAGAATTGGACGTTCAGTTATGTATTCTCGTAATAAGAAGATGCAGAAAATTGGTTTGAATGACGTCGCAGACTATAAGCCCACAGACTGGACTGGTAAAATTTGGATTACCGGTCGTGAGTTTGATAAAGACGAAAAAATTAAAGTTCGTGTAGCCGGCGAAGAAAAAGAAATGACTGCATTGGAGATATACGAGTATCTCTACAATTAAGTTAATAATGCAGGGAGCAAAGGAAGTCATGAGCCTTTGAGTAATAGTGCCTTCATCACTAAGCTGCTTATTATATTTCTATGAAGGAGAAATAAAAATGATTACAAAGGAACAATTTTTAGAAAAATGTGAAAAGTTATTTCCAGAGTATGATTTTTCTAATATAGATTGGAAATCTTATACAACTCCTATTATTGTTACTTGTAAAGAACATGGTGATTTTGAAATATTACCAAGTAAACTTTATCAACAAAGAGGACGTTGTAAAAAATGTAGAGCTAAAATAATGTCAGAAAAAAATTCTGCAAATGCTAAGTCTAGACTAAAGAAAGCTAGACAGACTAATTTAGAAAAGTATGGAGTAGAAAATCCATTTCAAGCAGATGAAGTAAAACAGAAAATTAAACAAACTATTATTGAAAATCATGGTGGAGTTGGAATGGCTAGTTCAGAAACAGCTAAGAAAATTGCTGCTACTAAAGAAAAGCGATATGGCAACTCTACTTTTACTAATAGAGAAAAGTGTAAGCAAACAGTTCAAGAACGTTATGGAGTAGATAATGTTTATGCTTCCTCAGAAGTTCTTGAAAAGAAGAAACAATCATATATGGAGCATTATGGTGTAGATAACCCTATGAAATCTAAGGAAGTTAGAGAAAAAGGTAAATCTACAATGCTGTCCAGATATGGCTATGATAATTATGGGAAGTCTAACAAAAGTAGACAATATTTAGGTTCTGAAGAATTTAAGGTTAAACGTAGAAGAACTCTACATGAGCATGGAACCTATGGAAAATCTCAGTCAGAAGATAAATGTTATGATTTATTACAGTCTATATTTCCTAATGCTGTACATCATTATACTTCAGATGTTTATCCATTTGAATGTGATATGTATGTGCCTGAGTTAGATTTATATGTAGAATGTAATTTCTTTTGGACACATGGTGGTCATTTCTTTGATTCTAATAATTCAGAAGATATTAAAGTTTTAGAAGAATGGAAAGCAAAGCATACTAAATTTTTTGACATAGCTATTCATGTATGGACTGAATCAGACTTAAAGAAGTTAGAGACTGCTCAGCAAAACAATCTTAATTATCTAGTATGTTGGTCAGAAGAAGAGTTTATGTTTATATTTAACAGAGACTTTTCTGAACATGACACACTTCCAGACAAAATTAAGAATGTGACTCAAATAGCTAAACTTGCTAACTGGAATGAGTATTTTAAAAGAGAAATTGAAATGCTTGATAATCCATTGGTATTAGGTGAGCTATTCATAAACAGATACAAGTATTTAGATAAGTTACCACATCAACTTTCTAATCTTGCCTTATTAAATGGACTTAGTATTTCTGGTAAACTTAGAAAGTATAGTACATTTGATAATACTGGTATGATACAGTTTATTGAAAAATATAAGCCTTCTACTATATATGACCCTTGTTCTGGTTGGGGTGAGAGACTGCTTACTTGTCATCAATATGGAATCAGATATTTAGGATTTGATATAAATGATAATGTTGTGGAAGGTCTTAATACTTTGATTGATAAGTATAATATCAATGCTACAGTTAAGTATGGGGATTCAAGTAAAGGTAGCTTTACTAGTAATATATTATTTACTTGTCCACCATATTGGAATACTGAAATCTATACTGATAATGGTGCAGAGAATCTTTCTTATGAAGAGTTTTTAACTTGGTGGAAATCAGTTATTCAGAAATCTGATTGTAAGATAGTTGCTTATCAAATCAATCAAAGATTTAAGAAAGATATGAATAAACAAATCTTGGATTTAGGTTATTCTTTTGTAGAAGAGATTATTTTACAACAGAAATCTAGTCATTTTACTAGAAAAGACGGTAATCAAAAGAAAGAATATGAGTCAATTCAAGTGTTTATTATATAAAAGAAAAAACTAATTTTATATGTAGAATAACTTATATATTATAAAAAGTGTTTTATCAAAGTTATTCTAAAAGAAAGTAGGCTTAATATATGTTTGGCGATAATATTATGAACGCTGGAAGGATGTTAAATGATATTGATATATCTAGCTTAAAAGACGAATATATAAGAAATGTTTTGAACCTTATATCTTTATTAAAATTTAAAACAGTTGTATTTGATTTTGATGGAACATTAACACATTTTGATTATGCAACTGATAGACTTCTTCCTTGTAAGGATGACGATATAAATGAGTATTCAAAGTTAAATAATATTTATGAAAACGTTAAGATTCCTAAAACAATGCAATATATATTAAATGAATTATATGAAGAAGATGTTTATATTTTAACAGTAACACAAGAAAATGTTGAAAAAGGAAAAAATAAAGCTATAAAAAAATTTTTTCCAACGGTAAAAGAAGAAAATGTTATTCATGTCAGAAATTCAAAAGAAAAACTGGAAAAGTTAAAAGAAATTTATAATAAGCACAATAAAGAAATAATTTTTGTTGAAGATACAGCTAAAACACTTTTAAATGTTGAAGAAACATATGATTTTGTTAGAGGATATCATATTTCTTCTTTAATAGCATAAATCAAATAAACATTAATTTATGTAAACTAAATATAAGAAAAACTATTTATTATTAATAGTGTGAATGTGAAAAATGACTTGTCTTTTAGGCAGGTCATTTTATTTAAGTATTTAGAAAGGACTAATTTAGATGCTGCAAGTAATAATTACGATTTTGATCTATTCGTTGATTTTAACGATTGTAACCTTATATAAAGACAGTTCTGGTTATTATATCGTTGAGACTCTTGACATTATTATAGCTGGACCTGTATGTTGGGTTTTGTGTTTAATTCTATTTTTGCTTAAGCCAATCGTTAAACCTCTAATGAAAAAGCGTAAAGTTAAGCCTTATAGTCCTAAATCTAAACAATATATTGAACGAATTGTTAGCAAAATTGTAAAGAACTATAGAAAACATTCTAGTTATGATGAATTATTTGATTTTTCATTTAAACAAGGTGAGTTTAATTGTAATGATATAGAAGGTTGGGGAAGATTATTAGTTAATCGACCTATAAATGAACAATTAAATCATAAATTTGAACGTTTAATGTATAATCAGAAAGATGACACTTTAGCTGAACTAATTAAGTATTTTGATGTAGTTACTAGAGAAATGCTTGAAGCCACTGGAGATTATAATCAGTATTTTATAGATGATACTATGCATAGAAATCATCCGACATATAAATTAAAAGCTTCATGAAATAAGTGTGGAAATTTAACAATAATTTATGACATATTATTTTATATGTCAGATTGTAGTATAGGAGAAATATATGGCTCTTACAAATAATAATCTTGAGATAATCAAGGCAATAGCAAAAAATGATATACACAGAGCAAGAATGGCAGCTATGGCTTCTCTTGCAGAAGATACATCGAAGAAAAATGCTGATATGATAAAGTATTATCGCAAACTTCTTGTCGGTAATGCAAGCATTCTTATGTCTAATCTACCAAGTGATATACAGACATTCCTTGTTGGAAGTTCTCCTGGTGGATTCAAAGCAGATCGCTATTATGTTAGAGAAAGCGAATCTGCGATTGTTGATGACATAATAAAGATGAAGTATGTTGCTGATGAAATGTCACTTAGAGATATCCCATATAAGAATACAACACTCTTATATGGAGAATCTGGAACAGGCAAAACAGAACTTGGTAAGTATATTGCGTATAAGCTCAACTTGCCATTTTTCTATATATCATTTTCATCTATGATTGACTCATATATGGGTGGTACTGCAAAGAATATTCATAAAGTATTCGAGTTTTGTAATACTATTCCATGTGTTTTGATGCTTGATGAAGTTGATTGTGTAGCTACAAAGCGAAGTTCTGGTGGTAGCAAAGGAGCAGATGGTGAACTAGAAAGAACAACAATCTCTATTATGCAGGAACTTGACAAACTACCTAATCATGTAGTATTGATTGCAGCTACAAATCGTCTTGATATTGTAGATGATGCTCTTATGAGAAGACTCTCTATAAAGCATGAGATCAAGAATATGACTACAGTTGAACTTAATGCTATGATAAGACAATATATTAAGGCAACTGATACAGAAAAATATATAGACAAAAATGTCATTGCTGAGCTTGCTACAACATATCATAATCCTGGACAGATAATGCCAGAACTTATCAAGTTTATAGGTAAAGCTATCTTTGAAGAGAAGAAAGATGAAATAATACCTGACAATAATGATACGAACGCAAATACTGGTGTTTGGGAAGTTACATACACTTGGAAATCTAATGTGGCAGCTGAGACAGAGGAAGATGCTATTGCAATAGCAAGGCATGATCGAAACAGTTATATGACAAAAGGTTTTACTGAAGAGTATTCAGCTAAAAAAGCAGACTTCTTATATCCAATTGATGAGAAAAAACAAAATGGTCCTAATAGATGGTAAATAATAGTATGAATGTGAAAAATAGCCTGTCTAATAATAGACAAGTCATTTTATATTTATGAGAAAAGGAGAAATTTAATATGAGAACTTATGACTTAGACAATATTTTTTCAATAGCAGAAGTTGACGATAATCAAGTAATTATTAAAGTGCATGCTGACAGTCCTTTAAAAGTAGCACAATATCCATTTATTTCAGGAGATAATGAGTATATTACCGTAATTCGTGGTACTGACCGTGATCGAAGAATAAAAGTTATTAAAAAAGATGGTAGTTCATTTGATTTTGATCACCATACACCAATTGGTGATGACCTAAAAGAATTACAACAACAGGTAGAGCTTTTTATTGAACAAAACTATATAGCTTTAGATTATTGCGGTGAACATTTTACAGAAGCTGGAATTATTTATGATGATGACTATAATTCGTGGGAGCTTATTCTTTACACCGCGAATCATGCACATTACCGTAGTCATATAGCTAGTAGCGTAGAAGATATGATTAAAGAGGCAGAAAAATTTGGTGTTATTGCCGAAAAATGGGAAAAATCTGAAAGTAATGACGGCAAAGATCTATGGATCGCGGTTAATCCAAAATTTTCAATTAAATAAAGAGAACTTTATATTAAGGAGAAAAATAATTATAATGAATTGGAAGGAAATTATAAAGAAATTACCTAGATACAAGAATTTTACTATAGTAGAAAATCCAATGTCTTTTAATGAGATGTTCAAAGATACTACTATTAACGTTGTACAGGTACATAGTGTAGAAGTTATAGCTGATACTATAGTTGGATTCTGCGGAGTATTTAAGTGGGATAAAAATATTCTTATTTCATTAGATGGAGATAGTTATTCTGAAAAAGTTAAAGTACTTGGCTATAATTGGTTTGATCATGATGGTGACAAATGTCTTGATATTTTAGTTGGAGATGACTGGTAAAACTATTTACATTATCTAGATTCTATGTTATAATTAAACCATAATAAATCAAACACAATATTTGGAGGTATTGTTATGGCAAGTATAAAAGGAATCGAGATAAAGAATGTAAAGACTTTTAGAGGTCATGAATATCCGACTAATTATCAGGGAAATATTTACTTCAATGGAGTTAAGAAAGGTTTCTGGTCTCAAGACGGTTGGGGGGTGGACCTGATTAATATGAATTTGATACTAAGGAACTTGATGCAGTAGCAAAAGAGTTTTATGGACCGGATAGCATTTATGGTCTTGAGTGTCTGCTTTATGAGATCTTAGTTCTCGCAGATTATGAGAAGTATTATAAGAAAGCAGTCAAAGCTGGATATGCTTCTATCGTAGTTATGACAGACGGTTATAAGGAGTTTTATGTCAAGGTTCCTCAGGACACAGATAAGGACGTAATTCTTAAGAGATGTGATAAGTATATCAAAGACTTCGAGAAGGCTTCTAAGTATAAGGATAAGATTAAGACTCTTGTCTTTACTGATCTCAAGGACTTCGTTCAGTAAGGAGTTTATATGAAAAGTGAAGATGAATTAAAGGATATACTCAAAACAATTCAATTAAGGTCCAGCTCAGATTTTTCTTGCATGCATCCTATGAGTAAGGATGATTTCATAAAAGAATATAGTTCTGAAGTAATGGATGTTGCTTTCAAATATTATACTGAACAGTATGAAGTTGCTAGAGAAAAATATCAGGACTGGAGAGATTCCCACTATGGTGGCTAAAGAGCTATTTAATATTAATAGAATGAATGCGAAAAATGGTTAATCTGAAAGGATTAGCCATTTTTTCTTATTAAGGAGGTTAATATGGAAATATTAAAAACTATTCATACCTTCAATGGTGATTATGATATTTCTACTGATGGACCTTATTTTACTGTTCAACTGGATGGTGATGAAGTTATATTTGAAACTGAAAAGAAGGCATATAATGCTATTCATGAGCATGTATTAGAATGTTTGTTTAATGATATGCCTATATATAAAGGAATCTTAAATAATGATCAACTTCAAAAGATGATTCAGTATCTTACAGAGGTGGATAGTCGTACAGATTTATTCTTATTTGTAGCTAGTCATAAAACTAATAAGTCAGATCTTATGGCTATGAAAGATGCTTTGGATGATGGTTATTATGAAAGATTCGATAGATATGATTCGGATGTAGCTGAACAGTTTATTACTATTTATCAGCAATTAAAAGAGTCTTATATTAGTCTTACTTGTGATGAGGAGGTAACAACATGAGTTTATATCTCTATCATGCAACAGACAGAAAAAATTTAGAGTCTATCAAACAAAACGGATTGCTAATTAATCCACCTGAACATGCGTTTAAAGAGGAAATAGGTGTAGCAGCTCTTAAAGGTAAGATATTTCTAGCACTAGATGCTGATGCGGCTGAAGCTTATGCAGAATGCGCTGATGAGTGTCCAGAAGATATAGTAGTTCTAAAAGTTGATATAGACTCATTAAACCAAAATAATTTTGAGTATGATTGGAATAATAGATGCGAATATTATAAAGACATCAACTCATGTGTTTATAAGGCAGATATTCCAGGAAGTTTACTTCAAGAATGTAATCCGGCAAATGAACCATTTCAGAACATACATACTTTCAAAGGTACTGATATGTATGAGATTGTTATGTGTACATTTGAAGAGGAATGTGAAACAAATTTAGAAGATCCAGAAGACGGAGGTTATTAAGGAGGACATTAACATGATGACATTTCCACAGTTTTTAAGCTTCACTGACATTGAGAATGACAAAGTATTATTTACTTGGAGCGCAAATGTTCCTGCAAGTGAGCAGTTAAAGATGCAGCAGTTATTATCATCTTTAAGTGATTTTAATGTTGGAGATTTTTATAAGGTATCAAGAAGTAACTATGGACAGTTATCTGAATATAGTGTAATTGCTCAGAAATATACTAATGACTATCTTTTAGTTATGATTGAATAAGGAGATAATAATATGATATATGAAAATAGTCTTATAGAAAGTCTTGTTAAGAATCATATAGATAAAGCTACAATTAAGCTTATTTTATCTGATCTTAAAGATGAAATTGAATATGATAGTGATTTAATAGAAGTTTTTGCTGAAAATGGAATATTAGATATTGCATTTGAAATTTTAGATAAAAATATTATTATAGAGTTATTATCTAGTGATTCACTTAATATTAAAGAATGTAGAGAAAAAGGTTGGATTCCTATGAATATGAAATTACCACCTAATATTCTTATGGATATACATAATGGAGCAACTATTTACAATATTTTTTATAATTTAGGTATAGATATAGATACTGTTGGTGCTAAAAGTGGTGGTAGTTATGAAGAAGCAGGCTTGTATTCAGATAGCCTAGATAGTGAAGATATAGCATTTTTAGGTGGACGTGAAGTTGTAGTTAATTTATTAAATACTTATGGAAGTCTAAATAACTGGTATATACCTAGTGGTTGGGGAACATCTACTGAAGAATGGTATTATAGAAATGAAAAGCAAGTAAAAGATTATTTTTATATAATGGATATTAGAACTGTTCAAGAATTTTGTGATTCATATGGATTAAATTTAGATGAAGTGTTAAATTTCTTAAAAACTAAATTTTCAGAAAATTACGAACCAAATAGTAGAATACGTGATGAACTTCCAGTTTTAGCAGTAGAATTTAATGTAATGCGTAAATTATAAAGGATAAAATATTTACAAAATGAATTTAATGAAAAGTATGAGTTAACTGATTGCTTAAACAATGAAGAGCTTATTAGTTTAGCATTAGAATTTAAGTTATTTTATAAATTATAAAGAGGAGACTATAATATGCCTTTATCAAAAATTATTTCTATGATCTCAGCTATAGATAAGATTAGTATTCATGATGGACAAGGTGTAGTTAAATATAACGGTCCTTGTGCAGATTTTAGAGCTACTATGCCTGAGAAAGACAAGAATGAATTACTTGAATCTGATGTAGATCAGATAAGAGCGTATGACGGTGTAATTATATTGTTACTTAAATAAGGAGGTATAGTATGATACAGATTAGAACAAGTTGTTTTGAAACAAACAGCTCAAGTGCTAATATTTTAATCATTCCTAAGAGTCAAGGTATTCATGTACCACAGAGATTCATTTACGTAGATGATGAAACTTCTTTGAAGCCGTCAGAAAAAGTTATCTATTCTATTATTCATGGTTGGAAAGCCGATCGTGAGAATATAGATAAATTAGTCAATTTCCTCTATATCTCAGGTGTAGAAGAGATTGTTTACGGAGGTCATGATTCTTATTTTGAAAGAGCCATTGAACAGTATAAAGATCATCCAGAAGATATGGGAGTTCCAGATGGTTGGAACAAAGAAGTGCTTAAGTTCGCTCTCTTTGGAAATGAGTCAGAAATACAACATTTTAGTGATGGTGAAACTAGACCAAATGTAGGTCCTGCACCAGAATATAAATACTTAGACTCTGATGATGAAAATTGGTACAGAGAATATAGTGCAGATTAAGGAGTACAATTATGGTAGTTCAAACACAATATGGTTTATGCCAAAATGTAGATCTTGAACATCTAAAAGAATATGCTGGAGAAGGCAGCTATATGTTTTCTGACTATATTGTAGATAATGGAGACAACGGTTATCTTTTATTTGGTTTTGAAGTCTGGGAAGATGACAATAATTCATTCCATTTCTTTGTAGAAGAGGGCTTTGAAGATGGTAGTGCAGAAACATATAAAACTGAAATAAGTAAAGCAGATCAGGAAGAGATTAAAAAGATTTATTATGAGTATATAAAAAGAAGGTGAGTCAATTGATTAAGAATAATGAATTTAAGAAAATTCGATTCTATAAAGAAATGATTGACGCCTCTGAGAAAAGAAATTTCTTTGACCAATACAGTATTATACGCGCTCTTGGTAGAAATATTGTCAGAGGCAAAGATTTTCTATTTAGTCAAATGAGTTTTGACGATGAAGATAGTCTACAAGATTTATTTGACCAACTTGAAGGAATTGAAATTACAGGTGATGATTCTTTTAATTTAGGTAATCCTAAAACCAATGTTTGGTTAGAGTTTATTGTTAATGATGATGGTACCTTTATCTATAGAGGATCTAGATCACCAATACCGTATGGAAGTGGAAGGAAATATTGTTAAAATGAAAAAGAAAGTTATAATTGGAATAGCTATTTTAGTTGCAATTGGTTTAGGTATGGTTTTAGGTTATTATTTATACTATAACGTACCTGGTGAAGTACTTAATGATTTATGGATGAGTACAGTTCAATAAGAGCTATTTAATATTATAAGAATGAATGTGAAAAATGACTAGTCTATTAAATATAAGGTTAGTCATTTTGTTTGGAAAGGAGATCAAAATGAGCGAAGTTGATGTTCAAGTATTATTAAAAAATGTTAATACTACTGGTCAATTAGTAAAGGCTTTAAGCCAACTTCCATCTGATACAGTCATTCATCCATTTGGTTCTGAAAAATGTAAGCTTATCTACAATCCAAAAGATGGACAAGCTTATCTTGATGAAGATTTTTCTGGATATTTATGGTTGAATACTGAAGAATTGGGTATTTAATATAAATACTAAAAGTTTACAAATAACTATTTACAAATAGGTTAGATCGTGATATAATAATTATATCAAATCAAATAAAAGAACCTATAATTCGAAAGGAGTAATTATCATGACTTTATTTGAAATGCTTAGTAACAAGAAGTTCCAGCTTTCTGGAAATATCGATGAGAGATACTTCCAGCCTAACGATGACGGTACCTATAAGGCTACTCCTCTTTTTATCCACAATGTGGCAAGAGATGTTGCAGCTGATATTAAGGCAATCGTTATTGGTACTGACGATCCTACTTATGTAACTCATACTGCTAAGACTGATTATGAGGTCAAGGACACTTGGGCAGAGCATGAGCACAATGCTGAGTGGGGAGTTAAGTATAAGACTCAGATCGAAGCAGCAGATAAGAAGTGGAAGGAATATAAGGCAGCTCATCCTGATGAGTTCGAGCAGAATTCTTCTACTATCGCAGTAGGTGATATTCCTACAACTAGATTCTTCTCAGCATATCATCCTGATTTCAGTGGTATGTCAGTTGCAGATCTGATGGCTATGTATAAGGAAGCAGTAGAACTTTCTAAGAGATATGGAAATGACGATGATCTTCGTGGTACTCTTCCTCAGAGACCTGGTAATGTTATCAGCAAGGCAGAGTTTAAGGACATTCATGCAGCACTTAGAAAGAAGATCAACGAAGAAGTAGGTCTTCCTGAAGATACTTGGGTATGTCCTAAGGTTCCTAAGGACGAGGTTATTTCTCTTGTTAGATCTAACTCTAAGGTATTTAAGGCAATCCAGAATGCAGATGGTTCTGAGTTTGACGGATATGTTGATGGTCTTGTAGCTCACCTTACTAGCTCTACACCTGAAGCTTATCAGAAGGAGTGGGAAGCACTCTATACCAACATCGAAGACTTCTGTGATAACCTTGAAAGAGGTGGTAGAGGTACTAAGTTGGTTGTATCTAGATCAAATGCAAAGGACGCAATGAACGTATCTATCTACACCGCAGATAAGGATGGCAGCGATAATGGTAGACGTAGACTTTGTGGTATCTCTAAGGTAGAACCTACAGATGCATTCTACACCTTCACTCTCTACATCACTTCCGGTGGTAAGAGACCTGTAAGACAGATCGCTACCAAGGCAGAACTCAAGAAGACTCTTGAAGATCTTATTGAGGTACTTGAAGAGAATGACATGAATGAGTATGTAGATTGTGTACAGAACGCTATCGGTGCTATTCTGTAATAATTAACAAATAAATAATTACAGCGTCTTAGTGAAAACTAAGGCGCTTTTTATTATTGAAGAAAAATATTATGAAAATAATTGAAGAAAAATTATACAATAAAATATATGATGAATCTAGATTTGCTAGTGTAGAAGTAGATAATATAGAGTATAATTCAGAAGGTGCAGAAGTTACTATAAGCGCTAACGATAGAAGATCTTCTAGTAACCAATGCGGTTTTGGTAAAATAACTTTTAAGTTTTTAATTTATGAAGATGGACGAGCTGAAGAGAGTATTGAGTATATTGATTATTCTGAAGAAGACTTAGCAGAGGGTGCTAGTGGTTTACAATATACAACATTACCTGATGAAGATGATCCTACTTATTGGGATTGTGTAGAAAAGATAGTAGAAGAACAAAAAGAATTTGCTAGATCTGGCGATATTTTTCAATTTTTTGAATTACCAACTAACTATGATGACTGCATAGTAGATGAAATTAGTGAGAGTGACATTAGACGAATTTTTGAAAAATATAATATAAAAGTTGAAGATATTGATAAAAGAGACGATGATGAATTTATAATTAATGTTAATAGTATTTCTAAAATACGTATAACCAGAGATCAAGATGGTGATTATGATCTTACATGTGAAAATGATTTTGGTACTGGTACTTCAGTTTATTTTGATTCAGATTCAGATTCAGATTTAGAAAAAGTCATTGAATCATGGATTGATGAATTTAGAAATATATTCGAACCTATAGTAGATTTATATAATCAAATGAACATGTAACTAAAAATTATATATATATAATTTAGAAATTTATAAGGAGATTATTATGTATATATCAGAAAATTGTAATTGGACACCTTATGGTACAGATCCTGAATTAGATAAACAAGTTGATAGTGATGATATTAATATTCGATACAAAGTAGCTGAACAAGGCTACGGTCTAGATAAACTTGTTTATGATAAAGAATTTAGTATTCGATTCGAATTAGCTAAACATGGCTATGGTCTAGATAAATTTGTTTATGATAAAGAATCTTGGATTCGATGGGAAGTAGCAAAACATGGATATGGACTTGATATTCTTGTTAATGATGAAGATTATGACGTTCGTAAAGAAGTAGCAAAACAAGGTTATGGTCTAGATAAACTTGTTTATGATAAAGAATCACATATTCGTGCTGAAGTAGCAAGACATGGTTATAGGCTGGATATTCTTGTTAATGATGAAGATAGAGTTGTTCGCGCTAGCGTAGCTTATAAAGGATATGGACTTGATATTCTTGTTAATGATAAAAATTATCATGTTCGAAAGGCAGTAGCTGCACAAGGTTATAGTTTAGATACACTTATCAATGATGAAGTTAATTGGGTTCGTGTAGAAGTAGCAAGATACGGATATGGACTTGATAAGCTTATCAATGATAAAGACTATTACGTTCAAGCTTCAGTAGAAGAATATTTAGAAGACCATAAGTTAACACTTAGCCAATGGATGGAACAAAATCCAGATAAGTGTGCTTTAGGTGTAGAAGACGCTGTAAAAGATTTTATTTATAAAATTAGTGAATCAAATAAATTAAACGTTCAATCATACTATGATTCTATTGATGAATTTTTTAGTTTAGAAATAGACGATGACATTAAAATGAATACAATAATTATTTGTGCTGTAGATACTAAAATTCCTTTATTTAAAGTTGAAAAGTTAAAATCTGATAATCAAATAAATTATAAATTTATAATAGATATAATGACTGATAAAGGAGAACATTTTAATGTAGAATCATTTATACAGTCACAAACGCAGTTAACTAAATTTATTCAGCAAATAGCTGATACATTAAATCTATATGAGCAATTTAGTAAATATGCAGATGATTTGGAAAACTGTTTATAAATAATAAAGGTGTATCATATAAAAGTGGTACACCTTTTTATTTTTGCTCCATATTGAAGTGCTATTTAATTATATAAGTGTAAGATATAATTATTTAGCAAAGGAGCAAAAATGGATAAAGTTTTAAGTTATTTAGGAAGTTACTTTAATAGTAACGAGTTTGAATTAGATATTCCAAAAATTGCTGATGTATCAGAAATGACGGAAGAAGAAGTTGAAAATGAACTTAATGAACTTCAGATGAAAGGAGATATTAGCTTAGATGGTAATAAAGTTACACTAATCAATATCAAGCCTAAGAAAAGTCAGAAGTTCAATGATCTATATGCACCAGTTGAGACTATGATTTGGGGCAAAGGAATGAAATTAGTTTTAGATAAGTAAGAATGTGAAAAATGACTTGTTTCGAAAGAAGCAGGTCATTTTGTTTGATAAAGGAGGTATTCATCATGCAGCTTAATACTAAGTATTCATTAAATTCGCAGATAGATGATTATAATGCTAAAGAATATAATGAGCATAAGTATATTTTTGAATTTAGAGAATTTGTTGAAGATAATACCATAGTAGAGTATAAGTCTAAAAATGGTACAAACATCATTACAGAGATATATGATGCTGAAGATGAATACGACTGTTTTGATAATTTACTTGAAGAAACATTTGAAGATGATCAAGCATTAGAACAAATATTCAAAAATCAGTTTTCAACTGGCTGTGAAGAAATAGCAGACTTTGACTTTATTGGACCAGAATTTGATTCAATAAGTATACATGATATTGGTAAAAGAAAAAAGATTTATTCAGGAGATTGTATATAGAACTAAAAAAGCTTACACTGTAAAAGCTTATCGTAAGTTTTTAGAAAAACATTCATATTTTTCAAGAGGTTACTCTATAGGTGATTTACTAGAACAATCTTATGTATATCAGCTTGTAGAATAGGAGGTATAAATATGTTAGAAGTAATTTTTTCAGAAGGTGATTTTACCTTAGTAAAGGACTCTGGTATTGGAGTAAATGATACACCTTGGGAAGGCCTTAAAGTAAAAAGTTCAGATGCAGCAGAAAAACATGTAGTAGAAGTAAGACTTTCTAGTGTAGGTAATCCTCGATTTGATGGTACACCAGTAAAGCATAGATATGATCCAGAAAGAACTGAAGTATCACATGGTATGAGAATGTGCGCAGACTCTTTTGCTGATACAGAAGAATATATTGAAGTTCTCAAATCTGCTCTTGCTTTTGCTAAGAGAGTTAATGATTATATTATCAATAACGATTGGACATAAGGAGGAATATTTATGATATTAGAACAGTTCCTTAAAGTCATTGGTTCAGAGATTATCAGAGTTGAACGTGGTGATCGTGGTGATATAATCTATGAAGCAGATAAGAATGCAATTAGAATGAATAAGCCGGAATTATTAACAGAAATAATTTATTCTATTGAACCTAAAGGATCTAAATTTATAGTTCATTTAGAAGTATAGGAGGTATACAATGAAGTATGTAGAGTTAGAAGAGCAATTATTGTTCTTCAGCAAGGCCTCTAAAGATTATGAAAGAGCTAGTAGAGGTTATAGTGAATATGAGATGGAACAAGCTGGATGTATTTCAGGCGATTTACATGAAACTCATGAAAGTTTGAAGTATGCACTTTCAGATTCTAGAGAGAATTTTGAGGCAGTTACTAAGTTCTTTGAGGAACATTGTCCTAATACATTTAGTCTTATGATAGCTAATCTCGACAGTAATTCTGATAAGTATGAGACCTTGTATGATCTTTGTAGAGAAATCAATATCAGAAAAGAAGACGATATTGAATTTCCTGTAGATTGCTTACAAAAGATTAGCATTTATAAGTAAAGAAGATTACATTAAGTTATAATAAGAAACTATTTACAAGTTGACGGTTTCTTGTTATAATAAAACAAAAAGAGGTATTTAATCTATGAATGGAAATTGTCATTTTGTATATGGAGCAGCAGTTGGTACAGCAGTAACAATGAACTTAGATAAAGTAGCTGCAATAATTCCTAATGTAACTAATACACCTGAGACAGCTACATTATTTATACTTGGTGGTATCTTAGGTGGTATTTTTCCAGACATAGATAATCCTAGTAGTCATATGGGACAGCTTTCTGCACCAGTGTCTACAGTTATAGGTGCTATTAATAAGAAACTTGGTAAGGTTGGCTCAAACCACAGAGGAATTCTGCATGATCCAATTACTTATACAATTGGATTAGTATTATGTTATTTCTTTTTTACACCTATGATAGGTTTCTTCTTAGGTTGTATGTCACATTTATTCTTAGATATATTTAATGGAAAAGGAATCCCTTGTGGACCAATTAAACGAATTAGTCTTGCTAGAATTGACGGTAATAGTACTGCTGGTGTAGTATTTACTTGGGTATTCGTATTTTTAGATATAACTATTGGTTGTATAATTAAATTTGTATTATAAGGAGGTTATTATGAAACTTCTTTCTTATTTAGTAGATAATTTTGAGATAAACTGGAAAGCACATGCAGATGCGCCTGTTCCTTGTTTTAATGAAGACTCTATAAATATTTATGAGTTTAATCATAATAAGTATGAGCCATTACGTGATAAAGATAGTGATATATATGTTCAAGATGATTACATTATGTTATATTGGTTATGTCAAGAAGAATGGAGTACAAGTTTATCTGGTATGAAGAAAGAAATTACTAGATGGGCTAAGTATTGGATAGATCAATATCATGATAATACTGAACTTGAAGAAGTTAGAATTAAGGTAAAAGTAGAAGATAGAGACAGATATAAACATGATTCATTTATTATAAAGATTACAGTTAATAAGGAGGATTAGATATGACTTCTGATGAAAGAAAGGTTAGAGACTACATGAAGAAATATATGACTAAAGAACAAATTGTTGAAAGTAATATTTCTTCTATTATAATGAACATTATGTCTGGATTTGTACCATTTGATGAGAATTATGGTGGAGATACTTGTGATCTTACTGAATGGGCATGTGATTACTATGACACATTATATCCCTATGTAGAACGTGTTATACTGGAAACTGAAGAGGAAATATAGTATGGAATCTATTAGTTTTGAATTCGAAAAAATGAATGAAGTAGAAGAAATAGTTTTTACTGCACAAGATATAGATGTAGTTATTAGCTATTACTGGGATTCACATGGTAGACCTGTTGAATGGAAAGGTCCTAATGGAGAATTTAGAGAAGAGATTCATGCAGATTCTGTTCGAATTGTAGATAAAGAATGGGATATGAAGATGTTTGAAAATATCTATCATCAAACTGGTTCAGTTGCGTATGTAAATGGAAATGAAATACAAGCACTTACTGTTGATTATCAAATGAAACGAGAGGTATTATATATTGACGCATACGTAGGTGCAGGTTGAGGAGGTATTTATTATGTATGAAATGACTAATTTCATCGATCCTGAGATACCTAATGAAGTTCTTAAGTTCACTAGCACTGAGAAATTTGAGGATATTGATGAATGGTATAGAACTCTTAAAGCAGCGTATGATGTATGCATGGAAGACTATATTAAGTTTCCTAATCAGAACACTATAGATTCTATAGATATGAAGTATGATGACGATAAAGGTAGATTCTATTCAAAATATATCAAATTTGCTCAGAAGTGTAGAGAAATGGAAAAAGAACTTAGTATCTCTGGCTATGGTGGAGCAAGTGACATTATAAAAATCAAAATTAGAGACATTTGTTGTGGAGTTGATTATAATTTCCCTTATGGCTGGAAATACTTTGTACGATAAGGAGAATATAATATGAATCCTAGAAATAGAGAACTTGAAAGATTCTTTGAATATGATGTAAAAGAATCCATTTTAGGTATGGTTAAAGAATATGCAGAACTTTCTGAAATGTCTGAAACTGAAATGATGGAGCTTTATAATGATAGCAAATTAGTAATTTGCACGCAAGAGGATTCTGGAACAATTTATAAGTTTATGACTGAACCATATATTATAGTAGATATTTGGGACAATCATTATTCTGTTAGAGTTGCTGATCAAGAAGGTGAAAGATTATTTTTCAGAACAACTGAAATTGAAGCATTCATTAGATATTGGAATACAGATATTGTGGGTTATTTTGGTCAGAATGTAAGATTTCCAGAGATTAAGGAGTAATATATGCTTAAACCAACCGAAGACTATGAAGTAATAAATAAATATAAAAATTATTTATATGCTGTATGGTTTCATGATATTCAGGGATATAGATGCGGATATGTTCATATTCCAGAAACTCATCCTTTTTATGAAATCCACTTTACTGAACTTGACTTTAACTCAGTTGGATTAACTTTTAGTGGTCATATTAAAGGACTTAATGGTTGGTTTATTGGATGGGATCATCATCATTTGTGGGATGGTATTGATGAAGAAGGTATTCGTAAACTACATGGAAATGATCCTAACATAGAAGATATACTTGAATATGCTAGAGCTATGAGTGGAGATTCAGAATACTATAATATGTATGCTACTACAGAAGACGTAGAAGCGGAATGTCATAGAGTTATAGAAGAACTTATACGAATAGGCGAATGTAAAGATGAAACTATGGATAAGGAGAATTAGTTATTATGTTAGAAATACGAAACGCTATGTTTGAAACAAACAGTTCATCTTGTCATGTATTTGTATATGACCCTAAAGGTAATGCTACAGTACAGAAAACTGTTACACTGATACCTAACAGTGAAGATTCTATGCTTCAAATATTGTTTAACGACTATTACTGTTGGTATAGACCTGAACGAGAGTTTGAAGATGATTATATAGGAGGATTCCTTAATAGTCTTCTTGCAATTGGTGTTCAGAATGTAAGATGTTCTGATGAGAACGTAGTAAAGCTATTTGAATTATACAAAGAAAGAGGTAACTATCGTTGTTATGATAAAAAGGGTCTTATTCAGGTTTTATTCAATGAAACTACTAAACTCACTACAATGGAAGACTTTGAAGTTTGTCAGGAAGCAGTAGATAATGAGTTTGGTGAAGGTAAGAAATTTATCTCACTTAGACTTTCTTAATAGGTAAATTATATGAACAAAGAAAGCTTGGTAGAAGCCTTAACTAAAGGCATGTCTTATATGACCGAACAAGAGAAAATGGTCTTAATATTAACCTACTATGAAGAATTAAACATAGTAGAAGTAATGTCAGTTCTGGATATAGATGAATATACCTACCAGAAGCTACTTACTAATGCAAAAACTAAGATGAGACTATTTACAGATATATTTGATAAAATAGATCAAATGAATAATTAAAAGCTATTTATATATAATAGTATGAATGTGAAAAATAGCGTATCTAGCAATAGGTACGCTATTTGTATTATATAAAAGGAGGATCCAGCATGAAAAGTCAAACAGTACAAAATGAAGAATTACTTAAAAAGTACTTAAATAAATATCAGTTATTTGGTGCTGATTTTGATAAAATTATAGACTTTAGAGAGGCTCAGGCATATTATCAACAAGCTATAGAGGCAATAACTGATTTTAATAGATCAGATAATGATGTTACAAAAAATGCTATTTTATACACTGGAACATTTATAGCTATGAAGTCTATAAATAGTTTTGAAAATGTTATTGTAAAATATGGAGAGGAATTTCGTGAAAATCCCGAAAATAGAGGGAAAGTATTTGAACTACCATTTGATCGTGCTAAGGTTGATGAAGAGAAATTTTATGGACTCAAAAATTTAGCCAATGATATTCGTAAACTTACACCAGATTTGGATATGTGGTTAAAAAAATTTACGGTTGGACAAACACATGATTTAAAAGATATTGACTATCATGGTGAGTATTGGAATATTCCTATAACTGATAATGGTCTTAAAATATATCATCTTAAGTCATTAGTAGATTATTGTGAAAATATGAGTAGTATGATTCGTGTTTTTACTGTAACTGATGATGTAGCTAATTCAGATGATTTATCTAATGTAGAAAATATTAATCATTATTTTAACAAGGGTAGTGGTCTACTCACATCTTTAAATATAGCATATTCTAACAAGCGCATTGATGATTGTGATGAAGATGATATTCACAGATTATTTAAAATAAGCAGAAATTTACTTACCAACTTTTTACTTGCTATAATGCTAGCTGAAGTTCCTAATTTAACTGAATATCAGAATTTATTAGATCTACTAGACGATCTTGAAGCTAATAAAATAAGTAAGTCAAATAAAGCAATCAATATGGTTATTTCACAAATAGACGATATAAAATTAATGGTATCATTAATTGACAAACCTGAATCAGAATTTCCACCAAGACACATAATCGATAGTTGGATAAGTCAAGTATTAGAAATGGGTAATGCATTAAAAGTAGAACTGTTAAATATAGTTGGAAATGATATGCAGAAGAATTAATAAGGAGAAATAATTATGATTCAAGTAAGATATGGATTATTTGAAACAAATAGTTCGTCTACTATGACATTTGCTGTACAGATTTGTCAAGTAGCTGAACTTGAAATTCCACCTGTAGTTAGAATTGATTCCAATGGAGATCATTGGAAAAGTGATCTAAATGGAGTATACGCTTGGGCAGCAATTAAACAGGAAGAAGAACAGTTCTTAGGTTTACTTAAACATGCAGGTGTCAAAGAAATATATGTAGATGGTAGACCAGTAAATGCTGATCCTGAAAATAGAAGAGTTACTTTCTGCAGAGAAGAAGTTCTTCTTGCTAAATGTTTTGGTGATTTTCAGAGTTTTAGTGAATGGCATGGTTATAATGATGAATGGGATAATTCACAGTATTTAACAAAAGGTGAGATTAAAACTGTTCAGACATTAATTAAAGATCCAAAATATCTTATTATTTGTATAGACGAAGACGGTAATGAGATTGATTGGGAATCAACTAGATTCGCTAAGATGGTCATCTCTGATGAAGAAGTTGAAGCTGAAAAAGAATATCTCGCACATAAGAAAGAGTATGATGAAGATATTGAAAGCGAATACGACGGATATGATGGTTACGAAAATAAAACTATCGAAGATCTTCAGGAAGAAGATGCTGCTTGGGAAGATGATGACTTCTATCTTACTAAGAAAAACCGTCACAATAAAAAGAAAAACAGAAAAAGATAAAGAGAGGTATAATATGATTCAATTTAGACCAAGTATGTTTGAAACCAATAGTTCCAGCGTACATGTTCTAGTTATGATGAAATCTACTGATTTTATTAGATTTAGTAAACATGAAGAAAATTATGATAATTTAGAAGATATAGTATTTTGGAATAGATGGGACAGCGGAACACAGTCTAGCGAACAAAAATTTAAGACTGGAAAAGATTTTATTGATGAGATGAATGCAGAAGGATTAATTGATGATGACGTACCATTAGATCTTAATTATCTAAAACAATATGCAAATAACCGAGATTACTTTACTTTTGATCAGACTATAGAAGAAATGGAAGAATATGCTGATGTAGCTGAAGGTGATATTACTGCATTTAGCTTCAGTGGTAGAGATTAAGGAAGACATAAATAGCACAAAGAGGATCTAAGCGATTAGGTCCTCTATTTTATAGGAGGAAAACCATGACAGTCGAAGAAGTAAAAGATTTAATACTAGATAATAAAAATAGTAAAAAATACACAATTGAAGATATAGATAGTGGTTTTACTGTAACTTTAGGTAATTTTAGACTTACTATAAACAAGCAAATTGCAGATAATATTGAAACTGAATTACCATATAAATATTTAGGTGTAGATAGAGAAGATAGAGTAGCAAAAATACATGATATTGAAAAAGATATTAATGTTTTATTGAGTAGAGACTGGGAACCTCAAACATATTCTAGGGCTTTTCATGTTTTTATAGGTGAACCTGAAGAAAATGGAGATTACTATACAATTGATGAAGCATTTTTACATACAGACTACTATGATCTAATTACTGAAATAGATGTAGATGGTAATTATGATGTAACTAAAGGATGTGCAGATGCTGACGTAGTATATATAGACACAATCAGCTCATTACCAATAGGAACATTAAATGCTATAAATGAAATACCTGCCTATGTAGCAATTAACAGTGATGCTAACACATATAGTGATAAATATACTGATTGGTATGGTAAAGGCTTTACCAAAGGTAAACTTAATATATATGCATTTTATCAAAAATGGAAAGAATATAAAAAATAATATAGTTTAAACTATATACAAACTAAATTTGTTATGTTATAATAATCTAAAAAATTGAAAGGAACTTAGATATGAAGCTTCTTGCTAAATATAAAAATGGAAATTATACTGTTCGTCTTTTTGATGACGGCACAAAGATTCGTATGAATGACCTTGACAATCTTACTCCAGATTTTGCAGAAAGTATGGATGTCACAATCACAGAAAAGTGTAATGGTGGTTGTGAATACTGTTATTTGAACTGCAATATGGATAAGCCTCATGCAGATCTCACTAATCCGATCTTTGACACTGTACATCCTGGTACAGAGATGGCAATCAATGCAAATGATATGACTCATCCTGGACTTGAAGCATTCCTTATTAAGATGAAAGAAAAAGGTGTATTTGTAAACATTACAATCAACCAGAAACATCTTAAGGATAATGTTGAGACTCTTAAAGATTGGCAGAATAGACAGTTAGTATGGGGCATTGGTGTTTCTCTTACTAATTCGTCAGATTCTATTCTTTGGGAGAACGGTCTCAAGAATGTAGTAGTTCATGTTATTGATGGATGCTTCACCAAAGAAGATCTTGAGAATATGGCAGATCATAATCTTAAGCTTCTTATGCTAGGATTCAAACATAAGGGTCGTGGTGTTGAGTACTATGAAAAGCATAAAGATGAAGTAGATGCCAACATCGATTACCTTGATAAACATCTTATGGAAAACAAGGATAGATTCAATGGTATTGGATTTGACACACTTGCTACTATAGATCTTCATATGGAAGAGAAGGTTGGTCCCGAGAAATGGGCACTTCATAATATGGGTGCCGAAGGACAATATACATTTTTTGTAAATTTAATTGATAATACTTATGCAATTAGTTCAATGGAAACTGAAAATATTTTTCCAATTAAAGAAAATGATACTTTGGACTCCATGTTTAAGCATGTGCGAGAGGTAGCAGGTCATGACACAGAAAGATCTGAAAAATAAACTATTAGACTTAAAATTATGTATTAATAATAAATATTTATCTAAATATGTGAAACTAATTGTCAAAAATAAATCTAATATTAAACAACGAGGATATGATTTACATCATATCATTCCTAACTATTATTATAAAAGTATATCTAAAAAATTAGATAATACCGAAGATAATTTAGTATATTTATCTAGAGCTGATCATATTTTAGCACATTTATATTTGTGTTTTTGTAGTTACAATAATAAATATAAACTTGCAAATTCAACTGCAGTTATTAGATTTTTAGGACAACATAAAGCTAATGGTATTACATATAATTTAGAAGATTTTATTATTAACAATAAAGAAGAAATAAATCAAATAAGTAAAATAAATTCTGAATTAATGTCTAAAAGATTAACTGGATCTAAACACGTCTGTTCTGAAAAAGAAAAAGAACGGTTTAAAAATTTAAGTAAAACACTACATCAAAATTTAGGTAGAACTTGGATTTATTATAATAATCAGTATAAATTAGTAAAAGCTAATGAATTAGAAAAATTAGTTAAATCCGGTGCAATAATTAAAGGTCCACCTAAAAACAAACAATCTAATGAAAAGAATAGAAAAGCACATTTAGGTAAACCATTACCACATAATAAAGAATGGAATGAAAATATTAGTAAAAGTAATAAAGGTAAAAAATTATCTAAAGAGTGTAAAGCTAAAATTTCAAAAACACTAAAAGGTAATACTGAAAAATGTGGTCATATTAGAGGTAAAATAGCAATAAATAATGGAAAAACTTATAAATATGTTTTAGAAGAAGAATTTATAACTATATATGAACCACAAGGTTGGACTAAAGGCACTGGAAATAAAAATACTAATAAAAATAAAGGACTTATTAGAATAAATAATGAAACTGGTGCAAAATACGTATCTTTAGAAGAATGGGAAACTAAATATTCTAAAGAAGGTTGGTATCGTGGATATGACTGGAAAAATAATAAGTTCGCTATTTCGTCTATGGAAACTGAACTTTTTGATCTTGAACCTGGAGATACATTCGATACAATCTTTCACAAGGTTAGAAAGAAAGCTGGACATGAATAAAGACTTTCGTATTGATTGTAAAGTGCTATTTAATTATAATATAGTATGAAAGTGAAAAATGACTTGTCTCACTAGAGGCAGGTCATTTTCTTTGTATATAAGGAGGTATTTCTATGGATTATCAAATTTGGTTGATAGATAAAAGAACACTTGAAGACTATTTAGATCAAAATGGTATCAATAGACAAAGAATTAGTTTAGGATTTGTCAAAAAAGAAGGACAGAAACTCTACGAGGCTAATACAAAAGAAGAGTTTGAAAATATGATGGATTTCTATTGGTCTAGATATACTTCAAATGTATCAGTAGTTTTAGCTTTTGAGGAAGGTGAATACTATGAGTGGTAATATGAGAGTACGAGATCTACAAAAGGTAGTAGATTTTCCATTTGAAGTACGTATAAACTCTATTCCTGACACATATACAGTTTTAAGAGATAGACTTGATGTACAGAACTTACCAAACAGATTTACAGATCTTGTAGATAAAATCAAAGATTATTGTGATCTTCACGATGAATTAGATCTTGTTGGTATACAAGGTGGAGTACCTGAAATAAGACTTAAGAATATGGATGTAAAAGACTTAGTCATAACATCTATAACTTCTGATTGGATTGTATACGTAGCCTGGGAAAAGAATTTACAATGAGGTAGATTATGACTATTTTAGATGCAATTAAAAGATATAGAGAACTCTCTATTAAAAATAGACGAAATAGAGGTTTATTACCGACTGAAAATGATGAAATTTTTAAGCTTCAGAAGTTTATTGAAGAACATATTATTGAAGCCATAAATGAGGGTTATGTATTAGTATTCAATTCTGACGAAGACGAAGAAGTAACCAATAAACCTTCAAAGGAACAGTGGAAAGATTATCTTGTAGTTCAGTATTCTGGTATTACTAATATGTATAATATGAATGTAGTATGTAGTTATTCTAAGAATAACCTTACTAATGACATTATATTCTACATTATGGAACATTATGCTGAGCTCGAAAATGAGTTCAGATATACTATTAATGACATTACTGAAGATGATCTTGAACAATACGGATTAGCTTAGGCATAGTATTAGTGATATTAAATTATTAGTTGATAATTAGGAGGTATAATAAAAATGGAATATAATTACACAGGTAGAATATGGTTATCTGATCTTAAAGGCGCAAAAGGTGAGTTTGCAGAAAAATCAGATGTTATGTATAATACATTAGATCAAGATGTTACTGAATCATTTAAATCTGATGATACTATAGTAGAATCATTAAGTGACGCTATTATAGCAATAACTAATGACTTTGATGGTTATGAATCAGAAGAAGATTATATTAGAGACAATGACATATATGACGATGAGGGTCTTGGTAATGAGGGTTATTGGTATGTAAAAGTTACTACAAATAGAAAATTAACTGATGAAGAGCTTAAAATTATCGAAGACTGGTATCATAATGATGGAGATTACTTCTGGTCAAATATGTTTGAAGAGTTAGAATTAATATTAGAATCTTAATGGAGAATTATTATGAATATAGTATATGAAGCATTCTTTGTACAAGGTACATTACCTAGTAAACTATCTAAAGATATTGAATTTAAGCATGTAACTACTGAATATAAGCCTGCCGTAAGTCATGAACATTTATATGGTCAAGAGGCTAAGTTTATTGTTACTGGATATGGTAATGATAATGTGAACGAAGGCTATAAAGTTCAGTTAGTATTATGCGAGTCAGATGAACTTAGAGAGTTATATAATGCTATTCCAGTACCACATATAACATTATCTATTTCACCTGAAGGCAAAGCAGTTAATACAAAGAATCTAACATTTGAACCAACAGATGAAGTAGTTGTACTTACTAAATTTGGTGGATTCTTAGGTAGACCAATTTTTGAAGGAGGTAAATAACATGCTAAAGATTAGAAATAAATTATTTGAAACTAATAGTTCTTCCTCAGATAGATATGACGATTATGATGATGGACCAACTACTACTCATGGTCGTCAAACTATTAGAATCATTCTTAAATGGGCTGATGATGTTACTGAAGAACGCGTGAATGAAATTTTAGAAAGTGACTTCTATAAAGTAGAAGAGGATGTATTTGATATTCTCAGCTCACTTATGGAAGATGCAGATGATTTTGAAGTAGATAACTTCGATGATGACGATATTACTATTACAGCTGATGTTTCAGCTGATATTCATGTAGTATCACCTGCATATCCAGGAGATAGATATTCTCCACCAGAACCAGCAGAGCTTGAATTTGACTACACAGGATTTCCACTTAAGAAAGAAGAATGTCCAGCTAGAAATAAAGTAAAAGATGATATATTAAAGCTTTTCCATAATCAAGGTTGGATAGAAATCATCGAAATTGAGCATGTCTATGGTGAAGAAATCGATGATGATGTTTTTTACGATAACATTAGCTATTAAGAACTATTTATATATAATAGTATGGATTGTGAAAAATGACTTATCTTGAAAGAGGTAGGTCATTTTATCTGATAGGAGGTTATTATGGGAGCTTATTTTACCATTTGGTCTATGAGTCATGCTGGTGGTAATCCATTTGATATAGGTAAAAGTGAAATAACTGATGAAGGTCGAGAGGCTGCTTATAGAGCTAACCGCGAAGCCGAAGAAAAGAAGAAACAAGCTGAATATGAAAAGAATATTGAAAAACATACTTATGAAGGAGATCTTATTATAACTACTCCTATTGTAGTAAGTATTTATGGCAGTAATGAACGTAATTGGGATCCATCATTAGTAGAAGATTTTGTAATGAGTCATACTAAAAATTTTGCACCAGAAGTTATTGATGCTAAACAGGAAAATTATGATAGATTATATATCTTTGTACAGCTTAAACTTAATAATGTATCATTTACATGGTTAGATAAACATAGTGGAGAAATTATGTTAACTAACTCAACTATAAGTACAGTAAAAGATAAAATAAATGATATAATCTCAAATGTTCATAAGAGTATACGAGAAATTGGTAAAGTATCAGATGAAATTGCTTATATGCCAGATTCTGTTACTATTAGACAGGCAATAAGTAATGTATATGATGAGAAAGCTGTATTTATAGTAAATGAATACGGCGGTCCTTCTGAAAAATATCCAATGCTTGCTCAATATACTTATAAAGGTAAATTTGGTAATGAAAAAGAATATGTATTCGTAGTAACTAATGTAGAAAATTATCATTAGGAGGTATAATATGGTACCTGTAGAAAAATTAGAAGAAAGATGGCATGAAAATTATGAAGTAGATCCTGAAGCTAAACTTGATACAGTTATTAAAGTAGCTTTACATTTTGAAGATGGAAATTATATGGCATATATTGGTACTGAGGATGGTTATGAAGATCGTAAAGTTATTGCTAATTCTAGAGACATTATAGACCTATTCAAAAACTTTATAGAAAATGATTTTTAGGGAGATTAATATAGATAATCTTAACTAAGCAAAACTTATAAAAATACGGAGGTTACAATTATGTGGCATGAAGGTGATATAATACAACTTGATATAATACATCTTTTAAAATTTTCTGAATTATATGCTGATACTACAACAAAATATAATGTTCAATTTTCAGTATATTTTGATTCAGCTAAATTTGTTGATACTAATATCCAAACTTTTGATGATAAAAAATCTGAAATATTAGAACAAATTAATAATACTATGGATGATAACTATAGCAAGTATAACCATATTTATACTGATGTACAACTAGAAAAATCCGATAATAAAAAATCAAAAATTATATTAACTTGTAAATATAAAACTGAACACACTTTACTAGAAATACTACATGATATTATTGAATTTACTGAAAATACTGGTACAGATATAATTGATTCAGAACTATTAGTTATTAGTGTAAGTAATTAAGATGTGCTTAATATGAAAAGTAAGGATGATTAAAAAATGAAATTAGTTATGTTAGTTGGTTTTCCTGGTGCAGGTAAAAGTACTCTAGCTAAGGAATACAAAAATAAAGGTTATGTAGTTCATTCACCTGATACAATAAGAAATGAACTAAACTTGCATAGTCTCGATGATACTCAGAGAGTGTTTGATATTCTACATGAACGAATATTAGTAGATATGATGGCTAAAAAGGATATAGTTTATGATTCTACTAATCTAACAGTCAGACGTAGAAGAAAGTTCCTGAGTTTGATTCGAGACTTTGCCTGTGATAAAACTTGTTGTCTAGTAGATACACCTCTGTCATTATGTAAGTATAGAAACAATATGCGAACTGGTTATGCTAAGGTTGAAGATGCTGAGTTTGATAGAATGGTTAGTGTATATGAAGAACCTACTTATATGGAAGGTTGGGATCACATTATAAAATATAAAGAAGATGTACATGTATGAATATTAAGTGCTATTTAATTATAAATAGTGTAGATGCGAAAAATGACTTGTCTCATATGAGGCGGGTCATTTGGTTTGAAAGGAGGCATATATATGCTTTATAAAGATCTTAAACCAATTTTATATTCAGACAATAAAGAATTATTTGAACTTATATTTGAAAGTGGTAAGTTTAGTTTTGCTGAACCAATTATGATTGATCAACTTAGTTTATATGATAATAATGATAAAGTTGTCGCTAAAGAAGCTGCAGAAAAATTTAGTTGCAGAATTGATTCAAATGGTGATGATATTTGGGTTCCTGCTGGATTACCTTTTGATATTAAGCCAAGTAGAGATCCATATTCTGAAATGATTATAACCAGAAATGGAATATCTTATTATCCAAATTATATTGAAGATACTACTGAGATCAATGTAGAATTTACCTCAATTGGTGAAAAACTTAATCAGTATGCTAAAGACACATATACTAATATTGTTAACGCGCATGAGCAGATTGATAAGATTGAAAATATATTTGGTGTAGCAATCATTAAATAAGGAGCATAACTATGACTATTGATGAGCTAAAAGAAAAAGTTCGACTTGCAGAAGAAAAATGTGCAAAGATCGAAAAGACTATTGAACGTCATAAGACTCAAGGTGAAAAGAAAGTTATGGCTCTCAATAAGATCATGGAGCAAAATAACCTTGGAATAACTTATGATGATGTATGTGATAATCCAAATTGGTATTATGACTATCAAAATCAACCTTTCTATCATGAATTATATTGGACGGCTTGTGATATAAGAGATAAGGAATCATCTATTAATGATAATCTTAAAAAGCTTAAAGCTGCACAAGAAGGTGTTAAGATTTGGCAAGAAAAACTTAGACTTGAAGAAGTTAAGTTACAGTATATTCAAGATTCAGTCCCTAGAGTTATCAAGGAGTTCCTGAATGAATGGAAATCTAGAGTAATAGAATATTATACTAAGAAAGCAGAAGAATATCCTGAGGCCTTACAGGAATACCAAGAGACTCGAGATAAGCTATATTATGAATGTCTCGTAGAAATAGTCAATAGACTTGTTGAAGAGAATAAAGAAGAGTTTATTCAGAAGTATTGCTGGAAGAGTGAAGACAGATTCAATAGAATCATTGACACTCTTAATGAAGGATTCAAACCTAACAACAATTATGAATACATTAACTTAATTCACTTCGGTTATAGAGATAAGAATGATCCAGATGAGCATCCTAAGTATGTCAGAAATGAAGAGCAGTGGAAAGCTAAATTCGGAGACGGATTCTTCCAGGCATGGTTATCTCGTAAGTTCGATCCTGATTGGTTAGATAAACAAATTGAACAGGAAAAGAATAACAAACTTATTGATCTTATGACTAGAGTTTCTAAGATTACTGGTGAGATTATTGATGCTCAATATCTTTACATTGCAGATGATGGTAATCTTAATGGTTACATTATTGGTAAAGATGGAAAAGCTGAAGTCGAAACTATCGGAGCAGGTGGTTATAATGAACATGTTATTCTTGATTCAGGACGCCATGGACAATGCTATCATTTTAGAGTTTTAGTTAAGCCTAAAAAATAATCATAAAAAGTGAGGATGAGAAAAATGAAAATATATACGTCTTATTTTGCAAAATTGAGGAGCCTTCCAGAAAGTATAGTTCCAATATCTATATGTGGTAAGGCTCCTGACTGGTATACTGGACTTCAATATAAGAAGTTAGCACCTAAGTATGGATTCTTTATGGAATGGAAAAAGACTCATGATAATGATTATTATATAGAACATTTTGATTCAGAAGTCTTAAATCTATTAGATGTTAAAACTATATATGAAGAACTTTCTAAAATGTCTAGAGGAAAAGATATTGCTCTTATATGTTACGAGAAACCGTCTGATTTCTGTCATAGACATTTAGTAGCTAAGTGGTTAAATAAAAATGGTATACCGTGTGATGAATATTATGAATTTTAAGGAGGTAAAAAATTATGTATATTGCTGTATGTACATTTTTCGGTAGTATGGACACTCGTATTGCACCAGTTTCAAATGGTGATATAAATGAAGTTCTTACAAAAGTTCTTCGTAAAGGTGACTATGACAGATTTGAAAGTGGTGAATTATCATTTAAAGAACCTAATGTTACAAATTTTAATGATAATGATACGTATCACATAGTAAAAGTTGAAGCAGATGGAACACAGCCTTTTGCAAGTATATATCTTACTACAAAACCTATTACTTGTAGTGGATGTAATTCAGTAGAAGAGGATGGTTAATGGAGGTAGAGTTATGGATGGCAAGAAAGTAATTGAAATTCTTGAAAAGAACATAAATCGTACACTTCAAAGATATGGTAAAAGAATGCCTTTTCATTTAGATGAACTGTCAAAAATAAAAGAGTTTAATAGACCATACTTTAATATGTTTGAAGCTGGATCTATGAAAATTGTATTAAACTCTGATGGTGATTGTTCTTATATAGAATATAATGAGAAACGTTACTATGATTTTAAGGAATTAAAGTCAGCTGTAGGATAAGGAGGTATAACCTATGCTTTTAACATTTGTTAGATCACCAACTTTGTACTTTCATATATTGACGATGATGATTATGATACTTTACAAGATTGGTTAATAGATAACATAGATGATGATTATTATCTTACTAAATCTAATAAAGTATATGATATAATTGAATTAGCAAATACTTATAATTCAGATAAAAGATTTTTTGAAGATGATTTCTTTGATGTACATTTATTTGATGAAATTACTGATTTTAATGATATAAAAGTAGAACCAGTAGGTTATATAAAAGTATATGACACTGATAATATAGAAATCAACGGCGAAGTAATAGGTAGTTTATAAGGAGGCTAATATGAATAGAGAAGAAATTCTAGCATTAGCCACAGATGATTATCAGCATCGTAGAGGAGATTATCCTGCATCTGGTGAAGCAGATACAATAAATGTATATGAGAAACAGGACGGTACCTTTGAGATTGAAGCTGATTTCAAAAATACCTCTGTAGAAAAGGCCAAAAGATGGATTGAACGTTTTGCTGAAAAGAATGATCTTACTATTGTTAAGCCAGCAGATGGATGTCAAGATGGAGATTATTCTGATGATTGGGTTAGAGCTTGGGTAATCGTGAAGGGAGGTAGATAATATGACCTTCAAAGAATTTAAGAAACAACATAAACTTAATCCTACATCAGGGTTCTGTATTTCATTTGATTGGGATATTTATTGTGATATGGCAGAAAGAGCTGGTTATGATCCAACAGATGATCATATGGTAGATTATTATGGTGATCATCAGTCATATTTAGAAAATCATGATATTGATCTGTGGCATGAAAATATCTTTATTCAGGATGAAGATTTTACTAAACTAGAACAATTATCTGATGAAGCTTTCTTAAGAGAATATTTCTTTGATAATTATAACGTAGAAAGCTCTTATAATGATGATAGTTATGGTTTGGTAGTTAAATTAGTACATTATTAATGGAGGTTATTATGAGTAGAATAATTTCATTTGAAGATGCTTGTGCCATAGAAAGAGTTTGGGACAATATGGACATCAAAAATGATCCTATCTATAGAGAAGCCGGTGAAAATGGTTTGGCTGACATTTTATTAGATGAATCATCTGGCCCAGTATCAATCAATATTATCTATAGAATTGAAGATATGGGTGAGGATATATTAGGTCTATATATTTGTCCTAGAAAACGTGGCATTGATGTTTGGGAAGCTATTGAACGTAATGGTTCTATTTATTCTGGAAAGAATATCATCAATGATCTAGATGGTGGTTGTAGTTTATCAGATGTAGTTGGTAAGGCTAGAACGGCAATGGAAACATGTCCAGTATGTGGAAAAGTAGTTCCTTATAAGGATCAGAAAAGATATTCATTTGCAGGTAGATGTTGTCCAGATTGTCTTCCTGAAATGAAAAAGAAATATGAACAACCAGGTTGGTATAATTAAGGAGGATTTTTATTATGACACAAGAAATATTAGAATTTTATGCTGAATTTTTCCAAAGTATAAATAAAGACATTAAAACAGAATCTCAATTTTTTGAAGTATTGGAATATTTTGATTGGAACCATGAAAGAGATGATATTTATGAATTAAGAACACAGAACGTACCAGATGAATTAAAAGACAAATTTATGACATTAGCTGAAAACTTAAGCTTATATACTGATGGTTATCAATCTAATGGATATGTTACAGCTGATATCGCTGAAAACATATATGATAGTTGTTATTCATTAGCTTGCCAATATGGAGATGAGGACGAATATGATGAATTTGATTCATCTGGTGATCTATATTGGATTGAACCAGATTGTTATGAGTACGAACCGACTGAATTTAAGGATCCATTAACATTTGATGAAATTAAAAAGATTTTTGAATTATCTAATCAAGATATTATAGATATTCAAAAAGTATTAGATAATGAGTATGATAATCCAGTAAAACTTGTAGCTGATTAAGCGAGGTAAGTAATATGAATAAGTACTTTTGCAGTTTCGCTTCTGGTAACTTATCATTTTTAACTGGTGCAGGTTGTTTTATTATTACTGGTACAGTTGGTAAGTGTGATTTAGTTAGAGGTGACGACTGTTATGTAGTTACCACTAATGGTAGAATGTTCTATGATAGACTTTCTGATGTACAAGTAGATCAAGCACAGTTAGTATTTGAAAAATATGGAATACATCCAGTAAAATCTCTTACATTTATTGGTAGAGATGATGATTAAGCCTAAATCCATCACAAAGACTATTTAATTATAATAGTGGATGGTGAAAAATGACTTGTTTCTTATAATAGGAAGCAAGTCATATTTTTTAAGGGAGGTATAATCATGAATTTGAAAATGTTCTTAGCTACAGCTAAAAATATTGAACGAGTCATTCTTTTAGATGGATGGAAAGATTCCAACAATCAACTATATGATGGCAAATATGGTGATCTTGCATCTACAATCGTAGATAAAGGTTGGAATGATGCAGATGTTTTAAGATGGGAAGTTGATGGAACTACATTAACTATTGAAATTTGTATATACTAATAAAGGAGGATTATATTATGTATTCTAGAGAAACATTATCAAAATATCTTGATATTGCATTAAATGCTGATGCGGCAAATGGAATGGTAGTTGAACTTATGGGTGAGCTTGAACAAATCCCAGTAAATATAGAAATAGATGGTATGACTGCTAAGGAAGCTCAGGAAGAAGTTAATCGTAACTTACCAGATTACTTACCTGAAATGCTTGAAGATGATGAAGTTTATGCTAACAATCCTAACTATAAGACTGAAGCAAAGAACTTTAGCGTATATGATAGTACAGGTAAGTTATTACTTAAGATCGAACCTGATAGAACTATTGAAGGACATGGTGCTCTTACCTTTACTGTACCATTCTCTAATCCTGAAGATAAGGAAGCTTTCCTTGATTTCTGTGATAGACTTCAGAGAAATAGTGCAGTTAAGTACCCAACCAATAAGGAGTGATAATCATGTTTGATTATAATAAGGTTGATTGGAAAAAATATGGTTGAAAGACTAAGATTGATCTATTCTCGTGTGTATTTAATGTAGACGATCAATCAAATACTTTCACATTTCATATTATAGCGTTTTGCTGTAATGGTACAGATCTCAACTGTTCAGCAGATGATATTTTTAATGGACCATTTACAGTAAAACTTGATAAGCCTTTAAGATTAGCTGGACTCAGAGAAGTTACTTATGATGAAGAAGATGCAACTCTTACACTTAATGGTGAGATATATCATATAGTTAATTCTGACTTTGTATATTTCTTAGGAGATTTTCAGGGAGATCAGCAACAGGCCTATGGTAACTTGATGAAATATTTAGCTCAATATATTCAGACTGAATATATCTAAAGGAAGGAAATTATGAGTGCAGCAGTTATAACATTATGTGTAGCTATTGCAACATTTATTTTACAAGAAGGAATAACCAATATAATTCATGGTTTAATTTTTAGATTATTTTCTGATGTTCATAATGGCGATAGAGTTGAAATATTTGTAGATGGCACATCCTATACAGGAACCGTTGCTAGAAGAAATATTCGACATATCGTCATTCATGACATTCAGACTAATGCTGAAATAGTTATTCCAAACTGTAAAGTAGATCAAGCAGTAATTAAGAATAGCTACAATGGAAAAGAAGAACATAATAGATATATCGTAGAACTTCCTGTTAGTTACCCTGATGCTGAGAATCCTACTACATCTGATATAATTAAAAGTGCTATTGCTGATACTATTGATCTATGTGAATGGACTGTAGCAAGCACACCAAGTATTTTTATAAACTTTAAGGATTCTTACGTAGGTTATTCATTTTTTGTTATTACTAATTCAGTAGAAGATAACTTTAAAGCTTGTTCTTGGATTAAAGAAACTTTACTTCAAAAATTAGCTAAGGAAGATATTCATATTCCATATAATGTTCTTGATGTGAATATAAAGGAGGCTAATCATGGCTGACGTAAACGAAATAAAAGCAGAAGTTCGTAAGAAGATCAAAAGAGATCTTGAAAATATGTTAGAGAATTACGTAGATAATTTAGCTCATGTTATCAAATCAGAAATTCCTGAGTATGATTTAGATTGGTGTGCAGAAGATCCATTTGATGGTGGAGCAGGTAAATACGCACAGAATACAATGGAGCACTTAGATCATATTGTAGATAACGAAGTTGCTATTTTATTTGTACATTCTTAATTGAAATAATAGGAGGAAAATTATGTTAAATATTTTAGAAAAAGTTTTTAAGCGTAAAGGAGGTGATCTAAATAAGAGTGGAACAACCATGGATAAGAATATGATCTTTACCCATAATTGTGCTGCTCGTATTTAGGTCGTAGCTGGACGTTTGGAACAGACAGCTTCAATGATGGCGCTTGGTTCAACACTAGGTACAACAGTAGATGGTACTCATAAAGGTGCAGGTATTACTAAAATGCAAGGTCAGATTTCACGTGTTCAGTATTACTTTGAGCAACAGAAATGGATTACTGAGACTTATTTTAGACAGAGAGGTCTTGATGATTTAGGTTATCTTAATGGTGCATCTGTACAAGTATCAGATGATGTTGAACTTGAAGGTGAAATTGATCTTGATAATATGAATTCAACTACTGTTATTGATTTTGATGGTGAACATGCCGAAATTGATTCTCGTAAAGATCAGAAGTTTGAGGAGGTATAATAAATGGGAACAGCACATTTACTTATGATGGCAAGTAGAGGTAGAACTAAAGCTCATACTCATCATAATCATAGCGGTTCATCTAGTAGTTCATCAACTAAAAAATTTAGTGGAGCATCATCAAATGAAAAAGAAGAACCTAAAACATTTTTCTTTGAGTATAGGATGTCTTATCAATTAGAAAATATATCTGTTCCAGCAAAAGAAATGGAACCAATATTAGAGAAGTATTTATCTGAGCCATTCGAAAACGAAAGTGCTCTTGAACATTTTACAACTGTAGATTTTGACTATAAAGAAAATGAATCACTAGAAGAATATTATAGCTTTCAACATGAGAATGAATTTGAGTATAATGAAGATGATAGTACTATTGTAGTGAGTGTGTATTTTACTAGACCTTTTATAGGTGATTGGAATGCATTACGTCGTCGACTTGGATTAGACAAGGTGCTTGCAGATTTTGAGGATAGACTTGAGTATTTTATAGCAATTAAATTACCAGAATTACTTAATGTAGAATCAGTTCAATATCGACGTAGAATGGGTGAATTGTTTGCTACAACAGATGGTGAGACTGTTAGAAAAGTTAGTTAGAACATTATATGGAGGCATTTAAATGGGAACAGCACATCTTATAAGCGCAGGTAATACAATGCGTAATAATTTAAGAAAAACTGAGCATAGAGCTTTGTCTAATCATGCTACTCTTGGAAGTACTGGAGATTCTAAGTCTAATACTGGAAATGGAGAAGGCGACAATAGAGAACTTGAATATGAAGCAAGTTTTTTATTTAAGGGCCTTGACATAGATATTGAAGAAGATATACTCATAAGAGATCTATGGTTGTATATAAGTAATATTAGACAGAATTGTATTTCTGATTATGAGAATATAGATTATACATATTTTCCAGATAAACATGTAATTAAGTTTACTATCACTATAGTTGCTGACACACTTCATAAAAACTATTCTAGTAGATATAGTCAGTGGCAAGATAGATATGATGAAAACATAGAACAGTTTTTAACCGAACATCTTAAAGGTGCTGCAGAACATGCTCAAGATGCTGATAGACGTGAACAGTATAAAAAGACAGTAATAGTACCATTTGAAAATTCACATGTTTACTATTATGAAAACGGTGAGCGTATTCAATATAGTAAATATTAATGATTATCTCAAAATATTAAAAATTTTTTGAAAAAATTTCAAAAAATTGTTTACAAATACCTCGATTCTTGTTATAATATAATTATAAAATAAATAAAAAACAAATGCGTGGAGGTATTTGAAAATGGCAAAGAAAGTTAATGAAAAGAAAAACATGGTAGATCTTAGCACAAAGGAAGGTTCAATCGTTTTTACCCTTTCTGAGTATCATGATCAGTTTGATAAGATTTGCCTCGATGAGACTATTAACATGGCTGAGAAGAAGAAGCAGCTTATCAATTTCATGAATGTTTATGTTAAGGCTACAGCATATCAGAAGAAGATGATCGCTAAGATCCAGTACTTCAAGGGTGACAACGTATCTCTTCTCCAGTATATGTACAATATCATTCTTGCTGGTGCTGGAATGTATGCGAATAATTAAGGAAAGTAAGTAAATGAATAGACCCTCCTCCGAGAAGACCAGTATGGACAGAGTCCAGCTGGTCTTACTTATAAACATATTTATAGTTTGTATATGTATCGCTTTTGTAATCATAGAATGGCATGTTGGTTACAGAATACAATGTCCTATCCATCAGAACTTTGACATCAATTGTCCTGGTTGTGGTACTACTAGACTTATGGAAAGTGCACTTTACGATCATGATTTTGTTCAAGCATTTAGATGGAATCAGTATGTATTTATTATGTGGCCAATTGTAATTCTCATTTACATTTATCAAAATTTCTTCTATATATTCAAAGGTAAATGGTCAAAATTTACTCTATGGTTCATTGGTTTATTTCTTGTAACACTTATTGTGTTTGGTGTAATACGAAACTTTCCTTGTTTAATGTTCTTATCACCTACACAACTTTTAGATAGCGTACCTTAAGGAGGCTAATTATGGAATTATCAAATCAGGATATTAAAGAAATTATTTCTACTAGTTTATCGCGAAGTGGTATCAATGGTTCTATAGAAACTGTTATTCGTCACATTATTTTTTCTGAGGCTAATAATGTTGACTGGCAGAAAGTCTGGAACAATATTGTTTTGGAGGAAATGCCAGAATTTAGAAATGAAAACTATCTTAAGATATATATGGAAGAAATGCGCCTATGACAGATGTAGAAAAATTTATTGATAAATTTAAGTTTATTTATAAGCAGGAACTTGTGCAAGTATTTACAACAGGTAACTGCTATTATTTTGCCGTAATTCTGAAAGAACGATTTAATGGTGAAATATACTATCTACCTATAGAAAATCATTTTATATGTAAGATAGATAAAGAATATTATGATATTACTGGTAAGGCTAAATTTAATGAAAAACCTTACAAATGGTCAGAGTTTAAAAATTATGATAGTTTATTGTATAACAGAATTGTAAGAGATTGTATAAACTTTGACACGAGAAAATAAATAGAGAGGAAGTGTCAAAATGTGGTCGATTATAATGTGTACCGTACTACTTGTTATAATATTACTTGCTGGACTAGATCGACCATATTTAGTTATGTTTTTCTATACAAACAGTTTGCCAATGTATTTTGCAACTAAGTATACACTTGAATTACTTGGACGTGAAAATACAAAGGAAAATCGTAAATATATAAAATCAATGTGTTGTTCTGGAACTAAGTTTTCAGAGGAATTTTTAGAATATTCAAAGGCTACATTTTGTTCTATGACATTACCTAGTATAGGACAGACTATGTATGACTATATAACATTTAAGGAAAAGGCAAAGGAGGTCCATCAAAATGAGAGCACGTGATTTTATTCGTCAATTTAGTGATCCAAAAGTAAATGGACCAAAATTTGACACCAAAATGCCACCAGAAAGATGTGACGCTATTAACATATGTAACATTCCATATAATCTGCGAAACTATCATGTAGAGGCAGTTCACTATGACGATGATGTTATTGCTATGTTATGGATTACTGAAGACTGGGACGATGATGTAAATTCTCTAGTAAATGAAATAGTTAGGTATTATAATTATCTAGCTAAAATAAATAGACTTGATTCAGATGTAAGTCTAGAAATAACTATTGGAACTAAAGATGCTGGAGAATCAAAATATTATGATAGGATTATAGCAAGAAATGGAGGATGATAGTATGGTAGATTTAGACAGTCGCCCAGATATGAGATATTTGCTGGCTGAATTGAACAACTATAAATGTGATTTTGTAAAAGATGATCAGATTGTAATTTCTATACCACAGTTTCAGAGTAAAACAAATGAAGAATGGTATGGAATAGCATTAGTATGTAGACCTGGAAGAACTGAAATTGGTTTATATGTATGTTTTGACGGTCCTGAATATGGTGCACAGAGTTATCTTACTACTATAGATAATAAACATCATCTACAACTTAGTACAATTATTGATACTGCTATTAAAGAAGCTAAAGTATGTACCGCATGTAAGACTACCCACGATCTAAATGAAATGTATCAAAATGTAACAGGTCGTATCTGTGAAAATTGCAAAAAAGATATTAGAAGTAAGTATTAATGGCTATTTAATTATAATAGAGGAATTGAAAAATACCTAGTCTGTAAAGATTAGGTATTTGTTTTGTAAAGGAGACTAAATATGTTTAATGTAAGAAATGGATTATTTGAAACTAATAGTTCTAGTTCACACTGTTTCATATTACCACCTAATAAAGGACAGAAAATTCCAACAGAAATAAAATTATCTAAGCTTATGAGTACTGACTATATTTCAGATCGTCATCCATCTATTGAAACGAGAATGGCATTTATGTATAGTCTTGCTGAAGAAAATGGATATGCATCGGCATATTTACAGTACTTAGCTAGTAAAGGTGTCAATGTAATTAACGACACTGGTACAGATCTTGAATTTGAAGATTATATGTTCGGATTTAATATGAGTGAATCTGAATTATCTCAATTCTTATTTAATCCAGATGCAGATTACATTAATACACCAGAATATTCAGAATATCAATCTATTCCTAAAGATTATACAATAATTAATAAAAGTTATTAAGGAGGAATTAATATGGACGAAAATTGGAATGATGATTGGAGAGAAGAACTTAAAAGAGATGACTATGCTGCTTGGGAACGTTTAGCTGATTGTAAAAATAGACGTTCAGATGTCAAAAAGTATGCTAAGTTAATTTATAAGTACAATCCAAACAGAACTAAAGAGGAATGCTTAGATAGATCTATTATTTGGCTTACAGACTGGAATAATCAAGTTCATCTTGTTCCAGATGATGACGAATATAAGAAGATTATCGATGCTATGTAAAGGTAAATAATCATGAAAGTTAAAACTAAACCGATAAAACCAAAGAACTGTCGAGACTGTCGGTATAATTGTTCATCAACATGTGTATGTCTTAATTCAGATATTGTTGGAAAACATATTTCTATATTTGGGCAAAGGGCATGTAGATACTTCAAGGAACGAGATAAATAAAGACTATTTAATTATATAAGAATGAATGCGAAAAATAACTTGTCTAGAAATAGATGAGTTATTTTTTGTTTATTATAAATAAGGAGGAATATTATGTTAAACTTTGATCAAATTGATAAATTAGTTACTCAAATGGAAGCTAAATTTAAGGAAGATAATGAAGGTAGACATATAACATTAGACACTCGTACTCGTAGTGGTCCTGTAAAATTCGAATTTGATCTTCATGTTCAGGAGTTTCGTTTAACTACAGATCGTAATAATGATATAAGTTTACTTATTTATATTGTATGCAAAAATGGTAAATTTGGATATGATGAGCCAGAAGAGGAAATGATAAATGGCAAAGTATATAGAAATCCTGATTGTATACGTGAGTTATCAGAAGATCCTGTACTTGAATACTATGAAAATTTAGCTAATGATAAACCCGGTAAATTTGAATTTTCTAACTTAGATCAGGTTGTATTAAGTCAGTCTAATTGTTCTATGGGTGGAGATTGGATAGAACACGATCAACAAAGAGTACAAAGAATTTTTGATTTATTTGAAGATCAGTTAAACGCAGATAGTACTTATAATATTAACCTTAGTAAGCTCGTATTTGCAGAAGAATTTGAAGCTGCTAGAAAAGCAAAAGAGTTAGAGGATGCAGAAGCAGCCAAAGAAGCTAAGAAAGCTGCTAGAAAAGAAGCTATTGGAAATGCATTAGATAAAACTGGTGACGTTGCTAAAGGTGTTGGAATGGGGGCTTTAGTGGCTACTGGAGTAGTAGTTGCACTTCCATTTGCTCCACTTATTCTTTTAGGTGGATGTCTTTGGGTATGCTTAGAAGGTTTATCAAAAACATACTAAAGAACTATTTAATTATATAAGTAGTAAACTTAGTTTAGAAAGGAAATTATTATGGCAGATACAGTAGAAAAAATAAATGGTACCTGGACAGATGGTAACCCATATAGTATAAAGAAAGTATGGGGAAAGAATCCTCACTGGGAAGGTCATACGTTCTCAGCAGAAGAAGCTGCTAAGCTATTTGCAGGTGAAACAATTGAATTTGAAGCTGTTTCAAAGGCAGGAAAACCTTATACAGCAAAAGGATCTCTTTCTATGCAGTCATTTACTGCAGATGACGGTAGTACTCACGAATATCTTGGATTTGCAATTAAATTCGACGAAAAGCCACAGCAGGATGATGTAGAAAGATTTACTGGTATGTGGAATGGTAAAGAAGTCAAAGTAAAGAGAGTTTGGAGTGAGCATAGATTTACTGATGATGAAGTAGCTCATTTACTTGCAGGTGATACTATTAAATTCCAGGCTAAGTCTCAGAAAACAGGTAATTACTATGGCGCTGAGGGTAAGTTAGCTGAACAGGAATACAATGGAAACAAATTTGTAGGATTCAAACCGAATTTCGGTTAAAAACAAAAAATGGATTATCAGTGATAATCACTAAAGGAGGTCAATATGAAAGACGTAATAAACATATTCTCAGATGAAATTTCTAATTATAACGATCAACTTAAGTATAAACAGAAATTTCTAGAAAAATTTGGTGATAAAATTGACGCTGATAATCCATTTTACTTTGATGATGTTGATATCGTTGATGGTACCACTGGTGAAACTATACGAGGTGCAGAACTTGACAGAGATTCTTGGAATAGAATTACTCAAGTTCTTATTAAATATTTTCATTTAGATTTATAAGGAGGTATTATCATGTTATCAGAAGAAAAGATGGAAGAATTAAAATCAACATTTAGATCCAAATATTATAATGCAGTAAGTAATTGTTGCTTTGAAGTACTTGCATTACAGGAGAATAAATTTGGTATTTCTGAAGAGGATTTAACTAAGAAGGAATACGAAGAGATTATTGAAGATGCGCATGAATGGTTTATGATTCATTTCTTCGATGAGCATGGCATTAAGTAATGTTTATAGCACAAGCTATTTAACATAAAAACCAGAAAGGAAATTTATGTCTATGGCAGAAAACAAAACAACCAAGGCCAGCGCTAAGACGCCGACAACAAAATCAAATAAAAAAGAGGAGGCAAAAAGCGTAGTTAATCTTTGTATAGAAGATACCTTTGATATTGAAGAAATTGATGGTAGACGACTATACATTAACTTTGGTATCGATGAAGAGATTATCGAGTCTATAGTTTGGCATATCTTAAGATATAACAGACAAGATAAAGGTAAACCTATTGAAGACCGAGTCCCAATTAAACTTTATATCAATAGCCCAGGCGGTGATGTTTGTGCGGGTTATGGTTTAATCGATGCAATTCTTACTAGCAAAACACCTGTTTATACAATAAATCAGGCAATGTGCTATAGTATGGGATTTCTCATTTTTATTGCAGGTCAGAAAAGATTTACTATGCCACACGCAGAATTTTTAATGCATGATGGTTCAAATATGGCATTTGGTTCAACTGCAAAGGTGAAAGATCGAATGGATTTTGAACTTGGCGAGTTAGAACAGATGACCAAGAACTACATTATAAACCGTACTAAGATTTCTAGCGAGTTATATGATGAGAAATATAGAGTTGAATGGTACTTCCTTCCAAAGAAAGCTAAAGAAGTCGGAGTGGCAGATTATATTGTAGGTGAAGACTGTGATATAGACGAAATAATCTAAAAGGAGAAATGTACATTGGTTAAGAACTATTTACTCGACACCAATATTTTGATGTCCAATCCTAATGCTATTTTTAGTTTCGAGGATAACAATGTTCGTCTTTGTGGTACAGTTATCCAGGAATTAGATAAACACAAAAAAGATGCAGGAGAGCCTGGTTATAATGCCAGAGAAGCTCTCCGTATCATTGCTAATTTAATTAAAGATGCAATTGACAATGTACCTAAAGAAGACAGAATTAAAATTGTAAGAGATCAGGGAATTGATCTTCCTAATGGTGGAAAGTTATTCTTTGAGCCAGATGGAGTTGATGTTTCTAATCTTCCTAAAGGATATGATATATCAGTTCCAGACAATAGAATAATTTCTTCTTGTGTACATATGAATAAGAACTATCTTAAAGATAGTCCAGTTACTCTTCTCACAAATGATACTGGATGTTTTATTAATTCACTTATATGTGATGTTAATGCTGATACTATAAAAAGTGAAGAGATCGAGTATATTGGATATTCAGGTCACTTAAATCTTGAAATTGCAGATTGGACTATTATAGATGAAATTTATAAGAATCATCAAATAGAGGCAGAATTGATTGACGAAATTGGAAAATTAAAATATCCATTATATGAAAATCAGTTTGTAACTATTACATGTGGTGATAAATGCGTGCTTACAGTATATCAGAAAGGTATTATTAAGCAGATCAATGATATTATTGTGCATGGAAATATTCATCCACTTAATAAGATGCAAACATATGCAATGTGGGCATTAACTAATCCTGATATTCCTTTAGTTATTCTAGAAGGACCTGCAGGTACATCTAAAACATTTGCATCATTGGCATGCGGATTACATCAGTTAGGTATTAGCAAAAAGAAGTCAGATAATGATACACAAGAAATCTATAACAGAATTCTAATTTCTAGACCTAATGCTAATACATCTGATGCAGACTTTGGTTATTTGCCAGGTACACTTGAGGAAAAGATGGGTCCTATGGTTGCGTCTTATATGGATAACCTCGAAGTTATTCTTGGTGATAAAGACACACCTATTGCAGATACAAGACGAGTCATTGAAGATATGATGTATGATAGATACATTGAATTATGCCCTCTTTATTCTATTAGAGGTCGTTCAATTAACAATGCCTATCTTATCTGTGATGAAGCACAGAATGCTTCTAAGAATCTTATTAAAGACGTAGTTACCAGACCTTGTCAGAATACAAAAGTAATTATTGCTGGAGATCCTTCACAGGTTGATAATACTAAGCTTGATAAGAGAAATAACGGTTTGGTTTATGCAAAAGATTGTATGAAAGGTAGTCCTTTATGTGCAATCATTCGCTTTGAACCTGATCAATGTGTAAGAAGCCCTCTTGCTGAGGAAGCTATTAAAAGAATGAAATAACAAATAAGAGGACATTCAGAAATGAGTGTCCTCTTTTTATGAAAGGAAATTATTATGGTAATAGGCATAGATTTAGGAAATAGAACACGTAATTCTATCTGTGTCATGCAAGGTGATAAGTTGCTTGAATGGAGTAGACTTAACTATAGTGATTCTGAATCAGCCTGGCATCATAGAAAGAAGATCATTAAACAAATTAATGAGTATATTAAGAAGTATAAATTAACTAAAGATGACTACATGCTATTTGAGGAAATTGCATTCTATAGAGGTGTATCTAGAATGTACAATATTGTTAGTATGGCATTCTTACAATCAACTCTAATAAATGAGTTCTCTGATAAAATTTCAATCAGTGCTGTCCATGTTCAGTCATGGAAGAGTAAAGTTTTAGGTAATAGATCAGCAAAGAAAGAAGATGCCGTTGCTTTTGTGGAAAAGAACTATCCTCAAGTAGATTTGAATATAGTAATACATCATCCTAAAAAGGGTGATGAAATTATTAAAGATAACGATACAGCAGACGCAATTTGCATAGCATTATTCGCACAAAAAGTTGATATTGAACTGTTAAATAAGCATAAAGTTAATTATACATAATGGGAAATTAAATATGTATGGATATATTTATAAAATAACTAATCTAATTAATAATAAACAATATATAGGTCAGCACGCATCAGAAATATTTGATAAAAAGTATTTTGGATCTGGTAAATTACTAATAAAGGCTATACAAAAATATGGAAAAGAAAATTTTAAAGTAGATATTATTGAATGGTGTAATTCACAAGAACAATTAGATAAACAAGAAATATACTGGATTTCGTATTATGATGCAGTAAATTCAGATAATTTTTATAATTTAGCTATTGGTGGCAGTTGTGGTAATAGAAAAGGTAGTAAATTTTCGGCTGAAGCTAAAAAACATTGCTCAGAGGCGCATAAAAAAGAAAATTTATCTGAAAAAACTTTAAAGTGTATGTCAGAAAGCCATAAAGGATTGCCTAGTCCTAATAAAGGTAAAAAATTATCTAAAGAACATAAGGAAAAAATATCTAAATCATGCAAAAATATGTCTGAAGAAGCTAGAAGTAAAATATCTAAATCATTATTAGGAAATACTAGGCGGCGCGGTAAGACATTATCAGATGAAACTAAACAAAAATTATCAATAGCTGGAAAAGGCAGAAAACACTCAAAAGAAACAAAATATAAACAGTCTATATCTAAATTAGGCAAAAACAATCCTAATTATAATAAGCATCCATCTATTAAAACTAGAGAAAAAATGTCTAATTCACATAAAGGTTTAGAAGTATCATTAGAAGCTAGACAAAAAATATCAATAGCTAATAAAGGTAGAATAGTTTCAGATGAAACAAAACAAAAATTATCTAAAAATCACGCTAATGTTTCTGGAAAAAATAATCCATGCTATGGAAAAATTTGTATAACTAATGGTATAACTAATAAATTTATATATTTAGATGAATTAAATACTTATATAAATAACGGATATCACAAAGGGCAAACAAAAAAGAAAAATAACTATAATACACAAATGTAATTTGCATAGGTTTATACGGATCAATTGCGGATAAAAAGAAACTTGACAGTAAATTAGTAAATTATACATAGGGGATGAATAGTTGTGATTAATATAGAAGAAACAAGGAAAGATTTAGTAAAAAAGATTAATGATTCTAATGGATTTACTGACTTAGAAAAATCATTGTTGATTGAAGGTATAAGAGGTAGAGAAAATTTAGTATTAGCAGGTTGTCAGCCACTAAAAACTGACTCGTGCGAAAGATGTTCAAATAATCCTAAAAATGGTGGAGATGGAATTTGTCAATGTATACTTGGATTGCCATCAATAACATAAAGAACTATTTAATTATAATAGTGGATGAGAAAAATGACTTAGTCTTTAATGACTGAGTCATTTTGTTTTTATATGCAAAAATTACTTATAGGAGGTAGATAATCATGATGATAATTTCATTAGGTAATAAAACTAGAGCTAGAATTATTGACGGTGTTATTGGTCAGTTATCTGATGGTATGTGGGAAAATAGTCCTGCAATGAATAAGTATTGGAAATATGCTAGGACTAATGGAACTGATCTTGAGATTGACAATGACAAATGGGATAGCGGTTTTAGAGGTAGATCTGAAGAATGGATTAGACATTGGTTTGCTGGAAAACTTAAAGCAGTTGTTCAGGATGAAGTTGGTAACAATAAACAAGGATGGAGCAGAGATAATATGGAAATCTCTGAGTATATTAGTTATAATCATGATATGACAGTGTCACATTGTTATGAATGTTATGAGTATCTTTTAGGTCGTACTGGTCATAAGTATGCTTTTCAATTACCTGCTAATGCTGAAGGAATGAAAGAGTATAAAGCAGCTATTTCTAAATCTATTGAAAAAATCTGTAGTGATCTTAATATTGATACTGCAGTAAGTACATTTGATGATTGGAAAAATAGTGTATTAGATTTCTTCCAAGGTGAGTTTGATCATTTCAAAGGTACCTTTGATAATAACTATTTTGAAGATTTAATTAAGAATCAACCAGAGAAAAGTGAATTAGTTTGGCCTAAATTTGAAGCATCTGCACAAATTATGAAAGCAATGTTTTATGATAATTCAGATCTCTTAAAGGATGTTACACAGGAATATGGATTATCTATGGCGCCAGATGATTGTTTCAAGGCAATCTATTTTAAGAACATTCGTCCAGTTATGCTTGGTGCAATCTATGATCATTTTAATGCCGATTAAGAGAGGTAATAGTTATGATACTTAAACAAATGATAGCAGCATTTAGTAATGACACTAGAATTCGTATTGAGACTATAAATGAAGTATTATATGAAGGACAAATTGGTGAATCGCAGAAAATAGATAAGTCTAATCTTACAGTATCTTGGTGTGAAATTAGAGATAACGTACTTATTGTACAGGTAGAAGTATAAAAGACTATTTAATTATAACATAGTAAGAATGAGAAAAATGACTGGTCTGATTATAGATCAGTCATTTTATTTTGATAAGGAGGTAGAATATGGCTAATAAAGTACTTCATGGTCCTTATGGTTGGTATTATCAGTATATCGACACTGACGGAAAAAAGAAAAATTTATCAATATTTGAAGAAGTTTATAACAACTATATGACTAAAGGTTATTTTACTGAAGCACATCTTGATGCTATTGTAGCAGGAAAAACTGTAACATTCAAGGTACCTAGAAAGTCTGGTAAAGGTGAATTTACTGTTACTGCTAAGCTTATTCCATATACACGTAAAGACGGCAAAGAAACTAAAATTATTGACATTCAAACAGATAATGGAAATGATGATGCTATTATTAAGGCTAAAGGTGAAGAGATTATTAAATCTTTTTGGGATGGATCTAGATTCAGTTGGTCTAGACCTCAGCAATTCCTTGATACCTTAGATCTTGAACAAGAGTGGAAAACTTGGTCTAAAGATTGTCATTATGGTAGTAATCATTTAGCATTTGTTAAATGTTATAGACGTAAGGTAAGAAATGATGAAGGTTATACTTTCTATGGTATGGTAGAAAATGGTAATTGTGTAATGATTTCTGAAGAAAAATATAACTCGCTTATTAAAGATTTTGAAGAGAATGCTAAGAAAGAACATGAAGAATATCTTAAGAACTATGATGCAATGATGAAAGTTAAAGATGAAACACTTAAATGGTTAAGAGTAATTAAGGCTCAGATTTGGCCAAATGGTGCTAGTCTTACTAAAGCTCAGCTTATTGCTAATGCTGAACCTATAATTGCATCTGTTAATGTACCTAATCTTGAAGATCGCATAGTTGGTATGTTAAGTTCTAAGACTATGTATAAGACTAATTTGGCATCATACTTTGATAATGCTGAGACCGAAATTAGAAATAAGATCACTATCAAAAACTATACTGAAACTGCAATAGTAGATGACATTAAGACTAGATTCCTTAATAATGTTAAGACCTATGTAGAATATTCTAAAGTTAAACAGTTTAGAGACGAACTGTATCAAGAATATAATACTAGTGGTCTAGATGCTATGACTGCTTTTATTGATATTGATACTGCATTAAGTTTAGGTTACTTCGATACTGTTCAGAAAGCATTAGTTAGATATAAGCAGGATGCACCTAAATACATTATCTATAATATGTACCCTGAAATTATTGATCTTACTATACTTAAGGAACATATCCTTAACATGCTTAAGATTTATTATGATTTCTATGATATGCCTGAGAAAGATCGTAAGGCTATTGCTAAATATGTAGCTAGAAATAAATTATCTGACTACTATGAAGCAGTTAGAGGTTGGGATGAGGTTCTTGAGATTCTTATTGATAACTCAAGAGATCCTAAACTTACTAAGCCATTACTTGAAGGTATTGCTGGTACATCTAAGGCAAATGTTCTTAAAGATAAGACATACTACTTTGAGAAACGTGGTAGACTTAGAGGTAATATTATTCTCTATAAACCAATTGAGCTTATTGATGAGCTTAGATCTCACATCAAAGAATTCAATGTATCTTCAGGTGTGGCTATTCTTACAAATATTGAATTGGATGCAGATGAAAGTTTCATCTTCCAGTTCTATACTTTCGCAGATGCTGAAGGTGATGAAAAAGGCTTTGACGGTAGACGTATGTTAAACCTTACAAGAATCTACAATAGAGGTAAGGATAAAGATCACAAGATTGGATTCTTATTTGATAATGAGTCTGAAGAAGACGTTGAAGACGATGACAATGAATAACTATTTAATTAAAAACGAAAGGAAATTATATAATGAATACAAATATTAATGATGTAATGAAACAGTACTTTGATCAGCTCAATATTGATCCGATTGAGTTTGACTATGATGAGGCTAGAAAGAAATTCATTTCTAAGGAGTCATTTATTTATGATCTAAATGATCCTGAGCCTTATTTTATTATAGTTAAGATTTCAGGCAATATTGGAACTGTAGTTATCGGTACATCTGATGGTGTTAAGTTTACTGAGACAGATGTACTTGGTCAGATTCAGTTTGAAGGTGACCATTGGACTAATATCTAATTACTCTCCTGTCCTTGTGTAGGTAGAGCTGAAATTATGCCTGTCTGAAAAATGACAGGCATTTTTTGTTTATTAAAAGAAGGTGAATATATGTACGGAGCAATTTTAGGTGATATGGTTGGCGCACCATATGAATATGATAGAAGTGAAAAACGAAAAGATTTTCCATTTTGGATAGACTCAAGCAGAAAAACTGATGATACTGTTATGACTCTAGCTGTTGCAGAAGCACTCCTAGATACGCTCCATGCGTCACCAGAGGATATTAAAGAAGCTGTTATTAAGTCTATGAAAAAATATGGCGAACTTTATCCCTGGGAAGGCTACGGAACAAGATTCTCTTGGTGGCTTAAATCTAATGATCCAAAACCATATAATAGTTTTGGTAATGGTTCAGCTATGAGAGTTTCATCTGCAGGATGGTTATACAATTCAGTAAAAGAAACTAGAGATATTGCTAGACTTACTGCTGAAGTAACACATAATCATCCAGAAGGTATCAAAGGTGCAGAATCAGTTGCTGCAGTTATTTTTTTAGCTAGAACAGGTTATGATAAAACATTCATCAAAAAGTATGTTCATGACTGTTTTGGTTATGACTTATCTAAGACTTGTGATGAAATTAGACCTGACTATCATCATGTTGAGTCCTGTCAAGAAACCGTACCTCAAGCTATGACAGCTTTCTTTGAAGGTACAGATTTTGAAGATGTTATTAGAAATGCAGTTTCTTTAGGTGGAGACTGCGATACATTAACTTGTATTGCTGGAAGTATGGCAGAAGCTTATTATCCTATTCCAAAAGAAATGGTTCAGGAAGTAAGAAATAGACTTTCACCTTATCCTGACTTATTAGCAATACTTGATAGATTTACACAGGAAATGAAAAATAGATTTACTGACTTATTAAGAAAGGAGTGATTTCATGGGTTGGTTCGATCATCAAGATAGCGGTTCAGCCGCTAAAGCTAAAGTAGAAGTTCAACTACCTGAGCTTGAAATTCAATTAGATGGTGAACATTGGATTCCAGTCAATAAGAATTGTGTTGATAAATGCTATACAGATGAAATGCCACGTCTACTCATAGTCGTCGATGAGATTGCGGAGTTGACCGGTAAATCTGGTATTAAAACTACTGAAGGTAAAGCTGAAGACGCGCTTAAAGATGAAATAATTAGTAATATCCAATCGATAACTCAATTAGGTCGAAGTGCTGGCATTCATTGTATACTTTGTACTCAAAGGAATGATGCTACAGTCTTGCCCGGGTGCGACTTGTTGTCAATTGAAAAGATTGACCTTATGATAGTATAAGAACTATAAGATATGACTATATAAATGAAGAGGTAACGCTCTGAATATATAGCGATGAGACTGCGACATGCATAATTTGTAAAGAGTTATGTATGAAGCTCGCTAAAGTCGGGTTGTTAGTAATCCGGTCGTCCATAAAATTAGCAAGGTGAGTAATATAGTAAGACGAACCTATGATCGAAGAATATTATTAGTGAGGAAAAGTAAAATTCCGGACTATGAAATTCCTTATATAACGAAACATTATATGTGGCGGGTTATATCTAGCTAGTAATATTTATAATAGGCACCTAAACTAATATGTACGGATAATATCTTATGGAACAAGGAAAGTCATTATACATATTTTTATGGTGAAGACGAAGAATAATAAGCTTCTTTAGTAATGATGAAAAGTAGTGTTCGAACTGTGGATAACTCTTGTAATAAGAGTAGTAGGAATGGACACAAGTCAATGGTTTAATCGTAACTCGAGAATAATTAAACCTTGATGGAGCGCCGTGTGCGGTGAAAGTCGCATGCACGGTGTGGGTCAGGGGAAAAGATAGAGATTACTTCAAAATCTTACCTATTGACATAATTATTCAAAATAATCCTCTAAGCATTGATACTTTAGTAGAAGTAAAAGATTGAAAGGAATTTGAAAAATGAAATGTGCTATATGTGATTTTGAGACAGATAATACTGGTAAATTTAGGAATCACCTTAGATTTATACATAAATTATCTACAAAAGACTATTATGATACTTACTTAAAAACTGAAGGTGAAGAGTTTTGTCAGTATTGCGGAAAACCTACAAGTTTCAAAGGTCTTACTAAAGGTGGTTATCGTAGGCACTGTTCAGTCAGATGTAGCACATTGGATCCAAAGGTTCAAGAAAAACTTAAAGCTACAAATCTTGAAAAATACGGAGTAGAAAATCCATATCAATCTGAAGAAATAAAAGAAAGAATTAAACAAGATCGATTAGCTAAATTTGGAGTAGATCATCCATTAAAAAGAAAAGAAATTGCTAAAAAAGTTGGTATAAAGTCTGCACAGACTAAATATAAAATAAAAGATAATTTTATTGCTGAGCATCCAGAGCTAATTACTAAAGAACAACTTACTGAAAAGTATGGCTGGATGTGGTATTGGGATAATATAATAAAACCAGTAAAAATGTTGCAGGGTGGACGATATACTAATTACTATTATATCTCAGATATTCCTAAAATTGAAACATATATTGAGGAAACTATTCATAATAATCGATCTCATAAAGAAATGGAATTATTGAGATTTGTTCAGTCTATTTATAGTGGAACTATAAAACATGATTGTAAATCAGTAATTTCACCTAAAGAAATTGATATTTATTTACCTGACCTTAAAATAGGTATTGAATATAATGGGACAAGATGGCATAGTATTGAACTGGGTGCACCAAAAGATTATCATCTAAATAAGTCTTTACTTTGTAGAGACAAATGTATTCGACTTATTCATATATATGAATTTGAAGATTTTGAAGAGCAAAAACAGTTATTAAAAGATCTAATTTTAGGAACAGATAATTATCCTAAAGATGATTTTAATAAAAACAACTTAACTAATACTATTCCTAAGGCTGAAGTTATTTATAAAGATAATAACTATACTATATATGGTGCTGGAGAGTTAGTCCAGAACAATCCATTAAGTGCTGATACTTTAGTTAAAACAAAAGATTAACATGAAGACATTATAGCCTTTGTGTAGAAGGAGAATATATTGCAAGTAGCTATATTAGATAACCAAATTGTATATGCAGATGATGCTTTATATAAGTATGGTAGAAATAAATCTTATATATGTCCATGTTGTGGAGAAAAAGTTATTCTTAAAGCTGGAGATGTAAAAATTCCATATTTTTCACATTTAACTAATAGCGATTGTGTTGATGACTATGATAATGAAATGAGTGAATGGCATAGGTATTGTCAGTCATTATTTCCTAAAGAGTATAGAGAAGTTATAATCACTAAAACTTGGGCAGAATTATATCCTAATGATCCAGATTATATAGGTGATATGACTAAAGAGACACATATAGCAGATATTTGCTATAAGAATTTTGTAGTAGAATTTCAACATAGTCCAATGTCTTCAGAAGAATTTTTTAATAGAACATCTTTTTATTTACATGCTGGATATAACTTAGTTTGGATATTTGATTGGAACAGCAAATATTGGAATAAATATTTAGATGATTATTATCAGGATGGTAATACTACTAAATGGATAGTTAAATATGCGCCAAAAACTTGTATAGATTATAATCCTAAAGAATATATACATAATTTAATGATATGCTTTAGTTATAATGAAGATACTACTGAACCTTATGGTAAAGATATTGGAAAAAGTATTGTAGAGAGAATAGTTTGGGCTAGACCAGATAAATATGATCCAGAGATGCTTGTAGATTATTCTAGAATAGTAACTAATTATTTAGGTAGTATAGATAATTTAGCTAAACGTATTCTTAGTACATAAAAGGCTATTTAATTATATAAGGATGAGAAAAATGACTGGTTTCAGAAATGAAGCTGGTCATTTTGTCTATAATCAAGCTCATCAAATAACTAGTAAGTATTTAGTTGAAATTTGGAGGTAAAAATATGGATATTCAAGAATATAAAGCACTTAGTATTAAATATAATTTTGGTGAACCAGTCACTCCTTGGCAACTGTATTATCATACAGTAATTGATACACTAGAATGTTCCTATGATATGAAAGAATCTAAGCGTACAGCAACAATTTGGAAAAAATCATTTCAAAGTTGTCTAAATAATTTATCTAAGAAATTTGTTCAATCTTATTATTATTACGATGATGGATTTTTTGGTGTTATTATTACTGATCAATATATTTGTGGATTTGAAGTTTGTTACTCTAAAAATACTGCAGTTTTACATTACGATAATGGTAATGAGTCTATTCAAGAAGAATTTGCTACTTTTGATGAACTTTGCAATAGAGCTGATACTTTAATTGATAGTGAATTTGACATTTTTAGAGAAATGTCCGAAGCCTATCAAATTATTAAGAATGCACTTATTTTTTACAAAGAACATATTACAGTACGCATGGATAAAGGTACTTATGATTATCTATGTGATAATGAAATCGTCTATAGTGGTATACGTGGTATGTCTGCACCTAGCAAAAATGCAGAGAACTGGAAAGTTTAAACTATAATAACAAATCCAATAAAAATTTGATCAAGTATATAATAGAGTGTATGTTAACAATAATTTGCTTCTTTTATAGGCAGATTATTATATTTATAAGGAGGATATTATTATGTATTTTAATAATTATGTTTACGGAAACATTAGAGTAGAAGAAGGAGAACTTCGTACTGGAGAAGATCCAAAGACAGCATTAGTATGGACAGATCTTAAAGGTGCTAGTGTTAAAGATGACGATGGCAATGGATTTTTACTACTATTTGGTAAAGGACAAAATTTATTTATAGTTACTCAGCAAGGATATGTAAATACTGGAATATTTAAGGAACTCGATGAAGAAGGCTATCTTGTAATGGAAAATGGAGTTACTATTAATCCTAAGAAAATCGTATTCATGGGTGAATGTAGAAGCAGTTAAGGAGGTGTATTATGTCTAAGGCAGATGAAATTATGGATGTCTTAATTGATACATTAGCACAATCTGGTTATAAAATAGAAGATGTCCATTTAATCAATTATGATACTTGGAAGGGTATCGAAAAAGATATGGAAAGAGCTCTTAGATCTAAAGGATTAGACTTATCTTATGATTCAGATTATTCAGAAAAGTATGATATAAAACTTTCTGGAAATGCTTCTGGAATTATTAGTGGTTTTAGATATTTCTATAAGAAACATCCTCAGTTTGGCTGGAAAGAAACTACTATAAAAGGTTCTGATTTAGAATCTGTCAAAGAATTCTATGAAGAAGATAGATATGGATATGCTAATAAGATCTCTAAAGAAAGATTTATGAGCTTAATATCTTCTGGAAGAAATGAAACTAGACATATTGGTATTGGTAGTCAGGCTAGTATAAACGTTACTACCGTTACTGTATATGCTGATGCTTATAATAACTTAATGTATGATAAAACTACATTAGTATATGATTAAGGCGGTACTTATTTATAAGATATGATTTAGAAAGAACATTAAAGTCAGATCACAAAAAGTGCATATAACAGTTTATTAGAAATTAAGAAATATTCAAATAAATTTTAATACTAATTGGAGGATATAATTATGGCACAAGTAATGTTTAAAACAGATATTAAGGGTAATTTAGATGAAACAGACATCATTGACGCAATATGTCATGATTCAGATACAGACAGCTCTATATGTTCAGAATCAGAAAGAAAATTACTCAATTTTTTTGGGTATTCATTAAGTGAACTTATTGAAAGTGTAAATTTAGATACACTTAAATACGTAAAATCATTTGATTATGAAGATGTATATATGGTATCAATTAAAGTTAAACAGTTTGACATTCCAGATGAAGATATATATAAAAAAGTGAAAAACGCACGTTATTTTCATAAACTTTGTAAAATATTTGATGACAATCATATAGAATATGATAAATCAGATATAGCTGATATTTTTTACTATCCTTTACGAAATGAGTATACTAGTCAAGAGTTTATGGAATCTGTCATTGAAAATATACGAGATTGTTGTTTTGAAGATGATAATAGTATTAAATTTGTAGTAGAACACGAAAAAGAAATTTTAAATAGTGTAGAATCATTTAAAGATGAATTAGATGAATTAAACGATTATGATGACTGGTTCTAAATATTATATTGGAGGGAAATTATGTTATTTTTTAAGAAAAAATATATTATAGACTGTATAATTAAATGTACAGTTAAAAATATGATCTATGGTATAGATGACGATGGTAGAAATAAATCTACTTGTGAGTATCAATTTAGTTTTGTAGAACCTGAAAATTCTAAAATACTATATGAGTATGATGAAGATTCTAATCTATATCAAGTAGATAAACAGTATAAAGCAAAATTTAATGAAAAAGACGGCTCGTTTAAGATAATAAAGGAGGTCTAATAATGACAATTGCACAAATAAAAGAAATATATAAAAATATTTATGATATTTGTAAAAAATATAATGGTACTGATCACTCACATAATACATCTGGTACAAATCAGTTTTGTCAAACAATCTGGCGCAGTGATCTTAAACATACTATAAAAGTAGAAGGTTCTCCGTATAATTTTACAACTGAAATACTTCTTGAAGATACCGAACATGAACCACCAGGATATATAGATACATATTATGTTTATATACAAATAGATTGTAATGATGATGGAATACATGCAGAATATGACACAGATGTTGATTTTAACTTTGGTGAAAATGATCCAGATAATTCACATCATACTGCTGGAGAATCTATAGATAATGCAGAAATACCTGAAGTTATAGATTTTATCAGTAAATTACATACTCATTTATATGATAATAATATTTTTTGTTCTTTTACTACTAGCTCACAACCTGAAGCTTTTGAAGGTTGGAAACTTATTTCTGAATTGAATAATTATTTAAAGTCATTGGAATAAATAGAAGTAAATTATAGTTTTGAACAATAGTTAGACTAGTTATAAAGGTAATAAAGGGTATGGAATCTTTAATAGAAAAAGCAAAAAAGAATATAGTTAAGTTTGGTAATAAGATATCAGATTCTTATTATAGAGATAAATGGGACAAATCACAAGTTAATACTGCACTGTTTGATACTGAAGATACTGATGTATCTAATTTTGAAAAACCAGTTAAGGAATATGAAGAAAATAAAGAACCTACAGTAGAAGAAACTATTATAGAGGAACCTATTGTAGAAAACGAACTAGATTCAGTAAGTGAATTTTGTTATTATACAGCAGTTCTGAGAAAATCTGAAAATAAGAAGATCTTATATAGAAAATGCGACAATAATAGATATGAGCTAACTGACGATGATATTCCTGATAAATTAAGTTATACCTTTTGCCCTATTTGTGGTAAGAAGGTATCTTATATAGAAACATCAATTGAGTAGGAGGTAAAATATGAAAGAGATCACACAGGAAATACTTGATGAGCTCAATAATGAGTATAGCGATGCTATATTTGAGTTTGTATTCCAACCTGATATGAATGGTGTAGTAGACATTAAACTCAAAAAGCAGTATAGTCGTTATATTGATTCATACATTATAAATCTTGAAGATGATGTGCATGCCCATATCAGATCTTGGTTTGAAGGATTAGGTCTAAAGATTAAGTATAACAATACCAGATCTTGTTTCTGGGCACTTGCAACTAGAGATTGATTGTAAATATTTAGTATAGACTATTTAATAATATAAGTAGATATAACTATTTACAATTACCATTCTTCTTGATATAATAAAAAATATAAGGAGGATATGAATAATGATATATTCATTTGTTTCTACTTGTATTGTTACATTTGTTATTGCTGGAATTATTTCAGCGGTTGCTATACTTACAGATAAAACACCGGAATCTGCTTATGATCTTCTAGCAGGAAAAACAACTGCATTAGAAGATTGGTTTCATGAGTAAGAATCTCCTTTTATTGGTCATAGACGTAAACCTATAAGGAGGTATGATGGAAGGAAAATTAACACAACAAAAATATTATAATCGAGAACAATTTACTATCGATGAGAAAGAAGATATTTGTGCAAAATCTGACAATAAGTGTGCTCATTGTGGTACACCTATTTATGCAGGTTATCAAATGACCGTCGATCATTTTATTCCGCTTAATAAAGGTGGATCTAATCAGTTCATTAACTTAATTCCATTATGTAAAGACTGTAATGAAACTAAAGATGATAAGCTCTATAGTATGGATTATATTAAGTATATTAAGCCTAAGTATAGAACTCAGATAGAAGACTATTTGAATTCATATATTCAGGTTATGGATTACTGTCAGCGTCATAGATTATTAACTTATGATGAATATAACAGATCAATCCTGATAACTCCTAGGACTACCAGGAAGTCCAAGAAGACTATTGGTATTAAGAGTACATATATACTTAAATACGCAACATGGGATGATCTAGATAAGATTACAGAGTATCTTATTAGGTATCTTAAAAAGAATAATGTACTTGATTCTGAAGAGGCTGCTAGAGAGAATATTATATTTTGGATGCAGTTTGGTTGTATTTATTATGTAGAACGTAATGGTGAAGTCACTACTATGTTTGCAATGACTATCAAACAACTTGGTGAAGATCAAGATTATCGTGGAATATATAATCAACCTATGATGTATTTGTTTCCATATTATCAAACTGATATTTCTGAACAAATTGTTCTTGATTTAATTTATGATATACCTAAACTTATATGTGATGAAAATAATTTAAGTTTCATGCCGCTTAACATTGTTATGCTCAAAGAAGAAAAGATGCAGAACTTATTATCATTTGTGTATAAGACTAGTCCTAGAGATGATTGTGTAGAAGGATTCATAATTTTTCATGTATTAGTTGGCGAAAATGATTCATATGACAACGTATATGTAGATTATGAAGATATGAATGATGCTGAGAAGAAGACTTGTGATTTCTTTAGTAAGTTTAATGATGTTACTGACAGAATGATTAAGTACTTCGAAAAGTATGAAGATCGAGAGTCTGTTAGTTGGATGATTAACAGTATTCTTTCACCTGATGCAATTAAAGCATCTAAACTTAACAAATATGTAAAGTTTGAATCATGTGAAGGAGAATAGTTATGGAAAATAAATTTGAAATAGGTAAAATCTATAGAGGTACCATGCTATATGGTGGTGATATTCGATATAAGGTAGTAGAACGTACAGATAAACAGATAACTATGAAGGAACAGTGGATTGCCGAAGATACTGGTGAAGAAGCTGAAAATTTTGAAAAGTATGATATTGAGATCGAAAATGGTATTGAAAAGATCATGATTTGGGAATACCATGGTCATGAAGCTTGGATATATGCAAACGAAGGCAAATAACAAATAAGAAAGGAAATTATGAAAATGAAAACATTAACTTTAACGCTTAGAGACGACGCATATGGAAATGTATGCACAACTGTAACAATCATGACTACTAAAGCAACTGAAGAACTTTCAGATTTTATTGAACAGTTTTTCGACATAGCTGAGAATAAAAATATGCATGGTTATCGTTCTAAGTCACGTGATGGATATAAGATAGTTGAGTATCTCAAGAAGAAATTTAATTATTCTGATGATGAGATGGTTACAACTAAGCCTGAAGTTATTGAAAGATATTACTAAGGAGGAAGTTAACAATGATTGTTCATAGGTATAATATCGTTACTGGAAAGTATACTGATGCAAATATTCCTAATGATTGGAATATTTCAGTAAAAGACGATAATGATACTATTATCAATTGTATTCATTGCGGACAGCCTATTAAGTATTCAGAAAGCTTTGAGTCTATACGTTATACAAATGAACACGGTAAGGGTTATAGAGAATGCCCTACATGCTATAATAACTTTTTACCATTAACTAAATTTCAGTAATTAAAATGAGCTTCAGATTCGTCTGAAGCTTTTATTTTGTTTGTATGGAGGAGAAAAATGACTACAATTATGTGGAACCCTATATCAGATAAAATGGTGAATAACTCACCAAATATTTTTGTAGTAGGACGTCCTGGAAAAGGACAGAAATTCTATTTAGATAAAAATGGCAATAAAATAGAAGATAACGTAAAAGATAAGGTGGAGGAAGATGAATGATAAATTGTAGTATATGTCAAACTCAGTTTGAGTCTATACGAAAATTAAGTCATCATATTCGTGTACATAAGATTACTTTACAAGAATATTACGATAGTTATATGAAAAAACCTAATGAAGGTATTTGTGTAGTATGTGGAAAGAAAACTTCATTTAGAGGATTATCTGAAGGTTATTTAGAATGCTGTTCAGCAAAATGTTCTAATAATCATAATATAGATAAAATAAAACAAGTTAAATTAGCTCGATATGGAAGTAGCACTTATAATAATCAAGTTAAAGTTAAAGAAACTTGTCTAGAACGATATGGAGTTAGTTCTGTTCTAAAAATACCTAAAGTACATGAAAATGGTATAAAGGCTGCTCATAGTAAAGAATCAAATAATAAAAGAGAACAAACTAATCTTACTAAATATGGTACTACTAATGTATATGCTTCAGAATCTATAAAGACTAAGATTAAACAGACTAATATATTTAAATATGGAACTGAATATGTTACACAGAATCCTGATATAATATCTAAGATAAAGTCTACGAATCTTAAAAGATATGGAGTAGTATGTAATCTTAATACTGATGAAGTTAAAAAGAAAATTGGTACTAAAGAAGTTCAAATTAAACGAGCTAATTCATTAAGAGGTAAACCTAAACATAGTAAGTTAGAATCATTATTTGAGTCTAAATTAAATGAATTAGGATATGTAAAAGATCAAGATTATTATTGTCAATATAGATCTGAAGAATATCCATTTTATGTGCGATTTCTATTTAGTTAAATCTAATACTTATGTAGAGATAAATGGTTATTGGATGCATAATTCACATGCTTATAATAGTCATAATAAATCTGATAAGAAAACATTAGATACTTGGATAGAAAAAGCCAAAACAAGTAAACAATATCAATATGCCATATATATTTGGACTAAATCTGATCCAGAAAAACGAAAATATGGACAAAGTCTAAATTTTGTAGAATTATGGAATAATTTAGATATTGAAAATTATATTAGTAATTTGAAGGAGGTAAATTAAATAATGAGTACTATAAAATGGTCGTGTGTCTTGTTCGCTAATGAAACACTTCAGAAATGAAAACAAGTTAGTGGAATACTTTATAGTATTTAACTGTTAAGTTGATTTGAATGGTGAAAGTCCATTTATAAGATGAATCAGCATCTTATTCTCTAAAACTCCGTTATGCATAATTAGCTTAATCTAATAATGTATAAAGCACGGTAAAGTCGATGAAAATCGGGGAGTCCTATAAAAATAATATGTCTACGTACAGAAACTGTTTATGACGACTTATAATTCGTATTAATGTTAGGCCATTAACATTATGCATTAGTCTTTATTTTACTGATCATAGAAAGAAGAGATGGATTATAAGCTAGAGACAGAGACTAAGTTATTATAGATAAGGATAAACTTAACGGAACAAGAGAACTACAGTATAAGATGTTAAGACTATTAAGAGTCAATGCTTATAATAGATAGGAAATGATCTATGAAACTGTAGGGCAGCTGCCTGTAGTAGCTATGAAATAGAATAATATCTATAGAGCAAAGGGGCATAGTCAAATAGTTTAACAGTAACTCGAGAATTGTTAAACTACTGATGGAACGCCGTATGAGGTGAAAGTCTCACGTACGGTGTGAAGTGAGGGAAAATACAAACTGACCATATAAAGATGAAGCTTTGTATTACCTATCACTATACCTACAACAGCGCAAATGGTAAATAATGCGCCCGGAACTATTGTAGTAGGATCCCCGGGTAGCGGTAAGACATTTGCGTTATTAAATATTGCAGCTAATTGCTTAGGTATGGGTCAGAGAGTTATTGCAATTGACCCTAAGAATGACTTTGATAAGTTATATAATGTAAACCCAAACATCAATATTATTGATATTAATAAGATTCGTCCTGGTGCGTTAAATCCATTCGAATTCTTAAAGAAGATCGATGAGAAAGGTAGAATAAAACCTATTGATACTGCTACACTTATGACTATTATTGAGATCATGTGTGGTAAGTTAGATAGAAACACAATCATTGGTATTACACCTATTGTAACTGATTTCGTTACTAGAGCTAAAACTACTGGTGATTATTATGATATGCAGGACGTTGCTGACTATCTTTATGCTAACCAGAATGAATCAGCACAGACTGTTGGTACAATGCTTAAGATGTTTGAAGATAACAAGTATGGTAAGTTACTCTTTACTCGTGAATCAAACGTAAAGCCTCTTGTACTTTCAGCTACAGATTCAATGGTTATATCATTACATGGTCTTAGCTTACCTGATTATTCTAAGAAACCAGAAGATTATGATGCAAATGAAAGATTTACATCAGCTATTTTGTATATTATTACAACTAAGCTCTTGGATATTCTTTCTGGTGATAATAAGGTTCCTACAACACTTATTTGTGATGAGGCTCACTTATTATTTGGTAACAAAGAGATGGGTGCTATTATTGATAGATTCCTTGTTCTTGGACGTTCACTTAATGTTGCTACAGTACTCGCATCTCAGGGTATTTCTCACTTCCCTAAAGGTATTGCAAACTATATTACAACTAAGTTTATGTTTAAGTCGTCTATGGAAGAAGCACAGTTATTCTTGGATGCATTTGATACATCAAAGATCAATCCATCTTCAGCTATTGACGTAGATTCAATTGTATCGTCAGCTACCAACTTTCCTACTGGTACTTGCTTTATGATTGATAGATTAAATCGTAATGGTATTATTCGTATTAAGTCTATCTATGATGTTAATCTTCTTACTTCCAACCCGTTTGCTAAGAAACGTGATGAAGATGAAGAAGATGAAAATGCTACATTCGGTTCATAAAAACTATTTACATTTGTCTAGAAGCAAATTATAATATAATTGTTAAACCAAAAAATCCATATTTATAAGTAGAAAGGAAACAAAATTATGGGAAATGGTAATTTTCTTGACAACATGTTTGGTAAGATTGGATCTGATATGTGTAGGCTGTCTATGAACGGCGACATTGCCATTAAGACATCTAATGGCTACAAGACGTACAATGTAAAGAAGAACAAGCTGGTTAACTGTAACAACTTCGTCTTCAACATTGGTGCTAACATGGATTGCTTCTTCATGATCCCTACAAATAGGGTTGCTACCGGTGATATTATCATCGCAAATGGCAAGCCTAAGTGTGTAATAAAGGTCAATGAAGACAAGAGTATCAAGGTTCTTGATTATGAAGATTCTCGTCTTGAGGATATTATTCCTGAGAGACACGTCTTTATGGGCAATACTTACTTCTATGGTAAGATCGTATCTCTTTTCGGTACTGACTTCAAGGGTAAGGGAACAAACAGAATCTTCAAGTACATGATGATGTCTCAGATGATGAACGGAAACAATGGCATGAGTAATAACATGTCTGGTATGCTTCCAATGATGATGCTCATGAATGGAAATGGCGGAGATGATTTCTTCGGTGACATTTTCAATATCATGAATGATGGTGATACAGATGCTGCTGAGGCAGCTGATGAAGATGATGATGACGGTGAAGAGAAGGAGGACTAATCTATGGGTTACGGTAGTTGGTCTGATTCTGCTTTCAGAAGTTATTCTAGTTCTAAAGGACGTAGTGTAAGCGCCAGTGGTGTTGTAGATGGCAATTACAGCAATCAGGAGATCTTTAAGTCCTATGATCTAAATCCTATGCTCAATCCTAAGAACGTAACTCGCGAGTGTTGTGATTCTGATGAACATCCTAACGTTGTTCCAGTAATCCTTGCGCTTGATGTTACAGGTTCTATGGGACAGGCAGCAGTTGAAGTCGCTAAGAAGATTAATGTAGTTATGACAGAGCTTTATAAGACAATGCCAGACGTACAGTTCCTTATTATGGGAATTGGTGATATGGCTTGTGATTCAGTTCCTGCTCAGGCATCTCAGTTCGAATCTGATATTCGTATCGCAGATCAGCTGGAAAAGATTTATTTCGAGTTTGGCGGTGGTGGTAATGGATTTGAATCCTATACACTCGCTTGGTACTTTGCACTCAATCATACTAAGATCGATGCTATTGATAAGAGAAATAAGAAAGGTATCATCATCACTATGGGTGATGAACCTATCAATCCTTATCTTCCTAAGCGTGGTGGAAGAGCTAGTTTCGAGTCAGTATTCGGTGATATCATCGAGGAAGACATTGATACAAATGCTCTTTATCAGGAAGTTAGTAAGAAGTTTGAATGCTTCCATATCCATGTAAATCACAATTCTTCTAGAAGCTTTTATAGCTTTGAAAACTGTGGTCCTACATTTGCCAAGGTTATGGGAGAAGATCGAGTAATCTGTGCAACTCTTGATGATGTAGCAGATAAGATTACCGAAGTTATTAATAATAATGCAGGTAAAACATCTGGAACTACAAGCACCGGTCTTAAGAAAGAAAATGGAGTAATTACATGGTAAGATACGCAGTAATTGGTGCAAATTACGGCGATGAAGGTAAAGGTCTCGTGGCAAATAAACTTTGCCGCGAGGCTAAACTTCAGAATAAGTCGGTTATAAATGTTCTTACAAATGGTGGATGTCAGCGTGGTCATACTGCCTATGACAAAGATGGAAATCGTCATGTATATTCACATTTTGGTGCAGGATTTTCATATGCTGATATCTATTTCTCTAAGTTCTATATGGTTAATCCAATGCTCTTTATGAATGAGTATTTTGAACTTAAGAAAACCATGGATCCAATGAACAGAATCTATATTGACGAAGATTGTACAATAACAACTCCATTTGATATGTTAGTCAATCGCATGATTGAACAAAGACGTGATAAACGTCATGGTAGTTGTGGTTATGGTATATGGGAAACAGTTCGTAGAAATGAAGCTGGGCATCCTATATATTGGAAAGATATGCTTGGTATTAGTACTGCTGAGGTTGTAGAAAAGCTTAAAACACTTAGAGATACTTATTTTAAGAATGTTCTTGTAGAATATGGAATCGTACTTACAGCTGATGAGTATGATCTATTTTATTCAGATAATCTTCTTGAAAATTATGCTGCAGATACAGTTAATATGACCTTAATTGCAAATGTGCGCAGTTATAAGTCAATTGAAAAAGAATATGATGTAGTAGTTTTTGAAAATGCTCAAGGATTACTGTTAGATAGATATATTGATACATGGGGAACACCTACAAGAACTGGAATGACTTATATTAAAGAACTTACATCTGAAGAAGTTATTCCATATTATGTAACAAGATCATATCTTACCAAACACGGTAATGGGGTGTTTCCTGGTGAAACTTCTATAAATAATATAAATAGTTATATGGTTGATAAAACAAATCATCCTAATGACTATCAGGGAACTCTCAGATATGGTTTATTTGATAAGGATCTAGCTGATCAGCTTCTTAATAGAATTAAAGTAGATGCTGAAGGTTATGATTATAAGATAGTAGTTACTCATCAAAATGAATATCAGAGTGAATATTTAACATTTGCAGACTATTATTCTTATAATGAAACTGATTTCCAATAGTGAACAATGTAAGTAATCTTTGATGTGGGTTAGGTTGCAAAAAAGGTTACACTAATATGCTATATATAATAATATTTACAATATAAATAAATATTAAAATTTGAACTTTTTGAAAAAAATCACAAATAGAGGCTATGTATAGTCTCTATTATCATGTAAGGAGGAGACAACGATGATCTCAGATGAGCAAAAGGAATTAGCTCACCTGTACCCTAAATTAAGCAATATTGGATTTGATATGCTTGATATGTGCAGACGAAATGGTGTTTGTGACAGTGAAAAAGGACGGGAATTATTACAGAAGATAGAGAGCTATTTTAATGAGCAAGAATTAGAAGACAAGGAATTACAATCAAATGTACAAGCTTGGTATGAAGGTACATTTTGCCCAGGCTTCTTTATGAATGACAATAATAGTGAGTTTGCTAATTATCTGAAGTCGTTGATAACTGCTAGAGTTATTCATAATGACTGATTTTATTTGTAGGGAATTTAGAAATAATGATTAGCGAGATAGGAAAAGAAATGCTCAGTTTGCAAGAAAGTTTAGCTAAGCAATATAAGTATAAACTTTTACCAAGTCTTATAGCTAAAATGAATATGGAAAAATACTGTTCTACTATTCCAAAAGAATTTAGTGGAACATTATATAAAGTAGAAAATAAACCTGGTTTTGAAATCAAAGGAAAGAATATTCCATTATATACACATTGTGGAACTAAGATTTGTAGTAAGTATGATCGAATAGTTATAGGTCATTATGGTGCTTTTATTGAAATTGATCTTAAAGATATAATTCAAGATAATATCAAGGTCAAGCCTGGTCAAGAATATAGAATGAATGATCCAAACTATCAATATGGAGTCAAATATTTCTGGATGACTGCTATAGATGATAGTAATTGTAAGATCTATGATCAAGTTGGATTAGTTAAGTATGCTGATTATAAATGCGGTAAATGGTATATAAGTCCATTTGAGGTCATAACAAAATAAAAACGGAAGGAGATATAGGATGGAGAAACTTCCATATAACCAATACTAGAAATTGTTAATTGGACTTACTATTGCTGAAATAGTTTTGTTAATTATAACAATCATAATGGTAGTAGTTACATTTGACTATACTTTAGAAGTAGCCTTAGGAGAGATTACTAGTCCCTGGTTGGGTAATAATACTGAAATGTTAGAACTCAAATATAATGTGCCTTTAATGGTTGCATTATCAAATATAGGAGCTGTTTCTACTATTTTATGGTTTCTTACAAACATAGTCAGATTTATCTTTATCAAAGGTAAATACAGACTATTTGCTTTAGGTGGATTTATATTCTTAGGTGTGGCATTTTTCTTAATCGGTCATACTTATATTGAAATTATTTGTTTGATCTTAGGAATACTTTTATTAAGTTATTCTCATAAAATAGATAAGGAGGAAATTAAACAATGATCAGATTTTTTATTCGAGTAAATAGCGGTGATGAAGACCACTTAAAAACAATTAAATATGAGTTTGTACATAAAGATTGGCAGGATCTTTCAGAAAAAGAACAAGAAAAACAATGGGACAACACTATAAAGGAACTAAATAAGCTTTATAAGAAATATGGTAGATTTGGTACACAGGCAGGTGTAACAAGTTTCTTTAGAGAGCATGGTTTTGAAAGAACAATTTCGTAAAATACATAAAAATACTATTTACATTTACCTCTAAACTTGTTATTATATTCCTATAAAATAAACTATTAACTTACATCATAGAGGAGACTGAATGCCAATGTTTATTTATAAGGAATCTAATAAAGAACATACTAAAGTTACTATTAGCACTGATATATTCAATAAACCTGGAGATGATACAGTATATTCATATTCATATAATTGTAATGTTCCAGAAGAATCTCAAAAGTTTATCGCAGCTGATAAAATACTAAAAATTATACACGATACTAAACATACTGAAGAGCAAAAGTTAAAAGCAATCAATGCAATGTTGTCTATAGTTGGAGTTCCTACAAAAACTTTTGAAGAAGTATTTGGCGAGAATTAAAATATTTTGAAAAAGTTAAGAAAAACTATTTACATTAGTATGTTTTCTTGTTATAATAAAATCATAAAATAAATGATCGATTGAGTACAAGCATTATGGAGGTAAGTATTATGCCAACAATTAACAAGAAATCTAACGCATTCATCTATGCACAGAACGGCAACATTATGACCAGTCTGTTTAACGCGCCAGGTGATACTAGTGAGAAAATTTACTCACCTAAGAAGAATCCTACTGAGCATTCTTTAGGTGATAAGATTCTTAAGATCGTTAAGACTACTAGTAAGACACCTGAAGAGAAGAATGTTGCAATTAAACAGATTCTTCTTATGGCAGGTGTACCTGAGGATGAAATTCCTAATAGACTTTATGATACATCTGTAACTGAAGTTGATCCTGTTACTGGTGAGGTCAAGAGAGTTCTTGATAAGACTAAGGCAAAAGCTGCTCTTCAGAAGCTCATTGAGTTCTTCTCTGAGTGGAAGGTTGACGTATCTCTTAGATATGTAAACAGCCTCGTACTTAATAAAGATCCTCAGGCATATACAAGAAATTACTTCTATGTAATGGATCATCCCGATGCAATGGCAATTGCAGAAAAGGTAAAGTCTCCTGAATTTGCAAAGATCGTTGCACAACTTAAATCTAGCGGACCTACCCCTAAGCCCATCAATACTCGTCTCATAATTTACTACGGTGCACCTGGTGCTGGTAAGACTTATGATGCCACTGCTCTTACTACTAAGCAGATTCCTTGTGCATCTGATATGCTTCCTTCAGATGTTATCCAGAAGTTTGGATTTACTGATGGTAAGCCTAACTTTGATCCTTCTGATATCTGTGTTGCAATGGAAAATGGTGAGAAGATCCTTCTTGATGAGATCAATCTTCTTCCTTATCCTACTCTTAGATTCCTTCAGACTATCACTGACAATAAGGAATCTATCGATTTCCAGGGTCGTACCATTAAAATTCATCCTGAGTTCAAGATCTATGGAACTATGAACCTTAATGTTGATGGTCATGCACAGCCTATTCCTCAGCCTCTTGCAGACAGAGCTGAAGAGATTAAGGAATATGTCCTTACTGCAGACGATCTTCTTAGAGCCCTTGAGTAACTAAGACATCTTTCAAAAAATACCTCCATAAATTGAAGGGCCCGTTGTAAATCCGTTATGACAGGTCCTTCTTCTTTTAAGAAAGGACAACACAATGAAAATCGTATATGGTATTTTGTGGCTGATAATGAAAACATTCTGGTTAGTAGTACTTATTTGTGTAGGATTACTTTATATTCCCTGTGCATTTTTTGATGCTCTAGATAAAGAACTTAAAGAAGAACAAATGATGACTGATTTCAATGAGTGGCGCAAGTAACATTGCACTGCTCTTTTTTATTTGTAAAATAATGCAACTTTTTTGAAAAAACTATTTACATTTATATATAAACTGTTTATAATGAATATAAACAATAAAAGTGGCTCTTGTTATAATGAGGTAATCTACATGAGAGAACAAGCAGTTAGAATATTAAATGCACATGGATGTGAATTGATCGATATGGTTTCTGAATGCACTGTTGTATGGAAAAATAAAGTAGGTATTATCAGAACTGATGATATTGCAGTACTATCTAATATGTCTGATTCTGCTTGGGAGTTTTGGTCTAATAATTAAAATAACACTACAGTTTGTAGTTTTTATATATAAGAAGTTAGTAAAGGAGATATTAGTATGTTACAGATTACAGACATTAAGGTCCATGATTTTAGACCGGGAGATATTGTACAGCACTTTAAGAGAGAAATGGTTGAAGGAGAAAAAGGAACTCAGTACTTATATGAAGTTCTTGGTATAGCTAACCATACTGAAACAAAAGAGAAATTAGTAGTATATAGAGCGCTGTATGGTGAGAAACTTACTTATGCACGACCTTTCGATATGTTTATGTCGGAAGTAGATCATAACAAGTACCCTAACATTAAACAGACGTATAGATTTGAATTATACGAAGGATAACAAAGGAGAGTTATTATGGCAAGAAGTATTCAGAATAAGAACAGAATTACAGAAACAAGAGAGCAGCTTGAAAAATTACTTGTTCTTTTGAAAAAGGCAGAGAATGATGAAGTCACCCTTGCACAGATCGGTAGAGAATGCGGACTTAGACCTCAGTCTCTAAACACCGAACTTCAGACTTCCTTCTCTATGTACTTTAAGAGCAGAATTCGTTATATTGAACCTGATGAACTTGCAGGTCTTATTGACGAACTTGATACTCCTTCTGACAAGCTTCTTAAGAGAATTTTTAATATAGAAGCTGGACAGAAAGTCGTATTCCCTGAATATGATGAAAACAGACTTTGGTCAGTTATTAAGAAGAATTTGACTGATCGTTATTTTGAAGTTGTTTCAAAGCATGCTGGATATAAGGCAGATCCAATGAGTTATGAAACAATCGGTAAAGAGCTTGGTCTTACTCGAGTAAGAGTTAAGGCTATTGATGATGCTGCTATCGAAAAGCTTCGTAATTCTTCTATTATCACCGAGGTATTCTTTGCAGATTATGTAGACAAAATCAACGAGTTTACTCAGTATAAGGTAGATAAAATGACCGAGTGTGATGCTGCTTATACAGAGTTCTCAAAGCTTCAGAATTACCTCTCTATGATCCCTGATGTTAAAGCAATAAATAAATATATTGAGTCTAATTATCCTAACCTCTCAGTCAACCAGGTTAACGAGGCGGTTATTGAAGTATTCAATAAACCTATCGATGATCTTAATCTCTCAGTAAGAACTAACAATGCACTTAAGACTGCAGGATATAAGACTCTCAACGATCTTTATAATGCTGACGCAATTGATCTTATTAATATCAAGAATCTTGGAAAGTCAAGTATTCAGGAGATTGTCGATGTACTCGATCATCAGAAAGCAACACACCCTAAATGGAAGGCTCTTAAAGAGTCCATCACTAAAATGATTTAAGGAGACGAACACATGGAATATTCTGGATGGAAACAAATCGGTGATATTTCTATCATATATTCAACTGATGACTATATGGAATATGATGGAAAGAAATATCCTAAAGCTTATGTTGCTGAAGCAAAAAATAAGAAAGCAATTGAGTCTGGTGTAAGATGGGCTGAAAGCTATGAGTATAGTAATGATTATAAGACCAAGACTCGTAGAGAACCTACAATTGTAGAAACTGACAATAAAGACTTTTCCTTCCAGATTATTTCTGCTGCTGGAAATTCTTGGCAAGGTGGAAAGCTTTCTTTCTGGATGTGTCTTATGGAAAAGAAAGGAATTAAACCTTTTGCAGTAGGTATCAATGCTGATATTCTCTGTGATCTAATTCTTGAGACTGTCATGAATAAAGGTAAGACTGATGAGAAAGTATTCTTTGCTCGTAAAAATGGACAGCTTGGAGTACTTCATAAGAATATGCCTTCATATCAGGAACTTCTTAAAGATGAGCAGTTAAAGAAAGATGTAGCTAAGAAGAAAACTACTAAATGGAGGATTGGATATAAATATCAGACACTTACTACTAGTGATATAATGTTTGGTATGTTTTCTAAGATCGTATCATTTAACTGTGATAATGGTGGTGGTTATTCTTGGCCTAGAAGAGATAGTCAGTTGACTATTAGTCTTGACTTTACTAGACCAGATTATCCTTTATATGGAAATATATATCCTGAAAATAAGAATCTAAAAATGAATGATATTTATAAAGAGATTCTTGAGGATATTTCTTACGATTATCTTAAACCTAAATGTCCATCTAGACAGGAAGGTGAACAGATCTTTGAAGAAACTCCTACTTATTATAAAGATCTAGTTGATTACATGCTAGCAGAAAAGAATGATGCTACTGATAGATATTACTCTATTAGATACTTTATCAATAAAGCATTCTCTATCTTTAGACATGATAAGGAAGCTACTATAAAGATACTTGAGAAAACTAAAGCTTCTTATAATAAATGTGTTGAAGAAATATACGCTTCAGATAAATTCCCTAAATGGTTACAGAATGCTGATTGGTATGAACATGAACTTAGTGACAGCATTAAATGTAATCTTGCCTGGGGAACTAAGAAATCTGAAGCTGAAATTATAAAAGAAAAGAAAGATGAAATTATAAGAGATACATTTTATGATCATAGTTCAAAGACTATTAAACTTTCTTATAAGGGTGATGTACAAGAATTTACTGATTGGTCTCATATTATTGATAGACTAATCGAAATTGCTAAGAAGGAGAAATAATTATGGAACTTACTGCTAGCAAAGTAAATGAAGTATTTATGGATTGCTTATTCAAATCTGAACCAGAACCTGGTACTAAGTTTATTCCAGCTAGAGGAATTGTGACAAATGTTGGTTTTGTACCTAAAAAGATCGATGATTATTCACTTACTATCAAAATGATGCTTAATGAACTTGATGATACATTCAAAGAGGATAAGGGAGGTGGATGGTCATTTCTTCAGATGGCTGCTACTAAATCTGGTGAACAATGGGCAGATCATCGTACAATAGAACAGCTTATGCTTCTTGGAATTGCTGCAGGCTGGTTGAAATATTTACTTCCTAGAGAGATGTGGCCAGCACTTTCAGGTGGAGTTCCTTATGTAGTTTTTGTAAAAGATCGGATTAAAGTAAAGGAGGAAACTTATGCAGTACAGTGAAGAGCATAGAGATTTATTTACTGTAGGAACTGGTTATATTTTAGCTCATTGTATATCTTCAGATTTTGTAATGGGTGCAGGAATTGCTAAGCAGTTCACTAATAGAGGAGTTAAAAATACTCTAAAGACTATGTACCCGGAAAGAATCTGGGAAGATAGAGGATATATTCGAGTATGTCCTATGGATAACTATACAGTTGTAAATCTTGTTACTAAGAACAATGTTTATGACAAACCTACTTATGAAACTCTTGAACAGAGCTTAGTAGAACTCAAAGAATATATGGTAAGTAGAGCACTTATGAGACTAGCTATTCCAAAGATTGGTTGTGGTCTTGATGGATTAGACTGGTTGAAAGTACATTCTATAATCCTAAAAGTATTTGCTAATACGCATATTGATATCTTGGTATGTGATTGGCCCTAAGGAGATATTATGAAAATCTACGTATTATATATAGAACAGACTATAGAATATGAATACGAGAATAACTCATATAAATTCTATCTTACAGAAGAAGAAATGCATGAAGATAGACTAAGAATAGAACGACATAATAAACAGCCTGACGGTAAATGGATTCCAAATATAACAAGTATGTCATTTGATGAATCTAGTATGTCATTTGAAGATGCTAAGTCACTTATGACAGTTGCAGAGTTTGAATCATTGTTTAATAAACATGTAGAAGATTTACTTAGAGAGGAGACAAATAAATGATTACACCTAATGATGTGAAGCAGTTAAGTATTGATAAATCAAAGATTGACGAGCTAATTAAGGAAATGGATCAGTCTATTAAGGACTTTCATGGAGATTATCCTTGGGAGTATGCAATTCTTAAAGGTGAGTATCAGAATGAAGTAATGGATGCTCTTTTAGGAAAGTATTTTGATGCTGGTTGGAAGTATATTTTCTGGCAGAGATCTTCTGAGAATTCTGAAAGACCTGGACTTACTGGTATCATGCTTTCTACTTCTAAGATCGAAGCTAAGTATGTTGCAAATAAACATCAGTATGTGAGAGTATAAGTATGCAGATAAAACCTTGTCCATTTTGTAAGAGTACAAAGATAGAGTATTCATCAAAGACTACTAGTAGTGATAGACGCAAAATACAAAGACATATTGCTATGTATTGCGAAGACTGCCATTGTTATGGTCCAAGATTGATTGTTACTCTAGATGAAGGTGAATCTTACAAAAACATTAATGATGACAAATATGTAAATATGGCTATAGAGAGTTGGAATAGGAGATAATATATGTATATCAGAGTAAAATTTTATGATGACGATAGACAGAGTAGACTTATATTAGTTGATGATATTGGTCGAACTAATGAAGGTATAATGATACTTTCTATTGCAGAGACAGATGGCGAATGTACATTTGAATCACAAAATATAGTATCTGATACTACATATAATGATCTTTTAGATTTTGCACTTATTCATGGCTATGTAGATATAACTACTGTAGGTATATTCGATTTCTCTGATGAAAATGACTCAGAGGATGAGGAGGAGGATGAAGAAAATTATATTTTTGGTAGATAATTAAAACGTGAAAGCGTTTTGGTTATAAATTCTTCTCATCTTAATAGGAAAAAGGGCGTTCTCCTCCCAAGACGCTCTTTTTTCTTGCATAAAACTATTTACATTCTCTTAATTTCTAGTTATAATAATATTATAACAACGGAGGTATTTATATATGAGAGAATGGTATCAAATTGAATTTACACCTGAACATGCAATGAACCCTTCTAAAAAAAATTCGAGCATGTTACTGATCTTGTAATTAATGGTCGTCTTTACAGAGAAACTGAATTATACGACACATTAGTAACACTTAAACGTGAAGCTGAAAAAGCTGTAGAAATCATGCAGAATACTTCAACTGCTCCAGTTACATACAAACAGCTTGAAACAAAAGGAATGAATGCTATTATTGATCTAATTAACACACAGCTTAATTCAGTTAAAGAAAAGTATTATGGAGAATAAATATGGAAGTTAAAGAATATAAATTACTTGATGGTAGAACCATCAGATGTCATGTTGACCGCTTAGGTATGACTAAGATTTCTCAGGAAAATCTAGAAAAGTTTATAGATGAATTTAATACAAGCTATCGCCAAGCTAAAATCCTTGAAAAGATAAAAGAAAACTATGCCAAATATAGAGTAGCACTTGAAAGTATCAAGTCAGAAATCACTGATACTTTTGGTGAAGCTGCTATTTGTGAATGGTTTGAAGATTATGACTACGATGAAAATGATATATCTGAGTATCGTGAGATAGGAAATGTCTCTGAGATCATTAAGATTATTGATAAATATATAGAGGAGAAATAATATGGCTATTCAAAGTTTATCTATCTGTTGTCCTTCAAAGACTGGAAAATGTATAAATCACTGCAAAACATGTACAGCAAGACAGCACACTAATCCATATCGTAATAAGTATGATGGAACTAAATGCGATACATTTGAGTACTGGAATGATACTATTAAGAGAATGGAACATGCTATTAAGAAGGGCTGTACAACTCTTATGCTAACTGGATCTAATGAACCTCAGCAGAATAGACGTTGGCTTGAGGCGTTGTACCTTGCTATGAGGGCATTGCCTGAACCTTTTGTAAATATTGAAATTCAGACTACTGGAGCTTTTATAGATATGGATTATCTTAAGTTCCTTAAGTCTATTGGAGTTACCACAATCGCAATTTCTACATTCAATATCTTTGATGATGAGAAGAATAGATTCGTTGAAGAGTGTGCAGATAAGAAACTTTGTCTTGAAGAACTTTGTAATAATGCATATTCGCTTGATCTTAATGTCAGAATATGTGTTAATGTAACTGATTATGTATTTGACAAAGATAATGAATGTTATATTACAGAAAAAGGACTTACTGCATCATCTAAGTCATTTGAATCATTTGTTCAGAAGATCCTTGATAGATGTTCGGAACTTCATGCAGATCAGGTTACTTTTAGAAAGATGTGGAGTAATCCTGGTACTGAAGAAGCTAAATGGATTGAAGATAATTGTGAATACAGTGAGTTTATCATTAAGGCTGTAGACCATACCGTTATCAAAAATGGATCGCTTATTCAGAGACTTCCTTACGGTGCTGCACAGTATGATTATAAAGGTTTTTCTATTGTTGTAGATGTAGATTCTATGGCAAAAGATACAACTAATAATGAGACTAAATACTATATTATCCGTGAGAATGGTAAGATGTATAGTTCTTGGGATAGTAAAGCTGCGTTGGTATTTTAAAAGCTATTTATATTAATTAGATAGATGTATCTAATTAGAAAGGAGATTTACTTATGAAATTAGCTGAAAGTAAACTCGAAACAATCGCTCATATTGAGCTAGTAAGAAAGTATATCAAAATGATCACGGATAAATTGACGCTTCGAGGTATCAACCATGATAAGACAAAACTTGAGTCGCCTGAAGCTGAAGGTTTTGCAGAATTCAATGAGCGTCTTAAGAACCTGACATATGGAACCCCTGAGTATCAGCAGAATCTGGATGATCTTAAGCCTACGCTTGCTCATCATTATGCTAAGAACAAACATCATCCAGAGCATTATCAGAATGGTGTTAATGATATGACATTCGTAGATCTACTTGAGATGATGGCAGACTGGAAAGCTTCAACATTCAGACAACATGATGGTAACTTACTTCAGTCACTTGAAAAGAACGCTGAACGATATGGAATTTCTGATCAACTATTACAGATCATGAAAAACACTGCTGTATTCTTTGATGAGGCAGATACTGACAAATAAATACTAAAAACTATTTACAAAGATACCTCCACTTGTTATAATATAATTATAAATAACAGTGGAGGTAATTTTTTATGTACGAAAACATTAAAGAAGCCCTTAAGTCAACCGAATATGATTTCCTCAGAACAGACGAAAATCTTGCACCTGCAGGAAAAACAAATACAACTGCTGATGGAACACCTATCGGTTCACAGATCATTATGCTTGGTCTTGGTGGTTCTTACGCATATGGAACTAACAAGCCTACTTCTGATATTGATATTAGAGGTATTGCACTTAACAGTAAGGAAGATATTCTTGCTGGTACTGTAGATAACTTTGAGCAGGTTACTGAGACTAATACAGATACTACAGTTTATTCGCTTAACAAGATTATTAACCTTCTCGCAAATGTAAACCCTAACACAATTGAGATGCTTGGTCTTGATCCTGATCAGTATATGTATCTTTCACCTGAAGGTAAGATGCTTGTAGATAATGCACATCTTTTCCTTTCAAGGAAGTGTGCTCATTCTTTTGGTGGTTATGCAAACTCTCAGCTTTACAGACTTAACCAGAAGTCAGCACATTCTATGTCTCAGGCCGGTCTTGAGCAGCATATTCTTAAGACTATGGAATTTATGCAGACTGACTTTACCAAGCGTTATCCTGCAATGCCTGAAGATTCTATTAAGCTTTATATTGATAAGTCTGAACAGGAAGGTATGGAGACTGAGATCTTTATGGATGTAACTCTTACTCATTATCCTCTTCGTGATTACTGCGGAATGTGGAATGAACTTAAGAACGTTACTTCTGAATATACCCGTCTCGGTAAGAGAAACGCAAAAGCAATTGAGCATGATAAGATCGGTAAGCACATGATGCATCTTGTAAGACTCTACCTTATGTGTTTCGATATTCTTGAGAAAGAACAGATCATTACTCATAGAACTGCCGAGCATGATTTCCTTATGGATATCAGAAACGGTAAGTATGTAAATGAGAACAACGAAGTTCTTCCTGAGTTCTTTGAGATGGTAGACGAATATGAGAAGAGACTTCAGTATGCTATTGCAAATACTTCTCTTCCTGAGGTACCTGATTACAAGAAGATCAGAGAACTTGTAATGGAAATGAACAGTAGAGTAGTTGGACTTAAGTAAAGAAGGTGTATGAATGAAATGTCCTAACTGCAAAAAAGAAATGAAAAAGACATCTAGATTTGACAGCCGTTCTTGTATTGATGAGGACGGCTTCGGTCTAGATCATGCTTATATGAAAGTATTTGTACACAAATGCTCAGGCTGTAAGATTAAGTTTGAAACAGATGAATACAGTGGTCCATTTTCAATTGCCGATAAATGGATATTACCAAAAGAATTTGAACCTTCAGAAAAGCAGATCAAATTTGCAGAAAGTATTGCGTGCAGACTTGGTAAGAATATAGATAACTTAGTAACTAAGCAACAGTTCTGGAAGTTTATCAATGACAATACTAAGAAGTACAAGAAAAAGAAACAAGAAGACTATGATCAAGACATAGAATGTTTAGCTGAAACTATAGTAGAAGATTATGGTTTAGATGAATCAGACTTTGGAATTTATGATTAGGAGATACTATGGATAGAGCCGAACGTAGACGTAGAACAAATGTTGTTATTAAAAAACGAAAGACTTTACTTAATAATATAAGTACATGCATTTTTAAACCAAAGAGTATTGCTGACTGTGCATTATCACCTATTGAGCGTGGTGATATTTGTGAAGGTCAGCTTAGAAATAACAATGAAATGAATAAATATGCTAATGCTGGTACTGCTAAAAAGACTAAAACTAAGCATAGTCATGCTTCATATAGACATAAGGGTGCCTATGGTCCAGCAGTAAATTATGCTCCAAAGGAACGTCGTCAGGTTGATGAATTTGAAGATCAGTTAAAGGAATTATAAGGAGACTTTTTATGAAGAAAGGATTATCACATGATGTTGGTTTAGTATTAAAAAATAGTGAGGGTCTTTATTATTATGGTCTAAATCAATTTGGTAATCAAATTCGAAGATCTAAGATTTATCATAGTGAAAAATATGCTACAGAGGCATGTAAGACTATCAATTCAGATGAACGAACAAAACGTATAACGCAAGATTTCAAATTAGTGAAAGTTGAAATAAAAGAGGTGTAAAATGGTAAACGAATCATATATTCGAAGAAAGATCGAAGAACTTGAAAAACTTGATGTACACAGCTCAACTTTTATAATGGAATTTTCTAGATTCTATGGAATCTTAGAAGTAATTAGTCAGGAAGCTTATGATGAAGGTGTTAAGTTTACAGGTGTATATAAGCAATTTGAAGATAAATATCATGAACTTAGCGATAAGCATTCTAAGATTATTATGAAACAATTTGAAGAGGATGCTGTTATTTGTGATCGAATCCTCAACTCAATCCAAAAGTCAAAGGAAAATATATGAGAATAGATTATGGAGAAATATTATTTGTAGGACAGTGCAATCTAAAATGTTTTTATTGTTTAGGAAATGAAATGCACGAGTCTACTAAGTGCAATACACTTAATACTCACTTTCAGAATTGGCCTAACTTTGCTAAATGGTTAAAACATCTCAAAAATAATAATGTAGAAAAGATCTATCTTTCATCTACAAATAGCGAACCTCTTTTATATACATACTTATCTGACTTAATTGATTTTTTGCAAGAACTCGGCTTTAAGGTAGGTATTAGAACTAATGCTTCATTAGATACAACTGTTTGTGATAAATGTAAAGAAGAGATTTCTTTATCATTACAGTCTCTTAATCCAGAAACATTTGAAAAAATCACTGGAACACCCCTCACCTTTGATTTTATTAAACATCTTAATCAGCTTACTAATGACAATGTGCGTGTTAGTATAGTGGTCAATAGATACAATTATCTTGAAATATTTGAAATGCTTAATAGACTTAAGCGTTTTAATCTTAGATATGTGCAATTGAGACAGTGCTATAAGTATTATGAAACTGATATTCAGCCAGACATAGATGCTTTTAATGATGTAGTAAGTAAGCTTAAATCATTTCCTGTAAAAGGTAATTTTAATGAGTCTATTATTTATGATGTAGATGGACTTCCTGTATCTGTATGGGAAACTGTATTTAAGAAAGAAAGTATTAGTTCTTCTAATTACTGGACAAATGGTATTATTACTGAAAACAATCTTTTAGTAGAAGGATATGAAGATGAACGTAAATGAATTTTACAATAACAATTTTGATGAAAGTACACGTTTATCTGGAAATGATAATAGACATAAGGTAGAATTGTATAGAAAGAGATTTCTGTACAAATATACTATTGAGCATGTTAGACCTAAGAAAATAATTCAGATAGCATGTGGTACAGGAGTTCATACTAATTGGTTATGCGAAAATTATCCTGATATAGAGATCTATGCATCTGACATTATTCCTAAGCACGTAGAACAGCTAAATGATTATCCTAACTTGCATAAAAGAGTTTGGGATTGTACAGATAAACTTCCTGAAGAATATTGGAGTGGTGCAGATCTTGTTATAATTGAAGGTGCTTGGTATCATACTGAGCATAAAGATCGTGGTAAGATTATCAATAACATCAAAAAGATTAACCCTAAATGTGTCATTATAGATTGGTTATCTGCTTGGCATGACACTATGCAGAGACTTCTTCAGGATAAAGCTTTACCTGAAGATTTTGCTAATCCTAGACCTGAATCACCATTTGTATTTGAAACTGAATGGGATCTAGAGTTTATGATTAATGTATTTAATACTGTATATCTCTATCCTGTTGATATGGATCTGAGATTTGGTTTTAGAGACTTGAATGACGTAAATGACGAAACATTCCAGAAATTTATCAATATGATGAATTTAACCGTTCCAGTATATGATTCAGACAATACTTATCTTATGAATGCTACAGAACATGGTTGTTATATTATATGGCCAAAGGAGATTTCATGTTAATTGATTATGATACACATTCAGACGATGTGATTGAACTTAAAAATGGCAAACAAGTTTCTCTTCATGATCTTGTTATTTGTTATAATCAGATTCAGATAATGAAGAAAGACGGAACATATCCTAAAGATTTTGAATATACCTTTGAAGGTACTGTAGAAATAAGGGATAATGAATAATGGATATAGGAAGTGGAAATGGCTATCCAGCTGGAACACTTTCAAACTTTGCTCCTCATGGATTCGTTGTTGATGGTATAGAATGTGCTTCAATGGAAGGCTTCTTACAATCACTTAAATTTAATAGTCCTGAAATGCAAATAGAAGTTTGTAAGTTAGTTGGTAAAGCTGCTAAATCTAAAGGAGCTAGTAAAAACTGGCGACAAAAACAAACTTTATATTGGAAAGGCAAAGCTTATAAACGAGACAGCGAAGAGTATCAGAAACTTCTCGATAAAGCATATAATCAGTTAGCTAAGAATGAGAGTTTTAAGAAAGCTTTACTTGCTACTGGTGATGCTACTCTTACTCACAGCAAAGGTAAAAAGAAGATGTCTGAAACAGTTCTTACTACAAAAGAATTTACATCACGTTTAACTAAGATTCGAGCAAGACTTAGACATGAAAAAACCAATGAGTAATGTACAAATATGGAGGTAGCTAATGAATGAATTACTTAATAAAATAAAACAAGAAATACTTGAAAATTTTGATGGTTGTGATATCTGTGAGTACGTTGAAGATTACGATTATGAAGAAAATGATATTTCTGAATATAGATCAGTTGGAAGCATAAATGATATTATAAAGATTATTGACAAGTATAGCGATTTAGTTAAGAATGAGGAATAGTTATGTCAAAAGATCTAACTGGACAAAGATTTGGAAAGTTAATAGTAAAAGAATTAGTAGTTGCTAAGCCATATAAAAAGAAATCTTGGCTTTGTAAATGTGATTGTGGAAATACTTGTGTTAGACTTGAGTCTACTCTTAAATCTAGTAGAAGAGATGGAAGAGAATCAAGCTGTGGCTGTAAAAGCAAAGAATATTTAGTTGCTGGTGATTCTGCTAGATGCAGTAAAGCTGGTCTACATAGAAAAGATGCTTTTGTTGATGGCTGTAACATACAAATGACTTTTAGAGACGGAACTATTTCAACTAATACCTCTGGAGTACAAGGTGTAAGCTGGGAAAAGAAATTGTGTAGATGGCATGTCTATATTGGTTATAAGAACTATAGAGCAAATCTTGGTTATTATGATGATTTAGAGGATGCTAAAAAAGTAAGATTATTAGCAGAAGAAGCTATAAAGAAAGATCTATTTGAAGAATTTTACTATCAAGTTAGAGGTAAGAAAATTAATGAAAATACTAAACAGTATTTTAAGAAAAGGAGATAATTATGAAAGAATTTCATATTCATTTACGTCCAGGTGAATATCCTAAAGAGACACTTCATACAATAAAAGAAGTAGAAGATGCTCTTGATTTTCCATTAGACGTTATTCATACAACTCAGCTTTGCGAAGTAACTACTAGATTATTTGAAGCTGGATATCAGATATTTGTACATCCTTATGAAGGTGATGTATTTGAAATCAAGCTTGGTGAGAATACTCATACAGAAAGACTTATTAGAGAAGGTCATAATATTGCTAAGCTTTTATATGCTGGTGAGTTTGATACAGATGGAACTTTTTGTGTAATGTAGAAAAACTATTTACATTAAAGTAAAATCATGTTATTATATATCTATAACTGGAGGTAGATATAAAATGATCGATGGAACTATACTTACAACAAATAAAATTTGGTCAGAAATAACTAAGATGCTTATTAAGCTGAACTATAGTATTTCTACTATGGAAAGCTGTACATCTGGTTTACTTGCAACTCTCATTACTAATGAATCTGGCGCCTCTGCAATTATGAAAGGTGCTTTTGTTACATATAGTAATGAAGCTAAGATTCAGCAGGGAGTTGGAGCAAACATCATAAGAGACTATGGTGTATATTCTACAGAAACTGCTATTGATATGGCTTGGAATTGTAAGAATGCTTACAATGCATATATCGGAATTGGTGTTACTGGAGTTATTGACAGAATAGATCCTAACAATATAACAGATAAGAAGAACATATATGTGGCAATTATTCTTGGTTCAGAAACAAGAACATTTACATTTGATCTTCCTGATTATGTTACTGATAGATTCGAACGTAAATTAATTGTAGCTAATTATATTGGAAATAAACTTTATGATTGGCTGCATGAAATAGATACTAATGAAGATAAATAAAAAGGAGAAGGTATGAAATTACAGTTATACGGTCCAGTATATGTAAATATTGATCGAGAACTTAATATTCATTTTCTCGAAGACGATGAGCTTAAGAAAAGATATGAGAAAACTAAGCCTATCATTATGATCGACGGAATCACTTATGATATGAAAGAGTTCAGTTTCTCTGCTTTGTCAGATCAGTCATATATTTGGAATAGAGATACTGATAAGAGAAATATTGTGCATAAGGAAGATCTTGAAGTAATTGAAGATTTTATATGTCTTCATGGATATGGTTATTATGGATTATTCAAACCTTCTATTCATGAAGTACTTGCGCAGCTTCCTGAGAAATCTATCAATGAAGCTGATTACTTTGAGATTATTGAATCTCCTGTAACAAGAGACGATGTATTTAAGTATGAAGACGTACTGAATGCTGGTTATCATGCAACAGTAGTAAGAACCTATAAAGTAAAATCATAAAGTTTTATAAAAATAGAATTAAACTATTTACAATATATCACCTTCATGTTATAATTACAATATATACATGAGGGTGATTTTTTATGAGTTATACTTTCGTACTTTAAGTATTATTTATTTGAACTAATGTTAGTTCATGATTCTAGACGGTAGACTAAACATATAATATTAAAGGAGATTACGTCTATGGAAAACATGAACTATCAAACTACTATTATTTATCCCTCTTACAATAGTGATTCACTTACGCAGTATGGTCGTGAATTAGCTAGATGTTGTTATGAGCAGTATGGTAAAGATTATGAAGTAGATAAAAAGAATCTTAATACTTATATGAGATATTTTAATATGACTACTTTTTTATCTACATTATCTGCTATAATAGGATTTCTTGCAATTATTGCTTTAGCAGTTTTAGCAGTAATTAGAAGTAAGCTTACACTTATAATTTTTATTGGGGCTGTATTACTATTATTACTTAACTTACTAATAAACTGGGTTATTGCTAAATATATCAGTAATATAGATCACTCAACTGCTACACGAAAAACAAATAGATATTTACGTGAACATAATTTTGTTGATGGTGATTTAATATGTTATATATTTGAAAAAGGTCCTGATGCATACAATCCTCGTTTCAAATACCAAACTGATATAAATAATCTTGACATACTTAAGGAAATGAGTAAGTCGAGTAATGTCGCACTCAAAATAGTTTTTGTTAGTGATGATAACGTTAAGTTTGATGTATATGTAAATGGATATAAATATACTACATTAGATTTTGTTTATAATGGATTTAATGACTTTTCTACATTAACTCGTAAACAAGACGATAATGTATATGATTTTTCATATTTCAACAAATATTTAATTTAAGGAGTTATCAAATGAAAGTATATCCTCATAAGTTTAATAGTTCAGCTTTAGATACCTTAAATAATGGTTGTTTCATATATCTCGATGGAAAGATTGAAAAAATTGTTGGATATGACATTATTGATCGTATAGATCCTATTCCTACAGAAGACGGCATATATTCAGTAGAAGTAGTTTTCAATAATACTGAGTATGAATGCATAATGTATGTATGGAACTTAAAAACACATGTACGAGGTTTAGTTGTCTTAAATGATGACGAAGAATCTAAAAAATATGCAAAAACCTGTTATGATTCAAAAGTAGAATGTTTATAAGGAGGAAGACTAAATGATTAAAGATTACAAGATTGGTGATGCAGTAAATGATTTACTGGTATACTGTGTTAAGAAAGAATCAGGCGTGTCTAGTAAAGGTGATAACTATTTTTCGTTAGTTTTACAGGATTCATCTGGCACTCTTAATGCAAAGGTTTGGGATGTCAATTCAGTAGATGTATTTGATGCTAAGGATTTTATTAAGGTAACTGGTACAATGCAGTCCTTTAAGGAGGCACCTCAGCTCAATATTTCAACTGCTTATAAAGCTGATCCTTCTACAGTTAAGATCGAAGACTTTTGTCCTAAGGCTCCTAGATCAGTCGATGAGATGTGGGCTGAATTTATGGAGATCGTGGGTTCAGTTAAAAATGAGTATCTTAGCAAGCTGCTTAATGCATTCTTCGGAAATGAGAAGATTGTAAAGAGATTCAAGGAGAACTCTGCAGCAAAGACTGTCCATCATGCTTATGTTGGTGGTCTGTTAGATCATTCACTTTCAGTTGCTAAGATTTGTGTTACTCTTGCAGATAACTATCCTGCACTTAATAGAGATCTACTCATTACAGTTGCAGTTCTTCATGATATAGGTAAGATCAAAGAAATCGCAGCATTCCCTGATAATGATTATACTGATGAAGGTAATCTGCTTGGTCATATCTATATGGGTGCAGAGATGGTTGATATTCAGGTTCGTAAGATCGAAGGATTTCCTAAGACACTTGCAAATGAAGTTAAGCATTGTATTTTAGCACATCATGGTGGTCTTGAGTATGGATCACCTAAGGTTCCTGCTCTTATTGAAGCCACTGCTTTAAGCTTTGCTGATGATACAGACGCAAAACTTAGAAGATTCTCAGATCTACTTGCTGAATCTGAAGATGGCTGGTCAGAGAGAAGTGATTTCTTCCTTGGAACTAAATTTAGAAAAACTATTGTATAAAGGAGACAGAAAATGAGTAGCTGGACAAGTGAAAGAAAAGAAGAAAGAATGAATGCTGTGGAAGGAAAAATCCTCGATGCACGTACGTATAATTTAGCATTAGGCGGAACAGTTCTTTATGGACTGCTTATAAACGTCTTAATGTACTATGTTTTTGGTGATGTTGCACTTCAGTTTAATCCAATTATATTTATTATTGGATATTTTGCGTGCGCAATCACTGGTATTGTAATGTCGGCCAAATCAACTAATCCACTAATCAGTTTTATTGGATATAATCTAGTAGTTCTTCCAGTTGGACTAGTTGTTGGAATTGTCGTTAAGTCTTATGTTAAAGGCGGAGATGCTGATATTGTTCTGCAGGCAATTGTTCTTACATGTGTAATTACTGCTGCGATGATTGCTTTATCTATTGCATTTCCTGAATTTTTCTCAAAACTTGGTGGTCTATTACTTGGAGCACTTTTTGGTTTGATTATTGCTGAGTTGCTTTCACTGTTCCTTTTCCCTTGGGCTCAGAATGCTCTTGCATGGATTGGTGCAGTAATCTTTACATTATATATTGGATATGATTACTGGAAAGCACAGGAATATCCAAAGACGCTTGATAATGCGGTTGATAGTGCAGTAGATATTTATCTTGACATTATCAATCTTTTCATTAAGCTTCTTCAGATCCTTGGCAATAGCAAGTCTTCTAGAAGAAAATAATAATAAAGAAAGTTGGTATAAATAAATGATGAATTTTAATGACTTAGATGGTCTTATGCGCGTATATGAGCAGTCTTTAGACCAAATCATTTTACCTGATATGTATATTGTCGCCAGACTTGATGGTAGAAGCTTTACTAAATTTACCAAAGAGGTTTGTAAGTTTGAGGCGCCATTTGATATACGATTCAGAGATCTTATGGTCGAGACTACTAAGTATCTTATGGAGAATAGTGGTTTTCAGATTGTATATGGTTATACTGAGAGTGATGAGATTTCATTGCTTTTCAGATTAGATGATAATACTTTTGGTCGTAAAGTAAGAAAGATCAATACTACTCTTGCTGGTGAGGCTAGTGCATTTTTTACTGCACGTCTTCAGAAAGCAATTAGAGATGGTGTAATTGTGGTTGATATTGATAAAGATCTTCCTATTGCTACCTTTGACTGTAGAGTATGTCCTCTTCCTAATATGGATGTAGTTAAGAGATACTTCATTTGGAGGCAGGAAGATGCTAATAGAAATGCCCTTAATGGATATTGCTATTGGACTCTTAGAAAGAACGGTGAGTCTAAACGAAAAGCAACTAGTATTCTTTCTGGTAAGGGTGTAGCATTCAAGAATGAGTTACTTTTTCAGAATGGAATTAACTATAATGATTGCCCTAGTTGGCAGAAGAGAGGTACTGGATTATATTCAACTGTTATAGATAAAGAAGGTTTTAATCCTAAGCTTGGTGTTAAGGTAATTACTAAACGAAATACCATTAAACTTGACTATGATCTTCCTTATGGAGATGCTTATGCAACCTATATTGAGGATTTAGTAAATAACGATAACTGATATGAAAGGAGGACACTTTTTATGATTAGTGAATTCAGAAACAATTATTTCTTTTTATCAAATTTTTACAAGGCACCTGTTATTTTCGATGGAATAAGATATGAAAACAATGAAGCTGCTTTTCAAGCACAAAAGTGTCTAGATCCAGCTGAACGTAAGATGTTTAGTGGTATGAATCCATCTGATGCTAAGAAAATGGGGCGTCATATTAAATTAAGACCGGACTGGGAAGATGTTAAGGTAGATCTTATGTCTAAGATTGTATATGCAAAATTTACTCAGAATCCGTATCTTGCTGCTAAGTTACTTGATACCAAAGATGAAGAATTAGTTGAAGGTAATACTTGGGGAGATACGACTTGGGGTAAGGTTAATGGTGAAGGTCAAAATCTTCTTGGTCAGATCCTAATGGAAACTCGTGAACAGATTAAAGAAAAAGTAAGAGGTTAATATGAATATTAAAACTAAAAACATCACTTTCCCTGCTGTTGGTATTGCTTTGTTCGTAGCATTATCCATGTGTTTGAGAGTACCAGTATTTGAGAATTATTACTTATGTCTTGGTTACATAGTAATGACCGTTTTTGTATGGTGTTTCAAATGGTATGAAGGTGCCATCATTGGTTGTCTAGGTGTTATTCTATACTGTATCATCGGTGGACTCGGATTTAATGAAATGCCTGGTTGGGCAGTAGGTAATATTGCAATTGGCCTAATTATTGGTATGACACTTAAGTTTATTAAGAAGATCAAGAATAAAACTGTTCAGGTTATTCTAACTGCCATTGTAGCAATTGTTGCGACATTCATAGGTATTGAACTTATTAAGTCATTTATTGATAGTTTTGTAGTTGGTCAGCCATTCTTAGTGAGATTTGCTAAGAATACTACATCGTTTATTTCTGATGCATTTGTTATTGTAGTAAGCTTACCTATTTGTGCATTGGTTGAAGGTCCGGCTAAAAAGTTGAGATACGGAGATCAATAACTATTTACAATTCGTCTTTACTATGTTATAATAGTAAAAAATAGATTTGAGGTATGTAATTATGAGTCTTTATAAAGGTATAAATGCAAATACTGGTGAAGAAGTCATCTTCAAACGTGAATGGGGACGAAAGACATTTACAGATGAAGAATGTCAGAAGCTTGCTAATGGTGAAGAAATTTCATTTCCATATGAAAGTAAAACTGGCCAGAAATTTTCATCGTTAACTGGTAAGTTAATGCCTCAAACTGATGAAGAAGGTAATTCACATCTAGCGTTTACACCTGCATTTACTTATGATTGCCCACCTGGATATTGTGGCGTAACATTTTCTGAACAGGAAAAAGAAGTACTTAAGTCTGGTGGAACTATTAGGAGAAAAGATTTCGTATCTAGAAAAAGCGGTCGCACTTTTGCAGCTAACTTACACTTAGAGAACGGTCGTATTGTAGTTCAATTTGACAAAACACCTAATAAAATAAAATTAGATCCTACACCTGAGGAGAATAATAATTCTATGACTAAAAACACTTTTGCAGAAAACTTGTTTAAGGCATCTAATGATGGATTAAGTCCTGCAGAATTTGAAGAAAACAAAATATTAGAAGCTAATACTCCTCCTTCATTGCTTAGCGGCAAGGTTAAGGGTCTTAAGAATGTTAAGCTTTTACATGCAAGAGAGTCTGGTCCTGATGTATATACTTTGCACTATTCTAATGGCGTAATGGTAATTATTGCTAAATCAGATTATCTTAACTATAAGGATCTCATTGAATTGAGTTCTATCGATGAAGTAATCAAAGAATACGCTATTGAAGTAGATGCATCATCTATTGTAGGTAATAATAAAGATAACAGATTTGAATTTTGAGGTAATATAAAATAAACTTGAATTTTGATTTAGATACAATTTCAAAGTTTATTAGCATGATCCTTCGACATAAGCCAGAGGTGATTGGTATTAAACTTGACAAACATGGATGGGCAAAAGTAGATGAGCTCATCAATGGTATTGCTGTACAGTATCCTGGATTTTATATGAAAGAATTGGATGAGATTGTTAGAACTGACAAGAAAACTAGATATTCATTTAATGATGACAGAACTCTTATCAGAGCTAATCAAGGACATTCAATTCCTGTTGATGTAGGTCTTAAAGAAAAGATTCCACCTTTAGTACTTTATCATGGAACTGGTGCAAAGTATGTAAGTTCTATTGACAAACAAGGACTTAAGTCTAAAAGCCGTCTTTATGTACATTTATCAAAGGATGTAGCTACTGCGATTAATGTTGGCAAGAGACATGGAACTCCAGTAGTTTATGAGATTGATACTGATCAGATGTATAAAGATGGATTTAAGTTTTATGAGTCTGAGAATGGTGTCTGGCTTACTATTGTAGTACCAATAGAGTACATGAAAAAGCTATAAAAAATTAAATAAAACTATTTACATCTTATAATGTTCATGTTATAATTAAACCATAATAAATGATCGGTTTTATTTCGGAGGTATAACATGAACATTTCTTATGATTTAGTAAACCACATACTTGCTACACTTCCTATTGGATATTATCTTGGTAGAAATATCAACGTTGAGCTTTCTCACGGTGATAGATCTTATTATAGCCCCCTTGAGGATAAGATTGTTCTTGGATATAAGATGATCGCTGAAGCCTTCAGCAAAGTTGTTGATGGTAAATATAATGTCGATGTCGAAGAAGTTATTCGTGGTCTTCTTTATCATGAAATCTCTCATGTTGTACTTACTCCTGATAAGCTTTGGGATGCTACCGGTCATTCTTCACATAATCATCATGTAGTTAACATATTTGAAGATGAGAGAATCGAAACTCTTCTTGCAAAGAGATACATGAATACTAACTTCAGAAAGAATATTATTTTCCTCAACAATTATGATGGAACTGACGATCCTAAAACTGCAGATGATGCATTCTATAATGTAGTTCGTTATCATAAAGGTAAGAAGCAGTTTGTTGATAGAGTAGCTCAGATTATTAGAAGATATGCAAAGATCAACAGATCTTATGCAGATCCTGATTTTCATATGGATGATTACTACTATACTAGTAGTAGTGAATATGATGAGATTCAGTCTTATGTAAAGGCAATCTTCGGTCTTTACAACGATATTGCTAAGGATTTTGAAGAGAATAAAAATAACGAAGATCAGAATCAGGATCAAGATCAGAATCAGGAACAGCAGAATGGTGATGGTCAGTCTCAGCAGAATCAATCTTCTGATGAGGATAATGATCAGGAAAATAATAACGACCAGTCTTCTGAAAATAATCAGTCTGAAAACGAAGACGAAAACGAAGATGAGAATGAAGAATCTGAAGGTTCTTCTAATAACGATGAAGATGAAGATGATGAAGATGATGAAGATGAGAACGACGAAGAGTCTAATGGAAATACCTCATCTGATTCTGACAAAGATGATAGTGATGAGTCTGATGATCAGGACAATTCTGATAATCAGAATTCAAAGCCTAACCATGGTACTGACGATGAGGATGAAGATGATTCGAATTCTTCTACAAGTGAAGATGAAGAAGAAAATTCTCTTACCGATGACGATGTAAATGATCTCATTAAAGAACTTGATACTAAGTTCTCTGATGATGATATGACTAAAATCTTCAAGGATGCACTTAAGTCTGTATTTGAAGTACTTAACGATGAGGTACTTATTGCTAGACTTAAAAAGATCATCGATGAGAAACTTAAGGAAGATGATAAGAATGGTGCAGCAATCTCTGCATACTCTGGTAGATTTGATCCTAGATCTGTTATTAGAAGAGACGACTATAAGTGGTGGAATCAGCAGAATGTAAATGGTGACATTCGTAGATTCTCTAAAGTACACTTTAATCTTTTCATCGATAATTCCGGTTCATTCAGTCATAACGATACAAAGATGAATATGTTTATCTCAGCACTTAACAGACTTCGTTCTAAGGATTTTGATTTTGATGTAATCACTATCAATACTGAGATCGATGAATGGAAAGATACTACTTCTAAGCGTTTCCATAGTTGTGGTTGTAACTGTCTTCACTCAGTAGTTGGTCAGGTAGTTAGAAGACATACTCAATCTCAGGCAAACAATTATAACATTATCCTTTTCGATGGTGATGCTGACGCAGACGTATATTCAGATGGAACTACTGCATTTAAGTACTTTGATGGTCCTAATACTATTCTTATTACTGATAAGCAGAATGAGAAGTATCTTGGCAAATCTCTTAGACAGGCAAAGGTCGTTGTAATTGACAGAAACTATTGTTCAGTATTTATTGATACTGTATGTAATCTTCTCGAAAGAGTAATGTAAAGAACTATTTATAGTAAAAAGAAAGGAGATAACATGGACCTTACATTAGATTATATTTTAGAAAATCTCATGTATGATTTGACTATCGATGGTGTAGTCAAGCTTCATGGAAACATAGATTATGTAAGTTCCCATTTTGCAGATGGTGAGACTAACAAATTAGTTGTTTCTCAAAATCAGCCTAAGGAACTTCAGTCTTTCGTAAATGAATATTTTGAAGCTCTAAAAACTGAACCTAATATTACGGTGGAGACTTTTTATAATCGAAAAGCTATTTAATTATAATAAAGAATATGCAGATGTCTTGTATGTCTGCATATTTTTGACTGAACTTTTGAGAAAGAATGAGGAAAATCATGGTACTAGATAGATTAGCAAACAAATATCGTCCAACCAAATTTGAGGACGTTTGTGATCAGGAAGTATGTACAAAGGTACTTAGTAAACAGATCGCTAAAAAATCCTATAGTAATGTTATCCTTTTTGTAGGTAGTGCTGGATGTGGTAAAACTACTTGTGCTAAAATCTTTGCAAATGAAATCAATGCCGAAATTATTGAACTTGACTGTGCAAAGAATGGCGGTGTAGCTGAGATTAAAGAAATCTGTGAGAAAGCTAGAATCAAACCACTTATTAAAGATCTCAAGGTATTTATTCTTGATGAATGCCAGTGTATCACAAAAGAAGGTTGGTCTTCTATGCTGATTACACTTGAAGAAAAGATTCCAAGCGCAATATTTATTTTTTGTACCACAGATCCTCAGAAGATTCCTAATACTATATTGAGTAGATGTATGAGACTCAACTTTACACCTATCACTGATGCAGGTATGAAGAAGAGACTTACTACAGTGTGTGATGCTGAACATATTAATATCACTGATGATGCTATGGATTATATTATAGCTTCAGCCAAAGGAAGTCTTCGTCAAGCGCTTACAAACATTGATACCTGCCTATTGTATGAAGATAGTCAACTTGATGTTGAAACTGTATGTAAAGTTCTCAATATGACATCATTAGATGTACTTGCAGATATTTGTGAGGCATATAAGAATAAGGACATAAATAAGATTATTGATCTTATTGAGGCTGTATATAATAATGGATATGAATTGCATTACTTTACTAGACAGCTTCTTGATTATTGCGTAGCTAAGAATAGAGACTTAAAACTTCTGGAAACTTTGCTCACTACACTTCAGGATATTAGATATGATGACTCACCTAAGAATATCATAATCGCAAGACTTATTGTGTAAAACTATTTACATAGTATTATTAGAAAGTTCATCATTGCTTCTATTGGTTGTTTACATGATATGGACTTCAATGGTCAGGAACTCTCAGATGAGTTGATCAGATCAATCTATACAGATAAGCAACTTGTTAAGTTCTTCACTAATAAACATCTTTCAACTAATACTTATGTTAAGAACTATTTCGAACGTAAAGGTGTTTATAAGATCGTAATTGATATATTAAAAGAAGGTTTGAAATAACATGTCAAAAGTATTAGCGATTCCAGATGTACATCTAAAACCTTGGATGTTTGATAAAGCATCAGCTTTGCTCAAAGAGGGTAAAGCTGACTTTGCTATTTTCTTAGGTGATCTTGTAGATGATTGGGGTCAAGATTCAAATATAGAACTATATACACAAACTATAAATCGATCTATTAAGTTTAAGGAAGACTTTCCAAATAGTTTATGGTGTTATGGTAATCATGATGTTGCATATATGATAAATGATTGGTGTTCAGGTAACAGTGAAATTTATCGTATAGACATTAAGTTGATGCTTAATAAGTATGAACGTATAGTTGAACCTCAGCTTGTTCATATAATTGATAAAGTGGTGTTCAGTCATGCTGGAGTAGAAAAACATCATAAGAAACTTGATGGCATAAATGATTTCTATAACTTATATTCAGCATTTAATTATCCAGATTCACCATTATGGTCTAGACCAGATGAATGGATTGAGTATTATGATGTTTGTCAAGTAGTTGGTCATTCACCAGTAAAAAAGATCATACATCATGATAATTTATGGTTAGTAGATACATTTAGCACTAATGAAAATGGAACTTCTTTTGGTAATCAGACTATGTTAGTTATTGATACAGAAACATTGGACGTAACTATTTACAAATGTTCTCGTTCTTGATATAATTATTCTATAATGAGATAGTTATGACTATAGAGAACTGTGAATACTTACAAAAAGTTCAACCTGTTCAGAATGTGACTATTAATATGCAGTTTGCAGATAATAAGCCTAGTTTAAATGACTCTTGTAAACAGCAGATTGATAATAAAGATGGAATGAATTTTGAAGAAATGTTCCAACAAAGTATTCAAGACATTATCCAGAATGACACCAGAAGAACTTGATATATACTGATATATATCTATATATACAATAACTAAAATTCAACTGGAGGTCACTGGTGGCTATCCAGAGACTTCTATGAGGTGGTAAATTAATGGAACAACAGGAAAAGTTAAGAGAAAGACTTAAAACTTTACCTAGTAACCTTATTATAGTAGGGCAAAAGTATAGTGGCAAGAAAACACTTGTCAATGAAATTGCTCCTACTTTTTACTGGGTTGAAGGTAAAGTAGATAATCTTCGTAATCTTGATCGAGGAGACTATGTATTTGCAGATGTAGATGAATGGTCACCTGCATGTTTTAGTGCAATGCTTAAGATGCTTGAAGAAAACGAAGATCATATAATTATAACTTGTAAGAACATAATGAATCTTCCTATGTCTATTCAGTCAAGATGTATCATTGAAAGAATGGAACCTTACAAGAATATAGGACATTATTGTGATTGTATTGGTCAGATTGAGTTTGCTACACCTGAGTTAGTTGCTTCTGTAGACAAACTTGAGTATAAAGAAGAATACGATCTAAATGTTTATATGTCTGTAGTATGTAATAGACTTTTAGAAAGAATCAAGAATGGTGAGGACTTAAGGAAAGAACTATTGATTAGTAGTAAGTATAATGCTGCTAAAAATCTTAAGTCTTTGAATAAGAAACAGTTTATTGTTAACTGGCAGTTAGATATGAAAGGACTGTCCGAAGAATGGAGAAGATTATGAGGTAGAAAAAGTATGTCGTACGACAATCTTGGTAGAGGAGACCGTCATGCTCAGCAGAGAAGACGTCGTAAAAACAACAAGGATGTGCCTGTTCAAGATAAAGAGTATAAACTAATTGATGGTAATTATTCACCACAACCATATGCATATTGTTGTCATTATAAAGCATATATGACAAGAAATCAAACAAAATTGCATGAATGTAAGAAAAGACAATGCGAGCAATTAAAAACTTTTGAATGGGCTCAAGAGAAAGGTAAGAAATGAATAAAAACGAATTTAAGGAGGCAATGAAGAATCCAAAGAACGTCTACTGTTTAGTATCAATTGACAGTGAGATGATTGATTTGTATGCAGAAAGATTCAAAGAAGCTATTCATGCCGACTTAGTTTCACATGGGCAAATCAAACCTTATGGTAAGTTATTCAAGAAAAAGACGTTAAGTATTCTTTATATGCCTAAAGTAGATGAATCTCTTTTTGAACGTAAGGAGTTCATTTTCGTTTATACTGATGCTATAGACAAAAGAACTGCTGCATATAAAAAGTATAAAGATCAAATCATTGAGTTAGATAACGATTATCTTCCTTATATAATGAAGAACAGTAATCTGACTGAAGATCAAGCTAGAAGATTTATCAAAGCTAATAATAACGATTTTGGTCTTATTAAGAATGCCTTAAAAGTATATAATGATTCAGATATGTCATATAATAGATTTACTGACTACAGTAATGATATATATGGTTGGGTAGATGCGTTCTTTAGAAAGCAGAAACTTCCTAAGACTACCGAGTCAGCTATTAGTATTATGGCATTATTATCAACTAATAGTCAGAATATTTTAAGAATAAAACAGAAAGATACTGCTGGAATGAATCCATACATTATAACTGTAAATAGTCAGTTAGCCAAAGATCTTTCTGTAGAAGAATTAGTACAGATTATAAATGATTGTTTTTATTTGGATTGTCAGATCAAAAAAGGTTTAATGGATCCTGATGATGCAATTAATTATTTGAAAGTGAGGAGATACAGTAATGCCATTACCAATTAAGTTTAAGTCAACTACATTAAATGCGTTACAAGATAAAGAGTTGGCTGCAAAAATAAAATCGGCTAAGAAAACTGCTCCTAAAGGTAATAGTGTCATTGAGATTATTGAGAAAATTCGACAGGATGTAGATCAGCATCTTGGGCAGTTTAGAGATCAATATCAAGTTATTACTGATAAAGAGACGTTTCGAAAATACATACAGAAAGCCAATAAGCATGGTAAGATTGCAATCGATACTGAGACCATGGGTCTTAATCCTTTGGTACATAAGATTGTTGGTTTATGTTTATACTTTCCAGGTGAGCCTGCAACGTATGTACCTATTAACCATATAAATTACTTTTCAGAAATCAGAATTGAAGAGCAGTTAACAGAGGAAGAAGTAAAAGAAATATTAGAAGAATTAACTGCTGATATTATTTATCATAATGCTCAGTTCGATATTCGAGTAATTAAGAATCAGGTTGGTATTAGACTTGGTTGTTATTGGGATACGTTACTTGGCGGACACTTACTTAATGAAAATGAACCTCATGGTTTGAAGTACTTACATGGAAAATATATCAGCCATAGTGATGAGCAGACATTTTCAGATTTGTTTGGTCAGGTATCATTCAATTATATTCCTATTGAATACGCATATCTGTATGCTGCTCATGATGCTATTGATACATACGAACTTTATGAGTTCCAGGCTCATTATCTTGAATCAAATAGACCTGATATGCAGGATCTTAACTGGTTATTTAGAAACATTGAAATTCCAATGGTTGATGTTATCGTAGATCTTGAAGATGCAGGTGTTGCAGTTGATTCTGAATATCTTGCTACTCTTCATGAGAAATACCACAAAAATCTTCAGGATGCATTAGATAATTGTATAAAAGAGATTATGACTCATGAGGCTGAAATTGGTAAATATAATGCTACTCATGCAGATAAACCATTTAATATGCCACCTAATATTGGATCATCAACTCAGCTTGCAATTTTGTTTTATGACATTCTTAAATGTAAGCCTATTGCAGGTAAGAAGGAACGTTGTACAGATGCAGATGTAATGGATATTTGGGCAAAAGAGTATACTATAGCTAAATATATTTTGGACTATAGAGCTGCACAAAAGATTACATCTACTTATGTAGACAATATTCCTGGAATCACTCATACTGATGGTCGTGTTCATACACATTTCAATTCTATGGGTGCTAAGACTGGTCGTATGAGTTCATCTGATCCTCTTAACCTTCAGAATATTCCTTCACATAATGAAGACATTCGTAAGATGTTCATTGGTCAGACTACATTCAGAGATGTAGACAAGAGAGATGATGGAGCATATATCTTTGATAGATGTGAAGAAATTGAATTAGCTGATGGAACTTGGCAGTGGGTTGAACTTGTTAAAGTAGGTGATAAACTTGCTGATGGTGAAGTTGTTAAAGCTGTTAAGGTTAAGGAACTAAAAGTACTTATAGGAGTATAATGATATGATTAAAGCAAGAACAAGACGAATTATACAGGGTGCTGACTACTCTGCGCAGGAACCTCGTGTTCTTACTCAGTTGTGTGAAGATCCTGGTATGCTTCAAGCATATATGGATGGAAAAGATCTGTATGTTGAAATTGCAGCTATTTCATTCAATAGACCTTATAAGAAATGTCTTGAGCATTTTCCTAAGGGTTGTCCAATGAAGAAAAATGCTGATGGCAAGTGGGTATATGCATTACTTAAGAATGGTAATGATGATGGAAAGGAAAAGTTTGAGGAATTAGATTACTCAGACATCAATCCTGATGATTATGACTATGATAAACTTTCAGATGGTGAGACTGATGTATTTAAGGAAGGTAAGGAATACAGAGGTCAGGCTAAAAAGATTCTGTTAGGTATTATGTATGGTCGTGGTGAGAATTCTATTGCTGAGCAGTTAGGTTGTACACCTGAAGAAGCAAAAGAAATTAAGAATGCTGTTTATGATGCATTCCCTAGAATTAAAGTATTTGAGCGTGAATCTGCTCAGATGGTTAGAGAACACGGATACGTTACTACTCTTTGGGGTAGAAAGAGACGACTTCCAGAATATAACCTTCCAACTTTCGAATTTCATTACTTGGACGAAAATGGTGAAATTGATGATACTATGAAAGTACCTGAGTCTGATGTAAAGAAATTTACAGAAAAACTTACAAATATGTGGTGGAAGCAGCGATTTAATTATGTAAATGAGCTTAAATCAAAAGAAAGAATCTTAGTAATTGATAATGGAAATAAGATAGCCAACGCTAGTAGACAGATTATTAACTCTCGAGTTCAGGGATCTGCAGCTGATATGAGTAAGTTAGCACTTATTAAAATTAGAAATGATGAAGAACTTCAGAAACGTGGAGCTTATGCTATTATTCCAGTTCATGATGAAATTCTTATTGAGACACCTTTAAGATACGCAAGATTTGTCAAGAAACAATTTGCTTATGATATGGAAACTGCTGCAAGACCTAGACTTACAATTCCTATTTCCTGTGACGTTGTATCATCTGAAAGATGGTATGGTGAAGAACTTGATGTTGACGTTGAACTCGCAGGACTTGAGGACTAAAAAAGACTATTTAATAATAAATATATAGTAAAAGAGAGGAATAATCATGCCAAAGGTAGTAACTCAGACACCTCCGGCCGTGGTATCAGTATATAATCAGCTGATACCATTTTTAGAGGGTCTGAATAGAGTAACATATCTTACTGATCTTGACAAAAGAGATAGAGCAGTAGATTTTACAATTGAAATTTTAATTAAAGCACTTAATAAACATACTGAAGAACTTCAGGAGAATGAAAAGAGTGACTTTACAAGAGAATATATTACAAGAATTAGAAACATTATTTCAACAAAAGATAATGTATCACAGATAATTCAATATATGAAATGTGTAACTAAATAAGAAAGGAAATTAGAAAAATGATAGAATTTTTGAAAGTACGTAATGTTAAAGATCCAGTTTGGAATTTTGAAGAAAATGCTGGTATTGACTTCTACGTTCCTGAAAAAGAAGATGCTGTTGTAGCAGAAATCATGGAATTTAACGAAAAGCATGGTAATAATATAACTATTGATGGTAATACTATCACCGTTCCTGCTCATGAAGATATTCTTATTCCTGCTGGAATTAAGAGTAAGTTCCCTAAGAATGTAGGTCTTATGGCAAATAATAAGAGTGGAGTAGCTACCAAAAAGAAGTTTATCTTTGGTGCTGAACTCATTGATACGTCTTATCAGGGTGAATGGCACATTCATCTTATCAATACTTCAAATAAGCCTCAGACACTTGAGTTTGGAACTAAGTGTGTACAGTTTGTACCTGTAATGCTTTATGTTGAAGGTTGTACTGTATCTACTAATGCAGATGGATTCTTTACTGAAGAGACTAGCCGTGGAGAAGGTGGCTTTGGCTCAACTGGAGTTTAACAATAGAACTAGTCAGATTTATTAAGTCTGACTAGTTTTTTATAAAACTATTTACTTTTACCTATGCTCATGTTATAATTACTATATATGGAGGTAGGTGAGTATGTTTCCTGTAGATGTAGATTTTCGAACCACTAATACAAGTATTTCAATAATAATAAACAAAATCAAAGATGGTTCATTAGATTATATCAAATTTGGAACAATTGACGCTAGACTTTTTGATTTATGTTTTAGCCGTCTTTTGCTTGATCCACTTATTGTTAGATCCGCACCTGAACTTGATATACCTGACAAAAATGATCCTAGAATTCATCAGCCAGGTTGGTCTGTTTATCGAGGTCATGGTTTATGTGAAACTATTGAAGCTCTTATTATTGAAGATCATATTATTTATGGTTTAGAAACTATGAAGGAATATAATGGTAAACATTATAGTGAAATTCCTAGAAATTTACAGAGACGAATTGAAGAAACTCCAATTAGTGTATATGTAGATAATTCATTCTACGGTACCAATAATACTAAAGCAGTTGATTTATATTGTGAAGTATTGAATAATCTTAAGTAATGAGGTGAAGTTATATGAATAGTAAATGGCCCAAATATTTTATGGCGGTGGCTGAAGAATCTAGTAAGTTAAGTAAGGACCCAAATACAAAAGTAGGCGCAGTTATCGTTCATAATAAGAGAATTAAATCTGCTGGATATAATGGTGCTCCGAGTACTTTTCCAGATGAATTAGTTCCTAAAGATAGCGAAGGTGCTACTCTTATTGAAAAGAAAAACACCTATATGTGTCATGCTGAACTAAATGCTATTCTTAATTATGATGGTCAGATTTCTGATCTTAAAGATTCTGATCTATATGTAACTATTTCACCTTGTAGTAGATGTGCATGTATGTTAGCACAGGTTGGAATAAAAAGAGTAATTTATAAAGAGAAATACCATAGATCAGAGGAAACTACTGCTGCTGAGTATATTTTAGACAAATGTGGAGTAGAACTTATTGACTATGAATCATTTGAAAAGGAGAATAACGAATGATTGTCAATGGAGACGAATTGCGTAAGAAAGTAAATTTACTTGGTATGGCAGTGTCAAAAAATGTTGCAAGTAAACAGTATGAAAGAATGATTAGATTCGAAAGTACTGGTGATATTGTATATGGTTACACTATTGATGGTGTAAACAATATTAGAGTGGAAATCGGTCAGGCATCAGAAGATTTCTACGCTATTGTTGATTATAATACATTCTCAAGCTTTATTAAGTCTTGTGAAGGCGATATTACACTTGAAACAAAAGGTAAGTTTATTCAGGTTAAGTCAAGTAATGTAAAATGTAAACTGCCTACATATAATCATGAAGTTCCAAGAGGTCAGTCAGGTATCAATGACCCTACTGGAAACTACACGTATGATAAACAGCTTGGTGGTACTATTGAATTAGGAACACTTAAATCTGTACTTGATCCTACACATGTAGTTGAAACTTATGAAAAGATCTATTTTGGTGATAATATCATGGTATCAGATACAGATAATGTTCTTATTATAGAGAAACGTATTTTTGATACTGATATGTTACTTGATCTTAATAGTGTTGAAATTCTTAATGCATTATCAAACGTTGAATATACAGTTATTACTGAAGGCAAACTTAAAAAGCTTGCTGTTAAATCTGATGAGCTTTATGCTTTGATTGTAATTACTGAGAATACTAATGATGACTTCCAGTATTCAGATTTTATGGATCTGTTTAATGATATTGGTGGTAGTAGTGTAACCTTAGATACATCAATTCTATCTAAGGCGATGAGCGCTGCTGCAATGTTTAAGGCTGCGCCTAATCTAGTATTTAATCCTAAAGGAATATTCCTTCGTATTGATAGTGTAGAATTTATTTATAAGATTAGTGATACTGCTTGTGAAGATCGTACAATCGAACTCACAGGTGACGTAGTAAAGAAGCTTACTTCCTTAGGTAAAGAGCTTACTATTTACTACACAAATCAAGATCTTATGAAATGTGAAGTAACTGGTAAGAAAGAAATTCTAAGTGTAAAGGAGGTAGATGCTAATGGCTGAGAACCGAGAGGGTGAAGAACTCTTAACTCTCACAAAAGACGAATTAGATGCAATGTTATCTAGAGCAAGAGAAGAAGCAATAGCAGAACATACTAAATCTGATACAGAAAAACCTATATCTAATATTAAACTAGATATAGAATCTGTAGAAGAAACACCTAAAAAGAAATTTAATCCGTTAAAAAAGTTTGGTCCGCTAATTGTATTCTGTTTGATTATACTTATTGGATTAGTTGGAATTAAGATCTATAATCATAGTCGAACAGTTATGCCTAGAGATCATGTGTATGTATGTGATAATCCAAATCATGATTCTGATTTTGATGCATGGCTAAAACAATCAATTGGTCGAAAATATGATGATGGTGAAATGCATCTATGGGTACCTACATACGCAATTATCAATGACGGATATATCATCGCAGCATTTGAAGGTGATATAGAAGAGATTGAATTTTCTGATAAACTAACTATGGCTTATGCATTTACTGCAAATATGCAGCTAGATGAGCTTAAGCTACCTGATTACGAAATATCTAATTTAAACGGTGAACGCGAACGTGTAAGTACACTTTTTGGGGAAGGTACATACATATTAGAGTTACACTGGATAGATTGTCCAGATTGTATACATCAGGATGAGAATTACACAGATAGCATTTATGAAAAATATACTACTAAGAACATATATCGGTACTATATAAAATCTGACTTTGATAAGGTTAATGAAAAATATAAGTAAAAACTATTTACAAATAATAGTTTTCTTGATATAATAATTTTAAGATATAAAAAATGTCATCGTAAATACCTCCAAGGCTAAAAAGCCGTTATACTTGTAGTATAAAGCAGTACAGCAACCTTGGTTGAAGGTGTAGGTGCAGGACCTATCAAGTATAATTGCCATCTGGTAATCCTCCCCCTGGCTGAGCGGTAGCAGCCTAAATTCTACCGCATTTTTTGACTAAAGTTGAGGATTTACCTGAGGAGAAATAATCATGAATATTGAATTACAGTGCTGTTCTCTATTTATAGTACTAGTCATATACGTACTATTCATGCGAGAAAAGAAACTGAAGTTAACAAATAGAATATTGTTTATGCGATCCTTATATAGTTGTATCGCAATGTTGGTACTAGATATAGTATCAGTAATCTGCATTTATTATTCAACAAAATGCGGATTTAGTCCATTTATAACCAAATTAGTATGTAAGTTATACATATTCTCATTAGTCCTACAAGGATATCTCGGATATGTATATGTAATGACTGAATTACTAATTAATGATAAATATAAACATATAAAACGAATACTGCATGCAATTTTTACGTTCGGAGAACTGATGATATTAGCATTGCCTATATCATACGCCATGGATGGCAGACAAGCATATTCATACGGAGCATCTACTCTAGTAGCATATATCTTGGCTGTCATTTTAATTTTAACTACAATTTCTTTAGCTATTATAAAAAGAAAAGAAATGTCATATAAAAAGTTTAGAACTATAATGACATGGCAAGGTATTTGGCTTGTTTGTGTGTTGATTCAATTCATAGTTCCCGAACTTCTTTTAATTGGATTTGCGTCTGCATTTAGTGTAATTATACTTTATACACAGTTAGAAAATCCAAATGTATATTTAGATACTTATACTAATACGTTTAATTATATTGGTTTTACTAATTACATAAATGATCAGTTTAAGTTTAAGACACCATTTTCAGCATTTGTGGTTAAGCTTAATTACTTATCTCAAATGGTTGAAATAGAACTTAAGAATAAAGCTAGATTTATGGCATCACAGGCCTTAAATAGTTTAGGTTCAGATCCAGTATTTAAGTTAGATGATGATTTATTTGTTGTTGCATTTAATGACAAATATCGAATGAAGGCACATTTAGAAAAGTTTAAAGATATTAAGTCTAATTCAAAAGAAGACTTAACCACTTTACATTATATAGTTATTCCAAATGGACTAGATTTCATTAATCCTGAAGAGTTCTTTAATTTTATTCAAATGAATGAGTCATTAAAGGACGAAATAATTGAAGTTAATGAAGACGTTATCGCAGACTTGAGAAAATATAATCAGGTTCACGATCTCATTGAAGACGCTCTTAATGATGATAGAGTAGAAGTATTCTATCAACCTTTTTATAATGTAAAGACACATAAATTTTCTGCTGCTGAAGCATTAGTACGAATTAGAAATCTTGACGGTAGTATTACTCCACCTGGAGTATTTATTCCAATTTCTGAAGAAACTGGTCAAATTATTCCATTGGGTATGAGAATATTTGAGAAAGTGTGTCAGTTTATTTCTGAGCATGATCCTAAGCAACTAGGTCTTAATAATATAGAAGTAAACTTATCTGCAGCTCAGTTTGATTTTGAAAATCCAGCCAAATTTATTATTGATATGATTGAAAAATATAATATTGATCCATCTATGATAAATCTCGAAATTACTGAGACAGCACAGAATAAAAGTAGAAATAATCTTATTAAAAACATAAATCAATTACTTGAACAGGGAATAACATTTTCATTAGACGATTTTGGAACAGGACGATCAAATCTTGATTATCTTGTTGATTTTCCTGTACAAAATATCAAGTTTGATTATAGTTTTACTCAAGGTTATTTCAACAATAAAAAAGTAAAACAGGTATTAGAGGGAATGACTCATACTATGCATAATATGAATCTTAACATTGTCTCAGAAGGAATCGAAACTAGAGAACAACTTGAGGCCATGTTAGATCTTAATATTGAGTATATTCAGGGATATTATTTTTCAAAACCACTTCCTATGGAAGATTTCTTGAATTTCTTATCCTCTCATAATGCAAGTTAATTAGAGGAGGACATTATATGGAAACTTCGATAGTCATATTATGGTCGTTAAGTAGCATATTAAATTTTACATATGCATCTTTACTTACGTCCGTACTTACAACTCCGAAGTATTCAAAGAAAACACATGCATTTTTGTGGTTTGGATCAGTTTTTATATTGTTAGCGTTAACTATGTTTTGGTATAGCTTCTTTATAATGAATGATGCCATACCATTAGTATTATATTGTGTTGCACTTTGTATACTTGGGCATGCATTATGCAAAGAAACATTATCACATAATATATTTATTAACTGCACTACAACACTTATAATTGTAGTAAGTACATTTTTGTTTTGCGGTACAACTGATCAGATAATTGGTTCAAGACTTAATTTATTTGACCCAGTAAATGGTCCATATACTATTAAGAATATATTATTCTTTATTGCAGTTAAACTTATAGTACTTAGCTTAATATCAACCTTATTTGTAGTCTTTATAAAACGACCGTTTAAAGGCATGCTAAAAGTATCAAATGGCCAGTTAAAGAACTATATAATTATACCTATTTCAGCTTTATTTAGTTTTTCTGCAATAACCTATATTGCAAATGCAGCTAATATAGTACCAGGTAATAAGTTATTTGTACCACTATTTTTAATTATATGTTTTATTTATATATCTGAATATTCAGTATTAGGATCTTCAATATATTGGACCGCTAAAGCTCTACAGGCTGAACAAATTATGTATATAGATGGGTTGACTGGTCTATCTAATCGTAACGCATTTGAAAAATATGAAGAAAAACTAAATGATGATATTAAGAATGGTATAGCTAAATTCTCTCTTATTATAATAGATCTTAACTTCTTAAAGAAGATGAATGATACCTATGGTCATGATAAGGGCGATATTGCACTTAAGATCTTAGCAGATGATATACGATCAATGTTTACTGGTTGTAATTGCTTTAGAATAGGTGGAGATGAATTTGCTGTAATTATATCTGGTAAGAATGTAGACGTACTTAGTTTCTTACTTACTAATATAGGATCGTCTATAACTAAAACTGGCAAATCTAATGAGTGGGAAAATATTTCTGCCGCAACTGGATATGCTGTATATTCAGCGGAAAGAGATACTTCGTTTCATGATGTATTTGTACGCGCTGATGCTCAAATGTATGAAAATAAAGTAAAAATGAAGGCTGTGCGTAAAGACTAACGAAGAGCTATTTATTATTACTATTCTAAATTTAGAAAATTTTTTCAACTTTTTTCAAAAAACTATTTACAAGTAAATGAATATGTGATAAGATAATTTAGTCAGTTGATAAAAGATATTAAAAAGTTAATTGAAAAAATTTTTTAAGAAATTTTCAAAAAACTATTTACATATTAAAACTGATGTGATAAAATAACATTACAGTTAATTATTTAGCACGAAGTGCTATTTAATAATAACAAATTCAATTTGTGACTTAGTCAGCAATCACTTAAAAATTTTCAATTGGGTGAAAAATATAACGAGTCATTGAATTTATTGAACCTTGACAAATTAAGGTGTTAATCAATCAAGTTGAACTAGAACTTCAGTTCTGGCCCTAAAATTTGATTGTTTAATATAACGGTCGGTTTCGGGTCGTTAGATAAACCTGGTAACAGGGATAAAGAGTAAGGAGCCAAACCTTTCTCGACTGTAGCAATACAGTGCAGCGGAAAACCTACACTATCTAGTTTGAACGTAACTCCAACGGCAAAGTTGCAGAGGAGTCGAAGCAAACGGAATAATGGAAAATGTTCCCTTTATTAGAAATGATAAAGACCGATAGGTAGATCTTTGGTGCAAGTCATAGGGATATGATAAGTGCTAATTTTACTTTTATGACAGATCCAACACGAAAGTGCGGTCTAGAATAATCGAGTAAGTCGACTCAAGACAAGCAGGATTACGATGGATGGACAGTACTCAAAAGGTATTGGTGTCCAAACGGATGCCTCGTAGTTCAATGGAAAATTCTTTATTAGAAATAAAGATTTGGATTATACTGATAATATAAAACCCAAATGTTATTTATTAACAACATGCAAAAGTGCATCCGACCAGAAAGCCGAAAAATGGCTTATCCATCTGCAATATGGTGGCATGTAAAACTCGCAAGGTGATACATGAGAGAAGTAAGAGTAGTTGCAACTCTAACAGCCTGCAAGCTGTGAATCCCGCAAGGAAGAATGTGACAAAATGAAATCTATGAAGCTTCTGGTAAGTGTCTGCTAATCTTCACAAGATTAGTGCCATTCATAGCTACAGTCTAATCGACTGTGTGATAGATAGTTTCCAACGACTATAGATGCTATGTACAAACGCCAATTATCTCAGCGTATTTTGTAAACCTGTTACCTCTTCGGAGGTAATATCCTCGGGGTATAGGTCAGTTGGTAGACCGCGTGCTTTGGGAGCATGAAGTCGTGGGTTCGAGTCCCGCTACTCCGATTATCCGAAAGGATATAAAATTAATGATTGAGTATGAGGTTACTTTGCCATTGAAACATGATGAAGATTATAATACCTCCAATATTATTTATCCTCATACTCTGGAAAGTACTTGCAGATGGGCAAGTTTGTTGGGATCGAGACCTAATACTTTCCATCGCGGGTGAGTGAAACGGAATGATCATTCCAGCCTCATAAGCTGTGAGATACCGGGTTCGACTCCCGAGACCCGCAATTGCGGTATAGATATAGAATGACTGCATCGCGTATAATGCATTTAGCAGCATCAATTATCGTGCAGAGGTAACTCTGTTATACCGCATTCTAAATGTAATTTATTTTACATTCCTGATTGAAATATCAGGTGGTGGAGCGGTTTTCTTAGTTTCATAAAACTAAGTGGTGGATTAGACGAAAGTCAAGCCCATGTCCTCTTGCTAGTAACTGACATTAAAGAAGAAACTAGCTGAACGACTAATGTCGGGGGCCGAAGCAACTCGGATATCCGGTTGGGAAAGTTACTCTTCGGTGGAGCGGTGGTAACGTCTCATATTATTTTATGAAGAGCTATTTATTTATAATAATATTCCTTAATAGCTCAGTTGGTAGAGCGTCCGGCTGTTAACCGGGATGTCGTAGGTTCGAGTCCTACTTGAGGAGCTAAGTAATATTTCTGTCTTAGAAAAATTACTTAATTTGTGATTGTCTTAACAGCAAATCATTCTTATATTAAAGAGATGATAACAGTATGTGTGCGATAAAGGCGCAAAAGCTGATTGCTTAACAATCCAGAAAATGTATACTGATAGGTCACTAAAAAATCTGATTAACGACCTATTCGGAAATGGAAGACATGATAGTATCAGCCAAAAGATCCGATTCAAATGATCTATCCGGAAATGGTAAAGAGCGGTATGCCACCAGAAAATCCGAGGAAGAGTCCGTGACAATCATATTTTTACAAAGTCGTGACTGACTTAACAGCAATACAATTGCAAATCTTCTTAATTTTATTTTTTGGGTAAATAAAAATTAGGTTGGCATGTACCTAACATGTCGGGAAATGGTGTAGCATAGGTAATGACCAAAAGATCCCATCAAACATTCCTTGTCAGTCATTTATTAACTTACCTGCTTGTGACGATTACAGCAATAAAAATAACAACAGAAAATTTCATAAAATTATCTTGTTATTCTCGTCATTTAGGTATTGTACCTTTACAATTGCATTTTGTGATTGACTACAGCAAACCAAACAAGATCAAATGTTAATAGTGGTCAAATGAACGCGTAAGTGTTGATTAGACATCAGTCTGGTATAGCTAATGAGTATACTAGGAAATCGAGTGTAACGCTTGTCGAAAAAATCCTACAAAGAAAAGCGTGTCAATCATTTTAATTAGAGAGGTCCTGCTTTAGTGGACGACTCAAAATTGTGATGCTTACAGCAAACTATTATAACTTTACTCTTTCCATTTGAATTAAGAATATAGTTACAGCATCATATTATGGTCACGTAGTTCAGTTGGTTAGAACGCCGCCCTGTCACGGCGGAGGTCGTGGGTTCGAGTCCCATCGGGATCGTTTCGATAAGAAAAAAAAATTTATCGAAAAATTTTTAAGAAACTATTTACAAGTGCATGATTACATGATATAATTACATCATAATCAATCGGTAATCAAAAACAAATTTTATGGAGGATACGTAAAATGCCAAAGATGAACAGACAACTCAGCGAAACAACATCATTTACCTATACGGAAAATGGTGCCATTTGCCTGAAATCCTCAGGAAATGCACTTGTCGATTTATATTCAACTATCGGCGCGTTAAGAAAGGCAGACTCTGATCGGAAGATTGACCTCTTTGAGAAGGCAATCGCTGATAACAAAGAGCTTGCCGCTAAGATCCTTTTCTATGGTAGAGATATCAGAGAAGGACTTGGTGAAAGAGAGACCTTCCGAACTTTGCTTGCGTATGCAGCAAATAAGCACAAGGAGATCGTCGCGCCTAACATTCCATTAATTGGATTCTATGGTAGATTCGACGATCTCTATTGTCTGGTCGGAACTGCCTGCGAAGACGAGATGTGGGCTGCAATGAAGAAGCAGTTCAAGATGGATGTCAAGAATATGAAGAAGGATCAGCCTGTTTCACTTCTTGCTAAGTGGATTAAGACTCCTGATGCTTCATCTCCTGAAACTCGTAAGATGGGTATCTTGACTTCTCAGAAGCTCGGATATAAGAATGTTAAGGCATTCAAGAAGGATCTTAAGGCTCTTCGTAAGTACCTTGACATCGTAGAGATTAAGGTCTCTGCAAATAACTTTGATACTATTGCGTATGATAAGATTCCTTCTAACGCAATGATGAAGTATCGTAAGCTCTTCGGTCTTAAGGACAAGGATAGATTTAGTAAGTACCTTGAAGATGTAACTTCTGGTAAGGTTGAGATTAAGGCCGGCACACTTTATCCTTACGACATCATTCAGAAGATCATGTTTGGTGAAGATAGTAAGGTTCTTGAAGCTCAGTGGAAGGCACTTCCTGATTATGTAGATCCTAACAAGAATATTCTTGTTATGGCTGATACATCCGGATCTATGACTTGCTGCAATAGACTTCCTATTGCATCTTCTGTAGGTCTCGCATTATACTTTGCTGAGAGAAATAAGGGTGCATTTGGAGGTTACTTCATGACCTTTAGCTCAAGACCTACTTTAGTTAAGGTATCTGGTGCAACTCTTATTGATAAGATTAGAAATATCAGAACTATCAATGATAACACTAATCTTGACGCGGCATTCAAGCTTATCCTTGATACTGCTATTGCTAATAAGACTCCTGCTGAAGAGATACCTGAAGCACTCATTGTAATTTCAGATATGCAGATTGATTCTTATAGCGTACATGGTGCAGATACCTTCTATGAGAAGTATGCTAAGGCATTTGATGCCGCTGGATATAAGATTCCTAACGTAGTATTCTGGAATGTAAACAGCGAGTCTGATACTTTCCACGCAGATGCTACTAATAAGGGTGTACAGCTTGTATCTGGACATTCTGCAACTACATTCAAGAATGTAATTCAGAGCCTTAACAAGACACCTCTTGAAGCAATGCTCGATGTGATCCTTAGTGATCGTTATGCAGCAGTTACAGTAGCTGCTTAATCATATAGTATGGGTTAGTAACCCTAGCCCATACATATATGCAGGTATGGCGGAACTGGCAGACGCAAGGGACTTAAAGAAAGTTGGTGATGGATATGAATAAATCTAGTATTACTGATGAAGAGTTCATTGAAATTACCAAACACTGTCAAACCATGGCTCAAGCTAGTAAATTATGTGGAATGTCTTATAGAGCATATAGTGCTAAAGCTAAACAGCTCAATGTATTTCATATAATTGCAAATCAAGGTGGAAAAGGTACCAAGAAAACAACTTCAAGGCACATTAACACTGAAGATATACTAGCTGGTAAATATCCTCATTATCAAACATATAAGTTAAAAATTAGACTTATAAATGAAGGATATTTCGAGGACAAATGTCAATTATGTGGTTGGAATAAAAAACCAGAAGGTGCTAAATATACACCTTGTGAGTTAGATCACATAGATGGCAATCCAACTAATCATAGTTTAGAAAATTTACGATTAATTTGTCCAAATTGCCATGCCTTAACTAAAACTTATCGTTTTAGAAGAGGAAAGACAAATGAGTCACTAGGTAGGAAACTCCTAGATGAGAACGACGCTAAATCACAAAGCCTTACAGATAGTTAAAGCTGTATGGGAATGGCGAGCTAAATGGTTTAGTAACCTAAATGTATAGAGACTATACACGTCGCACCTAAGTCATTAAATGATATGGTGAAGAATTAGTCCAGACCACAAACGTTTGTTTGAGACGGTAATGAAAATTATGGTGGTAAGAAAATCCCTCGGTGGCAACACCATACGAGTTCGAGTCTCGTTACCTGCACTGACAAATATTATGAAAGGAAAAATTAGTTATGAAGAAGAACATTAATTCTATCACAATTGAACAGCTTGATTCTGTTAATGTTAGCCTCGCTAACCGCATTAGAACTATGGGATCAAAACTTAGAACTAATGATGGCGTTCAGACAAGTTATTGGGTTAATGTTGAGATAGCTAATGGAAAGATGTATTTGTCAGCAGATAATGGCTTTGATATTTCTGAAGACGTAGAAGTAGGAGCCAATGATGTCGATCAGATTAAGAGTTTTATTAGGAGTGGTCCGTAAAATTTTGTTAACTACACTATTTTACTAAAGACCACGTAACTTAGATAAGTTATATGGTCTTATTTTTTTACTATATGCTGGTATAGCTCAATTGGCAGAGCAACGGTTTAGTAATCCGTAGGTTTAGAGTTCAAGTCTCTATATCAGCTCGTTACCATTCATTGGTGACTCCTTTCTTAAGTGATGGTTGCAGTTATGAACAACCATTCGCCAGAATAATAACGGGCACATTGTTCTGGCGAATATGCACACCTAGCTCAGTAGGTTAGAGCACTCGGCTGATAACCGAGAGGTCCCGGGTTCGAATCCCAGGGTGTGCACTCGCCTGTGGCGCAATGGAATTAACGCACCGACCTTCTAAGTCGATGATTGCAGGTTCGAATCCTGTCAGGCGAATTTGTGACACATACAGCAATTTTATTATGGATCAAACTTTTAATTTGAAACCCAATAAAGTGTCATGTATTTAGTATATAAACTCATCATTATTGAGAGATTATAGAAGGTTTAGACCGAATGTAGCCTCAAGTACCAACTGGCCACTGGGAAAGTAGTAAAATGAGGTCCGAGGCGAAGCGGAATTGACTTCGTCGGCGATTTAGAAATATGGGTATTTAGCTCAGATGGCTAGAGCAGTTGACTCTTAATCATCAGGTCGTGGGTTCGAGTCCCACAATACCCACTATCGGCAGGTGGCAGAGCGGTCGATTGCGGCGGACTGTAAATCCGTTTCATATGACGCGGTGGTTCGAATCCACCCCTGCCGACTTAATAGGTATGTGATGTAATGGTAGCATGATAGTCTCCAAAACTATTCGTGAGGGTTCGAGTCCTTCCGTGCCTGCTAGAGAATCTGGTGTAATGTAGGTTTAAGCGCTTCCTCTCGTGCAGCATAGGTGAGGTCCAACTCTCAAGATATAGGTTCAAATCCTATGGTTCTCGTTTAAATATTGGCCGTTAGCCAAATGGTAAGGCGCCTGACTCTGACTCAGGAGATTTAAGGTTCGAGTCCTTAACGGCCAGTTTGTAAGGTAAATCCTTACTGATGTGAGAGCGTACGCAATGCCTCACAAAGAATAAAAATGCTATTAGACAAACTGTATGATCTATAAATAGCGGGACCTAGATCATTTATAAGAATCTAATAGAAATGCGGTTAGCTCTCGTAAGCTAATGGATAAACTACTCGGCTACGAACCGAATATTATGAGTTCGAATCTCGTCGGGAGCATTACAAAATAAGGAGATGAGAAAGATGAAAAGATATAAATATCCAAGAACATATCATTTTCCATTCTCACCTGGACGAAGTTCAGATGATAAGATCTTCACTGACTTTGAACCTTATTTTGAAGGTAAAGAAGTAGTAATTACTGAAAAGATGGATGGTGAAAATACTTCAATCTATAAAGATATATGTCATGCACGAAGTATTGATTCAGCCCATAAAGAGTATCATTCATGGTTATTAAACTACATCAGATCATTTCAGTATCTTATGAATGAAGACGAAAGAGTATGTGCAGAATATTTATTTGCTAAACACTCGATCTATTATGAAAATTTACCAAGCTACTTAATGGTATTCTCAATATGGAATGGTGAACAATGTCTTTCTTGGGAAGATACAGTTAAGAGAGCACAAGAACTTAATTTAATTACTGTACCAGTTTTATACAAAGGTATTTACAGTAAAGCAAACATTGACAAAGCAATAACAGATGTAAGTAACCATAATGGTGAAGGAATTGTTATGAGGTTGTCCTCTGGTTATTCATATGATGACTTTAATAAATCTATTATAAAGTACGTCAGAGCTAACCATGTGACAACTGGAGAACACTGGAGTTCTCAGAAAATTATTCAAAATGGCGTGTGTCCGGGTGGTTGAGGGAGCTGTTTGCTAAACAGTTGGGCCGTAAGGCTTTGCAGGTTCGAATCCTGTGCACGTCGCTTACACATTAAACTGCAGATTGTGTACATCTAAGATGAGGATCAAGGTGTGGATAGTATGAAAGACTGCTGCAGCAGTTTGGTTCGACTCCCATTGATAGATGACAAGCCTATTGATTTCCACACATGAGAATAGGTAATGTGTATTATATGCCGTATGTCCGGGTTGGTGAGGGAGCTGTCTTGAAAACAGTTGGTCTGAAAGGACTTGCAGGTTCGAATCCTGTGTACGGCGCTTGGGACACTCACAGCAAATATTCTAATTTTGGTAAATTTTTGACTGCAAATCAGAATAAACGGTTCGATTCCGTAAACAATGTGTCCTTCAAATATTGGCATGTAGCTCAGCGGTAGAGCAGGCGGCCGTTAACCGTCAGGTCGTGGGTTCGATCCCCACCTTGCCAGCTAAAAACTATTTACATTTGAAAATAGTTTGATATAATAAAACATAAAGGAGAATGCTACTATGAAACGATTTAGCACTGGTAAAGAATCAGACTTTACCAAGCCTTGTAAGCTAACTCGGTAGAAGCACTGGCTTGAAATACCAGAGGAGTTCGTTCGACTCGAACACAAGGCATTTAACTAAATAAAAAGGAGAATGATATTATGAAACGAAAATGTCGAAAACAAATTGAATAATAAGCATCTGTAGCCAAGTGGTATGGCAACGAGCTTTTAACTCGTATACCGCAGGTTCGAATCCTGTCAGATGCATTTTTCATGAAACTATCAAATTGATAGTTAAAACAACTTAATGAGTATGGGATTAAGTTGGTCATGAAACCCATACAATTTAATATGGCCTAGTAGTTCAGTTGGTTTAGAACGCCAGCCTGTCACGTTGGAGGTCGTGGGTTCGAGCCCCACATGTGTCCACGAAGGAGAAACGATGATACACACCTCCCTACAATGCTGGTGGTGTTATTAGGTTGGTAACCTGTAAATCAATGAAATTTAATGAGTATATTTATTTGATAACCATGGGTCAGATAGATAAAAAGTTAAAGAGTAAAAGATGAGCAAATAACTCGCGTTATGCACGTATAGCTCAGCTGGGATGAGCGGCTGCCTTACAAGCAGTAGGCCGGGAGTTCGATCCTCTCTACGTGCACTAAATCCATAATAAATCTTTATGTGGATGCATACACATACTGTAGGAGTTATGGTTGAAAAAGAGTTTCAGATGGCAAAGAAGCAGCTTCTCTAAAAAGCTGTGATTGTCGCAAGCTTGGGTAGCTCAGTTGGTAGAGCAGTGGACTGAAGATCCACGTGTCGCCAGTTCGATTCTGGCCTTAAGCACTAGGGATAAATTATAAGGCGGTATGAAGAACGTAGTGGAAGGAGTCATGACTGAAAGCTACAAGTACTTCGTTGGCTGATCACCTTCGTAAAAAGCCGTCCCCGTTCATGCAGATGTAGTACAATGGCTAGTACACTTGCTTGCCAAGCAAGGAATGCGGGTTCGATTCCCGTCATTTGCTTAAAGGTTAAACTATTAGCCTATAGGGTGTATGGTCATAGACCGTACATCAGATAAAGTTCGGAAAATACATGTTAGAGACTTGAGTGATTTCGAATAGCTCAATGATACTTAGAACAAATAGTATATGCTGGTGTGGTGCAATTGGCAGCGCTTCTGATTTGTAATCAGGTGGTTATGGGTTCAAGTCCCTTCACCAGCTTGCGGATGATTTGTCAATTGGTAAGACAATAATAATCATCTTTGTGGTTAGATAGCAGCAACATACAAAATTGTAGGTTCGAATCCTATCATCCGCGCTAGGCATGGTAAGTTAGTAACCTCAGTAGTTTAGAGGTAGAACACTTGGGAAACTGAGAGACGGAGGTTCGAATCCTTCCGGAGGTGAAAACTTACCTAAACCTAATACGCCTGAGTAGCTCAGCTGGCTAGAGTAGCTCCCTCATAAGGAGAAGGTCGGCGGTTCAAGTCCGCCCTTAGGTACTAAATCGCCTGTTAGGCAAGTTGGTTACGCCGTCAGACTCTCAATCTGGAGACATGGGTTCGAGTCCCGTACAGGTGATTAAATATATGCCGGTGTGGTGGAATTGGTAGACACACTAGATTTAGGATCTAGCGCGAAAGCATGCAGGTTCAAGTCCTGTCACCGGTACTACCTGAAAAAGGTAAATATTATGAAAGAAGGTTATCGAAATGTACAAGAGTAACACGTACGGAAAACTAGAGTTACAAGAAATTCCAAGTAAGATTCTAGACTACTTTGAGAAAATGAAACATTATGATGTTCCATTACTAATCACTGTAGGTACTGACTCGCAGAATTTTTCAACTACTAAGATCGTAACTGTTATCGCGGTAACCTGTGAAGGACATGGTGGAATCTTCTTCTATGAAGTTTCAAACATCAAAAAGATCTCTGATGTTCGTATGAAGCTTACTGAAGAGACTACAAGAAGTCTAAACACAATGACTGAACTTGTAGAAATTTTGGAAAAGTCTGAGTACGACGAACTTAGAGAAAACTCAAGTTTGGCTATTCATGTAGACGCAGGTTGGAGCGATAAGGGTAAGACAAAGGAACTTATTCCAATGCTCGTTGGTTGGATTAAAGCCTGCGGATATGACTGCAAGGTAAAGCCTGAGTCTTATACATCAAGTAGTATTGCTGATAGAATCAGTAAGTAATTAAATATGTAGTGGCGGAAGATAGACGCGTAGGTCGTATGAATAGATAGGAAAAAGATATATAAGTTTGACTCGGCTACTGACAGTAATTCTATTCATGTAAAGGTGAGAGTCCTTTACCTACATATTTTCTTATATGCGCCCGTGGCGGAATTGGCAGACGCGCTGGACTAAGGATCCAGTGACCCTAACACGGTCGTACGAGTTCAAGTCTCGTCGGGCGCACTATATCAAATATAAAGGAGAGTGATAATATGGAATATGATATAAAACATCATATAAGATATTATGATGGAACGTGGATTATGGTACTATGTATGTTATCACTTCCATGTATAGTTATAGCAATGATAGATAATAAAATTGAAGGATTATCATGGTTTGCAGCAGGTTTTATTTTTATAGAACTACCATTAATTGTGATAATGCAGATCCAGAAAATATTATTAAAACGATTGTATAAATCAACTGTAGAACAAAATGGAACTGCAAGATTTATAATGACTAATAGAAAACTGATACGTACTATTGAAGATAAAGATGGTCATGTATATAAGTTAAGAGGTACTTACGGCAATTTAGATAAAGAATCTTATAGATGTAAGTTTATACATAATAAGAAAATTGCATGGTTAACATATATTTATAAATAATGGGCGAGTGGCGGAATTGGTAGACGCACTAGACTCAAAATCTAGCGAGCAATCGTGTGGGTTCGAGTCCCATCTCGCCTACTTGAGAAAGGATAAATATGTGGAATTACGATCCTGCATATGATACAACTGAATATCGTTACTATAAAGGTTATGAACTTGATGATGTATGCTCATATGATCTAACTGATCGAGAAATGGAAATTCTTGATAATGCTTATATGTTAGTTAATAATAATTGGAGCTTGAGAGAATTAGCTAGAAATACATCAAAATCTAGAAGTCAGTTATCTAGAGATTTTCAAGGACCTTTGAAAAGATTGAGCTTCGAATTATGGCAGTGTGTACATAGACGATACAAAGAACATTACGAAAAATATTTTGGAAAATTTTGGCATTAAACTATTTACAGATATTTAGTTACGTGTTATAATAACCTCACAATAAACACTTTGGAGGTATATGCCATGTATATGCTTTTTGAAATTGTTGATAACAATACTATAGTAGGTTTTGATATGAACTTTATTGGTACTTGTAATACAAAAGATAAAGCAGAAGCATGGATTAAAGAAGATCCTAAGTGTAGAGCGTATAAATATCGTAGAGGTAAAAAACTTTCAAAAACTATTTACAAACCTTATGATTCATGATATAATAAATTCATAATCAATAAAATGATTATTGAGATTACGTAAGGTGCTCCTAACAAGTAAAGATTATCTTTGAAGACAAATTTCTTTGGGGATGGTCTATGAACGTTAAATCACCTTATATGTACCATTAGCTCAGTTGGTAGAGCACATGACTTTTAATCATGTTGTCACGAGTTCGAGCCTCGTATGGTACACTGACAAATTTCATTTTTCGTCAATTTTTGGTCCGGTGGTCAAGCGGTTAAGACATCGCCCTTTCACGGCGGTAACACGGGTTCGATTCCCGTCCGGATCATTGCAGTTATTCTTAACAGAGAGGAGACATGCAAGTTATTTTATAACCCTACTTATAAAAATAACGATACGCAGATACCAATGGGGAATTAAATTATATATAATATAAATTTATAAAATTTTAGATCATGATACGGTTATATTTTGGGCTAAAATATAATTGTATGATGCCGCAAGCATCTGGTTTTTCACGCGTTTTTCCTTATAAAATGTGGCAGCCCATCATAAATAGTTGCCACTTAGTATAAATGTAAGTACACTCAGTGAGAGCACTGAGAGGTGAAGGTTAGAATCCTTCAAAGCGCTGCATTGGACAATTGGAAAGTCGTGTGCCTTTAAAGCATGAGAAGATGGTTCGAATCCATCATGTAAGGCGCGGCAACTGTTTAACATTTATTATAGTTTAAAATTTAGAAAAATTATTAAAATTTAGAAAGATTATTAAAAATGTATAGTTATAGCGGTGATAACTAATTAGACAAATACACCGCACATAGTGAAAAATTATTAAATGAACATTAGTACGCACGAGGCAAGTGCATTCAGACACACAAGGTCGAAAAACCTTGGTCTATATTCCGAATAGATTGTCTGATGAATAAACAGTACGGAGCTGTCTGTATAGGGTTCGAATCCCTATCTAATGTCTAATATATAAAGTGGTGGGAACGGATATATATGATCCTAATGGACATTGGGAGTCCTAGCTCGAAACCATAATGCAATTATAGCTATTGCGCTTTATATATTTGAAAGGACAAGTAAATGACTGGCGGTTTATTTATTATAAGTGAATTACTTGGTTTATTTTTCTTAGGTCTATCAATTGTTTACGGTTCTGGAATTAAAGAAAGTGATGCAATTGACGGTCCAGAAATTTCAGGATTTGCTTTGCTTGGTCTTATCTTACTAATTGGTCCTTGGATCTTAGTAGCAATGCATGTATAGTATAATGGCTCGTATGTCTGGCTTCCAACCAGGAGATGAGGGTTCGATTCCCTTTACATGCTTTCGCGGTGGTAGCTGCGGAAATTCTATTTGGTGCATCGAGTAGATTTTCCTAAGTGGATAGCTACATACAAACTTTGGATTATGCACAATCGAAAGTCGCCGAAGGTTCGAATCCTTCCACCGTGCTAATGGTGGTGGGCGTCGCCACCTAAAATAAGGACGCCCCATGCTTCCGTGGCTCAATTGGCAGAGCAGCTGATTTGTAATCAGCAGGTTATCGGTTCGAGTCCGATCGGGAGCTCGCAGGATAGCTTAGTGGCAGAGCGCGTAAAATGAATCATTTTCGTGATTTTAACAGCTATCTTATTTTCCACACATATAGGACGAGACAATGGTTCGATTCCATTTCCTGCAACTTAAAAACCGAAAGGTTAGCTTAGAAGCAGCTATCCTCTAAAGAGTGGATCGTTGTCAAGCGGGTAGTAAAGGTAGAGAGATCCTACAAGCGAACCCGTCACTGTGATTAAGGATAAGTACTTTGTACGCCGGCATAAACAATAACCAAGTTCCAATAAGTCTAATTGGTAGTCGGTGCATCACAGATGGGCGAAAGAGAGTGGTGTACTCTAGCGCAAGATGTGAGTATTCTGATGTATAACACATAGCGTGTCCGAAGACAATCAGAAAATGGAGACTTTGGCGTAATAGCACATCGGTTTTTGTAACTTGAAAAATTAAATAAAATATGGCCTAGTGGTGTAATGGATAGCATATTTATATTTCAGAATCATCACTGTGATTTAGACAGCAATTAACTTAAATAAATTTCCCTGTCCCGGAAAAGGTGGAGGTTCGATTCCTTCCTAGGTCGCTAAGGATGTGGCGGAATTGGTAGACGCGCCGTTTATGACGTTATCATTTTCGTGATTGAGACAGCAACCATTTTCAAATGCTTTGGGAGCCGGTACATTGTAGGTTCGAGTCCTACCATCCTTATTTAAGAGTGTAGACAGCAGATTGTTTTGCAAAATGGTCTAAAGTCCAGATAAGTCGCTAGCTTAATCACCTAGTTAAAGCAGATGTGCTGATTACTATTCTGTATCTTATCGGTGGGTTCGACTCCCTAAGAGTTAGCCATACTCGAAGCTGAGGATTAGTACGCTCTTTATGGATCAGTAGCTCAGTTGGTTAGAGCAACCGGCTCATAACCGGTCGGTCCGGGGTTCGAGTCCCTGCTGATCCACTTATGAAAAAATATTTTCCTTCAGAATCAAAAGCTAAGAAATTTGCTGAGACTGTAAATGATCCTTTTATTTATAAGGAATCAGTTGAAGCAATAGGAATTGGAATGTATATGTCCACTCCTTGGTGTGTAGTTTATGATTCTATAAAAATGAAAAAAGTTTATAGAGCTAATAAGGTTCAATTAGTACCTAAGTACAAAGAACCTAAATAATAATTTGGGTCGGTATGCCTAGTGGCGAGGGCAAGAGACTGTAAATCTCCCACATTGAAACACCGGTGGTTCGAGTCCACCCCGGCCCATTCAAAAAACATGATGTCGAGTAATTTGCTGAAGTTAACTGCAAGGGTATGATAATGGGTAATCAGCAAAACCTTAGTCCGAGAGTAGCAGAGAGGGTTTTTGAGGCCATGTTTCCCTCATATATGGGGCCGTAGCTCAGCTGGGAGAGCGCCTGCCTTGCAAGCAGGAGGTAGAGGGTTCAAGTCCCTTCGGCTCCACTATCCGAGTCGTTTAATCACCAACAAGTCCGAATTCGAATAAGGACGAAAGACGTAAGAGAGAACCTCTAGAACATGTAGGTGGTGGTTATAGTAAGTATGATATATGCTAGCGTATCAAAGGAGCTATAATGGAATCCTACCTCGGATTATTAGTCAGTAGTTTAGATAAGGTGCCAAAAAGTAAATCCTTGGTTAAAACAACCTAGACGTAGGGAGACATAAGTTCAAAACTTATCTGACTAGCTTAGAGATGTGGCGAAATTGGCAAACGCCGGATGTGATCTCGTTATCTACATAATTCCTAGGTTCTTGTGTAGATTGTAGAATTGTGGGTTCAAGTCCCACCATCTCTATTTGACCACTCTTAAGTAGAGGAAATACAACGATTTAGCGGTCGTAAGAAGTACTTTCTTATATTGTTAGCCTATGATGATTCTAGATTTATTCATAGACACATTATAAGCGGTGATGATGCCTCTAGTTGCAACCTTAGGAGTGGTCTTTTATAATTAACTATGGTTTGTTTTAAAGTAGTTAGTCGTCGTACTAACTATTTGCACTTAAGGAGGCAATATGTTTACTACAGTAGTATCTCTTAATACCATTGAAAAAGTAAAGGGATTTGTTAATATTATGACTAAGCAGATTTTTGATGTAGATCTTGTAAGCAGCAGATATGTTATTGATGCTAAGTCTATTATGGGTATTTTTTCACTCGATATTTCTAAACCTATCGAACTTCGTGTTCATACTGAAGACGGTACAGCTTTTGCTACATTCAAAGAAGAGATTAAAAGTTATATTGTTGAATAAAAACTATTTACAAATAGAATTATTCATGATATAATATTTATATGATTAAGAAATAGTTGCAATTCTTAATCTTATCCTGGGGATGTAAAGGTTTCGACAGGGTATAAGCAACGAGAAAAGCACGTAGAGGATGGTGGACACCTCTTAAATCCGACACCAAACAATAGACGCTAACAACGTTCAGATGGCTGCCTAATCGCAGCACCCTCTCTTCGGAGAGTTAAGTCATAAAGGTATTGCGGTCGTATCCTTTATGGCCAAAGATGATCGCTGCAGTATGAAGAGGATGACGAAAGTATTCATACTTAAGACTACAAATGTTAGTTATCAATTAGTTCGCTTGTTTATATAGTTGAATAACTTATTGAAAGCAAGATAAACGTGTAGAAAGCTCTGAGTAAGTATTTTGGACACGGGTTCGACTCCCGTCATCTCCATGCAAAATGATAATCTGCCATTTTTATCATTTTGGATTACAAGTTTTGTTTCATGGCTCCAGCCGCCTTTGGTTCAATCTTGGAGCAAGTTGTAAACGGTAAAAGATTGAACGCCAGTAAATGCTACATCTCCTGTTAGGTGCACCGTCGTAGGAGTGAAAGATAGCAGTGACGGTTCCTTAATTAAAGAAATACAAATTTAATCGTCTATATAGACGATTGTTTTTTCATTATAAGAAAGGAAGTGATTGTATGTCACAGAAAATCGTAGAATCTTTCAATGTAGAAGAAGCGTTTTTATATGATAAAACTTATCTTTTTATTAAAGGTTATGCGACTGCGCTTCGACTTCCTCAAACACTAAAGGCACTACCTTTAGCTAGACGTTTTCATAATGGTCAGTATCGTAAAGGTGAAGTTGTTATAAATGGACAGTCTTATAGACTACCTTATGTACTTCATGTATTAAAGGTTTGTTCAACGCTTATTTCATTAAGACTTCCATTAAAGCCTGATGAACTTGATAATCTTCTTGCTGCAGCATTACTACATGATAGTTTAGAAGACTGTTCTGAATATTTTCCTAAAGGTGGAACTGAACTGGTAAATGAATATCATTTCTCACCTAAGGTACTTGAAGCAATTAAACTTGTAAGTAAAAGATCTGGTGCTACTGAAGCTGAATTAGATGATTATTTTAACCAGATTAAAGCAAATAAATATGCCATTCTTATTAAGTTAGCCGATAGATCACATAATGTAGAAGATCTCTATGTTATGAAACCTGAAAAACTTCATAAGTATGTAAATGAGACTAGAACTTGGGTTTATCCACTTACTACTTATGGAAAAGCTAATTATCCTGAACTTAGTGATGGATTTACTATTCTTAAAGCAAAAATTGTCAGCTTGACAGAATGTACTGAAACACTAATTGATATGTATGAAACTGAATTAAATAAAAAGAATGATGAGATAGATAAGCTTAAAGCTGAAATTGAAAAGCTTAAAGCTATTAAGAAGAGAACTACAAAATGAAAACTATTTACGAGATAAAAGAAGCAGCCTTAGAATATTGTAAATATGCAGTAGATAATGCTTTAACAAAGTTTCTTTAATTATAAAGTGGCAGGATGGCTGAGTGGTCATAAAGCGCTAGTCTTGAAAACTAGAGACCTTAACGGGTTCCTGGGTTCGAATCCCAGTCCTGTCGTTTATGTCGATGTAGCCAAGTGGTTAAGGCCCTGGTCTGCAAAACCAGTATCGAGGGTTCGACTCCCTCCATCGACTCTTAGGTGCAAACTGTAATTCTTAGATACTGCTGCAGAGTGGAGTTAAGACGCGGCGTGTAAATCGCCCTATGCAAGCTAGAAGCGCTCTTAGCCGGTAAGTCTAAGTTGGGTTTGAATTGCTAACTGGAGTTTGACGAACAGCCTAAACTAATATGGGGTGATATACAAGTGGTCAAAGTGACGTGGTCGGTAATCCACGTGCCAAAAAAGACAAAACGCGAATCATATAAACTTGAGTGTACTATGATTCTAGATTAGTGGATGCGCACCACTGATGACGAGCGTAGAGTAATGCGGCTTCGAGTGTTCGAATCCTCAATATCCTCATCAATGGATGTGAGAAAATCTCATGTCCATTTTTTCTATTAGAAACTATTTACATTACTAAATGTTCATGTTATAATATACTCATAAATAAACTAAACGAGGTATTACATATGATTTATTTAGCAGGTAGTTGTTCATCTGAACAAAGAACATTAATGGTAAATATAGCAAAGCATTTAAGAGATAATGGATATGAAGTATACTGTCCATTTGAACTTAAGATCGAAAATGCTTGGGATTATTCTCAGGAAGATTGGTCGCAGCTAGTATTTGAAGCTGACAAGAATGCTATAGATACTGCAAATATATTTCTTATGATTACTCCTGGAAGAATTGGTACAGCTGGTACTAACTGGGAACAAGGATATGCTTTTGCTACTAAGAAAAGAATCATAGTAATTCAGTATACAGATTGTCCTACAAGTCTTATGACTTACTGTGCATGTAATACCTTTGTTAATACAAATAAAGAAAAGATCTACACTGATATTCTTGAAGCACTTAAAGGTCCTGATAGAAGAAGTAAGTGTACAACGACTTTAACATAAGGAGACTGTATGAACGGTTTTTATGCAGGTAGTTTTGATCCATTTACAAATGGTCATTTACACGTAATTAAAAGAGCAGCTAAGTTATTTGATAGATTAGTCATTGGAGTAGGAGTTAATCCTATGAAGAAACGAAACTATGACTTAGGTATGATGGCTTTACTTATTAAAGATGTTCTTGAAAGAGAAGGAATCAATAATTGTAAAGTGGTCGTATTTACTGGACTTAGTGTAGATGCTGCGGAACAATATCACTGTGACGTGTTAGTTCGTGGTATTAGAAATGACATGGATTATAACTATGAAGAAAACCTTGCATCTATAAATGAAGAAGTTGCAGATCTTGATACTATCTATGTAAGAGCTGGACAGCTTGGAAGCATTAGTTCTAGTATGGTAAGAGAACTTCTTAAGTATAAGAAAGACGTATCTAAATACATACCTAAAGAGGTATATGACTATATAACGGAGAAAAGACAATGATTTGGTTTATAAGTGATACTCATTTTAATCATGATAGAGAGTTTATCTGGGGTCCTAGAGGATTCAAGAATGTATCAGAATCTAACGATAATATAATACATAATTGGAATGCTAAGATTTCACCAGATGACACTGTGTATATGCTAGGTGACTTCTTTCTTGGCAAAGATATAGATTATGTTAAGAATACTTTGAATAAACTTAATGGTAAGATTCATCTTATCATAGGTAATCATGATACACCAGCAAAAATTAAGATCTATGAAGCATCAGCTAAGATTGTAGAGATAGTATGGTCTACACAGATTGAATATAAAGGAAGACAGTTCTATCTTAGTCACTATCCTACATTAACTGCAGATCTTAATAGCAATCCAGACAGATGTATATTTGGTATATTTGGTCATACACATAGCAAGTCAAAGTTCTATGAAGATCGACCTTATATGTACAATGTAGCAGTAGATGCACATAATAATTGTCCAGTATCTATTGAAGAAGTGTACAATGATATTCAAGAAGAAATAAAGAAGTGTATAAACTTCTTAGTATAAAAAGGAGAGAAGAAAATGGAAGCAAAAGTAAGACAGCTTATTAAGGAAGCAATGGTTAACAAGAATGAGAATGCAAAGCTCACATATAAGTCAATTCTTGACGGAGCTTTTAAGATTGCCAAGACTGACGGAAATAGAGCTGTTACTGATGATGACTTTGTTAAGGCAGCAAAGAATGAGATCAAGCAGCTTAATGATCTATATGAGTACGTAAAGAATGACTCAACAAGAGCAACTGAGATTGCTGAAAAGGTAGGTTACTGTCAGGAACTTCTTCCTCAGGCAATTACTGAAGAGCAGATCCTTGAGTATCTTAATACTAACAATATTGAGAAGAACATTGGTGTATGTATGAAGACTCTTAAGGCACAGTTCGGTAGTGCTCTTGATGGTAGAATGGCACAGGAAGTTGTTAAACATTATCTTAGTTAAGGTGACGTCATGAATTCAGTAAATATTGAAAACAGAAAAGCATATTTTGATTATACGGTTCTTGAGACACTTGAGTGTGGAATAGAGCTCAAGGGCCATGAGATCAAGTCTATTAAGAAAGGTTCATGTAATCTTAAAGATTCTTATTGTCAGATAGATAAAGGTGAACTTATTCTGCTCAATTCTCATATTGCAAAGTATGATAATGCGATGGATTTCGATATTTCTGAAAGACGCCCTAGACGATTACTTGCGCATAAGCAGGAAATTAGATCCTTAGAAAGAAAGCTCATTGACAATGGAACTACACTTGTTCCTTTAAAGATGTATATGGTAAATGGTAAAGTAAAAGTCTTAATTGGTTTCTGTAGAGGTAAACACAATTATGACAAGCGTCAATCCATTAAAGAGAAGGATCTTAAGCGAGAAATGGAAAGATATTCTTAAAAAACTATTTACAAATATCAATGTACATTATATAATATAAAAGAACGTTAACCTAGACTCAATAAGGTGATTGAGATGAATGATGATGGATATTCATTTTTTCTTGGGATTCTGATGATAGTCTTTGGTGGATGTTTTATTCTAGAGATTATTAATAATGGCGGTGGACCAGTAATATTATTGAGTATCATAATTGCAATTATCTGGTATATCGTCGAAAAGGTTAAACGATTTATTCGACACCTTCGTCATAAAGACGAGGATGAGTATGATTATTAAAATGATTGCTACAAAAGCTGAGTAGACAGCCAGAAATGGTGAGCTATATTATGAAAATAGTCACAGCATAAGTCTACCGAACCGAGAGCAGCCCCGGATACAGTACCAATTAGAGTTGAAATGATATATACTCTAATGACACAGAAACGGTAATCACTCTCAATTGTCCATAAGTTAGTAGCTCTTATGGATTATGGGTGGTATACACTAGGTGACCTGTTAAAAGTCGACAACTAACAGCATGTAACCTTGAGGGTATGTAAGTAATAATGGTCCGAATCCATAACCATCCACTTAGATAATTCCGTAATGGCGCGGAACTTGATGTACCGACGGGTGAAGAGTTGAAAGTGGTTCGAGTCCACAGACAAAGGAAACTTTGGAAGTATGGTTATGAGACGGTTCGATTCCGTAGTTATCTATGAACCTTATAACATAGGTGCTTCGACGTTCATTATCTAGTTATAAGGTGCTCACGAGCAAAAGAAACGTTGATGGTATTTAGAGCATACTATTCAGAAAAAGAATTAAAAATCGTTATTCAACAAAGAATTGAAAATGTGGATTACTGTGTTGTAGCTCAGTCGGGAGAGCACTCGGTCTACATGCCGGGAGGTCGTTGGTTCGAGTCCAATCAACATACTTCTTATTACATACAAGAATCTGATCAATTCTTAGTAATAAGACTGAATAGGCAGTAAGATTTAGGACGCGAGTGGTTTCCTGCGGTGCCTACCTATTAAAAACGGCGAGAGAGACGGTTTGGTACCATGAATAAACATGGATAAAGAACCTACCAAATCACTTAGTGGCTATATTGCCAAAGTACAAGACAATATAGCGAAAGGTTCTATATGGTGGCTGTAGTTCAGTTGGTTAGAACGCTGGATTGTGGCTCCGGAGATCATGGGTTCGAATCCCATCAGTCACCCTTAAGGTCGCCTGAACCTTTACCAAAAAGATGGCCGTAGGATACGATTCTGTATGGTAGCAGAAGCGATTAGTTATATGAAACGTTGGCTATTAGCTCGGTGAATAGATTAAACCACCTTTCATCTATACAGGATATAACGTTAGACCCAAGCAGAAGGTCGGAGTAATGGGAAAAGCTCTGTAAAGTATGTGGAACCTTAAATTAGTGCCTCAAGCAGACGGATCGAGAGAGGACTGCGTAGGTTGCAGTAATAACCAGAGGTGTGATATGAACAGACCACGGGGTGGTGCTCGTACAGGTTCGAGGAGTGATTGAGCAATACCTTCCTTAATGGTTGTTGACGGATGTAAAAAGGTCAATCTAGTATATCAATGAAGCGTATAATTGATATATGAAAATCGGATACGCAGTTAACGTTAGACGTAACGTGATATTATATATTGGGGTGTCGCCAAGCGGTAAGGCACAGCACTTTGACTGCTGCATTTTCCCGCGGGTTCGAATCCCGCCACCCCAGTTTCGTAATGACGATTACAATAATTTAATTTAATATGTCGGGAAACACACAATGAAAGATGTTGCCAGGTAACCATGTGCGCAAGTTATGCTGGAGATTGAGTAGTTCACGTGGCGCTTGTTAGACGTAACAAGAAAAAACATGAGGTTAGAGTCCTCTACCCGACCTCCTCGAGAGATAGCCAAGTGGTAAGGCAGCTGTCATATAAATTTATTCGTGATCATTATTGTGATTGAGACAGCAATCTTTCAAAAAATTTGAGGGAAACAGCGTATCGTAGGTTCGAATCCTACTCTCTCGACTACATATAAATTAACTAACTTGATTTATTAAAAATATATAAATCAGGTTAGTTTTATTGTTTAAAATAGATAAGCGAAGAGCTATTTAATAATACATGTAGAGTCGTAATAATTTAGACAATAAAATAATTTAGACAATAAAAAAGGAGGTATTGTATATTGTGAGATATACATGAAGGCTATGCGTACAGAGAAAAAGAAAATGCAGACTTCAAGCCAGTCTAAGATAAAAAGGATCATTGCTATAGTTGTAATGGTTCTTATTTTATGTTCTTTGATTGGTATAATACTTTATAAGACGTCTGCACCACAATTAACTACAATTGATAATGAAGATTCACCATTAGCATCAGCAGAAGAAATTAAATCACAACTTGAAACTATGTCTGATACATTAGATACAATGGGATCTACATTAGACACTAACATAGTTGAAATTGAGAACTTACAGACATCTATAACTGAGTCTAGCGAAATTATTGATTATAGTTTTACTACAGTAAATGAGGATATTGATGTTATTCTAAATAAAATGACAAGTGATTTAGATAATATCTCTAAACAGCTTGCTACTACCAAAACAGATTTAGAAACGCTCATTACTGAAATCAATAATGGTCAGACTGCTGATATGCAGTCTAAGTTTGAAGCAATTCAAGCAAAATTAGGAGAATTATCCAGTCAGTTAGATACAATGTCTAAGGACAATAAGGATAATTATGATAAGATCAATATTCAACTTACAAAGTTCCAAGAAGAACTTAATGAATATCTAGAAGATTCTAATAAAGAAACACAGGAACTTATAACTAAAAATTTTAATGATCTGAATACAAAAATTGATGGAGTATTATCTTCATTGACAATTAACCTTGAGTCTATCTCAAGTGAGATTACGTTGTCTACTGAGACTATAACTAATATTATTGAGTCTACAAGCGACAGTATGCCAGCATATCTAGAAGAACAGTTTAGTTTGTTAACAACACATGTTGATAATGTAGATAGTAATGTTATAACGCTAAATGAACTTACTACTACACAACATACTGAAATTACTGAGCAGGTTTCTTCTTTTGAAACTGCAGTAACAGAACAACTTGATAATTTTGAGACTGTATTAAATGGTACAATTTCAGCTGAGTTTAGAACAGTAAATACAAATATAGATGAATCATTAGATAGTATAAATACTGATATGAGTGATTTATCAGGAAAAATAGATACTACTAGGAATGAAATAGTCACACTTATAAATCAGATTAATGAGAACAACTTAGACAATTTGGAGGAAAAGTTTGAAGCTGTTCAAACACATTTAAATGAAATTACTGATCATTTTAATACTACTTTAGATGATATCAGTGATGCTATATCTGATTTATCAACACAAAATAGAACAGAACATGAAGAAACTATATCTAAGTTAACGTCAGTTCAAAGTGATCTTACTGATCTTCACAATACTACTAAGACAGAATTACAGACAGCTTTAACTAATATGCAGGAATCTTATGAGCAGTCTTTAGACGATTTACAAGATAGTATAGATCAGTCATTTGAGGATATTGAAACAAATATTACTAATAATAATAATGAGATTAATAATAAGTTAGATGACGTTAATACAGATATTACTGAAACAATCTCAAATAGTTTTAATACGCAGACTAATGAGATCAATAATAATTTTAGTGATGTTAATGATATATTGGTAACACAGAATCAAAATATTATCAATAATTTTGATTCAGTCAATAATCAGTTAACTACTAACTACAATAATTTAAGTCAGCAAGAGCAGGAAAGTAGAGACGAAATTGCTAACTTAATAAATCAATATCAGCAGGCAGTGTCTGACTATAATACTCAGGCAGAAAATTCTTTTCAAAATGTCGTTAAGATAAAATCCGATATTGCATCTGCACTTAACGACAAAGGTTCTGTTCGTGCAGATGGACAAAGATGGGACGGTTCAGAAACATGGGAAGAATTAGCTGAAGGTATAGTTAACTTGCAGCTTGAAGTTCATATTCCAGTAGATCCAAAATATTGTGTACTTCAAAGACAAGTTAGAGGACGTATAGAACCTACTTGTACTGAAGATGGTGGATATCATGATGTTCAATATTGTTTAACTTGTAAAGCAGATGCGATGGACACTTGGGTAAAGATTCCTCGTACTGGTCATAATTTAAAAACTATTACTGTAGCACCAACATGTACAGCTAATGGATATACAAGACATTATTGTACTAATATAAATCCACGTACAGGTAAACAATGTACATATTACTATGATGATCAGATTGTTTCTAAATTGGGACATAATCCAATGGCATATGTAAATGAGACAGTAACTGAGCCTACATGTACTTTAACTGGTATTCATAATGAAGTTGTTTATTGTAGTAGATGTCATGCAAAACTTTCTTCTATTCAGAGAGTTACGCCAGCTTTAGGACATAATTATGTATCTAAAGTAGTACAGCCTACTTGTACTTCAGATGGATATACTACGCATATTTGTTCAAGATGTAGCACTGCAGCAGCTAATACTGATTATACAACTAAGTTAGGACATAATGCAGTATATGTAGGAACTGCTGGTATTCATACAAAATGTTCACGTTGTAATGTTACTTTGTCAACTACGCATAGTTATACGAGTACAGTTAAAATTAATGCTACTTGTACATCAAAAGGAACACATACATATACATGTGCGTGCGGTTATCATTATGATTCGCAAGATATTCCAATAGCTGGACATTCATACACCCAAACTGCTACAGAGTATTTAAATTATCCTACTATTCAAATGTATCTATCATGTTATGCAGGAGATGCTAGTGGTCCAGCTGGAACTGGTGCTTGGCATTATGGTAATCTTGATGCCGGAACTGCTGTAGAAATTTATGGAAAAGGTACATGGTATCTTGATGCTACTACATGGCAGATAAAAGGTAATTGGTTTGGTTCACCTGCTTGGATAACTATACATAGAATGCCTGGAACCAGCAATCAATATATGAATGAAGTAGATAACTTTACAGATCTTAGTACTGGCGTAAATTCAAATGGTACTTTTAGATTATATAAGATACATGATGTGTGTGGAGTATGTGGACACTGGAAAGACTAAACAATTCTCTCCTACTCTAATTAGGGTAGGAGAGCTTTTAAGGATGAGAAGAAAAATGAATAACAATGAGAAGACAAAAAACAGTAAGTCAACCATTGTTGGAATTATAATTTGTACAATTATTTTACTATTGTGTTTAGGAGTCGCAGTTTACTTCTTATGGCAACAACGTGTAACTGCAATGGCTGAAGTTTCAGAAACTAATGCTAACATTAAATCCAATCTTGTAGAAATGGAAGAACAGTTAGGTATTATTGAAGAAACTGTAAACATTAGTAAAGAATCAATCAATAATGTTGATACAAATATCACTAAACAAGATGATTCAATTTCAACTAGTTTTAACGACTTACACCAAAATATAAATACTACAGTAAATAATATTACTGTAGATACAAGTGAACTTTCGAAACAGATTACTGAGACTAAAGCAGCATTAGCATTAACTATGGAAGTTATAAATGAGACTCAGAATGCTGATTCACTTAATAAGTACACTGCAATTATTGAAAAATTGAATAATGTAAATTCAGAAGTAAATACTCTTCAAGAAGATAGTAAAAAACAATATGAAGACGTTACTAAAAATATTAAAACATTTTCTGATAAACTCGATGAGTATCTTAAAGAAACAGATGAAACTGAAAGAGCTTATATAGAAGAGTGTTTTGATACATTAAACACAAATGTAGATGATTCTACATCATCAATTACTACTGATATTAATGATTTATCTACACAACTTTTAAATTCTACACAGGATATTATCGATTTTGTAGAACAAACACATGAAGGTCAGTTAGAAGATTTTCAGGCAGGATATGATAATCTTAATGAAAGTTTAACTACACTTGAAACTAATTTTGATGCTTTAGAAACAGCTATGACTGAACAAAGTATTGCTACACAGAATCAGCTGACTGAGTTTCAGGTTGCATTAACTAATCATATTAATGAATTTGATACTAACCTTAATAATACATTAACAACTAATTTTGAAGCAATAAATCAAGCAATAGAAGGATCTAAAACTGAGATTTTAGGTAGCTTAGATGATATTTCATCTGATGTATCTAGTGCTAAAACTGAGATTACAGATCTTCTTAATACATTAAATGAGAATGAATTAGCTGATATTCAAGATAGATTTGATAACTTACAGACTACTCTTACAAATATTACTATTCATTTTGATACGACTTTAAATGACATTAATACACTAATTGTTAATTTATCTCTTCAGAATGCTGAAGAGTATAATGCAACAATTACTAAGCTTACTAGTGTCCAGGATAACTTAATTAATGTAAATTCTACAAATAAAGCAAGTTTAGTAAATAGCTTAACTGCTATGCAGAATGATTATGCTGAACTTATTGGTAATTTATCTAATAATATTTCTTTATCATTTACTAATTTAGGTAATCAAGTAGAACAGTGTAATGAGCGACTTTCTAATAAGATGGACACTATGAGTCAGACACTTACATCTAACGTAGATACTAATATTGCTAATCAAAATAATATTATTGCTAGTCAATTTGAAGGATTAAATGGTCAGTTAACTACAAATGGTACAAATTTTGATACTAAGTTTAATAATATAAACTTAACACTTGAACAGCAGTATGAGTTATTGGCTCAGAATAATTATGATAATGATCAAGAAATCTTAGCACTACTTACTCAATATCAAACTGAACTAAATATTTATCATCAGCAGTTAGATGAAAATTTTCAATGTGTAGCTATAGGTAAACAAAAGCTAGTAACCGCTATAGCGACACAGAGTGAAGCTCTTTCAAGAGCAGGACTCACGGTTACTAGTGATATGTCATTTATTGAATTAGTAGATACATTAAAAGCTTTAGATAAGGCTATTTTCTATGATGAGCAAGGTGGCTGTAAGTTTACTGAGTATACAATAGAAAAAGCAGAAGAGGCGCCTACTTGTGACACACCTGGTTATTACCATAAGATTACTTATTGTACTTATTGTAAAACTGTATCTAACGATGAGAAAATTGAAGTGCCTGCTTTAGGACACGATTATCATGATACTATAATTAAAGCCACTTGTGAACATGCTGGATATACTGAACATGTATGTTCTAGATGTGGAGATAGATCAATTATTAATGAAGTTCCTGCTGTAGAGCATAAATGGTCAACTGGTAGAGTTATTAAAACTGCTACTTGTCTTGAAAGTGGATCGACTGCTTATACTTGTGAGTATTGTGGAAGAACTAAGATAGAAGATATTGCTGCACTTGGACATGATTATAATAATGTAGTTACTAATCCTACTTGTGTAAAACAAGGTTATACAACACATACTTGTTCAAGATGTGGTGATTCATATGTAGATAGTTATACTAATGCATTAGGACACCATAATGTAATTTCAATTCAGAATAATATTTCACCTAGTCCAAGTTCAAGAGGGTCTTATGATGTAGTTACTAAGTGTGATAGATGTAATAATATTCTTGAATCTGTACATCATGTAGTAAATGCTATACCAATGTATGAAGTAAAGCATGTACATACTGATTCTTGTTATGTGTTAGTACCAGAAATAATTGATGAAGTATGTATACATCAGTGTTTACCTTATACACCATATCATAAAACTGACGGTATATTACGTAACTGGAATGAAGACTGGGTAGTATTTATTCAAGCTAAAGGATCTTCAAGTCATTGTCAGATGCATGAGAATGGTATCTTCAATGAGCATACTAATGTATCTATTTTTGTTAATGGAGCACCAGATAGAATCGAAAATCCAATTATTATGAGCGGTAGTTGGTCGATAGATCCGTCTACTGGTGGACTTTCACCTGATGGTAGATTAGAAAATAGAATGACTACTGTTGCTACATATTCTTCACCTAGTACATTTGATCAAGATATGAATAACCCAAGTAATTTCTCAAGTAGAACTATTTCACACGTAGAGTCTTATACTGAAATGGTTCCAAGAATTGGTTGTGGTTATTCTGAAAATGATGTAGAAGTTAATGTATCTATGAGTAGAGTAACTACTGGTGTTAACAAAGCTACATTATCAATAAATTCATCTGTATCAAATAGTACATATAGTTGGAATACTGGTTCAACTTCACAAAGTATTGAAGTTACATCTAATGGAACTTATACTTGTACTATTACATATACTAATCCAGTAAGTGGGGCAGTTCAATCTACTACATTATCATATACTATAGACGATTTCTAAAAAACTATTTACAAAATAAATATATTGTGTTAAAATAACATAATAATGCATAAGCTGATATAGAGAAATAAATCTCTATATCAGTTTAGGCTATGATAAGGAGAAAGTATGAATAAATCTAAAGTTCTTATTGCAGCGGCTAGTATCGCAGTTGTAGCAGGTGTTTTAACTGGATGTGGTGTATCTGAAGAAAAGACTTGGAATGACGCAGATTATTATAGTAAGCTCACATATTATGCAAATGATGAAATTTCAGATTATGTAGATCCTGAGACTGGTGTTCATTATTTGCTATATGATGGATATGAAGGTTGTGGTATTACTGTAAGATATAATTCAGACGGAACCATTATGGTTGATTCACATCCTGAAGATCGTTAATGAAGAGCTATTTAATTATACAGATGTTCAAATCTTTAAGAAAAGAGGTACGAAAATGTCTAAAAGAGAAGAAGAAATGTTCAATGAAGCAATTGGCAGTCTGGTGAGTATGCTTTCTGGTGTTCCTGTACGAGTAGTTCAGGTAGGAAAGACTGTAGGCAAAACCGCTGAGAAGACTGCTAAGAAAGTGGCTGAGACTGCTAAGGAATGTTCTGCATGTTGCAAATCTAAACATTATGAGCCTAAGCTTACAGATTTCATTGACAATGTAATTTGTCAGGATTCCGCAGTTGTTATCTTCTGGAAAGATGGAACAAAGACTACTGCTAAATGCGGTCCAGATGATGTATTTGATTATGAGAAAGGTCTTGCTATCGCAGCTCTTAAGTATGTGTTTGGCAATAAAGTATATCAGGAAGATATGAAGTTGATTATGGAAGTTTTCCCTCGTACTAAGTCTACTGTCAAGAAAAAGACAGTTAATCCTGCTACAGAGACCGCAGCAACACCTAAAAAGGCACCTGCAAAGAAGTCTTCTAGCAAGTCTACTTCTAAGTCTGCAAGTAAATCTACTGCTAGCAAGTCTACATCTAAGAAGTCATCTACAACTAAGAAGTCTTCTAGCAAGAAATCATCTAAGTAATTTAAGTTGGAGTTATATAGTCATTATATAGCTCCAATTTTTATTGAATATTCTACGGAAATAAGTCCGTTTGAATATAAATTGCAAAACATTCGTTACATAAAGGAGAAATTATGAAAAAGAAACTTATTGGTGCACTTTTAGTTCTTTCATGCGTATCAATGCTTGCCGCCTGTGGAAAAACTGAGACTGACAAGGATGGTAAGCAGGCAGCAGATCAGCTTACTAAACAGGAAGTCGTAGCAGAGGATGTAGAACCTACTGAAGAGCCTACTCCTGCTGAAAGTAATGATCTTCCAAACATTGCAGATCTTTCGGCCGCTATACAGACTCAGTTTGAGGATAGCCAGAATTTTTCTATGAAGATGTATATATCTGCTAAAGCTGACGCTTATACTGATGATGACATTTATATGGTAATGGCTAAAGGTGATACTGTATCTTATACGTATGTAGCTAATTTTATTGAAGCATACTTAGTTGATGATACAATTTATTATTATGATACAGTAAAGGAACAGTGGTTTGTTGATGAATATACTACTGATGATGGAAGCCTTGAAGTTACTGATGATGTAGATTCTATTAAGGATCAGACTTTCCCTGAAAATACAGTAATCGAGCTTAAGACACTTAATGGTACTGAATATATTGCAGCTACATATGAAGATGGTGATGAGTATGAGCAGACTACTGTAACCTATTACTTTGATAAAGATCTTAACTTTATTGCTGCAGGTTCAAAGATAGATGATGCAACTGAATTTGGTAAGGCTGGTTATTTATTCATGACTCTTGATACAAATCCTGTAGTAATTCCTGATGATGTAAAAGAGGCTGAAGCAGGTAACTATGAAGATTATATCATGAATGTATTTACCTCAATGTATAATACAGAAGATGATGCATTATATACTGATGAGGTTGAAGATACTGGAGATACTGATGTACCAGTAGTTGAAGAAGAGACTATTGAAGATGATGTCAAGGATAAGTCAGATAATACAATAACTAATACAAATAAGCGTCCTGGACGTTAATAATTTTGTTAGTTTTTAATATAAAACTATTTACAATTTAATACCTCCTTGATATAATATAACTATAAATATTAAGGAGGTATTTATCATGTTGGAACAGGTTTTTACAAAGGAATTTTTAACAAAAGTTAGAAGTAACACAGTTGTTGTACTTTCATTTTTTAAGATTGTAAGCTTGGCAATAGGCCTTATTGGATTTGTTTTCTGTGCTTCTGGAGTTGATGCACCAGAACCTTATGGAAATAATTCATTTATCGGCTGTATAGTTTGCTTAGGTTTATTAGTATCATCAATGCTTAGTGAAATGTTTACAGTTAAGTATCTAGTAAAAGCACATGAGCATATTTGGTGTATCTGGGATTTTAATTGGTATGGACTTAAGAATGCTGCTACGTATGCTGAGTACAAAAGAGAAATGAAAGAACTTGCTAAAAAACAACAGCGTAGAGACGAGAACTTTAAAAGAATGATGGAAATTTCTAATTCATTTAGGTCTCATAATGATCAGAATGTTATTCAGTTTTCTGAATTTCAAAATGTAAGATATAATAAGCCCTCGAAAGAGGAAAATGTAAGGAGTATGTAATGGTAGATATTAACAAGGTAAATGCTGCGAAAAAGGAAGTATCAGAAGTCTACAACGCGCTTAAGCCAATTGTAAAGGAAACTGTTGACAGAAATACAAAAGAGATCGACTCTATTATTGACAAGATCAAGAAAAATTTAACTACTTTGACTAATAAGGAGTTGCAGGATTATATGCTGCAGCTCTCTGTTGAGTTATATTACTTTGCTGAACGCAAGGACATGTCACTGCTTATGCAAGAATGTGCAATAGCATTATCGAAAGGTGCACAGGCCGATATATTTAACGGCACAGCAGGAACCCAGGCAGTTCGAAGCAATCAGGCAGTAATTGAGTCAATGGATAAGCAAGTTGTAGCAATGATTCAGAGTGCAGTAGCCAATAACATGAAATCAAAGTTGGATGAAGCTCACCGAATTGTGAATATTCTTTCTAACGTCCTTATTAGTAAAAACGCTGAAAATAAACTGAAAGGAGTTAGAGAGGATGGAGAGAATCTATACCGTGACGGTGTTTCAGAAAATCAGTCATAACACTTCTCTAGCCAGTCAGCATATCTACGATTTTGGTGAACGTAGATGTGTGGGCTGGTTTGACTGTTTTGATGAAGCTAACTGCGCAGTAGAGAACAACTTCAGCGACATGAGAGATGGTATTTATGATTATGCCATTATCGAGGAAATGGAACCGGGTATTTTAACCGTAGACTTAGCTAGAGTTGTTTATAAGTGGAATGAACAAAAGTGCGGTTATGAAAAGATTGATACCCCGCCTGAGTTAACGCACGCTAGTAACTTTGGAATCGGGTAACAATATAAATTGTAAGATATAAAATTAAAGGAGTAAAAGAAAAATGAATGTTTTAGAAATCGCAAAACAAATTAACAAAGCGTGGAAATCTGAAGTTCTTACACCAGGAGATGTAATTCCTGAATGTGCAAGATTTTCAATGGGTACAATGTCAGCAGACTATGCATTGTATGGTGGACTTCCTGAAGGAAAACTGGTAGTATATGCCGGAGAATCTGGATCTTGTAAGTCATTACTTGCATGCTTAGCAATGGCACAGTATCAGAAAAAGCATCCTGACAGAACTTGTGTATATGTAGATGCAGAGGAGACCCTTGTTGGTCAGGTGGAATGGTTCTGTAAGATGACTGGTTTGGATCTTGATCCTAACAAGTTTATGAGATATGATTGCTCTGGTAAATCTGCAGAGGAAATCTTCTCAGATATCATCAAAATTCAGGAAGCAGATAACATTGGTATGATTATTATTGACTCAGCTCCTATGTTACTTTCACAGGCTGATATTGATAATGACATCACTAAGGACAATGGTCAGAGAGCTTCCATTGCTAAATCAATGGGTAAGTTCCTCAAGTTTATGGTTCCTGCTATCGCAAAGGCTGGAAACACTCTTCTTATCATTAACCACACTCGTGTAGCTGGTACTACATTTACTGGTGCTAAGATCTATACTGAGCCTTGTGGATATGCACTTAATTTCTATCCTTGTATCAAGGTAAGATTCGCAAATCGTAAGTTCACAAAGGGAGATAACCTCGATCTTTCAGCTTCACAGACTGATGCTGAGACTGATGGTATTGTAGCAACATTTTCCGTTACAAAGAACAGACTTGGTGCTCTTAACCGTAATGGTGCAAAGATCATTTTCAGATTTGAAACTGGACTTGATACACTTACTGACCTTATCGAAATCATTACTAAGTATGAAATCGCTAAGAGACTTTCGACAGTTACATGGGCACTTGTAAAGCCTGGTACTGACGAGATGTATAAAGATGAAGATGGTAAAGAACTTCAGTTCGCAGGTAAGGGTAAGATGGTTGATTATATCAAGACACATCCTGCATTCAGAGCTGAATATGAGAAAGCCGTTTCTGCATACATCAATAAGACTGGTAAGGATATTTCTCTTATCGATGAAGAAGATCTTAAGTCAATTCTCGAAGCAGAAAAAGGTGTTGAAGATTCTATCAACAAACTCAAGCCTGAGAATGAAGATGATGTTCCTAATGAAAAGAAGGACGAAACAAAAGAAGAGACTACAGATGAGCCTAAGCCTGAAAAAGAAGATGCTGATTTTGGTGACGGAAATGATGTAAGCTATACTGCTTACGCACCTGTTGCTAAGTCAGATGAAGACTCTAATGATGACTTCTAAATAGAATTTTTTGGTAGCAATGAAGTTTAGCCATTGAAGTTGATAACAACTTGAGGGGTGCGATTCCCCTCCTACTATTTCTAAAAATGTACTAAAGGAGATTTTATAAAATGATTCCATATTCTTATGCAAACATGCAGTCAAGCATCAGTATTTACTTTCCAATTTTTATTGTGATTGTATTGATAGCTGGAACAGCAGCATTATTCTTCAATTTCAAAGATAAAATTATGGGCTTGTCTGATAAAAAGAGAATACTTACATTTATAGGTACATTTGTGGTTATTGGATGTATTTGTATAATTATGCTTACTATTCCATATAAAGCAATGTCACCTAGCAATGAGAAATCAAAGTTTGAGGTAATTAGTACTTCTGATATTATTAAGTGTGATACTGAAAATCAGACAGTAACTTATCTTAAGGGTGATGTAGAGGTAACGGAAGATACTCTTATCACAATTACTCATGAAGAACCTCATCTTGAAGTTCGTAGATATAAGTGGTTAGGAATGTATAGAGATTACAATGTAACTCTTATTAAATCACCTGATGCATTTAAGATAGAGGAGTAATATATGCAGTTTAGACAGCGTAAAGATAATTCTACTGACAGTCAATCTAGACAACATAAAGACACTACTACAACTAGTAATAGTTCTTTAAGACAACATAAAGATACTGGAGAAAAGAAACCTACTAGATATTTTTCTAAGAAACAGGAAACAGCTGTAGCAGCTGCAGTAGGTGCAAAGGTGGTTGCAAATAGTGGTGCTACCCCTTATAATAAAGGCGATGTAACTGACCAGAATTGGCTTATTGAATGTAAAACATGTGTTAAAGATCAAGAAAGCTTTTCAGTTAAGAAAAGTTGGTTTACTAAGAACCTTGAAGAATCTATCTATATGAAAAAAGATCATACTGCAGTAGTATTTAGTTTTGGTCCTAGTAGTAAAAACTATTATATAGTAGATGAACCTACATTTCAGAGAATGAAAGAATTATTGGATCGTTATGGTGATGAAGATGAAGTATAGATAACGAGGAAATAAAAATGCTTGCAAATTGTAAATTTACTAAATGCCCATATTGTAATCGTATAGTTGTATCAAAAGAAGAACCTAAGTATACATATAAAGGAAGAGACGTAGCACTACTTAAACATGATACGTGTACACATAATCCAAATGGTTTCTTTATCGCAGAGTTAGTCAATAATGTTGATTTTAACTTCTTGACATCTAACTCGGACGTAACTGTAGATTTTTTAGTAGAGTACTTATCTGACATATATGATGAAATGCTCAAGTGTATAGGTACTTGGAACTTTAGATCATCTATTACTATTCAGAATATTGTATATGGTAATTTAGTGACTAAATATAATATTAAGACATATAATGAACCTTGGGCAGAGCAAGTATGTATTGTAGTAGATTATTTTTGTAACTACCTTAGAGAAGAGACATTCTTTGCAGAAAAGATGAAACCTATTAAATTATTGTACTTGAAAGCTAAATAAACTATTTACTATTTGTTTGATCTATGATATAATAAATTAAATAAGGAGATTTGCGACATGACAGCTCAAGATGTGACAGAGGCGGTTCTTAGTATCAATCCAAAGGCTGAAAAGTTATTTAGAGCTGCTCATATAATATCAGATGAACGTAAATATGGACCTAAAGGACATCCTGAATATCCATTCTTGAAATATTTCTTTGATCCAAAGTTTATCGTGATCGTATCCAAACAAATCCATGTTTATATTGTCGGTGATAAAGAAAAAGGTAAAAAGTACCATATCATCAACATAGAAGGTTATCATGCTGATCATATGGTTATAGGTCTACGAGAACTAACTGGAGTGATTAAAACTACAGTTAATGAGAAATTATTTTTGCCTAACAATTTTTATGACCGAATAATCTACATGCATAATGAAGAGCTATTTATATTTAATAGAGTGAATGCACTAAATTGTAGTATGTTTACTGGAAAGTCCACATGGACATATGGTATTCGTGCAGATACGATCTATGATGTAGATTATGAAGCAACAGTTAGTGAGAAAAACACAAATGCTTATAAAATTCTGGATCAAATCTATGATACCATAGAACCAGGATTTATTAAGAAAAAGTGAACAGAAAAGGAGATTTATTATGGCAGACACTAGCAAGGAAATTAAGAACAATGAAGTAAGTGATGAAGTAGCAGCTTTCCAGGCAGATAAAAATTTGCAGGAATACATTCATCGCGTGGAGACCGGAGCTCTTACTGAAGAGGAGAAGGAAGATCGCAAAGAGGTTCTTGATTTTCTCGGATTCTAATACGTAGTGCTCCATTCAAATTTGAAAGGAGGCTATAGTTATGCCTAGAAAACGATATAATTACGATATTAATGAAGTTGAATTAACTCATGTAAGTTCTGGAGATCAGGATAATGGTATCTATTATTCATTCTTCTCTAGTAATGAGGAACAGAAGAAAGCTGCTTTAGATAAGCTTTTAGCTGATAAGAATATACTTTCAGTTATTACTGAGTGTATTTTTACTAAAGATATCAATGATGATCAGTTACGTAGACTTACCACTGCACTTACATTCTTAGATGCAATTTGTAGTATTACTGGAAATACCTTAGATGGTGGTATTACTGGTAATGACTTATTCTTTGCTCTTTTAGTTAACTGGAATGCAAGTCATGGAAAAGGTACAAATAGAATTCGTTCATATTCAGCATTAGGATTTGCCAAGGAAAGTGCATCTAATTCTGGTAATGGACTTGATTATAAAGAATATATTGTACAGGGTGGAGCAGAAGGTAAGTTTAAGGGAGATTATATTCCTATTGTGATTTCACCTAAGGAATTTGGTAACAAGTTCGAGATCAATCTTCCTATTATTTCTATGCCTTTAGGATTATTCAGATTTGCTACTGAGCATATTGCTGGATATGGATATATTGTTGGTGATTCTGAAAAGACTTCACTTTCAATTCCTTCATATCTTTGGTTGGATATGATTTCTGAAGCTATGGGCAGAAGAATTACTACTAAGTTCTCTAAGTTAGAAGCAAAGCATCTGTCTAAGTTAATTAGTCCAGATCCTAACTACATTGATGAGATACTTGCAATCAATGACTTCAAGAGTGCATTTAGCTTTATCAATGCCTATGAATATGAGTGTGATGAGAATGACGGCTCATTAACATTAAAGAATACGTCAGAACCCCCTGAGATCAATAAAACTGGTTTCGAATGGGTTGAGACTCGTGGAAATGCTTGGTTCCTTAAGTCACCAAAATTCTACCTTGTGTCTCAGCACGGAAGTGGTATTCATATCTTGAATCAGGGATAAAAACCAAAAATAACACAATACAGTCTAGAATTCGTTCTAGATTGTATTGTTTATTTCGAATAGTAAGGAGAGTAGCATGAAGAAAGATACCAATGATCAGGCTGATATCATCGAAGCCTTATCAATTGGAGATCATATGTATGTGTGGCATAGGGTCTTCAAGTGCGGATATAAAATTTTCGAGGATATCAATGATCGATATGCAATATTTTGTGATTGTGTAGATAATTTTGATTATGAAATGAACAATAACTTCATAAAGTATTATATGGATCATTTGAAGTATGTAGCTAGCTATAATAATAAAACTTACTATGTTAGTACTAATCGTGCTATAATACGAAATCTGAGAAACGAGAATATTTCACCTACAGACTGTGAAAAGTCTAAGCTCACACAAGAATTAAAGAATTGGAGTAACTAAGATATGGCGAGAAAAGATTTTGTTAAGAAACCAAAGAATAGAGACTTTATGGTACTTCCAGCACTAATCTTTGAAGACGAGCGTTTATCCATCGGAGCAAAAGGATTGTACGCTCAGTTATATTACAGTTCTTCCAGTATCTCTTCATTAGAAGAGCTTACAGAGGTATCTACATCGACGAAAGAAGAGTTAGATACCTTTTTCGACGAACTTATTAAAATTGGTTACATTGTAATCAATAAAAAAGGTGAAGCTGAATTTGCTATTAAGACTCAGAATGAAAAGACTGTCGCTAAAAAGATCGATGAAGCACAGGTTGAAGAGTTTAAGAACACAGTTCAGGAACAGCCTAAGGTTCTTAACGCTTATGAGAAAATGGTTGGTCTTATCAATAGTTATAATTTCAATGAGAAGATCACCAACTTACTAATTCAGTATTTTGAAACTTGGATGAATAGACGTGGAAGATTTGCTGACGCTGATGCGCTTCATGGATATGTAGTTCGAGCTAAGATTAATGATTTAGTAAGTTTTAAGATGAGTGATGATGATATGATAACATGTATTCAGAACTCAATTGACAGAGAATGGTTCAAGTTTGTAGACCAGAGAGTCGGAAATCAGCCTAAGGTAGAACCTAAACAGAAAGTAAATACTTCGTCTCATGCAACTTTTGATAAGACTATGATTTCTAGTGGTTCTTATACAGAAGAAGATATTCAGAAGATTAAAGAACGTGCTGAAGCATTAGACGCAGAAGGTAAGAAAGGAACTTATTAAAATATGGCTAAGATGAAAGATTGTTTTCATAGTAAGGTATGTAAAGCATCTCCGTGCTCAGCATCTTGTGAACGTTACAGATTTTTCAACAATCAGTTGGAGTTGAGTAACCTTCCAAGTATGTACAAGAAACCATTCCAGATTTACCATGTTGACGCAGATGAGGCTCAATATGATGAGTTAAATAAATATAAAGGCGAAGAAGTAGTTAACTTCGTGAGGTCAGGAAAGAGCCTCTATATATGTTCTACAACATGTGGTAATGCTAAAACTACCTGGGCAGCAAAGATAATGCTTCGTTATTTAGATCAGACTTGGAAAGGTAGTTATGATTTTCCAAGAGGGGTATTTGTAAATGTACCAACCTTCTTGTTAGATATTAAGAAGTTTGATGCAATTCCTGAATATATTAACAGAATTAAAGAAGCAGATCTTGTTATATGGGATGACTTAGCATTTGGTAGATTAACTGATTATGAACATGAACAGTTACTTCAGTTTATCGATTTCAGAATTGCTAATGATAAGAGTAATATCTATACAAGCAACATTACAGACTATGAAACTCTGAAAAATCAAATAGGTGGACGACTTGCAAGTAGAATCTTTAATGGTTCAAAAGTCATTGAGTTTAAGTCTGATGACTTTAGAGCTGGAGGAAAATTATGATACAGTTGCAGGCATTGAATTATATCATCAGTAAGAAAGACGTCGACTTCCTTACAAAGTTTGATGATAAGTACTACTTTAACTATAAAGATCAGTACAATTTTATTTTGAAACACTTCAGAACATATAAAAATATTCCTGATGTTGCTTCAGTCCTCGACGCATTTCCTGATTTTACTGCACTTGATGTATCAGAATCACCTACATATCTCGAACGTAGATTATATGAAGAGTATGTCTATAATGACTGTGTAGAAACAATCAACAATAGTGAGACTGAATGGGCAAAGGATGCAGTTAAGACGAAGGATATGATTATTCAAAAACTTCAGTCTATTCAGGAACCTAATAGATCTTATGGTGTAGATATTATTAAAACTGCTCCTACAAGATATGATAGTTTGATTGATAAGTTAACTGATAGAGAAGAGTATATCTTCAGCACTAACCTTACTGAGCTTGATATGATCCTTAATGGTGGATTAAGAAGAGGTGAAGAGTTAGTTGTTATCTATGCTCGTACAAATAATGCAAAAACTTGGATTGCTGAGAAATTAGCAGTTGAAGTTTGGGCTGGTCCAAAGGATAAAAATGGTAAACCTACAGGTAAGGGTGCAAATGTTGGATTCTTCTCACCTGAGATGAGTGCAGAACAAATTGGTTATAGATTCGATACTCTGTTCAAGAATTTCGATAATCATGGAATTACTGGAGCAGATGGAACTTATGACTCTACTAAATATAAGCAGTATGTAAATACTCTTGCAAATAAAGACAGACCTCTTTTCAATGTAGTAACACCGCTTGACTTTCCTGATAAGAGAGTTACAGTTACTGAATTAAGACGTTGGATTGAAGCACTCGATCTTAAGATGATTGTTATTGATGGTCTTACATATCTCACAAATGAGAGAGGTCATAGAGGTAAGAATACAACTGAAAACCTTACTGATATTGCAGAAGATTTAATGCTTCTTAGTATGGAAAAGAAAATTCCTATTGTAGCAGTTATGCAGGCAAACAGAACCGGTGCAAGAGATTCAGATGGTGAAGTAAGTACTGAATCACCTGAGCTTGATACAATTCGTGGTTCTGATGGTATTTCTCATAATGCATCAAGAGCAATCTCTGTATATAAAGCAAAAGATATTGTCAAATTGTATCTTAGCAAAAATAGATATGGTGAGAAAGGACAGCATCTGTTCTATCAGTATGACATTAATACTGGTACATTTACTTATACAGCTAATCCTAAAGATGGTATTGCTATTGATACAAATGCTGATGATAATTTCAGCAATGACGTTGGAGAGGCAATCTAATGAAAGTTGGAGATCTTAATCTCAATACCACTACTCAACAGATAATCGATAAGTTGATATTAGATTGTCGTCAGAGTGGTAATAAGTATTTTTTAAAAGGATATAAGACACTAAACGGATATTTGTCCGTTCAATGTCCATATCATAAATTCGGACAAGAGAATCATCCGTCAGCACAGTTTAGACTAACTGACGGGTTATTCTATTGTTTCGGCTGTAAGGAAACACATAGCCTTGCAGATGTGGTAACTTATTGTCTACAAGTAAACGGGCGATCATGGTTATTAGAGAACTTTGACGGAAGTGCTATTGAAGAGCGCAAAGTCAAATTTAATCTGCCATCGAGAGAAAAGAAGACGGTAGAATTTGTAGACAAAGAGATACTCAAGACGTATAGATTTACACATCCATATATGTTCGAAAGAAAACTTAATTTAGATACTATTCGTAAGTTCGATATTGGATATGATAAGGAGCATGACTGTATCACATTTCCAAATAAAGACGAATTCGGTAATATTCTTTTTATTGCTACACGTAATGTTAAGAATAAATACTTTCATTATCCCGAAGGTGTGGATAAGCCAGTTTATGGATTATATGAAATCTATCGTGAAAGACGTAAAGGCGTAGAAATAAATGAGGTTTATGTATGTGAGTCTATGTTAGATGCACTTGCTATTTGGTCTCATGGTAAATATGCTATTGCGTTGAATGGAACTGGATCTAGTCATCAATATGATCTTATTAAGAAATCAGACTTAAGATATTTAATACTTGCAACAGATAATGATGATGCTGGTAAGAAAGCTAGAGAAAAGTTTCGTAAAAACGTCACCAATAAAATTATTAAAGAAATTGATTATTCATGCTATGGTGACTGTAAAGACATCAATGATATGACAAAGGAGCAATTTCTTTCTGCTAAGATCGTTTAAATAGTTTTCAAAAAATTTAATAAAACTGTTTACATTTATCTAAGATCGTGTTATAATAATACCATAAAATAAAGAAACAATAAACGCAGATTTATTTAAGGAGGTATTGATATGGCAGATCTTAGTTTTTTACAGAAAGAAAAGTTGCATACAGGTTTCGGTGAGAAAATCGTCGATGCAAAGTCTTATGATGATGTTCTTGCACAGGCTGGTCTTAATTGGACTGTTTCTGCACATCCTGTATATACTGAAGTTAATGGTAAGCAGATCGAGGTTCCCGGTTCTAACATTATTGTTAGGGAAGCTGATGAAAAACCTCTCGGTATAGTCTCTGATAAGTATAAGATCGTAAATAATGTAGATGCATTCGCGTTTACTGAATCGATCTATAATTCAAAGGAGATTGAGTTCATCCGTGGTGGATCTTATCGTGGTGGATCTTCTACGTGGCTTGAAGCTAAGATTTCTGGTCAGTATTCTATCCTCGGTGATGAAGTTGATTGTTATCTGATCTTTATGAACTCGCACGATGGCACAGGATCAGTCAAATGTATGATCGTCCCTGAGAGAATTGCGTGCTCAAATGCACTTAATATCCCTTTAAGAGATCAGTCTAGACATTGGAGATGTGTACACTCTGGTGATCCTATGAAGAAGATCGATGAAGCAAGAGAAATTCTTCTTGCAGGTTCTTCTTACATGAAGGCTCTTAACAGAGAATGTGAAGTTCTCCAGTCTATCAAAATTTCTGATGTTCAGGTAATGCAGTTCATCAATCGTCTGTTTCCTATCAATGACGATATGACTGATAAGCAGAAAGAAAATCAGGAATGCAGAAGAGGACAGCTTCTTTCAGTATTTCTTGAGAAAGAAGATTTGTTCGAATTTGGATCTACCGGATACAAGTTCATTTCTGCAGTTGCCGATTACGCAGATCATGTTGAAGGAAGAAATACTAAGAATAGTAACATCAACCGCTACATGTATATTGCTCACGGCAGTGCACTTGTTGATCAGGCTTACACCATGATTTTAATGGCCTAAATAAGAGTTAAAGAACACTCTAGAGAATACAGCTTACGTTCGAAGGAGTGTTCTTAACTGTATAAAAGGACAGAGAAAGATGAAAAATTATTTACAAAACATTATAAAATCAATTTATCAGCAAAAACGTGTATATTTAACTATACTTACAATCGTTGCCTATATAATAATGGTATGTATAGTTAAGGCAGATGCTGAAGCACAAGAGATGACAGAAACTACTAAGAAAATTGCATTTAGTACTGCAGCTAGTGCCGCACAGGAATTAGAAGTTAAACCTATTTCTAATGATTATGAAGATAAGGCAGCATATTATCGTGAACTTTATGGTCCAGACAATACTAATATAGTTGCTGTAAATGGTTATGAGTTCGAAATTATTCCTGGCGCACCTTATTCAGTATATGAAGCAATGGCTAATGGATTAGAAGAGAAATCTGAAATAGTCGAAGTCGAAGAAGAAACTCGTTATAGTGAAAGAGTTGAAGAAGTAAATACTGGAATTCTTCACAATTCAGAAGAAGATCAGTTTATAGAAACTTCAGCTATAAGTGAGGTTGATACTACTGAAGCTGCTTATACTCCAGAAGAGTTAAGATATCATGGTACATTTAGATGGAATGGTTCTAAATGGACATGGTATTCTGAAAAAGTTCTTCCTGGTGGTGGACTTGATATTCCTGGTCGTCATCTCGATGAAGATGGTTTTGTATGTGACGAAGACGGTTATATATGTCTTGCAGCAGATATTGAATATATTTCAAGAGGTACAATAGTTGATACACCTTTTGGTAGACCTGGTAAGATATATGACTGTGGTTGTGCTTACGGAACAATTGATGTTTACGTAGGTTGGTAAAGTACTCTAAGGAGATTGGTTTATGAACCAGTCTCCTTTTGTGTTTAAAAAACTATTTACACAGTAATTATTCTATATTATAATTAAAATAGCCGTTAACTTATAATTGAGTATCTTGGTTTGTAGTTATTGTAGTATTTTTAATAGGAGATGAAATATGGCACACATTACACATGAAATGAACATGCACAACTGTCAGTTATGTCAGTCAGAATGGCTTGGAAGATGTCTTGGCGAACACTATGGAGCTGATGTTAGCGTAGATAATGAGCCATGTAATCATTACAAATTTGCTGGTTCTCCAGAGCGTTTGAAAGAAATTGAAGGAGCAAAATGCGTTTGTAATCCTAGTTAAAACAGTTGTTTCAAAGGAGAAGTTCATGAAATGATAAAAGTTATTGTAGCAGGTTCAAGAGACTATACTAACTTTGAAAAAGTTGAATATGAACTAATGATGTATTTTAAGGCCAATGGACTTCATAGAGCAGATGTAGAAATAGTTAGTGGTTGTGCTAAAGGCGCAGATACACTCGGTATTCAGTTTGCAGAGAAGTATGGTTTAAAGCTTGCTAAGTTTCCTGCAGATTGGAATCAGTACGGAAAAAGAGCCGGATATCTACGTAACGAACAAATGGCTAAGTATGCGGATGTATTATTTGCATTTTGGGATGGTACATCTAAAGGTACCAATCATATGATTAACTTAGCTAGAGACAATAACCTAGATGTACATGTAATAAAGCAGAAGATTTATACTGCTGATGATGAAGAACCTGATTGTGGACGATGTGTACATGTATCAAGTAGTTCATATAGTTTTTGTGCTGAATGCGAAAAAACTGGTTGGCAGCATTATAGAAGGATGGAAGATGCAAATTAATGATAAATTCTCAATAGTTGTTCATAAAGGAACTATTGAAACCAATCTATTATCTGATGATCCAAGTAAATTTGAAATATTTGATAATAAAGATGAACGATTTATACAGTTATTTTCTATTGTAAGTATTTTACGTGATAGAAAAGCTAGTATTGAATATAAAAATACTACCATTAAAAATGCACTTAGAAGGTGTAAAATAACTACAAACGATATACGAGATAGACTTTTATAGGAGGTCAATATGATAACAATTACTTGTTCAAATGGAAACTCTCATAATATGACATTTGAAAAGTTTAATGAATTACGATTATTAGTTGCTGCTTCTTATGGTGAGGATTTTTATGATACTTATGTCGAATATATGAATAAACTAGATAATTTCAATGCGGTATCTATGATTGGTATTATGAATAAACTTATGGACACAGTTAACGATAATCTTGAAGCTTTTGATTATGATCTTACAATGGTCGAGTTCTTAACATCAACTAAAACTTATACACTTGAAGGTAAATACTGTGATATTATTGCTAAGGCAATAGAAAAGACTGAGTTAGGTAATGAGGAAAAAGTTAATCTTCCTACATTATATAAATTCTTTAAGCGTGCTGGTAATAGAAATCTTAGTATTACTTGGAAAACACTTTCAGACTCTATTAAGGAACTTGAGAAAAGTATGTAGTAAAAACTATTTACATCTTAATTATTTCTTATTATAATATCTATACATACAACAAAGGAGCGACATCATGGCAAGAATAATTAACGATGACTATAAATATAAGATTAATGGTAGAAAAGCACCTAGAATTACCATTGATGAGCTTAAGGCTCAAATAAAGAAGACTGCAATGAAACATAATGGTGGTGCTTATCGTGATGACGACGAAGGTGTAACTTATGATGAGTATGCTTTTGTCATTATACATGAAGATCCTACCGTTGAGGCAGATCAGAAATACCACATCTATTTTGAGAATTTCTTTGGAGAAGATAGTGCATTTTGTGATACATTCTCCGGTTTTCATACTCTTGATAATGGTCTTACTTATTATGGTTTCAATGGTGGAGCAGACGGTGACATGGATACGTTTGGTATTCTTTACTATGATGGTAAGAAGATAAGACTTTATTTCCCTACTTATGGAAATTCAATCAATGCTAAATATAAATGTGCACTTTTTAATGAAGGTGAATACGAAATAAAAGGAAAGATATATGACGTTACTGAAGATGATCCTGCTGGAGAATACTGTGCAAAATACGGTCTTGATCCTACTGAAGAAGTTATAAACATTGAGGCCATGAAAAAGGAAATATCTGAACATATAGAAGTAATTTAATTAGTAATAGTACTAATTATAATGACTACATAAAAACTATTTACAAAGCAAACATTTCTTGTTATAATAAATATATCAAATACAGATGGAGGTATTTATTAAATGAAAGCTTATATGTATGCAGAAGGAAATAGTTACTATGTGGTTTATGGTGATCCTGATAGTTTGTTAGGACCTAGTGAAAAGCAGTTCAGCAATAAGAAAGAAGCTGAAACTTTTATGAATAAGCAGAATGAAAAGGAGAACGCTTAATGAAACTCAATCCAATTATCGTAAGTCTACTCGAAACTGATCTTTACAAGTTTTCTATGGGCCAGGCCATCTACCATCAGTTCCCATCCTATAAGACTACTTGGACATTCAAATGTAGAAATAAAGACGTAAAGTTCACTCCGGAAATGGTTCAGGAGATCAAGGACCAGATCAAAGCTTATTGTAATCTTCGATTTGAAGAAGATGAGCTTGAATATCTTGATAATATTCCTTGGTTCAAGGGCAGCTACATCGATTTCCTTAGAATCTGGAAGCCTAGATTTGAAGATTTCGAGATCACTACTGATGCTGATTGTGGACTTGCAATCGAAACTAAGGGAACTTGGTTGAATACTTCTATGTATGAGATCCCTACTCTCGCAATCGTAAATGAAGTTTACTTCAGAATGAATTACGATTATGATCAGCTCATTGAGAGTTTTAAGAGACGTCTTGATGAGAAATTCGAGAATGTAAAACACGGTAAGTGGTACCTTGGAGTATTCTCTGAATTCGGTCTTAGACGTAGACTTTCTGCTGAGGCACAGGAACTTGCAATTCAGAAGTTCAGTCACCTCAATGATACAATGCACAGTGCAAGCCACTTCGTTGGAACTTCTAATGTATATCTTGCTAAGAAGTTCGGTGTAAAGCCTGTCGGTACCATGGCCCACGAGTGGATCATGTGTGTAGGTCAGGGAGATCATAAGCATAATCCGGCATACTCTAACTACTACGCGCTTAGCGCATGGGTTAAGGAATACGGAGTACTTAACGGAACTGCTCTTACTGATGCAATCACTACTGATTGTTTCCTTAGAGATTTTGATCTTACATTCTCTACTCTCTTTAGTGGTGTTCGTCATGACTCTGGTGATCCTATCGAATGGGGTGAGAAGATGATCGCTCACTATCAGAAACTTGGTATTGATCCTAAGACCAAGACACTTCTCTTCTCTGATAGCCTTAACTTCGAAAAGGCAGATAAGATTGTAAGACACTTTAATGGAAAGGCAAAGGTTGCATTCGGTATTGGTACTTACATCGCTAACGATACAGATGTAGAACCTCTCAATATCGTAATGAAGACTACTGCTTGTAACGGTATGGATGTTGCTAAAATCTCTGATGTTGAAGGCAAGGGAATGTGCAAGAATCCTGAATATGTTGAGTATCTTAAGAGATGTATCAACTGGAGACTTACTAATGAGAAGTAAGTAATTATCAATCTACTATTTACTATAGAGGTGCCGTTTACATTTAAGCGGTGCCTCTTTTTCTAGGAGAATACAATATGAAAATTACTAAAATAATAATGCCTAAAACTGATCCTGATGTATTAAGAGAACTTGCTAAAAATCGAATTGAAGAAATACGTAAAGAACCAACATATCAAGAAGTGTTAGATATAAAGAATAAACGAGATAAAATATATGATTATACATATGATGATTTATGTTGGTATAATCCAATATATGCGACGGTATCAATATTCATCGGAATGTTCTTATTAGCTATACCTAGTATTATAGGAAAAATATTTGCTATTATTTTTATTGGTTATGCAATAATGTCTATGATAACGTTATTTTATAGATTTTGGAAGTTACACATATATGATAAAGTAATAGAAACTTATAACGATACTATTAGTGATAGATTACATGAATATATGATATCTGATATATTTGATGACGACGAATATAATTTTATTAATTGTGGTTGTATTATTGATATAGATAATCTTAAGAAATTTATTAACGATGAAAATGTATCATATATAATAACTCATCCAGTCGCTACAAAAGAAAGATATATTGATGAACTAGAACGAAAGGCTGTATTACTATGTAAGATTAAAGATGGTCAAATTATAGATCAAATGGAAATATACAGTTTTAGATATGATTTTGACAGAGAATCTTGGATAATTTCAAATGGAGCCATAGATTTATCTGCAATAGATGAACATTTTTGGGCAGGTGAGACACCTTATTATGAAAAGGAGATATAGTATGGATCAGTTAAGTTGTCCATTCTGTGGAAGCAATAAAGTAAAAATTCAATTTAATGAATCTTATAATCAGATGAAGGCAAGTGGTAGATGTAATAGGTGCCATACACGAGGTCCACTTGTTTCTAAACGAATTGATGGATTTAGTATATCGGTAGAAGAGCATCAAATTATTAGAGAATATTTGAATAAGGAAGCTTTAAGACTTTGGAATAATCGGTTGTAAAAACTATTTACATTATTAAAAATTTAGTTTATAATAAATCCATAATAATTTTTAAGGAGATAAGATGAGACACATAAATAAACTTGCTTTTCCTTTTATAATGATTATTTTATTCATTACTGGCATTCTATCAATTGCTGCATGTGCTACAGATGTTAGTGCTAATCCAAATACTGCATCAGAAGTTATTGCTGAGCCTATCTGCACAACCGTTAATGTAGTTAGTGGCAATAATGTATTTGAGATAGATAAGAATACCGTAACTAAGGAAGAACTTAAGAAGGTCAACCTTGGTAGAAGTAAAAGTATTTATCCTACTATTGTTTTTGATGATGCGGGATTAAGAGTTACTAACTATCAGGATGGTAATGAAATTGATATTGACGCTCTTTACAATGCTATTAAGGCTGCTACACCTAAGTCTACTATTGACGTAATAGACTATAAGTCAATTGATAATGGTCCTTCATCTGAATATGAAAGACTAGTAGAAATTATTAGTCCTTATGTTAATTTTAGCATTCAGTATTCATCTAATCAGTGTATCAATATTTATGATCTAAAAGATTTCATCACAGTTAGTGATAATACCATCACAACTGATTTTACCTCAGATGAGTTTAATGCAAAAGTTGCAGAGATCGTAAAAGAGAAGACTGATAGTTATAATACATACTACAATACATGGGAGTTCAACTCACCAGTTAATGGTCTTGTATATATAAAATCAGCTGAAGATTGCTATTGTATAAGTACTTATGGAAATAGAGTAGATTTTCAGAAAGAATATCTCTATATCAAAGATAAGATTTGCTCACTCAAGTCTGAAACAAATAGAGTACCTATTCTTCTTGTAGATAATGAATCTGAATTTGTAAATAGAGAGGAATTCAAAGAGTATAAACTCGCACATCCATATATGTTTGAAATTCCTAATACATTTATTGAGATATCTATTAAAGATCAATATCTTTGGTATTATGTAGATGGAGAGCTTAAGCTTAAATCTAAAGTAGTTACTGGAAAACTTGATATAACTGATACACCTATAGGTGTATATCAGATTTCTAGTATGTTTCATGGAATTGCATTTGATGGTGGTCTTTCTGGAAAGAACTGGATGCGATTTACTGAGCGCGGACATGGACTTCATGACGCTACTTGGAGACCTGCATCAGATTTTGAAAATCCTGAGACTTATCTTACAAATGGTTCTCATGGATGTATTAACCTTCCACTTGATTTTTCTTATGAATTATACGATGCAGTTGAAGTTGGAACAGTCGTAGTTATTTATTAAGAGGTAAATATATGAAAAAGACTCTGTTTGCAATCATTATTACTTGCTTCTTGTTTTGTTTTTTAACTGGATGCAAAACAACTATAGATACAGATAATCATAATGTATTTTATGATAAATTTGTAGTAATTGAAACTAGAAATAATCCAGAATATGGAACATTATATATAGTATATGACAAAGACACAAAGGTGATGTATTATTATCTTGATTCGATGTATAATCATACCCTATGTCCAGTATATGACACAGATGGTAATATAACAATATATTCAGAAGATCAGTAACAAAGAATTGGAGCTATAGAGCTCCTTTTCTTATAAACTATTTACATAGATCAAAACACATGTTATAATAATCTTATAAAATAATGGAGGTTATTATAGCATGTGGTTTTCTAATAATCAAAACAACAATTCATTTACAACAACTGCTCATATCTATGATGAGGAAGTTTGTAAGTGTACTATATCTAGAGATCTTGATACATGGACAATTTCTTCTTGGTATACTGAAAAGAATCATCAGCATCATGGTTATGGAAAACTTACACTTCTTGAATGTCTAAAAGTTTTAGCAACTAAATTTCCTATGCCTGAATATGTCAAGTATATATGGAATGGTGCCAACCAGTATGTATTTGATTGGCTTAAAGAAAATTTTGACGCTGTATGTGAATGTCCTATAGCAGTTCAAAAGTATGCAACAGATGATGACTGGTCATCTCATATTTATGTATTAGATAAAGACAAGTTCTTTGAGTATTTCAAGATATAAAAAGGAGCAAATATGAAAATTACAGAAAAGAAATATGATGAACAACGAACATATCTTGAATATGACGATAATGACAAAATATTTACTAATGCTCAGTATTTTATGTTTGATATAGGATCTGGAACATACGAAGATTGTCTATCATGTGGTGGATTTTACGCAAACATGACATGGCGGCATATAAAAGAAAAGAACTTAGCTACCGTAAAATATATTATGCTCTGTTGTATTCCACAGAAGAATGCACGATTTTATTTTAATTTTTTGTATTTGGATCAAGATTTGAATATCCAGGATCGTATTCCAGATAATAATTTCTATGATTACACTGCATTTTATAATAGGTTCAAAGAGTTGATTATAAGAGAAGGATTTGTATATGAGTTAGAAAATACAGCTTCCTTAAAAGAAATTACAGAACAATTCTGTTATTCTCCTGTTACTGATTTTGGATTTGCGGTAGATGGAAAACAAATTCAAATTGGTGATATACTAATTTATAGAGATGTTGATTTAAACATCTTTAAGGAAGAATTTAGAGACATCTTAAAAAGAGCAAATGCAAAAGATATGATATTGCAGCTCAATACCACAGCATGGTCAACAGAATCAGTTAACTTTTCATGTAAGATACTAGATGAAAATGGAAATGCTATAAAAGAATACCAGGCAGAAGGATTTGCTGACATTGATGAATATGCAGAAAGTATATATCAAGAAAAAGCTGATATAATAAGAAAGAATAATAAGACAAAAGAAGAATGGAGAAAAGAATGGGAATCCCGATTTGATAACAGAGATTACGAATTTTCTTTATCATTTATATATGCGCTATCAAAAATAGATCATCTGTCTTTTTATGATAAAGCATTTGATTAATGAAAGAGAGACTATGATATGGCAAATTTTTATTTAGTATGTGGAATCAGTGGTGGAGGTAAAACTGTACTTACTGAGCGTATAGTCAAAAAGAATCCACATCTTGTTATATATGATGTTGATAAATATTATGAGTTAATTAATGGTGATGAATGTGACCGTTCTAATTATTTTGATGTATGGATTAAATTATATCAAGATATACATCAGAGTATGTTAGAAGATAAGGATGTTATTCTTACCACTAACGCACTAACTGTTAGTCAAAGACGTCAGTTTATTGAATGGTTCAATGGATTTGACCATCATTGTATATGGGTAACTGCACCCAAGGAAAAGTGTTTTGAAGGTAATAGGCTTCGTAGAAGACATGTTCCTGAAGACAAACTTGAGGCTCAGTGGAATAGAATGGAATTCCCTAATGCAAGTGAGTATGGATGGAAAACTATTACTCAGATTACTAATTTCTGGGATGGTGAGAACTACATTATCTTTGCACTTAAAGGTGATGTAACGAAGTTAATTAAGATTTAAGGAGTTTTTATGATCCGAGTTTCATTTATTGGTATTGATAAGAAAACAGATATTGATCGACTTTTAAAGATTGCTGAGAAATATCCTGAAGCAGAATTTGGTTTTCTTTGTTCAAGTTCTATAACAGGTACAAATCAGAATAATCGATATCCGTCTCTTATCTTACTTCAGAAGTTAAAAAATAAAAATATCAATTTGTCATTACATATTTGTGGTGGCTTAGCTAGATCTGTATGTCAATCAGGTAATTTTGATGAAGTTAAGAAGTTTGTTGATCAGTATTTTGATATGTTTGATCGTATTCAACTCAATGTAGTTGGATCACGATTTAAAGATCTTATTACTGATACGTGTGGCAAACAAATTATTATTCAGACAAATTTAAGTGAGCCTAAATCTAAACAGACATATGAGAAGTTTAGAGAAGCTAATCTTGATAATATAGTCTTTTTATCAGATAATTCTGGTGGTAAAGGACTTCAGGTAGAATTTGACTATTTTGAAGGAGTTGACTATCAAGGTTTTGCTGGTGGTCTTACTCCAGAAAATATTCTTGAAAAGAAAGAAGAGATCGATATTCTTTGGGAAAAGGATTACTGGTTAGATATGGAATCTGGTGTAAGAACTGATAACTGGTTTGATCTTGACAAAGTCGAAGATATTTGTAACAAGGTATTTGGTTATTAAGGGAGATGTACAATGAAAATAAAAATAAAAGAAATGTTTAAAGCTATTTGGTTTCAAATTAGACTTAAGGGTGCTTTTCGAAATATATTTATCACACACAATGCACTTGGAATTTTTAGCATAAACTCACATACTAATATGCATAAGAATGTAGGTAAAGATAAGCAAGTCTATAATACCAAAGAAACTGCCTATAAAGCAGCAGAAGCCTTAGAAAGAAAATTTGGTACACCATTTAGTGTATATAAATGTGCTTACTGTACTGGTTATCATATAGGTAGAGATCAGAAATAGAGGTTGAATAAATGCGAAGTTATAAGTACCCAGATACATACAACACATTAAATGATGATCAGTCGTTAATCTTTGATATGATGCTTTGGGGTTATAATAATGGTAGACATTTCTTCATTACTGGTGATGCTGGTGTAGGAAAAAGTTATCTTATTAGAACCTGGTCTGATTTTTGTAGACTTAATAATATCAACTTAGTTAAAGTTGCACCTACTGGCGTGGCTGCAATTAATGTTGGTGGAATGACTATTCATAGATTATTTAAAGTTCCTACTCATGTCGTTTCTGAAGATCTTGACGATAAACAAGAAGACAATTGTATTGATATGATACAATATGTAGATGTGTGTCTTATTGAAGAAATATCTATGGCAAGAATAGATGTCTTTGATAATGTAATGTCAAATATTGAGAGAGCTAACGAATATAGAGAATCTTATGGTAAGAAACCTATTATGGTTATTCTTGCTGGAGATTTTAGTCAGTTGCCACCTGTAGTTAGACCTGATGATGCAGCAACATATAAAAAGATTACTGGTAAAGATATGGGAAATGGATATTGTTTCCATTCACATTATTGGCCTGAATATAAGTTTATTCCATTAGTACTTAGACAGCAGATGAGACAGTCTGATTCTAAGTTCTGCGACGCACTTGATAATATTAAAATTGGTAAAAAAGAAGATCTTCCATATCTTAATTCTAATTCTGCTCAGGAAATTATTCCTAATGGAATTTGGTTATGTGGTACTAATGCGACTGCAGAAGAAAAGAATCTTGAATGTATGAAAGGTTTAGCAAGAAGTCATACTAACTATGCCGAAAGATATGGTAAAGTTGATATGAGCCAAACTACATTTGTAGATGAGTTAAACTATGCAGTTAATGCACGAGTAGTTATGCTCATAAATGATAATGAAAGTCATGCATATATCAACGGATCACTTGGTACTATTACTAAAGTCTATACTAGAAAACAAAAAGTAGAAATACAGTTAGATAATGGTAATCTTATTACTGTAGAACCTTTTACTCAGAAATTCTATGAGTATGAAGTAATTGAAGGTAGAGTTATTGAAAAGCAGATTGGTTCTATTACTCAGTTTCCATTTAAGATAGCGTATGCAATTACTATTCATAAAAGTCAAGGACAGACTTATGATCAGATGAATCTTATTCCAGAAATTTGGAGTCCTGGACAATTGTATGTAGCTTTATCTAGATGTAAGACTCTAGAAAAGATTTATATTCAACCAGTTAATGGTCAAAAACTTAGAGCCATACATGTTAAGACAGATCCAGATATAGTTAAGTTCTTAATGTGTATGGATAGTACATTTGAACGATTTAAGGAATTTTATGCTAAACATAAATAGGAGATATTATGGAAAATACTAGTTATTGGGAAGAGTACTGTAAAAATTTTGGAGATAATGATTTTTATAGATATAGATGTGCCTCATGTAAAACAGACGCACCTATAAATTCTCATGGAACTGAAATTAGGCCAGATAAGTGTCCAGTTTGTGGTAAAATTATGAAAAAGGAGAAAGAAGAATAATGGGTATATTAAGTGTAGAAAATAGAGATAATATACTCACTAAACATGGTTTCAAATACGAGCATCGTAGTGTTACTGGTGAGTTAGAACGAGTATATGAAAAATGTGTTAAGTTCCCAAGTATTTATTATGGTTGGGTAGCAGTTAGTATAGAAACTGGTGAAGTATTTATATATGTAGAATATGATTGTGGCGGTGAAGTTGCTACATATTCAGAACAGCTTGAAAATAAATGGGAAGATTCTCAAGACAGGTTCTTCAGAGAATTAGATGAGTTAGTAACAGGTATTGCATCTAGATACTAAAAACTATTTACAAGTGTATTGTAGCATGTTATAATAATATAAAATCAATTATAAAGGAGAAACTTATATGAAGAAACTTTTAGTTGTTGTAGATATGCAGAATGACTTCGTTACTGGAGCTCTTGCAAATACAGAAGCACAGAAGATCGTTGGTGATATCAATGACTACGTAAAGAATTTTGACGGAGAAGTAGTTTTTACAAGAGATACTCACCAGCCTAACTATATGGAGACTCAGGAAGGTAGCAAGCTTCCAGTTGTTCACTGTATTGAAGGTACTGAAGGATGGCAGATCGTTGATGGAATCGATGTTCCTGCAAATGCAAATATCTTCAATAAACCTACTTTCGGTAGTGTAGATCTCGCTAACTACATCAAGAACAATGGTTTCGACTATGTTGAGTTCTGTGGTGTATGTACTGGAATCTGTGTAATCAGCAATGTAGCACTTGCTAAAGCATTCTGTCCTGAGACTACTGTTAAGGTAATCGAGAGACTTTGTGCTTGTGTAACTCCTGATACTCACAAGACTGCAATCGATGCAATGAAAACTTTCCAGGTAGATGTAATCTAAGGAGATCAAATGGTAGGAATAACTTTTGGTTGTTATATACCTATGCATACAGGTCATACTTCATTGATATACAAAGCCTTGGCTGAAAATGATGAAGTAGTCATTGGAGTTTGTGGCTTTGATAATGATCGAGGAAAAGACTTCATTCCTTTTAGAACTAGATATGAGCTAGTTAAACAGGAATTTGGAGGGTTTGACCGAGTTAAGATTGTTCTTATTGATGATAGCAAACTTTTCCTTGATGGTACATTTACTCTTGAAAATTGGAGAGTATGGTGTAATGAACTATTTGATCAGGCAGGTATTGATCCTAATTCTGAATGCAAATGGTATATGGGTGAACCTTCTTATGAAGAAAAGATTAAACAGCTCTATCCTAATCATAAGTTTTATGTAGCAGATAGAAATGATATTCCCATTTCTGGTACCATGATTCGTAAGAATCCATTAAAATATCGTCATCTGTTAGCACTGTCATTTTATAAATACTGTGAAGAAAAAGGTATCATTAGAAGTATGATTACTGAAGATCGACTTCATCATATTATAGGTGTTGCACGTAAAGCATATAAAACTGCAAAAGATCTTGATTATGATGAGCAGTTTGCAAGATCAATGTTTGCTTTAGGATGGAATCATGATATGGGATATGAATTTGATCCTGAACATCATGAGAAAGTCGGAGCTGAAATTCTAAATGGTTGGAAGTATAGTGAATTTATTGAAAATCATGGAACTATTCCTCCTACCGTTACTAATGAGTGGCTTATTCTGAATTATGCCGATATGACTGTAAGTCCAACTGGAGAAGACACTACATTAGATGATAGATTAAAAGAAATAGCACAACGATATGGTAAAGACCATAAATGGTATAAATTATCAGAAGATGTGGTAAACATTCTCAAACTTCATTTTAAGGAGGCATAATAATATGTTTGATGTAAATTTTGAAATTAGTGAAATTAAGAGCTGGATAAGAAGCTGGTTCACAAAGAATGGTCCTACTGCTAGTGCAGTAATCGGTATTTCTGGTGGTAAGGACTCAACAATCATCGCTAAACTGCTTGTAGATGCTCTTGGTAAAGATCGTGTTGTTGGTGTTATGATGCCAAATGGAGAACAGAAAGATATTTCTGATAGCCAGAAAGTAATTGATCTGTTAGGTATTAGAAGTTATACAATCAACATTGCAGACGCATACAAGGGTCTTTTAGGACAGCTTGATAATCCTTCTCAAGCAACCAAAGAAAATATTCCGCCTAGACTTCGTATGACTACTCTTTATGCTATTGCACAGTCTCTTCCTGAAGGTGGTAGAGTGTGCAATACATGTAACTGTTCTGAAGATTATGTTGGTTATTCTACTAAGTTTGGTGATTCTGCTGGTGATTTCAGTCCTTGTTGCGAATTCACTGTAACTGAAATGCTTCAGATCGGTGATGCACTTGGTCTTCCTGCAGAACTTGTACATAAGACACCTTCTGATGGTCTTTGTGGCAAGACTGATGAAGATAATCTCGGTTTCACTTATGCAGAACTCGATCATTATATTGCAACTGGTGAGATTGATGATAATGATAAGAAAGAGAATATCGAACGTAGACATAGAATTAATCTCCACAAAGTAAGTCCTATGCCTAAATATGAACGTATCTAAGCATTAACATATCAAAAAACTATTTACAATTTCTTTGATATATTATATGATATAGATAGATGCTCAATTATGAGTGTATTTATATGTAAAGGAGACAGTGATGAGTAAGAATAATGAAATGAGTTCTTATGAAAAAGAGGTTCTTGATGCCTCAAAGAAAGTAAGAAACATTGTACTCGCATGTATTGGTGGACTTTTCCTTATTATATGTTTGTTTAAATGTTTCTACTCAGTAGATGAGCAGCATAATGCCATCGTTACACAGTTTGGTACGATCGTAAGAGTTGATACTGCTGGATTCTACTTCAAAGCACCTTGGCAGTCTGTCAAGAAAGTTGATATGACGACACATGGTACTGGAATTGGTTATATTGTTTCAGAAGATGGTCAGAATATCACAGATACAGATAACGGTATCATGATTACATCAGATTTCAACCTTTTGAATATCGATTTCTATCTTGAATATCGTGTATCTGATCCAGTTGCTTATGTCTATAATTCAGCTAATCCTGAAACAACACTTTCAAATATTGCTCTTGCAAATATTCGTACAGTAGTTTCTAACTATACTGTTGATGAAGCAATGACTACTGGAAAAGGTCAGATTCAGGCTGATATCAAGGAAGCAATGATTAACGAACTTGATAGAAGAAATATTGGTCTTACTGTAGTTAATATTACAGTTCAGGACTCTGAACCACCAACTGCTGAAATTATTGCAGCATTCAAATCTGTTGAAACTGCTAAGCAGGGTGCAGATACTGCAAAGAATAATGCATTACAGTATCAGAATAGTGAGATTCCTGCTGCAGATGCTTCTGCCGATGCAGTTATTCAGGCAGCTGAAGCTGAAAAAGCTGCAAGAATTGCTGAAGCAAATGGTCAGGTTGAAAGATTTAATCAGATGTATGAGCAGTATAAGCTTTATCCTCTCGTAACTAAACAGAGAATGTTCTATGAGAAGATGGAAGAGGTACTTCCTAATTGTAAGATCATTATTACTGATGGATCTACATCTACTATGTACCCTCTCGATTCATTTGCTAATACTACTACAAATACCTATACTAATGGAGGTGAAAACTAATGAAGAAGTTTATTATCGGTACCATTAGCGGAGTTTTACTTTTCATCGTTGGTCTGATCTTGTTATTTTCATCCGCGTACACTGTTCGTACCAATGAGACAGCAATTATTGTTCGACTTGGTAGAGCAAAAGAAGTAGTTTCAAATACTGGTTTTCACTTACATACTCCATTCATTGAGAGTACTGTAAAGGTTTACACAGGTGATATGCTCTTTGATATTCCTGCATCTGATGTAATTACTGCTGATAAGAAATCAATGATCGCTGATGACTATGTTATTTGGTCAGTAGTAGATCCTGTTAAGTACTACCAGACAGTTGGTGCTACACAGGCAAGAGCTGAAGAGAGAATTGAAGCTGCGGTATATAACGCAACTAAGAATACAATTTCGGCTATGACTCAGGATGAGATTATTGCTGCAAGAGGTAATACACTTACTAATATGATTACTACTGCTGCAAATACTGATATTTCTCAGTATGGTATTGTAATCGATCTTGCTGAGATTAAAGCACTTGATCTTCCTGATGATAATAAAAATGCAGTTTATGAGAGAATGATCTCTGAACGTAATAATATTGCTGCAGGATATACTGCAACTGGTGAAGCAGACGCTCGTAAGATTAGAAATGAGACTGACCGTCAGGTAGCCATTACAATCGCAGATGCTGAAGCTGAAGCAGCAAAGATTACTGCAGAAGGTGAAGCTGAGTACATGAGAATTTTGTCTGATGCTTATAATGATCCTGAAAAAGCAGATTTTTATAACTTTGTAAGAGGTCTTGATTCACTTGAAGCATTAGCACATGGCGATTCTACAATCATTCTTGACAAAGATTCAGAATATGCTCAGCTGCTTTATGGCAACAACTAATTTTTAACATATAAGTTTCTTATTAGTAGAGCCGTTTGAAATATGACGGCTTTACTTTTGAGATTTTTTATATTTATCTATTTACAAACTTCTATATTCATGTTATAATTATCTCATAATAAATATTATGGAGGTCACTAAATGAGATCACTTTTACTTTTCAGAGGAGCACCTGGTTGTGGAAAGTCTACGTTCATTGATAAGCATGGACTTAGACCTTTTGCTTTGTCTGCTGATGAGATTAGACTTCAGTGTCAGTCAGCACAGCAGAATATTTATGGTACTACTGAAATTTCACAGAATAACGAGAAGAATGTATGGCAGATGCTCTTCAAGCTGCTTGACATTCGTATGTCTCATGGTGAATTCACTGTAATCGATGCAACTAATTCTAAGACTGAAGAGATGAACAAATATAAGGAGATGTGTGATCAGTATCGTTACAGAATGTTCATCATTGACTTTACTAAGCTTCCTATCGAGGAGTGTAAGAGACGCAATGCTTCTCGTGATGAATATAAGAGAGTTCCTGAAGAAGTAATTGATAAGATGTATGCAAGATTTGAGAATCAGAAGATTCCTTCTGGTATCAAGGTTATCGATCCTGAGCATTTTGAAGAGATGTTCATCAAGAGATTCGATATGTCTAACTATGAGAAGATCATTCACATTGGTGATATTCATGGTTGTTACACTGCTCTTAAGACTTATCTTAAGGACGGACTCAATGACAACTATATGTACATCTTCTTAGGAGACCTTCTTGATCGTGGTATCGAAAATGCAGAAGTTATGAACTTCATGATTGATATCTGCCAGAAGAAGAACGTACTTATTCTTGAAGGTAATCACGACAAGTCTTTCTGGATCTATGCAAATGGTGGTATTAGCAGAAATGAAGAGTTTGAACTTAAGACTAAGGACCAGCTTGTTGCAGCAGCCATCGATCCTTCAAAGATTCGTCAGCTTTACAGAAAGATGGGTCAGTGTGCTTGGTACACTTATGGTGACAAAGAAATTCTTGTTACTCATGGTGGTGTAGCTACTATGCCTGAGAATCTTACTTTCATGGCTACTTGTCAGATGATTAATGGTGTAGGTAAGTACAATGACTATGAGCAGGTAGCTGATACTTGGATGGCTACTACTGATGAGAATCAGTACCAGATCTTTGGTCACAGAAATACTAAAACTGATCCTACTCAGTTAAGAGATAGAGTATTTGATCTTGAAGGTAAGGTTGAATATGGTGGTAATCTTAGAGTTGTAGAACTCGATAAGAATGGTTTCAACATTGTTGAAATTGAGAACACAGTATTTGCTGAACCTGAAGCAGTTGAAGCAAAATCTCAGTCTCTTGATCTTTCAGTTATTGACACTGTAGAAGCAATGAGAAAGAACAGATTCATTATGGAGAAGAAGTTTGGTAACATCTCATCTTTCAACTTTACTAAGGATGCTTTCCTTGATAAGATCTGGAATAACCAGACTGTAGTTGCTAGAGGACTTTATGTTAACACTAGAACTATGAATGTAGTTGCTAGAGGATTTAATAAGTTCTTCAATATCAATGAGAGACCTGAGACTAAGTTAGAGATGCTCCAGTATACTCTTACTTTCCCTGTTACCTGTTATGTCAAGGAAAATGGTTATCTTGGTCTGGTATCATATGATGAAGAAACTGATGATCTCTTTGTAACTACTAAGTCAAATCCTGAAGGTGAATTCTCAGTATGGTTAAGAGAAGCAATCGATGCTAAGATGACTCCTGAAGCTATTGCAAAGATGAAGGAAATTGCAAAGAATGATAAGGTAACTTTCGTATTCGAGAATGTAGATATGAAGCGTGATCCTCACATCATTGAATATCCTGAATCAGAGCTCTTCTTACTTGCTATCATTAAGAATGATATTAAGTTTGCTCAGTATGAATATGATCAGGTAGTTAACATTGGTAGAGAGCTTGGTATTAAGACTAAGACTAAGGCATACACTATCAATTCTTACTCAGAGTTCTTTGACTGGTACAATGAAGTAACTGCTGAAGGTTATGAATTTGATGGTAGAATCATTGAGGGTTTCGTAATTGAAGATGCTGCAGGTTATATGGTTAAGGTTAAGCTTGCTTACTACAACTTCTGGAAGTGCATGAGACATGTTGCTCAGGCAACTCTTAAGTATGGTAAGCTTAACAGAACTGGATTCCTTACCAATCAGCTTTCAAATAACTTCTATGCTTTCTGCCAGAGGCTTTACAACTCATATGATCAGGAGCAGAGAGATTTAATTCCTAGAGATATCGTATCTCTTAGAAATATGTTCTATGCAGAGACTAAGTCCTAAGGGCTTGGTCTTTGCCTATTTGTAATGTAGTTTATTTTTATGAGGAAACAATAATGATTGAGAATGAGTACCTAGTTAATCTTGATGTTATAATTATCAAGAATGTTATTGCAGCTGCTGGATTGTCACATGAGTTTGTTAGTGAAAAAGCATTATTTAGAGATAAGAATTTCTTAGACGAATGTTTTGATAAGAAGACTATGCCTAAGACTTATTATATGTTGTTATGTGATTTTTTTAATATAGGCTATCCTACATTTTCATCTGATGATAAATATGTATTTGCAAAAGATGATAATAGAGCTACTAAAGTTGAACATCAGTTATCAGCTAATGCTAAAGTAACATCTCCTATGGATAATATAGAGGTAAAAAATATGAATAAAACAACTGTTAGAAAGACTAGATCAAAGGTTAATGACGGTAGTATTGTTGAGTTTAATAAAGATGAACTTAAGACATTACTTAAAAATTCAAATATTAATAGAGTTAAATTTTGTATTAATCATAATAAATCTGCTGGTTATATCTATACTTGTATGCAGACTTGTAGAATGGACAAGATTTTCTATGATGAACTTATAAAAGAACTTAATAATGATATAGCAAAAATAGAGGAAAAGCTTATGAATAATGCTAAAAGAGTATATCATTCTGAAAAGGCCGATGAAGCATATAAGGCAAAAATTAAAGATCTTATTAAGCAAACTGGTAAGTCACAGTCTGAAATTTCAGTTATGTGTAATATGAGTAAGAGTTATATTTCTGCACAGCTTGCTACTAATCATCTATTAAATGATAATGTATATAATATGATTGTACAGCTTGCAAATGCTGCACAGGATAATTCTACAGTTGAGGAAAGAACTGAAAAAGCATTTAATACTATTGAGCAGGTAAAAAGCGACGAAATTTTTCAGGAAGTAGTTCCTGAGAAAATAGATTTAGTTAAAGTAACTATTAACAATAAGTCTTATATACTTGTAGATGAAGAGAAGTTTAATAAACTTATTGATAGCTTAGCTATGTCTACTGATATTCTTGAGTATGTAAGCAGAGTGACAAAGTAAGGAGGGAAACTTAGTGGAAACCTATACGTACGTTAATATAGATACTACTAAGGTCAAGGAATATCTAGAGCTTAATGGATATAGTATGAGTGCTATGTCTAAAATGCTTGGATATTCAGACAGTTATTTATTTACTAGTATGCAGAATGGTAAAATGGCTGCAGATGCATATAAGACTATGTGTAATATGTTAGGCACAGATGAAACCATTCTTACTGTAGATGATGAACATAATATGTATCATACAGGTACAAAGGTAGCTAATACTAATACTACAGTAAAGTTTAGAGTGAATCCATTTAGGGCATATCTGAAAGAGATCAGGATGTCCATGGAGACACTTAGTACAAAGATGGGATATACTTATAATTATGTGGGTGCCTGTGTCAAAACTGGTAAAATGAATGAAGATGCTTATGCTAAGATGTGTGATGTTCTTAGAATAGGTAAGTCTAAGTTTGCTAAGTACGAGTATGAAAAGAAACCTACTACAGATAAACCTAAAGTTGCAAAACCTAAGGTTGAAAGAGCTAAGGCAGTTAAACCTACTAAGGTTTCTGAAGAGCCTAAACCACTTAATACGGTTGTAGCAAGATCTCAGAGTAGTAATTATTCTCAATTAGTTATGACTGACGCTGAAGGCCATACACATATCAAGGTTTTAGTAGATAAAGACGAATTTGATGAGCTTAATTCTCAGCTTAATAATTTGCTTAATCTTATGGATTCTGCCTTTAGTCAGATTAGTCAGCTTCAGCTTAAACTCAATGAACTTACATCCAGATAATTAGCGAAGAGCTATTTAATTCTATAAGTTTATAGAAGCAAAAGGATGTAGTTGATTGTTTAGATCAATTACATTCTTATTTGTAAGTTATAAGGAGATGTACTATGAAGCTAGATCAGAACGGCATACGCCAAGAGGATAAACAATTAGCTATTAATGTACGTAACTATTTAGTTGCAGGTAATAGAGTAATTGGAGATCCTGGTGAGGGCTTAAGACAAACATTGGCGCAGCTTGAAGAACAGCGAGATAGTAGAGAATTTGGTAAAACAGATTGGGAGATGAAAGATCCTGAACTTGAAGCTCAAATTTCTAAAACTAAAGCTGGAATTGAAGGTGAAGAAAAACTCTGTGAATATTTAGCTCGACTAATTAAACATGACGACAAACTTAATGGTTTAGTGGCTTTCGCTAGTCTTGCATATAAGTTTGAAGATACTAGTCAAGCTAGTTTTGTTAATTCATTAGCAAATGCCAACTTTAGTAAAGCTGAAAAGGTTGGTGACGAGGTAATCCTTTACTATACAAACGGAATGAAAATTCACGTTAACCCAGATGATTATTTTGGAAATGAATTAACCATTGAGATTATGTCTCCTAGTGAAGTCATTAGAGAATATGCTTTAAGTGTTGATGAACCACAAGTAAAACCTGAAAAAGATTATATTCCTGATACTGATACATTATTAGTATATGGTAATCATCTTCTAGTAGTAGATGCTAAAAATCTTAAAGTTAAAAATGGTCAAACATTAATGATTTCTAATGGAGTAGTAATGGACGCAGATAAAGGTAAAGAAATTATTGAAGTTCATCCATCTACTCATATTTGGAGTAAAGTAATGGCTAATGCAGGTATTCCACTAGAATCTATTGATGGATATGTATGTATTGTAGGTGATATTCCAGTAGAAATTATAAGAGATGATGAATGGTATTCATGTCATACAAAACTCATTCATATAAGTGATCTAAAACAAATCTTATATAAATGGATAGAAGGAAAAGATAATACTCTTTCACTTAAGATGCTTACAGAAATAGCTAAGGCTCAAATTAAGAAAGAGAGAAATATTTCATTTGATGTAGATAGCATTAAACGTAAGTTTGGTGTCTAAATAAAGAAAGGAAATTATTAAAATGAAGCTGACAGAAATACTCAAACAAAAGAAAGTATTAGTAGCAATTAGTATTGCTGTAATTTGTATCATTGTAGTTGTAGCAGTAATAGTATTTAATAATAAAAATACTAAGCAAATTATTGATACTCCAACTGAAACTACTACTGTAGAAACAGATTCAGAAGTTGAACAAAGCGAAATATCAGATATTCCTGTAGAAGATGGTGATTTCATTTATAAGAATGAAAATAAGACAGAGATCATTGGATTATCTGAAAGTGGTCGTAAGACAATGGATCTTATCTTCCCTGAACACGTAACTAAGATCTCAAATATATTTATTCCATCAGATTCATTACTTCATACAGTATATTTTATGAATCTTGATGTAGAACTTGAGAACGTATCATTTGCAAATTCTAGAGTAGAAGAGATTAAGAATTGGCCTAATACTATTACTGATATTTCTGATAATATGTTTAATGGATGTACATATCTTACTACATTTGGTAGTACTAAAGGCGTTATTACAATTCCTGATACAGTTACTACAATTGGTAACGGCGCATTTGCTGGGTGTACGTCAATTAAAGAAGTTGACTTTAATAATGTAACTGAAATTAAAGATTATGCTTTCCAAGGATGTGTAAATCTTACAGCATTAAAGTGGACTAAGGTAGAAACTATTGGAGATGCTGCTTTTTTTGCAGCAGGTATGACTGAAGTTAAACTTCCTGATACTTGTAAGACACTTGGTTCAATTGTATTCTTTAGATGTACTAATCTTATTAGTCTCAATATCAATAATGTAGAATCAGTAAATCAAGAACTTTGCAGAGAATGTACCGCACTTACTGATTTTTATGCTAATAAAGACTTTACAGCTACAGTAGCAGAAATATCTGACAATACGTCTGAAGATGAAATTAATGCTTATGAAACATTATTTATAGATTGTAATAATGTAGTACTTCATCTTAATAAGAAATCGTCATTTGTAGAATACTTAAATACTCATCCTAATTCAAACTTTACAGTAGTAAATGAATAAAAAAATTTGCTAGAGTTATTTTTATAACCCTAGCAAATTTTATCTTTTTCTTATAAAATAGTGATAAAACTATTTACAAATTTATAGTAACAGTATATAATAATATTATATTGCGGATAGTGGTGATTAAGGAGAAAAATATGTCAATTAATAGAAAAGATAATTTTGAAAAATCTAAAATCACCAAGGCTAGTACCAACAAGGTAGTTACAAACGTATATTATGACGCATTCGGAATTGAAAAGGTAAGATTCCAGAATGCAAATTATGCGGATAAGACGTCTATTGACTGTTATCTCGACTTTGAGGAAGTTGCGCTGCTTGCAACTGACGCGGCTAGTGGACGTCTTATTAAAGAGTTGGATGCTGGCCAGAAGACTGTCTCTATGGGTGGCTCAAAAAATTCCAAAAACTATGACGGAAAGCCTGAATCTAGAATTCTGTCATTGGGCAAATCTGGGGACAAGATCTTCATCAATATGTCTCGCGGAAAAGGTAAGATTACTGAAACCGGTGCTATTGCACCTGATGGTTCCCCTGATCTTAAGATCGGCGTTAGTATGACGATCGATAAGTTCCGCTCACTTATGATCTTTACTCATGATGCAGTTAATGCATATCTCGCTCATATGGTGAATGCGATTGTTCGCCAGTGCGAGGCTGATCGTGCAGCTGCAACAGAACAGAAGTAATTCAAATTAAATCGTAAGATATAATTATAAGAGACACCACTATCCGTATTTTAATATACATTCCAAAATCAAATATGAAAGGACAGAGCGAATGACTATCCAGGAATTGTACAAGAATGAGCTTGCATATTGGACGCAGGCAAATCAAAAGTTTCTTGGTGTGAGTCCAATCAATGAGGAAGATGATTTCGCAAAGATTCAAGCTGGAATCGATAAAGACTGCGAACGCTTCTGGAACACCAAAGAGCCATGTAAGCTGGCACAAAATCTCAATTTAGGGTTTCTTAATGCAGAAGCCGACAAACAGACACCTAATAGTTATAAGCTGAAGTTGAATTTCCATAATATGTGTATTGATATTTATGGAGATTACAGCGGTAAGACACTCCTTATCGGAGCAATGCCTACGCCTTCCATTGATCTTTGCTGGATTATTAACAGATCACATTATGTGACTCGTGTTACTGCAGTTAAAGACTATTACAATTGTGTAGGTAAGGTCGATTATGAAACTGTTAGAGGTGAAGGTTGGAAGTATGATATTACTAAAGACAAATTCGAATGTGTAGTTACTAAAGAAGAGTTCAAATTTGAACCTACCATCGAAGAAATCTTTACGAATCATCTTAAGCCTAGATCAAGAATGTTACTTGAGACCTCTTTAGGCGAGCCTTTAACTCAGGAAAACTTTGTTAAGGCACTTCGTAAGCTTCCTATGTTCGACTCAGATAGTATTTTTAATTACAAGTTTTCTAGACTTGAATACTTCGAAGATGCAGTTCTTAAGTCTGGAAAATACGCACAGCCTACTAAGGGAATTCTCTTAGGTGTAAACACAATCATTGTAAGTAAGAGTAAGAGATACAATGATCTTGGCGAACATCTTGAAGGCTGTCTTGTTCGTTCTGAAAGTAAGATTTTCGCACTCGAAAACTTCAGAACTTGCGCAAACATCTATAACAGCGGCGGATCTTTCCAGCCAGCATTCACATACAAAGATACAAACGGATTCTTTGATTCGTTCAAGACTGTTACATCTAAAGCTGCAGGTCGTCAGAGACTGTTGCTTGATAATGTAGTCGTTAAGGACGGATTACTTTGGGTTATCGATGATAAAGGTGAAATGCATAACATGTATGAGTACGTTGATATGCCTCAGGCAAAACGTCTTTCATGTTTGTCTGAATCTCCTTTCTGTAATAATGATAAGCCTAAGAGAATCATGATGAACGCGAAAATGACGTCACAGGCAGTGCCTCTTGCAGATGAAATTGACGATATTACTCATCGTATTGAGGCCAGAGTTGGTTTTACTGATCTTGAAGGTTATACTTCTGCAGACTCAATCGTTATTTCTGAATCTTTTGCAAAGAGACTTAGAACATACGATTCAACTATCTTATATCTCAATAAGAAGTCTAAGACATTCCTCGCACTTAAGGAAATCTATGATACTACTAATGAGATTGATACTGATACACTTCAGATCGTATTCCCTACTAAGAACTTCGCAATATTACTTGGTTATGAGAACGTCAGAATTTCTAAGATTGATGATGTTGACGTAAACAATGTTCGTGTATTTATTAATTGGGAAATTCCTTTTAGACTTGGTGATAAGATTACCAATCTTCATGGTGCTAAAGGTACTGTAGGTCTTATTCTTCCTGATGATCAGATGCCTAGACTTACAAAGAAAGTTGGTAATATGGAAGCAGGTCCTCTGGAAGTTATCATTTCAGGTTTCTCAACTATGAGACGTGGTTCATTGGGTCAGATCTTCGAAGCTTGGGCAAGAGCGTCAGGAATTGATTTTGAAGATAAAGACTACATCTCAATTATGATTGAGAAGTATAAGAAACAGATGGCTACTTATTCTAAGAACTCTATTGTTGAGTATAAGGGAATCAAGAACGTCATTCCTGTTGGTATCAATCATATTATGAGATTGTATCACCACGCATCAACTAAGATTAGTTGTTCATCTGCAGATCATGGTTATACAAGAACTCTTCGTTTCGGTGAGATGGAGAAACTTAATCTTGTAGCTAATGATTGTCCTGCTATCCTTAAGGAACTTGGTATTAGATCCATTACCAAGTATGTAGGTTCTCACAAACTTGTATCTGATATTGAAGAGACACGTACTCTTCCTAAGAATCCTAAGCTTTCAATGCAGTTCATTGAAATTCTTAAGTCTATTGGATATGTACTCACTCTTGAAGATGAGATCGATGATATTGATACTACCGATGAGGCAGTATATGATCAGTTTGATGAGGAAAACTTCAATAGTATAATCAAAAAGGAGAAAAACAACAATGCCGATGAAAGCGACGATTAGACCAGTACATATTACAGAGAATCCTATGAATCAGGTAACGTCTGAAAAGCTTTTTCAGGCTAGAAAGATTAAGGATGGTGATCGTTACCTCTTTCATGAAGATGGAATTTTCTCTGAAAAGATTTTTGGTAAGTTTGGTAAATGTTATTGCGGTGAGCAGACAAAACCTGGAATTTGTCCTAAGTGTAACTGCAGAGTTCTCAACAAGAGAAACATTCCAAACTTCTATATAAAGTTTAACTTCGACCTTCCTAACAGAGTTATCAACTATGGTGCTTATGATAAGACCATGATCGATAATCTTCTCAATAGTAGAGGTTTCCTTTATGAAGGTGAATACGTAGAATTCGACCTTAAGGCAGACTTCTCTAAGTATGATGAGAAGAAGATTCTGATTGGTAAGGACGCATTGATGAGTATCGGAGTTTCTGAATCTTGGTACAATGAGAATGTACACAGAAATATCAGTATTCCTCATACTTCATTCAGACAGATTACTTTCCAGGGTGATAAATATTTTATCGGTAATCTGAATACTATCTACATCAATATGCTTCGTCAGAACAATAGATATGAATCTCTTCAGAAGAATAGTAAGCTTACTATCTTCAATGAGATCAATCTTCGTTTCATTGTTTGTAGAGAGCTTGATAAACTCTATCATGAGTTATTCCAGATCCTTGCAAAGAATAAGCGTAATATTATTGATGCCGAACTTAAGGGTCAGTCTGAAACTGGAATGATCCGTGCGGTTATGACTAATAACTTTAGTCTTGACGAAGATACTCTTAAGATTGGATATTACTTCATTCCTACACTTTATCCTCGTCTGTTTGCTAAGTATACAGATGAGAATGGGTATACTGATATTGATGGAATCAATCAGGAATTAGCTGATGAAGATTACTTAGTATTGTTTAACCGTCAGCCTACCATTGGTGCTAAGTCAATTATCGCTATGAAACCTGTATTTTCTAAGTTAGAACAGGAGCAGTTTGTTATTCAGGCAAACCCTATTGTATATGATGGACTTGCTGCCGACGTTGATGGTGACTCACTTAATGTTATTGCTCTTTACTCTAAAGAAGCCTGTGAGGAAGCTAAGAAACTTCTTGCAAGTAATAACTACATCGAAGGTTCTAACTCTAGTATCAGAAATGGTATTCTCGAAGAATTCGAATATGTTGCAACATTGATTGGTGAAGAGGTGTAAAAAAAAATGGAAGAGAAAAAAGAGACTAAACCAAAGCCTAAGAAGAAAAAGAATGGTAGTATTGACACACCTTCATTAATTTTCTTTGGTGTTATGATTGTAGGTCTTATTGTTCTCACTATCATCCTTCTCACCAAACCAACTAGTAAAATCTACACCAAAGACTATGGGCAGTTTACTGTCGCAGTTGAAATCTACAGTAACAATAAAGTTGATGTTGCTGTAGATGCTGGTGAAGATCGAGTTGTTCAGTCTGGAACATATGAAGAAATTAAAGATGATATAGAGAATAACTTTAGTGCTACCTTCACTGATGAAGATACTACTACTGGAGTTAAGACCGAAACTCATGTAAATATGTTAATTGAAGACACAACGTTAACTTTACAGTATGACGATGGAACAAATATTATTCTTGAGGAGAAGAAATAATGGAGACATTAACAAGAAAAGAGTACGTTGAAAAGTATCACAAATTAGGTTCAGCAATGTTTGAACACTGTGTGGTACCTACAGTTAGTGACTTTGCTTCTGCGTTTATTGATAATGATCAGAAAGCAATGGATAAGATCGAAAAGATCACTTCTTTTACAAAGAATACTGATGATATTAAGAAGTCAGTTGCAAGACGTAACAATAACTATTCTGAACAGGAATCAAAGAAATTCATGCAGTCAGTTATTGCAGCTAATATAACTGATATTACAGAATCAGGTTACTTCTACAAGAAACTCATTAGTTCATGTGATGATATGACTATTGAGATTGATGATTGTGGAAGTGAAGGAACTGAAATGAAGTTACCTATTGATGAAGATACTTTCAATTACAAGGTTCGCAATCACTGGGTAATGGAACTTGGTAAATACGTTGAGGATTATAAGGATATTCCTAAGAGAGGAAAGATCCACGTAAGAACATTCCTCTCATGTAATCATGGTATTAGACATTTCTGTAAGAAGTGTGCGGGTATGTACAGAAGATCATACGATACTGAATTTACACCTAAGAATATTGGTATTTATTCAACACTTATGATTACTGAGCACGCCACTCAAGCATCACTTGACTCTATGAATAAGGGTACTGCAGAAAAGGTTAATGTTACACTTGAGCAGAAGATTCCTGATGTTAAGGATATTTTAACAGCTAAGGAAAAAATACAGGAAATTATTGATAATATTGGAAATGTAGGTGTTGAATCTAGATTTTATGAAATTGCACTTCTTTCTAGATGGAGAGATGGACAGTTCTCTGCACTTCAGACATCATTCCTTAGACAGCCTGATTTACTTGGTGCATTTATCTATAAGCCTAGCACTACTACATTCACAAAGTTGCTTTTGGCAGACTCATTCGAAGCAAATAGTATGAAAACTAGAATTGCTTTCGATAGGTATTAAGGAGATTGACATGGAAATCATTACTGAAAATGGTAAGGACTATTTAGTCACTTACATTGCCAAGATTGATAATAGCACTATGGATGCTAAAGCACTTTTTGCAGATGTTGAGGAAGCCGTTGCAAAAATAATCAAGGCATATAATAATAAACATAAAACACGCAATCTCGCTATTTACAAGGGCTACGGGTCTAACCTGCAGTCCTTGTTGAATCGATATAGTGGAGATTATTTTTCACCTTCATTTATGAAAGGTTATAGAAGCAATCCTGCACTTAGTCTTATGCAGAATTTCTTTGAAGAAGGCGCAAATGATGCTACTGCAATTGGTACAGCATTTCATAAAGTTCTTGAAGATTATTATCTTCTTCCCGGTGAAGAGAGAAATAGAGATAAACTCTGGGAACTTGAAAAGACTGTATTAGAATCAAATCCTGATATGGACAAAACTAAACTTGATGAATATATTACTGGTTATTATGACATTAAGGATTATCTTCATCCAAGATCAGAACTTGATGAGAAAACTCTTAAGTGTGTAACTGAGCATAGAGGAAGAGCTGAAAATCTTTATGCTAAATCTATTGGTTATACCGTTCCTTGTGCAGTATCATATGTTGCTGACCGTGTAGATTATAGAGGAGATGATGTTATCATTCTTGACTATAAGACAGGTCATCCTACTGAAGAAGCTGTAACATTTGATGGTTACCTTGGATCAATGATTTTGTATAAGTGGGCTATGGAAAATGAGCTTAATACTACTATCAATAAAGGTTATCTCATTTGTCCTGGAAATTCGGCTTCTAAGAAGTATTTGCAACTTGATTATTCAAAAGAAAACGAGGAAAAACTCGCAGAACAAATTGATCGTTTTTATAAGAGTTTTATGAGAGATAATCGTAATCGTGAATATGAATACACTGATGAAGGTTATTTCACTTCAGACGATGCTAAGAAGTATAGAGCACTTATGAATGACAATACTATTTGGATGAGCAAAATTCCTCTAAAGGTATATGTCGGTGAACATGACGAATCTTGTTTGTAGTATAATATTTGTACTAACTGCAATCGCTGTTATAATTTATGACTATAAAAAGAATGAAATACCATTCATATTAATTCTTGTAAACTATATTAGCTTTTGTATGTTAGTACATCCAGTACTACTTTTTGGAACTCTAGGATTACTCTTGTTGAAATATAAAAATCAGCCTATAGACATTATTTATATAGTCGCTCTAGGTATCTCCTTAGTCATCCTGAGGTCTTCTATAGGTATTGTGTGTATACTTCCAATATTCATACAACTTTTAATCAGCAAGAAGGATAATATCTGTTTAATGGTCTCTATTGAATTAGCATGTATGATATATTTATACATGAACAAATGGAGTGGAATAATTGAAAACATTATTAAGCAAATTTCATGATTGGTTTATATATGATCGTCGAATGTCTCAGCTTAGTATGTGGATAACTACTATTATAGATATGTTTAATATTAACAATATAGTTGATATTGGCGCAGGTGATGGCAAAATTGATAGTATTCTAATTAAAAAGAATAACATTCAAATTACTGGAATAGATGTTTTAGTTAGAGATAAGACATTTATTCCAGTACTTGAATATGACGGTCGTACAATTCCATATCATACAAATGAAGTAAACACAACTATGATGATAGATGTATTACATCATGCAGATGATCCAGAAAAGCTATTTTCTGAGGTTGTTAGAGTAACTGATGAATACATTATAATAAAAGATCACATTCTTCATGGATGGTGGTCATTAATAAAGTTAAAAATGATGGATTATGTAGGTAACAGACAATACAATGTGAGCTTACCTTACAATTATCTTACAGAAGAACAATGGAATAAAATGTTCGAGGATAATAATCTTGAAATTGTTTACTATGCAGATAAGTTAGACTTATACACATTTTTATGTCATATCTTCTTTGATTCAAATCTTCATTTTGTAGCTCTATTAAAAAAGAAGGGAATTGATTAAATGGAATTAACTATTCTAATGCCTTGCTTAAATGAGTCACGAACATTAGAAACTTGTATCAGTAAAGCACAGACATTTCTCAAAGAAAATCAAATTGATGGTGAAGTTCTTATTGCAGATAATGGCAGTATAGATGGTTCTCAAGACATTGCTAGAAATGCAGGAGCAAGAGTAGTAAACATTGAAGAAAAAGGTTATGGTGCTGCCTTAATTGGCGGCAGTCATGCTGCATTAGGTAAATATGTCATTATGGGAGATTCTGATGACTCTTATGATTTCAATAACTTAATGCCTTTTGTAGAAAAACTTCGTGAAGGATATGAATTGGTTATGGGCAATCGATTCAAAGGTGGTATAGAAAAAGGTGCCATGCCACTACTTCACAGATACTTAGGAAATCCAGTATTATCTACTATTGGTCGAATTCTATATAAAAGTCCTATTAAAGACTTTCATTGTGGTCTTCGTGGATATAATAGACAGAGTATATTAGATCTTAATCTTCATACTACTGGTATGGAATATGCCAGTGAGATGGTAGTTCAAGCAACTTTGCATAATCTTAAAATATGTGAAGTTCCTACTACTCTCAAAAAAGATGGTCGTGACCGTCCACCACACCTAAGAAGTTGGTATGATGGTTGGAGACATTTGACGTTCTTGCTTATGCATGCCCCAAATTGGTTATTCTTATATCCAGGATTGTTATTTCATATAGCTGGAATTATACTAAGTACTAAGATTATTTTAGATCCTATTATTGTTCGTAATATTAAATTTGACGTCAATACATTGGTATATGGAGCAGTATCAACAATCATTGGTTTTCAGTTAATACTATTCTATGTAATAACTAAACGATATGCAGCAATATCTAAATTTATACCAATGTGTAGGATTGATAATTTTCTAGTTAAACTAACTATGAATAGAGGAATTTTAGTAGGAGCAATTCTATTTGTAGTTGGGTTAATTGGATCTATTGTTGCATTGGTAATATGGTCAAATACAAATTTTGGTAACTTAGATGCTTCAAAAATGCTAAGATTAACTATTCCAATGCTTGTATTACTGGTATGTGGAATACAACTTATGTTTAGTAGCTTTTTCTTAGGCATTCTAGAAATTAAAGTTAAAAAGGATTGAGTAAATGAAAAATGTATGTAACAAAATAAATAAATACTTTCCTATTGTATTGATGTGTCTATTTATGCTCATTTTATACATTATTTTATTACGTAAATCTCAAGATAATGATATGTTTTTTGAGATTATGAGTGGTAGAGATATACTTAATGGAAATTTTCATACTGCTAGTCACTTAAATAACTTTCCAATAACGGTTCAACAGTGGCTATATGCAGTTTGTTTAGCCATTATAGATAGATTTGGAACAACTGGACATATTCTATTTGTATTAGTTCAGAATATAGTGTTATATTTTGTATCTGTCGCGTTTATCATGATAAAGACACATGATAAAAAGAAGGCATTTATTGGATCTATTGCAGCTATATTGATATGTAGTGATTATATGATCAATATTAGGCCACAGATTATAACTGTTATTTGTTTATTAGCTCATTTAATATTCCTAGAATTATATAAGGAAAAGAAGTCTATTAAATATTTACTTCCTATTTTTCCCATATTGATTTTATCAGCTAATATGCATCAGGCAGTATTTTTATATCATGGTCTAATAATGGTTCCATATTTTTATAAAAAAGAAAAACCATTTATAGATTGGACATTAATATGTTTTACACCATTATTTATGACATGTAGTTTATTAACACCTTATGGTATAGATGGATCATTATATATTGTACGAACATTTATGTCAAATGCATTTAATGTAATTAGTATAAATGAGCTTTTGCCAATATCAATAAAAGATTACGCTGGTGTTAAGTTAACCTTAATAATTGGTTTTACTATTTACTATATCTATAAACATAAGTCTAATTATTTTGTTAATTACTATGTGTTCATTATTGCAATATTAGCCTTAATAAATTTTAGACATATTAGTATTATGTTTATTCCAGTAGTATTTTTAATCTGCTGTGTAGATGAATTTCATAAACTCAATAATACTTATATGTATGGATGTATCTCGTTAATATGTATAGCAGTATGTTTTTTATTTGTACATCATACAGATATTAAATATGACTATGGTAAGGTTGCTAATTCTATTGAAGACAAGGATGCTCCTATATATAATGTAGCCATGGATTTAGGTGGTTGGTTAGAGTATAATGGATGTACAAAGATCAAAATAGATAGTCGATGTGAAGCCTTTTCTGAAGAGATTAGTGGTGTACCACATATTCTAGAAGACTATTTCGCGTTATCACAAGGATATTGGGCTGAATCAGATGGTGGGTATTCATTAGTTGAAGATGATGAGATTTTAGCCTTAGTTGATGACTATGAGTATGTAGTAGCTAAGAAAAATCATTATGTTAATAGAACTATGAATAGAAATACAGATGACTGGACACTAATCTTTGATGATAATATGTATACAGTTTACCAACATAACTAAAGAGCTATTTAATTATAACATAGTATGAATGTGAAAAATACTAAGTTTTGATAAATATACAATATAAAGGAGAGTATAAAGATGGAAGGTATAGTAAGTACATTATTGAACAATCTTTTAGCATTTGCAATATCAATGCCAACTAATATGGTAATCCTTGTAATTATTTGTCTTATTATGAAGGTTGCGCTCAAAAAGAAAGTTATTGATTGCGTTAGAATAGTAATTGGATATTTGCTTATTGGATTACTTCTTGGTATTTTCGGAATTACCATGCCAAGTTTCTTAGCAATCGGACAGTGGATTGTAAATGTATGTAAGAACTTATGGTAAAAATTAACAAAGTATTAAGAAAGTAACGGGTAGATTGCAACATATCTATCCGTTATTTTTTATAGGTGATAAATAATGAATCCAAACATAACTAATAGTATCATAAAAGAACGTAAAGATGAGTTTTATCAATCTAAATATGAATACTATGAGAAGATGGTATTTTATATTATTCTAACTGCTAGTATTACATCGTTCTTTTATTGGTTTACTGATTGTATGTTATATGGTAGAATAGCTTTAGAAACTCTACTTGCTAGAGCTTCTATTTTTATATTCTTAGCTATATACATAATTATTATGCGAAAATCAAATAACTATAAGCTTTGTATTTCAGCATCATATGTTATGACGCACATAATTATTTTTTGTACGTCTTGGGCAGTTTTTCATTTAGAAAATCGTATGCATGCTAATGAAGGCTTAATGGTTATAGAATGTATTTTTATATTCTTAGGATTAGCGTCTCCAAAACGTTATTCTGCAATATTTCATTCACTTATGATAGTTGATATTATAATTGCTAATATATTTATTCATTATGATGATTTCTTAACTATTATTGCCTTACATATATTTCTTATTATTGGATCAGAAATTTTAATTCAGTATCTAGAAAAAGTATTTGAAGATAAATTTATTTCAAATATTAAATTAAATCATGTATTATTACATGATCCATTAACTGGTGCATATAATAGAAATATATTCAAGACTATTTGTCATAATGGTACAAATATTTTTACTATTGATAATGCCGGTATTTTATTATTAGATATAGATTTTTTTAAAAAGATAAATGATACTTATGGACACGATGTAGGTGATGTTATACTACAAAAATTAGCTTATACTGTAAATAATACAATTAGATCAGAGGATTATCTTATTCGATTTGGTGGAGAGGAATTTGTAGTAGTACTTAATAATGTAAATAAAGAAATTTTATATGATACTGCGATGAGAATAAAAGATGCTATACAAGCTGAACTTATTACATATCAAGTAACAGTTTCTATTGGTGGATGTATGTATGATGAAGTTACTGATTACAATAATATTATTAAAATAGCAGATGAACAGCTATACTATGTAAAACAGCATGGACGAAATGGTGTAAAAATCATTTAACTATTTACAAAAATAGTTATCTTTGATATAATATAAATATATTTGGAGGTAATAGATATGTTTAGTCCAGATGAAAGATATATTACAATAGATGAACTTAAACAGGGTACTAAATTTACATATAAGGATGAACATGTAATGAAACTACCTCCATTTTGTGAATGTTATGGAGAAAAGTCAAATGCTGTAGATCTTGATACTGGAACTATGCTATGGCTTAATCCAAATGCTTGGGTTGATCAGGAAACTATGAAAGTTGAAGAATCTAATTTATAATACCAAGTGTGAATATAATGAAAATCTGTAAAAATACTATTTACAAACAATAAGAGTCATGTTATAATATCTCTATAGTTACTGATAACTAATCTATTGGAGGTAGATAACATGACTTATTTATATGATTGTGGCAATGAAGTTATTAGTGTTTGGAGATCTAACAACGAGTTCAGTACTAAGGTAACTGTACAGACTAATAATAATGGTCATTATAGAGACTTTGATCGTACTATTCGAGAAGATGAAGTCGGTAAGTTCTTCACCTGGAATCAGCATAAAATCTATCTCGATAATTTCAAGAAAATTTCTATCCAGGATGTTAAGGATAAGCTTGAAAGCGGTGAATGGATCACTAGTGATGAACTCTGCCAGTCAATTATGTCTGAAGGAATTGAGAATGTAAGATTCATCATTCCGGTATATGAAGTTGTTTCAAGAGATCCTTTTGGACTTGGAATTATTTCTTGTAGTCCAAATAGACATATAGAGAAGAAATGTCATATCGTAGAAGAGTTTAACAGAAACGTTAGAGATAACTACAAGTTTAAGCTCTATGTTGATGAATATGACGGACAGACTTGCAAGTATACTGATATGTATGTTACTGATCTTGTAAGTGAGCTGAGATCTGGATTTGCGAAGATCGCATAATTACAACTAATATTAAAGGAGAAAAAAATAAATGGACATGAAAAAGCAGTTTATGGCTGAGATTGATAAGATCGAAAATGATAAGTTGAAGAAAGTAGCTAAGAAAATGGCTAAAGATCTACCTGACTATTTTTGGCATGTAGCTGCAAGTTCTTCTGGAAAATATCATCCTGCCTGTGATCTTGGAGATGGTGGTCTTGTAAGACATTCTATTATGGTTTGTACTTGTGCAATGGATCTTGTTACTTGCGAGATGTTTGTTAGAGATAATTCTGCAAATAGAGATATTGCAAGAGTTGCAGCACTTTTCCATGATGGTATTAAACATGGACCTGTAGCTGAAGACGGATCTTATTCTAATCATACTGAATTTGAACACCCTAGATTTGCTGCTGATTTTGTAAGAAATCATCTTGTTGAAGAAAAGATTGATGATCTTACTACTGAAATGATCTGTGATGCTATTTATACTCATATGGGTAAATGGTGTACTGATAAGTATGGAAATGCTAAAGCACTTTCTAAGCCTAGAACTGACTTTGAGAAACTTATTCATCTAGCAGATTATGTTGCATCTCGTAAATATATTTCTGGACTTGACGAATGGCAGGTTCTTAACATATTCGAAGACGACTGTAAATAAGAGGGATTAAACTAATGAAAATTCATAATAATAAAATTATTTTTGAAGTAAATAAAAAAGAAGAAGAACTTGAAATTGATATTACTCCTTATGATAAAGCATATTCTATTTTTGCAAATAAAACTATAGCTTTTTCTACACCTAATAAAAGAGGCGAAGCGACAATTACTATTAATGACGAATTCTATGGTATAGATTATGCTGATATTACTTTAACATTCGTAAACTGTACACTTAAGTCTGTGACAGTTACTCCAATCATTTCAGCAATAAAAGAAATTGATGACAATTATACTATACATGATATTAAGAGTAAGTGTGAGTCAATTCTTTCAACTGAGTTTAAGAAGGTTTCAGATCTATATACTATAACAGTATTTGAAGCTGGAGATCTTGTAATCAATTCTGTACTTTCAGATCAAGCCGATGAAGATAAGTATTATCTCATTACATCTAAAGATAATAAGGAATATTGGTAAATATGGCTAAATTTTATGCAGTAAGAGTTGGAAAAGTACCAGGAATATATACTAGTTGGTTTGAATGTGAAGCTCAGATCAAACACTTTCCTTGTGCTGAATATAAATCTTTTACTAGTGCAACAGATGCAGAAGCATATATGAATAGAACTCATGTTAAACCAGACATAACCAATCCTGATGCTATTATAGTATATGTAGATGGTAGTTATAATCCTTCTGAAGAAACCTGTGGATATGCTTCTTTTTTAATGCATGGTGATAAGAAAAAGATTATTTGTGGTAGATTTAAGATGACAGAAGGAGGTCGAAATGTAGAAGGAGAAGTTCGAGCTGCTTATGAAACACTTAAATATCTTAGAATTAAACAATATAAGGATATCATAATTTATTACGATTATGAAGGTATTGCTAATTGGGCAGATAAAGTATGGTCAGCTAAAAAGACTTATACACAATGTTATGCTAATTTTGTAGATAAACTTCGTAATCAAGATTATCGTATTTCTTTTAGACACGTATATGGGCATACTGATATAAAAGGTAATGAATATGTTGATCGTATTGCTAAGCTTGCCTGTGGTGTAGAAGTTCCAAATAAAGATATGGATATCATTGATGAAATTTCAGATATCAATGGTTTTCCTCTTGTTATTCCTCCATTAAATCCACCTAATTGGTGTGATTATAAAAATTTATTGTAACTAGTTAACCAAAGGAGATATTTATGAAAAAGCGTATTTTGTCAATTGCACTCTGTGCAGCAATGGTTATAACAGTATTCACTGGATGTGGTGATACTCGAGTTACTCCAGACATACCTACAGATCATCCACTTAATAATGTAAGTATTGTAGATGTAACTGATGACAATCCAAGCAAAATTGACTCAACAGAAAATGATACCAAAATTAGCAAGCACGATGATTCAGATCAGAGATTTAGACTAATTGAGGATTCTGATGACTTCATTGTTAATACTGAGTATGATTTTGACAGTGACTATTCACTGAATAATATTACTACAGTTCTTGATTATGTAGAACATGAATCTGATAATGTTAATGAGAATACTATTCTTAGTGAAACAAGTTTGAATATGGCTCTTTCTCTTTTGCTTGAAGGTGCTGGAGATAATACAGAATCATATAACGCATTAATCAATTATCTTAATGGATGTAATTATCCTAATGATTTTCTTAGAATTAGATCAAGAAATAATGCACTTATTTCACGTTATCTGTTTGATGATCTTAATAGTCGTATGTCAATAGCAAATTCTGCATGGTTTAATACTGGAGTTACTCCTGCACCAGCATATGTAGATGTACTTAGTGCATATTACAATGGAAGAGTACAGTCACTTGATTTTAGTGATGCAACAAGTGCAGAAATTATCAATTCTTGGTGTGATGGAGCAACAGATGGATGTATTCCTTCTATTATATCACCTGAAGTATTGAGATTGAATGATGGTTTACTTATTAATGCACTTTATTTCTCTGGTACTTGGGCAAATCCATTCGATGATCATAATTGTAGAGAAGCAGTATTTACTAATGCAGATGGATCTACTTCTACTGTTACTATGATGTACGATTATGGTTATACTACTTATTATGAAAGTAATTGGTGTGAAGGTTTTATGAAGCCTTATGAAGACTCAAATCTCGTATTTATTGGTATTCTTCCTAAGGAAAACGCTAATTTTGCAGTAAATGATCTTGATATAGATGATATGCTTTCTAATCCAGTTCATGGATATGAAGTAAATATTGGTATTCCTCAGTTTAAGATTTCTGATGAGAATCATCTTTTCAATGCACTTTATAACAATGGTTTAGCACCTGCATTTAGATCTGGCAATACTGATTATTTGGAATATCTTAGTGATACACCACTTTCTGTATCAGATGTTATTCAGATGACTTATGTAGATGTTAATCCTGAAGGCACAGAAGCTGCAGCAGTAACAGCTATTACTCTTGAGAAGAGTGCTGCACCTGTTAGAGATACAGAAGTACATGAGATTATTCTTGATCGTCCATTTGTATTTATGATCTATGATACAGAGGCACATGAATGTCTATTCATTGGCAAAATTAATAGTCTGTGATAAGAGCTATTTAATAATATAAGAAGAGAACTAGTATTCTTTGAATGCTAGCTCTCTTTTATTTTGTTAGAAGGGAGACTATTATATTGAAAAAAGCTAAAGAATTTATACATAAGTATAAAAATTGGATATTAGCTGTAGCAATGTTAATGCTCACTATTTCTTTTATATATACTAGAATTGATGCTTCTAAACAAACTAATATTCAGAAAGTATCATATGATGAATTTCTAGACTATCTAGAAGCAGGTGATATAGATACAGTAGATTATAATAAGAATAATAAATGGATGACATTTACTTTATATAATGATGAAACTAGAAAAATGTCAATTCAAGAACGAGATGAGTATACTGGCTATACCAATGCTGATAAACGTCAGGTATTATATCCTGGTGGTGATAATTTTAGAATGAATTTGCTAGAATATGGTGTTATTCTAAACGTAACTAATGAAGATACCACTGTTATTAAAATTATGGAAACCTTTATGTCTGTGGCGTTTCCAATTATATGGATAATAGTATTAGTAGTTATGTTAAAGTCAACTGTTTTTACTGATGTTAAACCTGAGGATATTATTCAAACGAGCACTAAAAAATTTGAAGATGTCATTGGACACGATGAAATTATAGATGACTTAAAATTTATTACTAAACTTATGAAGAATCCTAAGATAGGTGATAAAATAGGAGCACAACTACCAAAAGGAATTTTATTTAGTGGACCACCTGGATGTGGTAAAACACTTCTAGCAAAAGCTATTGCTGGTGAAGCTGATGTGCCATTCTTATATCAGAATGCTTCTAAATTTATTGATAGATTTGTTGGTGTAGGTGCAAAGAATGTTCGTGGTCTATTCAAACTCGCAAAACAGAATGCACCTTGTATTGTGTTTATTGATGAAATAGACGCAGTTGGTACTGATAGAGATAATGGTAAAGGCACCTCAGAGCATGAACAAACTATAGATGCTTTACTTCAAGAAATGGATGGTTTTACTGGTAGAGAAGGAATTTTTATAATTGCGGCTACTAATAGACCTGATGCATTAGATAAAGCATTAGTTCGTGCAGGTAGATTTGATAGACAGATAATTGTAATGCCACCAAGAAATTGGCAAGAACGATTAGAATTATTCGAACATCACTTAAAGAGATATACAATCGATGATAAGTTAAAAGATGATCTTGAAGAAATTAGTAAACAGATTTCTGGATTTACTGGCGCAGATATTGAAGCTATATGCAATGAGGCGTCTATTATTGCAGTTATGACTGATAAAGATGCTATTGATCGTGCATGTATTGAAGAGGCAATTGATAAGAAACAGTTTAAAGGTAATAGATCTAAGAAAGAGAAATTTCTTAAAGATAAAGAAATTATTGCATACCATGAAGCTGGACACGCAGTTATGAGCTATTTACTTAATGAACCAATTGCAAGAGCGAGTATTCAGTCTACAGTATCTGGTGTTGGTGGTGCAGTTATTAATGCTGATAAAGAAACAGTATTTCTCACCAAACAAGATTTTGAACATAGAATAATGATTTGTTATGCAGGTAGAGCTTCTGAAGAAATTAAATTTGAATCTATTACTACTGGTGCTTCAAATGATATTACACAAGCTACTGATTGTATGACTCAATATATTGAAAATCTTGGATTTGATGATGATTTTGGTTTACTTGATATTTCAGTATTAAGTAAAACTCACTTAGTCGATGGTAAAGATCTTACTAAACGACTTAGTAATATGTCAAAAGACAGATATAATGAATGTAAAAAGTTACTTAAAGAAAATTATGATAAAGTAGAAAAGCTTGCTAAAAAATTGCTTGAAGTTGAAACTTTAAGTGGTAAAGAGATCGAAGAGCTATTTAAGGAGTAAAGAGATGTTTTTGTCAAAGGAAGTTAAAAATAAGTACAAAATATTTAGTCGTAAAAAATGCGAAGAATATTGTACAAAGAAACATGATAGAACTTCATTAATTATTTCAATTAGGTCTAGTTGGGATAAGACAATGCCGCAGGTCTTTATTTCTGATCAAAACAAAGTACTAGCTATTTTATCGCTATCTTTCGATGATGTAGAAAAAGAAGATGTTATTGATGGTAAAGAATTTTGTATGTCATTCGAGGATGGTGATAAAGTAGCTAATTTTATTGCTCAATGGTATGATAAAGTAGAAGATATTATAGTTCATTGTGACGGCGGAGTCTCACGTAGTGCTGGCGTCGCTGCTGCAATTATGAGAGTCAAGGAAGGTGATGATTGGCCTATTTTTGATAGTTCAGTTAAGCATCCTAATATGACTTGTTACTTAAGAACATTAAAAGGTTTTCATTATATCTAATGAAGGACTATTTACGAATAAAAGGAGAAATGTGTATGTTATATTGTATAATTGGACCAAGTGGTTGTGGTAAGAGTACAGTAGTATCTGAGCTTAATAAGCTTGGATATAAATCACCTGACAGTTACACAACTAGGCCTCCTCGTTATCCAGGCGAAGGTGGTCATACCTACATTACAATAGATGAGTTTGATAAACTTGTTAATAAGGTTGCTTATACTCATTTCAACGGTTATGATTACTGCGTAACTGGAGAAATGCTTGATGGATGTGACTTCTATATTGTAGATCCTGCCGGTATTGAAACTCTTAAGGAAAATGGATATACGAAGTTTAAGGTAATTGGTCTTGATCTTGAACCTTGTGATTGTGCTTCTAGAATGTTAGCCAGAGGTGATAAAGGACCTGATATTTTAGGTAGACTTGATAATGATTGGTACATGTTCAGAAACTTCAATAGTATGTGCGATCTTATTATTGACGCTACTCAAGATATTCCTACAATTGTAAATGAGATCCTTAATTATAAGAAAGAAATTGAACCTCAGACAGTTTTTTCATAAAACTATTTACAAAGTATATACAACATGATATAATAAAATAGTAATTTATTGTAGAAAGGAAATTAGTAATGGGTAAAAATCTATATACCGAAGACAGTATTGTTACTGAAACTCCGAGAGAATTTACTCGAAGAGTACCAAGTACTTATCTTGGTTCTAGTAAGAAGAATACTAACCTCGTTAAAGAGATCTTTGCCAATGCAGTCGATGAACATGCTATTGGTCATGGTAATAAGATAAAGATTACTATCGACACAAAGACAAATACTTATATTGTTGAAGATAATGGTCAGGGATTCATCGTAAATGCTGGTATTGATGAAGATGGAGAAACCATTCTTCAGAGATCTTTTGACAAGCTCAATACTTCAGGTAAGACTTCTGCAGATGGTGTTTACGAAGGTACAGCACTTGGTCTTAATGGTATTGGTGCAAAACTTACTAACTGGTTGAGTTCTAGTCTTAATGTTATTACTTATCGTGATGGTCAGTTTGAGGAACTGGACTTCGTTGATGGTATCTTTAAGAAGAGAAAAGTTGGTAAGGCAAAACATGATTCAGGTACAATCGTAACCTGGCATCCAGATCCTCAGTTCTTTGGGGAAAATATTCCTGATGATGCTTTACTTAAATCACATTTCGAAGTAATTGCAGCGCTCTGTCCTGAACTTACTATTGAGTTCACTTTGGATGGAACAGAGATGAAGTTCTCTGAGCCTGGTGGTATCAACGCTTATGTTGATCGTAAGGTTAAAGGTAAAGAACTCTTCTCAAACAGATTCGTTATGGATCGCGCAATTGGTAAAGATAGACTTAATATCTGTATCACATACACTTCAGATTATGCAGAAAGCATTGATGCTTATGTAAATCTTGGTCTTACTGATGCAGGTGAGCATATCAAAGCATTCCATACTGCTTTCGTTAAGGCAGTTAACAAGTATGCTACTGATGTAGGTCTTCTTAAGAAGAATGATAGAAACTTCAATAATGCAGAAATTGCTGAAGGTCTTTATGTAGTATGTAACATGACTACAACAACGGCTAAGTATGATGCTCAGAACAAATCTCGTATCGATGATATTGATGCTAAGATCATTAACTCAGTAGTTGGTGGTGATTTTGCTACATGGTTGATTAACAATCCAGGTGATGCAAAGATCATCGTTGAGAGAGCTCTTCAGGCAAGACGTGCAAGAGAAGCTGCTCAGAAAGCTAAGGAAAAGATTCGTGACGCAGGTAAGGTTAATAAGAAATCTATTTTCGTTGATCTTCCTTCTAAGCTTTCAGATGCATATCCTAAGAATAAGAAAGATCGTTCTCGTTGTGAGTTATATATAGTAGAAGGTGATTCTGCTGGATCTTCAATCAATGCAGTTAAAGATTCTGAGTTCCAGGCTTGCTTCCCTATTAGAGGTAAGATTCTTTGTTGTCAGAAAGCTGCACCTGATAAAGTTCTTGGTAATGCTGAAATCGCAAATATTGTTAAGGCGTTAGGTCTTGATATTGATAAATCTACTGGTAAGTTGATTTATGATCCTAAGAAGTTACGTTATCAGTATATCATTATTGCTACTGATGAGGATGCTGATGGATATGATATCGCATTGCTTCTTCTTACTGTATTCAACTGGTTGTGTCCTGAACTCATTGAAAACGGACATATTTATCGTGTACATGGTGCATTGTTTAAGGTTACCTTTAATGATGATACATACGAGATATTCCAGACTGATGCTGAGTTAGAGAACTTCAAGAAGAATAACAAGAAACCCTATAAGTTATCTCGTGCTAAGGGACTTGGTGAACTTACACAGGATGAAGCATATGAGCAATTAGTAAATCCTGAAACTCGTGATCTTGTTCAGCTTGTAACTGACAATATGGAAGAGTTCAATGAGTATCTCGAAATATTCAAGGGTGCTGACGTTGAACCTAGACGTTTGTATCTTGAAGATCATTGTACAGATTACGATGAATAAGTTAAAATCTCAGAGAGATGTTAAAGTCTCTCTGAGAATTTTCTAAAACTATTTAATTGTAAATTACACTATGATATAATAGTAGTATAAGGAGAATAAATATGGCAAGAGTAAAACATACTGAAGATACACCTGTTGCATTTAAGTTACGACAGATGAATCTTAAAGATGAAATGAGTAAGGACTTCGTTGTCTATGCAAATGAAGTTAACTTACATCGTGCATTTGCGTATTTAGCTCCAGGTTTTAAGCCTATCGCTGGACATGCTCTTTGGGCAATGTGGGTAAATGGTCGTAGATCTAATAAGCCATATACTAAGTCTGCTAAGGTAGAAGGTGAAGTAATGTCCTTCTCACCTCACGGTGGATCTTATGGTTCTCTTGCTCGTATGGCAGCAGATTATATTTACCATATTCCTTATATTGACGGACACGGTTCATTTGGTTCAGCAATTGGTGGTCCTACACCTGGTGCTGCAAGATACACTGAGATGAGACTTTCCAAGTTTGCAGAAGACGTATTGTTCTATAATACAAAACTTCTTGACATGGGTCTCAACTATCTTGAAGAGGAAGATGAGCCTATTCTTAAGAATTGGCAGGCATTACTTCCGCTTCTTTTCATTACTAATACTTCTGGTATGGGTTATACTGTTTCAAACTCTTGGAGTTCTGGTAACTTATTTGAGTTCAAGGAACAGTTAGAGAATTACCTTAAGACTGGTAAAACTGATTGTTCTAATATCTTCCCTGACTTTCCTACAGGCGGTGTTATTGTAAATAAGTCTGATATGAAGGCTCTTTACGAAACGGGTAAAGGTACTATTCGTCTTAGAGGTAAGACTGAAATTGAGGGTAATACAATTCATATTCTCTCACTTCCTTATCAGGTTTATCCTGAGCAGTTTATTGATGATGTTAAGAAATATATTAGCAATAATGCAAACACTATTACTGATGTAAGTAATTTGTGCGGTAAGAAGGGCTTTAAGATTGACGTTGAGTGTGAAGAAGGCACTGCTGAATATACACTTGATCAGTTATTCAAGAAGACTTGTCTTCAGATCAATATCTCTGATGAACATAAAGCCGTTGATGAATCTGGTAAGCCAGTGCTTGTTACATTCCAGCACTATATGGAAACATTCGTCAAGGGTAACATTGCTCTTGTAATTAAAGAAGCTAAGTATAATCTCGATGAGATTAACTCTAGACTTGAATTACTTGATGGTTTACTTAATGCTCTCGAAATCATTGATGAGATTATTGCTACTATTAAGAAGTCAAAATCAATGGAAGATGCTAAACACGCTATCATGGAAATGAAGAAATATAAGTTCACTGAGCGTCAGGCAGATTACATTGTTCATACACCTCTTGGTAGATTAGCTAATCTTGAGCAGGTTAAGCTTCATGACGAAAAGAAGCAGCTTGAAAAGCAGAAGAAGCTTAATGAAGATCTTATGGTAAATAAGAAGTCTCAGGAAAAATACTTCCTTGGCAGATTCAATGCTCTTATCGAGAAATACGCATGGGAACGTAAGACTGAAGTTATTGATGTAGTTATTGATAACTCTTCAGATGAAAACAGACCTGCTAAGATCGCTAAGCCTGAATCACTTAAGCCTAAGAAAGAGTTCATGATTGTTCTTACTTCTGAGAATTGTCTCAAGAAGATTGACGTTATGAAGTTCCGTCAGACTGAAGAAGATGCAAAGAACATTAAAGTTCAGGGCAACAATAGATTTGTGGTTGTATCTAACAAAGGTAACATGTACAAGATTTGGCCTAACCAGATTGATAAGTGCTTACCTACTGCTTCAGGTACACCTATTAGAGACATCAATAAGAATATTCGTGACGATGAGCAGATTATTGCTATCTACACTGAAGATCTTGATCTTCCATACGTATACTTCGTTACTAAGGAAGGTTATGGTAAGATGGGTGAAGTTAAGTCATCACTTCTTATTAGTAAGAACAACGGTGCAGTAGTATGTGGTCTTAAGTCTGACACAGACGAGATTATCGCAATTAAACTTCTTAAAGATGTTAAAGAACAAATCGAAATTACTACAAACAAGGGTCGTAAAGAATTAGTTGAAGCGGGTAAGCCTCAGGGAAGAGGAGCCGGTGGAAAGAGAATTATCGGCCTTAAGAAAGACGAAGAGATTACTGAAGTACATTCAGTGTAAGGAGTTGCGTATGGTACATTTATTAAGATGTGAGCAGGAAACGATAGTTACAACCGATGCTGATACTAAAATCGCCTCAGTTTATACTGCAGATCCTGTGTACATGCGCAAGCTTGATGCTCTAGTAGAAAAATATCCTGATACATATAAGGTTGTGAAAGAAGATGAACTTTCTAAGACATATGAATTTCCGAAAAAGTTACTTTCATTCCGTGCACCAAAGATATTGACTGAAGAGCAGAAAGCAGAGTGTAGAGCTAGACTCGAAGCTATTAGAAACAATTAAATAGGTAAAAAATAGGGTATCAATTATTTGATACCCTATTGGATGCCTTTTTACGGAGGGAGAATAAATTTGTGCATATTAAGTTTGCTAAAAGGAATTTAGTTGAACGAAATGAAACCCATAAGAAAGTAAGACATTTCTTTCATGGATTAAGACATAATCGATATTTATTTCACTATTATTAAACATATATGTCTTATTAACAAGTGTCCCAGAGGTCATCCTGAGACCTCTGAGAAACTACCGAAGAAAGGAAATTATACTAATGAAGAACAAAGTCATTGCTGTCCTTGCTTTAGTATTAGTACTAGCCATGACAGCCGGCTGTACGGCCAAAGAAACAGCAGTAGTTGAGTCTAAATCAGGTACTGTAAGTGAAAACGCTGCAGCACCTACTACTGAAGCTAAATCTGAACCTAATATTGATCCTAATGCTATGACCTTAGAGTCTATTCAGAAAAAAGGTAAGATTATTAGTGCTGGAAAATCGTCAACTGAAAAATTTGGTGAAATTACTGCAAATAAGTATACGTTTGACAGTATGCCGACAATTACATTCTACACATTCAATAGTGTAGAAGATGCAGAGAGTACATTTGAGTATATCAAGTCTAAAGTACTTATGGACACTACTGAAACAGATAATACGGTTGTAGGTCAGAGAGCTGAAGCAATTGGTTTACCTTACATTCAGTTCTACTACTTAACTGGAAATATGATCGTTGCAAATGACGATTTTATTGGAGATCCAGGTAGTGATAAGGGTCCTAGTGACACACAGAATACTAACAATCAGAATCTACATGATGAGATAGTAAAGTATTGGTAAGAAAAATAAAGGGAAAGCATAGAAATATGTTTTCCCTAATTTGTGAAATTTCTCAAAAAACTATTTACGAGTTCATAAAAACATGATATAGTTATAATTGAATAAAATGTTTTAGATAATGTCATTGTAAGAATGACATTTGTTATTATTGAGTTGAGGTAAATATGTGTAATGAATGATAACACTAAAAAGCTAATTAAGTATTTAATTAAAACCGGTGTAATTGCCGGAGTTGCAGTAGTAGCATATTCGCCTGGTTTGATTGCATTAAGTTTATTTGATGCTTCAATATTTAAAGCAGGTATGTCAATTATTATAGGTGTAGCATTAACTGCTGGATTTGGTATTTCTACTGCACAGTATTTTTTACCGGAAAAAACTCATATCAAGCTTCTTACTACTAAGATAGATGTTACAGCTTTATCAGAAAAACTAAAAGCTCATGAAGAAGATGCTTATATGGGTAAGTTAGCTGCTCAGGCACTGACACAAGTCGACAGATTAAATAAGTCTATTGAAAGAGCTGAGTTCGAAATTGCTCGTAAGTTTGATAAGTCGACTATAACCTATCAAAATTTTTATTCATCAGTAACAGCTGCAAGTAATTGCGCATTTGAAAATCTTAACAGTTTCTCAAATCGATTACAGCTTTACTCTGACGAGGAATATATCAATATTATAAAAAGTTATTTAATATGGAGAGTATTTATATAATGGAGGTAAAAATATGTCAAGGTCTAAAAATATTACAGATAGAGAAATAGAACATTATATGTATTCTGACGATGAATACTTAGGTGATGTAGGTGAAACTAATCGTGATGAGGATTATACACGAGATAAAATGAAAAAGCATTTTACAATGTGTGAAGATACACCAAATTTAATGATATGTAAAGAGACTAGTACAAGATAAGGAGATTTTCATGAGAGTATTAATTAAAGATAAAAATGATAACTCATGTATGGTTGAAGCTACAAAAATATGTATCGAAGGTAATAAAGTAATTGTATGTAATTCAGAAGAATCTTATTACTGTGAAGATCGTAAGTTATTAAATGAGTTTAATACGCTTATTTGGAATACTATGGATGATAAGTGCATTAACTTATCTAAATTCAAATTTAAGATTAGATCTCTAGAGCAGGCCTTCAATGAGTTAGCCAACTCAGCTGAATTAAGTGCACTCGCAGGCATAAACAGCATTATAAATGCTGATTAAAAGAGGAAACATCTATGGAAAAATCAAAAAATGTAGTAGAAACTATAAAAATTGTATTTGCCTCAATTTTAATTTGTGGTATTTTGGCTGGTGGAATATTCTTAAATATTCGGTCAACACTTATTAAATATTACAGAACAGATGATTTCACCATATCATATGAGGGATATGTAAGTTCTCATGGTGGCGGAAATGTCAAGGTAGTTTGGGCTGATGAAGATGGAAATGAACATATATGTAATGATGCCAGACTATTAGACACTATGTTTAGAAATAAATTTGATACTGATAGTAATGAAAATTATATTGTGTATGACAGCGATTTTTATTTATCTGAATGTCATATAACACATGATAATGCTGTGGCACTTGGGTTAATTAGAGATAATACAATTGAGTTTGTATCAAATAAATAACTTTTTAATATCATATTATATAAAGTAGTTTTGTGGGTCTTAAAATAGGCTTACAAAACTATTTACTTTTATATAGGAACATGTTATAATAAACCCATAATAAATATTTGGAGGTATTTATCATGGCTAAGACAGTTAAATATTATTTAGGAATCACAACTTACAACACACAGTTCACAACTGTAGAGATCACAAAGAAACAGTACAATGAGTTACTTAAGAAATACGACAAGATCGTTGAAGATAATCATAAGAATCTTGTTTCTGAGACTAATGATCCAGAATCTTCTGAGTATTATGTTGGTAGAGTTACTCGAACCAATGAAGCTGAGAAGTATGTAGATGAGTTTATCGATTTTGAAGATGGTGCAACATACATCACATTGATGACTCGAACCTGCAAAGAAGGTTTCAAATTTAAGTAATTGTTACACAATTGTTACATGAAGGACTATTTAATAAATATATGTGAAAGGATGTATTAAATGTACGTACCTGAAAATGATGAAGAGAGAGCTTATCTCGCTAAATATGATCCAAATAAATATCCAAAGCCTTCAGTCACTGTGGACTTTATAGTTCATATTGATGGTGAAGGTATTTTGTTTGTAAAACGGAAAAATTTCCCTTATCGAGGTAAATGGGCACTTCCCGGCGGTTTTCTTGATGTAGGTAAAGAAAATACTCTTCAGGCAGCAGTAAGAGAACTTAAAGAAGAAACTAGTTTGGATATAGATCCTAATAATATAGTTCTGGAAGGCGTCTACAGTGATCCCCAGAGAGACCCTAGAGATCATGTAGTGAGTATTGTATATTCTATAAACCTTCCTTCAGAGTATGTCTCCAAGGTCAAACCGGACGACGACGCAGCTGCTGCAGGATTTGTAAATTTTGAAGATGGTAAGAATCATACCTTTAAGATGGAAGATCTTGCCTTTGATCACAAACGGATCCTCGAAGACTATTTCAATAAAAGGAGATAATCTATGAAAAAGAAAGCATTTATGATATATATTGACTTCGATGATACTATTTACGATCATAAGTTTCATTGGAGATTTGATGAAGATTTTGATTACAATATGATGTTCGGATTCGGAAAAATTGAATATGAAGAGAAATATCTGAATCATGAACTTATTGAGAAGGTTAGACAAATTTGTGCCTATCTTCAGAAGAATGACATTAAGCCATTCGTAAACTTGCTAACTGGTTGCCAGACTAGCATCTATTTCAAGTCTAAGACAGATCTACTTGATAATGCTACACCTGGTTTATTTAATAACTACTTTAGTGTATCGACTCAGGATGCAAAGTTACCTATGATTCTGGCATACAATAAGGAAGTGGCAGCAGATTATGAAATCATTCAGACTTTAGTTATTGACGATGGATTTGGAGTTACTGCACAGTGTCAAGATAAAGGTTTTGATGCTATTGCGCCTGGATATTTCGAAAAGCACTATAAAGTAGAAATATAGGAGAAGAAATGGAAAAGATTAAGGTAACAATTGAAGGTTATAAGTCAAAGATACGTACATTCTTTGGCGAAGAAGAAGCTATTCAGGTAGGTGACACCAGTGGTCCCTATATTGAATATAAAAAGATCGAAACCGTAAGAGGTTACAATCCTAATTATGGTGACGATCGTATATGCGTATGCGGACATCCATATTACAGACACTTTGATCCCTACGAAGGAATGGAAGCTTGTGGATGTAAGTATTGCAGTTGTGACACTTTTAAGGAGAAGGAAAACCAGTAACACGAACACAGAGTAAATAACTAATTAAGTATTTGCGATATATACTTTAATTTGTTATGACCTCTACGAGACAAAGAAGTCTCACCAGACAAACAAAGAAAAAGATATGTATCTTTCATAGAAAGAACATAATCATTTTTCAATGGGAGAAAGGAATTTATGTTAAAAACGATTCGACAATTGAATACTAAACTGTATATCGCATTTATTGTCGTGTGTGCAATTAGTATTTTTGTACAGATGTTCAGCGTAAATACAGTAAAAGCTTCAGCTCAAGAATCACTTAAGTATCAACCGAGCAAAATTGAAGTAGAAACAGTTGAGGTACAGGATATTCATAGAATGGCTGAGCCTACTACAATTGAATATACAACAGAATTGTTACCAAGAGAAATTTATGAAGAGGTAACGACAGTAAACCCTAGTGATATTTTATCCAATGTGGAAGATACTGTAATGGAACATGTAAATTATATCGCAGAAAATTATGAGCCTGAATCACCTTTAACAGATGAAGAATTGGATCTACTTGCAAGAGTAATCCATGCTGAATCTGGTAATCAGGACGAAAAAGGTAAAAGACTTGTAGCAGATACTGTTCTTAATAGAATGGCATATAATAATGCCGATATACATTCTATTATATATGCTGATGGACAGTTTTCTACTGCACCAATTCTGTATAATGCAGATAATACTCCTACAGAGGAAGAGTTACAGATAGCGTTTGAAGAGTCCATATCACAGATTGACTATGAAGTATATTACTTCAGAACTGGTCATTACCATGCATGTGGACATCCTGCATTCCAGTGGGGAGCACACTATTTCAGTAACGTATAAAATGTTGGAAGGTTTAGTCTGTAGACCTATCAATTGAACAATTAGCCTTGTGTAAGCAATTATTTGCTTGCATAAGGCGTGTCTGATTAATTGCAAAAAAGGTTACACTAATATGCTATATATACATAACATAAAATATTAAATTTGAACTTTTTTCAAAAATAATAAGAAAGGAGAAGAAATTAGAATGCTAAAAGATCTAAGAATAGTATCTAGACCAGCTAGACATAGACCTGGAATGAAAGATTTTTTCATTCTAATTTTAGTGTATTCTTATTATAATAGAAGTTCAATTTCAAACGAATTCTCAATTCCACAGACTGTTATAGCAGATTACTTTCATTGTTCACGTAAAACAGCTAATCAATGGTATGGAAAGCTTAGAGATTTAGGTTTTCTTAAATATGCTGAACGTGAAAATGCCGGTAAATCTATTTACTATAAAGATAGAACTGGAAATAAACAATCTTACACAATTCCTAAATATAAGAAAATTAGACTTGGAGAACCAGATGAGATAAAGTTTTTGAATGTATATGTACTAGATCAAAAAGGATTAAATCAATATATGATCGATCATGTTGAGCTTGATATCCTTGGAAATATTTCTACGTACAAAGATACATTTAATCAGTTTATCTCATTTTTGACTGCTCGAAGTGAAAATAAACATCTAGCAGAACTTGATATTGAAAACATTGATATAAAAGAACTACCAGAGCATCTAACTAAAGAAGATAAGAGTGAAATCAAAAAGATCCTTAAACTTCGAGATAAAATAGAAGAAAATAGATATTATTGTGATATTAAAAAGACTCTGGATAAAGATTTTCCTGAGTTTACTTGTAGGTATCTAGAAGAAGGTTGCTTAAGATTGACTCATGAAATCTGTACAACTGTTAATCCTGAGCATACTGAAAAGATTAATGAAAGCAATTATTGGAGAAGTAGTAGAGCTAGAACAGATATGTTGAAATCTATGCTTCAGGCCAATATGTCTAATATTACTGAATACGATGTTAATGGATCTATTTATCGATTAACTTATAATCTAAACCATGACAAGTTACTTCCATTTGATTATGATATTTATGAGCAAATATGGAATAACTGTGGTTTTCCCATTCCTTGGTCTGGTAGAAATAAAGAAAAATTTAGAAAAGCATTCAAGTTAGTATTGATGCCTATTTATATGAAGCCTCATATTATTGGATATACTGCTAGTCAGTGGGAATATCTAAATAAATATTATGCTGGACATCCTAGAAAGTATCAGAAGTTAAGTAAGACTGAACAACAGTTCTATGAAAGATTTGAATTATTTATTACTGCATTGAATATTGACATAAAAACATTTTTGACAGCTGTACGATCTGCGATGTATGTAACATTAAACACAAAGAAATTTATTAAGTCTGATATTTTCACTTTAGAGTCAAACTTACATATATTGATTCGTCGTCAGTTATTAGATAAAGGAATCAAATGTGTTAACGTATATGATGGTTTTTATGTAGTTAAAAATCAGCTTTCTAAAGAAGAATTTATTAATATATACAATGAATGCACAGAAAAACTTAAAGAAAATATGAAAAATGGCATAGGGACAAGAGCTATTTAATATATATAAAGAAAATTATACAATACATCTAATCCCTAATGTGTGGTAAATGGAGGTATATATTATGTATTTAGGACAAGCTATAAACTATTTGAACCCATCTACAGTAAAGAGATTTATGGTAACTTCTAATAAATCAATTCCTGAGATAAATTTGAAACCAGGAAACTTTAGAGCTTTTGATCGTTATGATTCTGCATTACAAGGTGATATTCTCAATCGTGAAGTAACATCTATGGATTGCATGAATAATATGATCAATTTTGAAATCGAGTAACTATTTACATTTCATGGAATACGTGATATAATAAATTGTAAGATATAATAGGAGAATATGGTCATGTTAGATTTGTTAAAGAAAAATAAGGAGATGCTTGACGCTAAATTGTATAAGTTATCAGACGAACGTACAATGCTTAAGATTGCATCTCTAGACAATCCAAATGATTATGACTTATATCTGATTGCTTGCTGCCTTTGTAATTATCCTATAGATGAAAAGGCTGAAGCAAGAGACCTTCGTATGCAATATTTTAGATCAACTAATGGTGGATCTATTATTGGTTTCGAACATCCTGTAACAGATTATAAGAAAGCTGTTACAAGTGTTGAATGTAAGAATACAGGTAGAGTCAATAAGTTTGGACTCTATGAATATGAAGTTAATATAAATGACAAAAATCTTGTTTCTGACTTATGGGAAGCCAAGAATAAAAACTGTTTGAAATATGTAGACAGTAAAGCTGATCCTAGTAAGTTAGTTATTTCTATTTCGAGAGATCAGTTAGATAACTTTACTAAGTTACTTGATCGTCTTATGATTAAGTATGATATTGATGATATTGAGGCAGGTTTATTCTACCAGAATAAATCTGCTAATCAACTCATTGATTTGAGTAAGTTATCTTTACCTTTCACTCCTTATGAATTCCAGATTGAAGATGCTACAAAAATAATTAAAAAGAAGAGAGTTCTACTCGGTCATGAGATGGGTTGTGGAAAAACATTCATCTCTGTTTTAGTTGGAGCAAGTCTTACTAATGTTCCTAAGTTAGTTATTTGCCCTGCATCTTTGAGACTTAACTGGTATCGAGAAATTACTAACGTATGCCCTAATGCTGATGTTCAGGTTCAGCTTAATGCTGAAGAACCTCACTTTGGTAAAGATTGGACAATTATTAGCTATGGATCAGTTGTTAAATTCTTAGATGATTTAAAGAAATACTTTAACTGTATATTTGTCGATGAATGTCATGCATGTAAAGCAGTTAACAATTGGGGAAATCCTACTAGTAAGAGAGCTAAATCTGTACTTGAACTTGCAGACGCAGTTGAGTATTGTTATCTTCTTAGCGGTACTCCATTACCTTCACATAACCTTGACTTATATAATATTCTTAAGATGCTTAAATGTGAAGCTTTTGATTTTAATAGTAAGTGGGCATTTCTTAACTTTGCTAATAAGTTCTGTGATCCTAAAGAAACTTACTTTGGTAAAGACTTCTCTGGTAACTCTAACTCAGATCAATTACATGCATTACTTAGTAATTTAATGGTTAGACGTCTTAAAAGAGACGTATTGCCTAATCTTAAGAAACAGAGACAGTTTATTCCTCTTGATCCTCATTTTAAGAGAGAATATACAAATATTGAAAAACGTCTTTATGAACCAGAAGAGGATGATACCTATATGGGTCTTGCTATGACTGGTAGAAAGATGTTGAGTTTATATAAGATTGACGCTGCAATTGATTTAGCTGAGACTTTATTAGATGCTGGTGAAAGTGTAGTTATTGTAACTAATTTTGTAGATTCGGCAGATTTACTCAAAGATCACTTTAAGGATATTTGTTGTGAGATTCGTGGTGGTATGTCTGATCAAGCAAAACAGCAAGCTATTGATGATTTTCAAGCTAAAAAGAAAACAGTATGTATCTTAAATATGCAAGCAGGTGGTGTAGGTATTACATTGACTGCTGCTCATACAATGATTATTATTGACTATGCATGGGTACCTTCTGATATGGTTCAGGTTGAAGATCGTATTTGTAGAACCGGCCAAACAGAGAGCTGCATGATCTATTATATATATTGTATGAATTCGTTGCTTGACAGTTTGTTTATTGAAATGATTAGTAGCAAATCTGCAAACATTGATACTGTTGTAGATAATGTTGACAATACGTTCGATTTACAATCTGAAAAAGATGAGAACTTTACTTTTATTGAAGCATTGAAAGATAAAATTAAGGCCACTAAGCCTACTCGTAAAAAGAGTAAGAAGAATGGAGGAAAATGATGAAAAAGATTTTTATATTAGGTCTATCTCTTCTTATGGTAGTTTCGATGGCTGCCTGTGGTAAAGAAGAGGAACCTGAAGTTATTCCTGAGCATAATTATGCGGAGAATGAAGTAGTTAATAAGCCTACAGAAGAAATAACTACTTCTAATAATGAGGTTGAGGTAATTGTTGTGGAAGAACCTGAAGAAAAGGTTAAGCCTACAATTGCCGATCCTTTAGACATGTATTACAATGTAACTGATGATCCTAATATGAATTCTGTACTTGATATGAATACAGTTTCTATCGACGGTAAGATGGTCGCATTTCCATGTAATTATGAATACTTACTAGAAAAGTTCGGATCATTTTATACTGAATCTGTTGGAAAGTATGTAATTAAAACTGATGTTGATGAAACAATTTGTGCTACATCAATGGACGTTAAGACTGAACCTACTTCTGGTGAAGGCAGTATTACATTTAAGTTTAGATCTTCGGATGGAACTGAAAAACCTATTACTGAACTCACATGTGTAGGTTTCACTTTACAGGCAGGAAGTAATTATAATGAACAACTTATGACTTGTGCATTGCCCAACTGGATTAGTTTTGGTAGTTCACCTGAGCAAATTCAGGAATATTTTACTGGAATACCTGTAAATGACAGCTTTATAAAAAGTGATAGCTTTATGCTATTCTATGAGTATGATACGTATGACATACGATTTGTTGGTTATGATGGCGGATTATACAATATTGATGTAACATATAAATAACGAAAAGGAGGTGGCAAACCATGATTAAGAGAATTATCAAAATACTTTTTATGGGTTTGCTGTTTATGGGCCTCTTAAGTCTAGGTGGATATACTCTTAATTCATTTAAGAGCGAGGTACATCTTAGAGATCCACAATCAGTTTTATCTCCTCTTGTACATACACTTCCAAGTTTACCTGATCCAAATAAGATTGTTCAAAATCTACCTGAGTATGAACATGAACAAAATGGTATGGACTTTAGTAATCCTACTGGTGATAATACTCAAGTTGCTGATAGTGGTGAAGGTGAAAATAACTTAGATTTACCAGACTTTACTACAGATCCTGGAATAAGCGATCCAGGTGGACCATTTGGTGGTGGTAATAATAGTGGAGATGGAGAAATAACTGATCCAAGTAATCCTATTGATGGAACAGATATTACTACAGATCCTGGACTTGATGATCCTGGAACTCCTACTACTGAAACTGGAAATGACAGTTATGTTGATGAAAATGGAAATCTTGTAAAGAAAGATGTTAAACTTCCAGACGAAATTGGAATTTCCTATGTAAGATCAATTAAGATCACTCTCGATGATAAAGAAATTAAACTTACATCATCTAACACTGCAGAGTTCATTAGATGGTTAGGTAATAATTGGCATGCAGATGCAACTATTTCTTGGGAAGTTGATAGAGTAGAACCTACTCCTACAGAAGGTGATTCTACCGCAACTACTGGAGAATTAGTTTATGATACTACATTAGCTAATGCAGATAACCTCAATGTTCTTGCAAATTCTATTCGAGTAATTGATACATTACCTGAATATGATGATTATGATAGAAATTCATATGAGAAACCTACTACAAGTTATACCTTAGATGGTAAGAAAGTTAATCGTAATGATTATGCTTGGAAGACTAGTCCTTGGTATAATGCAGAAGATAATACTTATATGTGTCCATATACTGGAACTATCATTCATGACTTAGATGATAAGAAAGCAGATAATGACTTCGGTACTGTGGATTACGATCACATCGTCCCCCTGAAATCTACTTATTTACGAGGTGCAAAAGATTGGACAGATGAACAGAAGAATGCGTATGCTTATGATCAGTGGGTTGGTGTAGATGTACTTAATTCTGCTAATCGTAGTAAGTCTGATAAAGGGCCATGTGAATATCTTCCTGATATAAATATAGAAGATTATTGTTATTCTTGGTTGATGATTTGTAGTAAATATGATTTAGCTATGACTCAGGAAGAAATTGATCTTTGCATGGACTATATTAACACTGCTCTTGAGAACGGAGAGGAAGTAACATTCCTTGGCAGTTCTTATGAAGAATAAATATCAAAGGAGAAACATATCTTGAGAAAAACATTTTACTGTGTAAAGCTTAATCAATCAGCTGGTAGATATTTGTCAGCAGCAAACATTTCTAAGCGACCTGCAACATTAGCTCAGTCTGAATTTGATTATGCACTATTCTTTGAGACAGAGGACCTGGCTGCTTCTGCAATAGAAGCATATCTAAATAGCCCAAACTGTAAAATGTCCAAAGATAATCGTAAGTTTATATCAGTTGAACCTTATGAATTTGATTATGATATGGTAACATTTCCATTTACAAACAAATTCATCTTGGTGAAAACTGATAAGTTAAAAGCTTCTAATGGAGTATTTAGAAGTGTGTATCTACAGTACGGCGAGTTTGAACATTTTGTACTTCTTAGTACAGATGTCTATCACGCTTTAACAGAAAAGGAGAAATAATTATGTCAGAAGAAATCAAACTTACTAACCCTATGTATGTAGTACGTGCAAACAAGAAAAACAACTGGTTTATTGGTGTTTCACATCCAAGTAATGCTAAAAATGACAAGTTCACAGATGTAGCACAGAATGATTTGAGATTTGCAATCTACTTCAAATCAAGAGAAGACGCAGATAAATTCTTAACTGCATATACTGAAGACAAGGCAGATGTAATTGATCCTAAGAATCTTAAGTATTACGAAGTACAGAGTGTTGCAACTGTACCATTTGAGCCTAATGCAAATGTTATGTTCTATGGTGTTTGTGGTTGGTTTAGTACTGAAGCTTACTGTATGTGGAGACGTAATCCAGAAAAATACAGAGCAATCTCAATTTAATCTATTTACAAATAGAAGTATACATGATATAATAAACAAAAAAGAAAGGAATTTTAACAAATGAACGTAATTCTAGAAGGACTCGATGCGGCTGGTAAAACTACGCTTGCCGAGAAAATCAGAGACAAGTATGGTTTTTCTATTCTGCATTCTACAGCGTCCACAAGAAATGATTTAGCGTATCACTTAGATCTATTGGACTATAGATCTTCTACAGTATTTGATCGATTCCATGTAGGAGAATATGTTTATCCCAAGGTATATGACCGTAAGGCAAAGATGAATAACAAGGAGCTTGAAGAAGTAGAAAGACGAATTATTGATAATAACGATATTTTCATTATCTTTATTACTTCTAAGATGCAGGTTATCAATGAGCGACTTATTGCTAGAGGTGAAGAAAATTATCTTGCCGAAATGGATGAGCAAAATAAATGGTTTAAGAAATATGCTAAGAAATTTAGCAAGTATAACTATAAGAACTTTTATGTCATTGACGTAGCTAAGAAGGGTTGTTATGATAAGCTTGATGAATGGGTAGCTGAACATATCAATAAGATTACACCTAATATAGCTTATAGACAGCTTGCTAATGATCTTCTTGATTTTGGTCATCCTATTCCTTCACAGAATCCTCGTGGAACTACTAAGGAACTTACTGATTATAAGTTCACTATTGATGATATTGAGGGAAATGAATGTATCACCCTTAAGACTGGTGGAACTAATCTTACATATGTAGCTGCAGAGCTTCTTTGGTATTGGTCTTCTAGAAACGATCTTGACTTTATTACAAAATTCTCTAAGTTTTGGAATAGAGTAACAGATGATGGTAAGACTGCTAATTCTGCTTATGGATATATTCTTCAGGAGAAGCATGGATTTAATCAGATTGAAGCAATTATTGATTTACTTAAACATGATCCTTATTCTAGAAGAGCAGTTCTTAATATCAATGTACCTAATCCTAATGTTAAGACAACTAAGGATGAGATGTGTACAATCTGCTTAAACTATCAGATTAGAGATAATGTACTTGATTGTAATTGTGTTATGAGATCAAATGATTTTAACTTTGGTCTTAGAAACGATATTGCATACTTTATTTTCCTTCAGAAATATATTGCAGATCAGCTTGGTGTTGGATATGGTTCATATACTCACTTTGCATTCTCTATGCATATGTATGATGCTGACTTTAAGTTTACTAAGAATATTGCTTATGGAACTATGGAAACACTTCCTGAGAGACTTGATATTCGTAAGCTTATTGAAAATAAGGATGAACTTATTGATTGGGTAGATAATAAGTTTACTGATAAGGATGCATTTACTGAACTGCTTAAATCTAAGAACATTATTTATAGCGTTTAACTTAATAGGTAGTAGATTATAACATAGTCTACTACCTTTTTCACCGTACGAGCGGCTATTTAATTATATGAGAAACTATCTTATTGAAGTAGAAGGAATTGATAAATCTGGTAAGAACTCTTTAATTCCATATGTAAATCAATTATCTAATTATAAGTATGTCATTCATGATAGAGGCTTATTATCTATGATGGTATATTCTGAAAAATATCATCGTAACTATGAGTATGAAATTGATTATAAGCCTATTATCATCTATTTAACTGTGGATGAAGACGATTGGAATATTAGATGCAAACTTGCCAATGAACCTAAAACTAATTATCATGAAGATGTAGAATTATTTGAAAAATATAAAAATCTTCTAAAACAAGAAGGTTTAACTATTCTCGAATATAATACGTCTAAAATGACAATGTTTCAAATTGCACAAGATGTAATAAATAAATTAGAAAGGAACTGATAGAATGAAGAAAGAATTATGGCCAATTGTAGTACCTAGCTACAAAAGAGGAAGTAAGGCAAAGACCTTACAGATGCTGAAGAATGGATATGAACAGGGATTAAATCTTTTCTTGTTTGTATATCCTGATGATGCAGAGAATTATAAGGAGATTATTGATTCTGGTCTATTTACGGTATGCTACTGTGAAGGATTCAGAGGTATCGTACCTAAGAGAAACTTTATCAATAAGACTATGTTAGAGAAGGGATATGAAAATATCTTCGTACTTGATGATGATATTCCTTCAGTACATAAGCTTGAAGCAGGAGTTCAGAAGAAGGATCCTACAAAGTATCGTTCTATTAAGTTGAAGACTTCTGTATATGATTTCTTCGCAGAATTTCAGTCTATTATTGAGAATGCTGATCAGCATCTTACTCAGACTGGATGTATTACTGAAAATGCTGCAGTATTTAATGACTTTAGAAAGAGACCTCCTGTTGACTATGTAAGATTTCCTATTCAGATGATTCATTTGAATGTTAAGGATCTTGTAGAAAATGGAATCGAATATAGAAAAGATCATGGTTGGGATGATTTCGATCTTACTCTTCAGATTCTTTCTAAGGGATTAATGACTGGTACTATTCCTAGTCTTACCTATATCACTGATGTTATGGAACCTGATAAGTCTGTAGCAAATACTGGAGTAGATAAGTGGACTGAAATCGGAGTCTATATGTATAAGACTTGGGGAGATACTATCAAGTTCATGGAAAAGAAGGGTCAGGTAAATGCTAGACCTCAGAGACGTATCATTATGAAGAAACTTGAATTAGGTATTCCTCTTGCTAATGCTTACTATGAAGACTGCTATAAGGACATTATTAAAAACCACGATGTAGCAGGTCTTAAGAAACTTATTGTAGAAGATGGTTTCAAGACCAGTAGAAGCACTAAGTTTGATTGGGCTAATACTACACCAGATGCAACAAACGTTTAATTCAAATAGGCTAGCCTAAAAAGCTAGCCTATATTTTTATGAAAGGATAAAGTAAATATGGCAAAGGGTTATGTTTATATAATGACTACTGCTGTAGACGGTATTATTAAAATTGGCAAATCAGATAACTGGAATAGACGATGCCAATCTGAATTAGAAACAAATGGCTATAGAAATATGAATGGCCTTAAAACTTATTTTGTAATTGAATGCTCTGACTATAGTGAAATTGAAAATATTATGCATGATATTTTTAGAGAAAGCCGAGTTATTGGAGCTAAAGATAGTAAAACTGAATTATTTGCTGTAGATAAAGATAGAGCTAAACGAGTTCTTTCTAGAATGGGTACTCAAGTTTTTCCTGAGATTACTAATACCATCAATTCTGCACGAAAATCTACTACTAGTAAATATACTCCATTCTGGAATCAACTTAGTAAATATGCAAATAACTTGAATACTAAATGTAATTTAGATACATATACTTCACATGCATTAAAGGTACCAGTCGGATACTCAGAGGCTTGGGCGGGTATATGTTTTAATTCTTTAGAAGAGTTTAAACTAGTAATAGATTTTGCTTCTAATGATTTTGAATTGTTTGAAAAATTGAAAAAGAAAAAGACTAGTATTGAAAAAGATCTAGGATTTTCTTTAAACTGGATATATAGAACTACAAATAATAACAATAAAATTGCTACAGCTTATTTATCGTATGATTTTGATAATACTATGATAAATGATAATATAGATACTAAATTATTAAATGACGCAGCAGATAAAGCTGCTATTATACAGCAAGTATTCACTAAATATGTTTCAGATATAAGAGGTTAAATAATGGTAGGATTATTATTAAATATAGGTATTACTAAAGGTTTATTAAATACTATAAAATACCATATGAATGCCATCATTGATAGTGTAGGACCAGAAAACCTAGTAGTAATAGATATATATAAAGGCAATAAATTAAAGAATCTACTAGATAGAGACGATGTAGCCTATAGACATATTTATTGGCATGATGAATATATAAACTGGGAAGATTATATAAAAGATGTTAAAAAGTCTACTAAAGATTTAGACAGTCTTATTGTATTTGCAAGTAATATTTGTAAGTATAATAATTATTTATGTCATAGTTTTATAGATGGTTTTGAAAAGTGGATGTCTGATAAAAATTATAATTATAGTGTGAACTACGTATCTACTAGAGCCGTCCTTGAATCTTATGTTATTTGTAGAGAAAATTCAAATAAAAATATTATTCATTTTGGATTAGATCCGCAAGAATGTAAATTATCTGATTTATTTAATGGCACAACTACTTATATATTAAATAAAAATAATATGGTATATATGCCTACTTACGAAAGATATATGTTTTTGAATGGTAAAGACATTGAGAAGACATTAGATTTTGTATTTTATGGAACAGCCATGAATCCAGATAGGCAATATTTAGTGGATAAGGCTAGTAAGATAAAGAAGATTAAGAGATCAGATGTAGGCATTATAACTAAGAGAGATTCTACCTATGTAGATCAGAATACATATTATGATAAGTTAGCTCATGCTAAGTTTACTTTAATTATTCCTAGTTATGATAAGACTACATTTAGTATTATTCGATTTTTAGAGGCTGTATCAAATCATTGTTTACCATTAGTATTAGATAATGTAGATTTAACTGATTTAAAGAATACATTTCCTGATATTTATCGAATTGTAAAGAGATATTTAGTAGTTGATATTGATCATATTCAGGATAAGATAAATGAGACTGATTATGATAAGATTATTAAGAAGATATTTAATACTGAGTCAGTGAAGAAATTTACTGATTTAGAATATTTCAAGAAGGAATGGAGTAAGATTGTATGAAGTACTTAATTGTTGGATCAGGATTATTTGGAGCTACTGTAGCACAACAGTTAAAGAAAGCTGGTCATGAAGTATTAGTAATTGATAAGAGACCTAATATTGGTGGAAATGTTTATACTGAAAAGATTGAGGGTATAAATGTACATAAATATGGCGCTCATATTTTCCATACTAATAATAAAGAAGTTTGGGATTATGTAAATTCATTTGTAGAATTTAATAGATTTACTAATAGTCCAGTAGCTAACTATAAAGGTGAACTTTATTCTTTACCTTTTAATATGTACACTTTTAATAAGATGTGGGGTGTAGTAACTCCAGAAGAAGCTCTTGCTAAAATTGAGGAGCAGAGAAAAGAAATCGATCATGAACCTCAGAATCTTGAAGAGCAGGCAATTAGTCTTGTAGGTAGAGATATTTATGAGAAGCTTATTAAAGGTTATACTGAAAAACAGTGGGGTAGAGATTGTAAAGATCTTCCAGCATTTATTATTAAAAGACTTCCTGTTAGATTGACTTTTGATAATAATTATTTTAATGCTAAATATCAAGGTATTCCTATTGGTGGATATACTAAGCTGATTGAAAAAATGCTTGAAGGAATTGAAGTTAGACTTAATATTAATTTCTTAGAGCATAAAGAATTAGCTAATGACTTTGATAAAGTTATTTATACTGGACCAATTGATGAGTATTTCAATTATAGTTTAGGAAATCTTGAATACCGTTCTGTAAGATTTGAAAATGAACTTCTTGATAAATCAAGTTTTCAGGGAAATGCTGCAGTAAATTATACTGATAGAGAAACTCCTTGGACTAGAATTATTGAGCATAAGTGGTTTGAGTTTGGTAAAGATGAAGAAGGACATGATCTTCCTAAGACATATATCTCTAGAGAATATAGTTCTGAATGGAAACTTGGAGATGAACCATTTTATCCAGTAAATGATGATAAAAATAATCAACTTCTTAGTCAGTATCAAGAATTAGCTACAAATGAATCTAAAATTATTTTTGGCGGTAGACTTGGTAGTTATAAGTATTATGATATGGATAAGACTATTGAAGAAGCCATGAAACTTTTTGAAAAACTTTAAAAAATATGTGTACATTCATATAAAACTATGTTATTATAATTAAAAGCTATTTAATTATAATAGAAGGGAATATTTTATAATATATAGCTAAGCGTTCATTATATTATAAAGAAAGGACTATAAATTATGAGTAGCGTAAGAGATATTGATAATTTATTGGATGGATGTGAACAAATGATTGCGGCAATGATCGCACAGACTTGTACTGATTATTTTGCAAATTGTAGATGTCTTATGAACGGCAATTACTATGACCCATCAGACCCTAAAGCTAAGAATGAGTACAAAAAGGGTAATAAGATGGTAAAATATATCAGTAGAAAGAAGCTTGAATCAAAGATTGATACTTTAAGAGATTGGTTCACCAATCCGGCAAGTGATTTCAATAGCTTTTGGAAGACTGCATTGTCACAGATCCAGAATGAAGAATCGATTCTTGATGGTAAAGCAATTCTGGCTAGACTTGATGAAATGGTTGCAGATACTACCACATTTCCTGAGAATGTACATAGCTTCAGACAGAACTCTGAGGCTGGAGATGAAGACTCAGAAAACTATTATGAAGGAGAAGACGATTAAAAATGAGTAGAATTCGTGGAAGAAAACCAACCTATGAGGAGAGAAAGATTTTGATAGCAAATGGATATGATACATATGTATGGTTGGTCACTAAAAATACTCCCACCTTCATTGAATTAGTTCATCGTGATACTGGTGAAGTTCAAACAATTGATAAGTAAATTAAACAAGAGACTAATATACGTGTTATGTTAGTCTCTTTTCTTTATGTATGGAAATTACTCAGATGAAAACAATCTAATTTATTTGAAAGGAGCTTGACCTATGGAAATTACAAAACAAACAAGCGCGCAGATTATTTTCTCTGATACTCATTTTGGTAGTGAAAAAGTAGAAATTACCGTGCGTAGTGCAGATGACCAAGGTGGTACTACAAAATTACATTGCGCAGTAATTCATAAACTTGATGCTGATACTATTTTCGGTGATTTTATGGCATATGATATAGCTATAAAATTTATAGTAAATATGTATATAAATACATCCGCATTGTGGGAAACTTCTGAAAGCAATATGAAACGACTAATAGAAATGCCTGGTTTTAATGTAGAACTTGAAGATATTCCTGAAATTCAGTTAGGTACTATTGATTCTAGATTACCTGCTGGAACAGACGCATATAGACTTTATAGAGATACTAGAATGTCTAAATTTGGGGTTAATTTATTTGCTAATACAGAAGTTGGTTTAAGAATTGAGTAAAAACTATTTACAAATTGTGTATTTCATGTTATAATAAATACATAATAAATCAAATGTATGGAGGTCTTATCAATGACAAGAGAAGAATATACAGCGAATATTGAGAAGCTGAATTACTACACTAAGAAGTATGACGAAGGAAATCCTGAGATCAGCGATGAAGCATGGGATCAGTTGTATTTTGAGTGTTGTGCATATGAAGAAGAGACTGGTTATGTTGATCCTAAGTCTCCTTCAGCTACAATTCAGTTTGATATTCAGAATAAACTCAAGAAGGTTACTCATAACCACTTGATGCTTTCTCTTGATAAGACCAAAGATCCTGCAGTTCTTAAGAAGTGGCTTAAGGAAAAGTCAATCACTATGTTGAAGATGGATGGACTTACTTGTTCTCTCAAGTATGAGAATGGTAAGCTCGTATCTGCTGAAACTCGTGGAAATGGAACTGTTGGTGAAGATATTACAGAAAATGCAAAAAGACTTCCGTCTATTCCTAAGACTATTGCAGTTAAAGATACTATCGTAATTGATGGTGAAGTTATTTGTAAGTATGATGACTTCGAAGAATTTTCTAGTATGTTCAAGAATCCTAGAAACTTTGCTTCAGGTTCTATTAGACTTGACAATCCTGATGAGTGCGAGAGAAGATGCCTTACATTTGTTGCATGGGACATGATCACTGGTGAAGATGATCTGGATGTTAAGCTTCAGAAACTTGCAGATCTCAAGTTTGTGACAGTTGATTGGGAATATACCAATACTGAAAACCTTGAAGCTCAGCAGGAAAGAATGAGACAGAAATCTGCTGCTAAAAAGTACCCTATCGATGGTCTGGTATACAAGATCAATGATTACAAGTCTTATATGGCAAAAGGTCATGATGAGCATTCCTTCCGTGGTGGTTTCGCTTTCAAGTTTTATGATGAACTGTTTGAAACTGAACTCACTGGAATTACTTGGTCGGTAGGTAAGAGTGGAGCTATCACTCCTGTTGCTACATTCAAACCCGTTGTTATTGAGGGTGCTACTATTCAGAATGCATCAATGCATAATATTTCTATTATGAAAGAATTACTTGGAGAAAAACCATATATTGGTCAGAAAATATGGGTTTTTCGTGCTAATATGATTATTCCTCAGATTGCAAAGGCTGAGAAGTAAGGTGATTTTATGATTAGTGTTACTAACTTAAAATATCAGTTAACTAATATATACGAAGATCTTTGCAAGCAGTACCATATAACTAATTGTGAGTTTATTATGGGAAATTTTAAAGAGATTCTGACATCAGATTATTACTTTGATCAGCAGTATTTGCTTACACATAAACAGATGTTGGAAACTATACAGTATAATCATACTAGTTATTATCATTCGTTTATGCATTCTACATTTGTTTGGAAAAATAATAAACTTAAGTTTAGAATTATATTTCCTGTAGAGAATTATTTGAATCTTGTTTATGCCTTAGCTCAAAGTAAAAGGTTAGATGATACTGATGATTTTGTAGATTTTTGTATAGTAGTACTTAAACATGAGTTTGGTCATGTATTAGAAATAACTCAAAGTTATAATGATCTAATCAAAAACAAAAAAGTTACTATAGATCTTGTTAGACACTGGAGTTCTAAACGAGAAAAACAGAAGCTCAAGGATATGAAACAGTTTTATAAATATTCTGATGAGCTTTGGCAGAAATTAGAAGATGAAGAAATTTCTGATGATGAGTATAATGATCTTCGTTCAAGAGCTTACTTTGATATGGAAGCTGAAGCTAGTGCTAATAATGCAATAGGACTTGATATTAATGAATTTAATAAGTTAAACATTAAGTATCAAGCTGAATTAGAAGATTGGTTGTACTTTTTTAACTAAGCTTATATCATTATCTCAAATACCTCCATAAATGTTTAAGCCAGATGCTTTTATAGGTCTGGCTTAAACTATTTTTAGAAACTATTTACAATGGTTGACAACTATGTTATAATAAACTTACTAATAAAACCTGGAGGTAAATACAATGAAAATGACAGATAAGCTTAAAGAAAGATTTGTGAGAGATTGCAAGATTCCAATTAGACTCTATGCAGAACCATACTTCACTGAAAGACTTGAGCTGCTTGATAAATACTATGATACTTTGTCTAAGTGGCAGGCTTTCTGTGCTGAAGTAGAGAAGTTTCCTAATGAAGAGGAATACTTTGCTATGTACAATTCTACTAAGGAAGCAGCAATGGACTTTATTAAATCAAGTGAAGGTTTCAATAACTTTAATAAGCTTGACATGAATCAGTTTGCAGTTAAGAACAAGAACCTTCCATCTAAGGATATTTTTAAGCCTTCATTTATTGGTAAAGCTTTTATCAGTCTTGACATGAAGAAGGCAAACTTCAGTTCACTTAAGGCTTATGATCCTACTATCTTTGGTAATGCTAATACTTGGGAAGATTTTATTCGTAAGTTTACTGATAGCGAGTATATTGTTAATAGTAAGTACATCAGAGAAGTTATTATGGGTAACTGTAATCCTTCTAGAGTTATCACATACGAGAAACATATTACTGATACTATTCTTACCAAACTGATAGCTGCTGGAATTAATATTGAAAGTATAGTATTCTTCAGTAATGATGAGATTATTATCGATGTAAATAAGAATCCTCTGGTGATCCTTGCTCATATTGAAGAAGTACTTCCTACAGTAGAAGTTCCTATTAGAGTTGAGCAGTTTACACTTAGTGCAGTTAAGAAGAATAATAAGATTATTGGATATATTAAGGAACTGTTTGATGGTTCTTATGATTTTAAGTGCTTCAATAATCAGGATCTTCTGCTTGTTATGAGAAAGCTTCAGAATGAAGAGATTAGACAGTCTGATCTTGTATTTGAGAATGAAGGATTTCTTGCTAAGTATGTTGATACACCTGTTATTACCTTTATTAAGGACACAGAGTTCTAAATAAGATACTACAAATTATAGAAGGAGACTCAATTATGCAAACAGTAATTTGTATTAGTATTCGTGAATCTATGCCAGATGCAATTAAAATTGGCACAAAATATAAGATTGATCTAAGTACTGCTTGGGGAGATTTAGAAGGTGAATGGTATGTCACTACTTATTCTATGGACGGTACGAGAATAGGTCAAATGAATCTTAAGCATTTTAGATCAGAATAGGAGACACTATGAAAAGAACATTCGAATTTGAAAAAGAAACTAAAAACACTGTCAGATTTCAGGAAGTTCCTGAAGATGGTAAAGTCTTAATTGGACCTATCTATGTACAGAAAGAAGGTCTTAAAGAACTTGGTTATACAGATGGTCAGGTGATTGAAATTGACATCGAGGCTAAAGATAAGGAGTAATGTATGGTTAATCCTATTAAGCAATCACAAGTTGATGCAATTAAGAAATATGTCGAAGAGAATCCTGATCGATATAACAAAATGATCGTATTCGGTAAAAGCATCACAGAAGAGTGTAAAGAAAGTGATTATCTCGAAGTCGCAATTCAAATGACTAATCAGAAAGAAGCTGATGATGATAATGCTTTGCTTGATCTTTTCTGTAAGGTAGATGATATTACTGACGGTAAATTTGATCTTGTTATTTTGAACAGCAATAATAACTCTAGCAACATTATGGATCTAGTTAGCAAAGGAGACATTATCTATGGGTAAGCCGCATCACAAAGGCAGTCCGCCTAAAAGAAGTGATGAAGACTTACGAAACGAAGGTAGAATGTTAATACAAAATGCGATAAAGGCTCGGAATATAACCGAGCCTCTATTAGACTCTATTTATTGTAATAAAGCTGAAGCAGCAGATACTAACTGGGCGTGCTATATGTTGGCACAAGCTATTGAACTTGCATTAAAAGGTCTAATTAAATACTACTATGAAAACTTTAGAGAAGGACATTTTGTAGCTAACAATGCTAAGCTTCTAGAGTCTTTATCAGAGAAAAATCCAGAATTAAGAGAAATTTCTGGTACTTTAAGTGATCTACAAACTGGCTATTCAGTTATGTTATGTAGATGGTCTGCTTTAGGTAGATATAAGGAACTGTATGTTACAAAACCTGATATCGAAAAGGCAGATGAAATGCTTGATGACATAGTCAAGTTTTTGCGTAGGCATCATTACGAGAGTGAATCGTAATACAAGTCAGACATAGTGAGGAAATTATGAAACTTAGAAAAATCATACCTGCTATAATTATTATGTTAATTGTAGTAGGTATTTTTAGTGTAAAGGTATATGCAGAAGAATCTGAGAATTATTTTGAGAAAAGCATAATTGGTGCAACTGGTTGGTCAACTTGTGATCAGTTAGCAAAAGAGCAACCTAATGCTAATTCTAAAACTATCTTTACTGTTTCAGCCGGAAATGCATTCTGTATTTTAAGCAAAGTTGGTAATTATTGGTGCGTTCAATATGGACAAGATGTTGGATTTATAGAACATAAATGGTGTTTCATAAATCTCCCAGATGTCATTCCATCAATTGAATATAATATTACTAATGCATATAGTTCGATTTACCGGTCGTCATTACAGGATATCCCAGAACTAACTGGTGAACAGCTTTATGACTTAGGTAAGGTTTATAATTCCAGACTTGGATATGAAGAATTTGCTGTACCAATGCTATATAGTACATCTAAGAAAGTTGCTAAAGCTCAGTATATCGCACATAGCTTTAACTATTCTTTGATGATTTGTGATTCATATAGACCTAAATCAGTAACTACTCTTGCTGCTGAGAAATTAGGTGCTCTATATAATATAAATGCAGAAGTTAAACAAAATATCAATACTTTAGTTGATAATGGAAAATCTTATGGTTGGGGACAAGGTTGGTTCTTAGCACAAGGAACATCTACTCATAATACTGGAGCTGCACTAGACGTAACTTTGGTTGACATTGAGACTAGAGAAGAAATAGCTATGCAGAGTCCTATGCATGAGTTAAGCACATTGTCATGTAAGTATACTTCAGGAAGTAGTGGTGAATTTGTATCTACTATGACAGAAGATGCTATAAATCTAGATCTTATATTTACTGAATCTGGTATGACCGGTCTGGCATCTGAATGGTGGCATTTTCAGGATAATGATGGATATAGTAGAATCTTAGGAAAAACTGGTGGATGTACATTCCAGATTCATGACATAGCTTCAGTTAAGGAATCTACCGCATACTACTATTTATCACAAGCTTTCAACCATACATATAAGAACTATAGAGTTTATGTACCTGAAGATCCTGCAAATAAACCACTTATGATCTTTATTCCAGGTATGGGTGGTGGAATTGATGGAAGTTACAACACAACTGGACTTTACCAATACATCCAAGATGGTTCTATTGAGCCTGACTGCACAATAGTGTTCTTCTATAGAGATGGATATAATGGTAAGATCAAGTCCTCTTATGTAAAAGAGGTCGTCGATTCACTTCCACATACTGACTTATATTATTGCGGAGTTAGTTTAGGCGCGTGGGATTTTCATAAGTATCTAAATGTTGGAGACTTTAAGAAAGCGGTATTGATTGATGGATATGATTTAGACTTTACATCTGAAACATCATTAGAAGAAGTTTATGTTGTCCAGTCATACGAGCATTATGTAGATCAGTATAATGAAACTTTATATTCGATGTATGAAGCTAATTCAGATTTTGAATATCAGGTTATAGATTTAACTGATACTAGCGCTCATGTAGAATGTGGATGGTGGTTATTTGCACCTAATGATGAGGAGTATTTCAAATATAAGAAGACAGACTTCTCATATCCAGTATTTGATATTATTAGTAAAATTTAACAAATTTTCAAAATATTTTTGAAAAAATTATTTACACCTTATAAAATTCATGATATAATTATCTCATAAAATAATTACTAAGGAGGTAATTAAAATTATGAAGAGAAATTTTAATACATTTTGTAAGGTACTGTTTAACCTGTTATCAGTTGCCAATATCGTAGCTGTGGTATCATATATCGTTTTCATCACAGTAGCAAATCTTACTGGTATGACAAGCTTTGTGATTCTGTTCGGTACACTTATTACTGTTAATGTAGTTGCAAACGTTCTGATCGGTAAGGCTCTGACAAAGAGAAACATAGTTAAATTCAGAAAGTTACACTTCATGATTTCACCGAAGAACGAGATCTAAAAATTTAACAATTTAAGCTATTTAATAATATAGGCGGTGGCCATATAGGCTATCGCCTTTATTTTATAGAAAGATATAAAGGAATAAAATAATATGTTACTGAACAAAGTTTGGAATATGTCTTATAACGAATATGTTCAGGTACTATTAAAGAAGTATGGCCCGGCCACTAGTGATTATTTTGTTAACGGTCGGATCTTAGCGTCTAGAACTAAAGAAGGTCTTGAATGTCATCATATTGATGAAGACAAAATTGCAGGACTTAGTAATAGGAGCGCTGAAAAACAGTACCCTGAATATCAAAAAGCTGATAGATTAGTGTACTGTAATCGTATTGAACACTTAATCTTGCATGCTAAAATTGCAAAACTTAATAATGAAAATGACGATTTATTTGGTTATTTTAAAGGTGGTCCTAAATTACTAATAACCAAACTAAACGATAATTATATAGAACAATCTACAAAGGAAGACTGGAATAAAATTGTTTCTGCTAATGTTGAAGAAAGATTTCCTCTCTATATTGAAGTACTTAAACGTATTGCAGCAGATATGAAAGAGTTAGGTTATAGTAGAGCTCAAACATATGAATTGATCTTTTCTACTAACAAAGGTTTTCCTAAACAAATTATTGATTATTATATAACTCATAAAATAGATAAAAATATGACTATAAAATGTGGGAAGGAGAAAACATGAAAAAACGATTTTTAGTTGTTATATGCAGCCTATTAATTGTTACTCTAACTGGTTGTACTTCACTCGATGATTTTGTAAATCCTGTTACTGAAGAACCTGAACCAGAAGTTAGTATAGAACATAAATATGCATATAATGGTCCTGAGGAAACTGAATCAGAAGAAGAGACTAAAGAGACTGAAGAGTCTATTGAGGAACCTGTTGAAGAAGAAAAGCCAGTTGAAGAAGAAAAAGATCCTTATTCATTTATTGGAACATTAGTTGCACCTACTGGATTTGAGGAATATAAATATGGTTCATATGCATTAAATAATGTATATTTAATTCTTAAATATGCTTCATTACACGCCAATAACTATGAAGAAATGTTTGCCTCACTTGAGAGCACTGATCCTGAAATATTTAAACAGAATGTAGATTTATATTTTACACACGACATACAGGAATTTGTAGATAAAGCTATATCGGCGGCAGAAGGCAATGGTGATGATACTATATACGTGGGTTTAGATCAACTTAAATTAGATGAAAACAATAAAGTAATTATAGATGATGAAATGCGTGATATGTATATAGAAATGTTACTAGGAATGAGTGGTTTTGTTTCATCAGAAGAAGAACTTGAAGGTGTTAAAGATGGATCTATTATTATAGATGGATCTAGTAAATTAGCGGATGCTACAAAAAATTATCTAGGTATAGACTGGGCTAATGATGATTTTGAACGCGAAAATGCTAAAGATGTAGTTGTAGATGGAGTTGATTATAAATTATGGACAGTTGTAACGTCATTTGGTACAAACTCTGAAACTAATACTGCTAGTGGTAATATTTCATATGTATTTTATACTATAGATGGATCAGATAATACGTTAGATTATAAAAACTTTACTGCTGAATATGTTGGAGATTTATCTAATTTAGAGTTATATGGTATGGCATCAATTCATACTGGTGCAATGAAATCAGATACATATGTTGTAGAAGTACCATATATAATTAATGACGTTGCTGATGATGAGGTGGTATTCCAGAATGATATAGTCTTATATGGTTCAGACGGAAAACTTATAGAATGAGGATAAACATATGGAAATTAATGATTTACATGATGGTATAGAATTATTTGATGATCAAGCAATGAAAACAATTCAAGACTTTGCAGATAGATCAAAGTGGAGATATTTACTATTATTCTTCTTTTTCTGTATGGCTGGTATATTTTGTCTTATAGATATTGGTTGTATTAAATGGGTATTACAAGGTGATAATGTAATATCTAACTGTGTAGGAATGGCTATAATGACAGTATTAGTTATTCTTTTCGTATATCTTGGATTAAAACAGCATAGAAAATGTGTAGAAGAAATTGAATCAGTTAGAAAACTTAAATTCAAATATAGAGTTGGTTATGTCACTAACAAGTATATAGACATTGACGACAGCGGTAGTAGAGTAGGTGTGCGTCGTAGTAAAATACCTATTATATGTTTTGATAATGTTAAAGCTCAAGCTGAGTCAATAGAATTGTATGAAAATACTAATATTGATGATGAACTTTATGTAGTATATCTTCCAACTAATATATATGCAATTAAAAAGTATGTCTAAAAACTATTTACAAATAGATAAACTTGTGTTATAATTATTACATAAATTAAAGTATGGAGGTCAACCAATGAACACACTCTTAAAGAAAGTTAATGATAAAAAGATCGAAGCTGCTTATGGGCAGACAATTCAGATTCCTACTACCTGTCCTAGATGTGGTGGTGCTACAAGAATTGAGAAGAAGTACAATACTGAAGTTTTAGTGTGTACAAATCCTGATTGTGGTGCTAAAATTGAAGGTAAGCTTCTTCATTTCATTGGCGCGCATGGACTTGATATTGAATCTATGTCCACTGCAACTGTAAGAGATCTTATTAAGGTTGGTTGGTTGACCAAGATGAGTGACATCTTCAAACTCAAAGATCATATAGATGAATGGGTTCATATGAAAGGTTATGGTGAAGGATCTGTAGATAAGATTCTTGAAGGTATTCCTACCTCTCTTGAACTTTGGAAGATCATTGCTTCTGCAGGTATTCCTAATGTTGAGAAGCAGACAGCTAACATTTTAGCAGATACCTTTACAACTTGGGATGATTTCATGAATGCAGTCAATACTGGCTATGACTTTACTAAAATTAACGGTATTGGTGCTACTACCGCAAAGGTAATCGCTGAATTCAATTATTCTGAGATCAATGATGTACTTAACTACATTACAGTTAAGCAGAGAGTTGTTGGTGGTAAGCTTGATAACATGAGCTTCTGTATCACTGGTTCACTCTCTATGAAGAGAGAAGATATGATTAAGATTATTGAAGCTAATGGCGGTAAGATCGCTGGAGTTAATAAGAATCTTACATATCTCATTTGTAACGACAAGACCTCTACTTCTGGTAAGTCTAAGAAAGCTAAGGATCTTGGTATTAAGGTAATTACAGAGGAAGAGTTTAATACTCTTCTTGGATAAAGGAAAATAAGATGAAAAATATTTATAACGAAGAAGTCAAAGATAAGGAAGTTTATTACAATACTGATAAGTCAGAACAGCCTGAAAAGACGACTTCAAAAAAGAAATTCATAATTTCGATGATCGTATTATTCTTACTTATATACGCAGCATCGACAGGTATAACATACCTTATTTGTTCTTCACTTGCGAGGTAGTAAATGATAATTGGCGTAACAGGAAAGTCTGGTAGTGGTAAATCAACTTTCGCGAAAGCATTAGCTAAAAGACTTAATTATCAATATGTAGATATTGATCAGATTGGTCATAAAGCGCTTCTTCAACCAGAAATTATCAACACAATTAAATCTAAATATCCTGACATCGAAGATGAATATGGACATGTAGACAGAAAGAGACTTGGTGATATTGTATTCTCTAATAGAGATGAGATGAAAGCTCTTTCTGACTGTATTTATGATTATATGAAGAAAGAAATTTTGAATACTCTTTATAGTAATAAAGTAGTGCTTGATTGGATCTTACTTCCTCATACAGACTTTTGGTGGTTATGTGAATATAAGATTCTTGTTTCTTCTGATGAAGAGACCAGAATTAAAAAAGTAATAGATAGAGATCAAATTAGTAGAGAATATCTTGATAAGAGAGATTCTGCTAGTCCAGATTTCACAACTGTTAATGTTAGAACTACTATTCATAATGACTATACTGAAAAAAGTATAAAATCTGCGGTATCTATTGTATTTGATACTATTCGCGACAAAGACATAGCAGATTGTAGTTCTTTAATCAATCCAGAAACACTTAAGAAATATCATACTAAACAACTTTTAGAATTGTTACATGGACAACATTTTTATACTGACTATTGTGAATGCTGTATGTCACATTCATGTACAGTAAAGCATAATATGAATGTAAAGGTTATTAAAGCTGAATTAGCTAAACGACCTCATGTTCCTAATAAAAAAGAATCTAAAGAAAATCGTAAACAAGCTAAAAAGGCTGGTGCAGGACATAATAAGAATAGGTAATACTTATTGATTAAGGAGAACCGAATATATGAAGAAAGATCTGTCTCAAGTTGATAATAGTGTAACATCACTCTTTATTGAATTACTTCCGCAAATAGAAGAAATAAAGAAAGATACTACATTATTTGTAGAAGCAAAATTAACCAAGGCGCAACAACTAGTTATTACTGCATTAGTTAAGGCCAGAAATGATTCTCATCAGATTAGTGCAGAACGTCTGAATAAAGATCGTATAGCAGTTCTAAGAGCATCTAATATAGATGAAATTATTTATTATATGAAAAAGGTTATTAAAAATGGACAGAACTACGATACAGCTAAAAAGATAGAAGGAGAATAACATGTCAGAACCTATTATTGGTGTTGTTGGTCAGGGAATGTCTTTTCATAGATTGTTAAATGATGTAAATAGCTTACCTAAAGTTGACTTTCCTTGTGTAGGTGAAGTATCTAGTGAACAGATGTCATTATGTTTGGATATGTTGAAAACTACTCCTAGTAAGACATCTTATGCAGCTAGACCTACTAAAAAGACAATTAAGAAATTCCGAAAATCATTACAAAAAGCTGGAATAAAATTTAACGAATAAAGACTATTTAATTATAAAGGATGCGAAATAATGACTTGTCTTATATAGGCAGGTCATTTGTTTTATATAAAAGAAGATTTAAGTAGAAAGGTAAAGTATGGAAATAATTATGCCCGAAACGGAAAAGATAGAAGTAATTATACGAGAAGAATATATTGATGAAAATGGTCATATATGTGATAGTGAAAAGAAAATCATTACAAATGTACCAAAAGAAACACAAAATAAAGAGTAAAGGAGAATGGACATGAAGACAAAGATTTTTTATGGCATTTTAACTGAGAATCCTGATAAGATTCAGATTCAGGAATTCGAAGGAACTGAAACAGTTGATGAAAAAGGTGGTAGAGCAATTAGATTTAAGGATAATGATGGAAATTATTTCCTTCAGAAATTTGCAGATTTCAATACTGTATTCTATACACCTAACTACAGATATGTAGTGTCAAATGATGATGCAAAAGCTGAATCTGTTCTTAAACAGTATATTGCAGATCGTGATAAGAAGCTTGCATCTATGCAAAAGAAATAACCTCAAATGGATAGACTTATATTTAGGTCTATCCATTTTTTATAAAAACTATTTACATATGAATACGCTCTTGTTATAATTAAATTATCAATTAACAAGAGAGGTATTTAATATGAGTAAAGAAAGACGAATCTATATCAAATGTGATTTTGTGAATGAAATAAATAATTTGTTTCATCACTTTTCTTCTCAGTTATCTGATGGTTATTGGGAGAACAGCCGAGGTGAATGGGGTTCTTATAAAGACGGATATTACGAAGATATTTGGAACTGTTTTGATTTTGATACCAAGCAGGACGGACATAATCGTAATGAAAGACTTTTTGTAATTACTCTTAAGGGCAAGCCTACTTGGGACGATGCTAAAAAAGATTGTGAGAAGATGCATACTTGGACAGATCAGCAAATCGTTGACTATCTTAAGGAAGCATTAACTGATTCTATTGAAGAAGCACCCGAAGCGTTCTGGTGCTATAGTGATTCTGAACTAGAGACACTTACTAAAGTTATGGATAGCTGGAAGATCATTCCTCCAAAGCCTCCTAAGATGACTCATAAAGAGTTAGTTAAGATCGTAGGTCATGACTTTGAATATGTGAAAGGAGAATAATTTATGTCAGATGAAATAAAGACTCTGCAGGAATATATAGACAATGCTAATAAGATTGTATTTTTCGGTGGAGCTGGAGTATCTACTGAAAGTGGTATTCCGGACTTCAGGTCAAAAGATGGTCTCTATAATCAGCATGATGTGCAGTTTGAAAAATACCAGCCTGAATATCTGTTAAGCTGTGATTGTCTTTATGATAAGCCAGAAGTATTCTATGAGTTCTATAGACAGAAGATGGACACTCGTAATATAGAACCTAATATTACTCATTATAAGCTCGCAGAGCTTGAACAGAAGAAAGATCTGTGGATAGTAACACAAAACATTGACGGACTTCATCAGAAGGCTGGAAGTAAGAATGTTCTTGAGATTCATGGAACTACTCAGTCGGTATATTGTGAAGATTGTCATAAACAGTTCCCTTATGACTATATCTTTGAAAGTAAAGACGCAGTTCCTAAGTGTCCAGAATGTGATGGAGTAATCAGACCTAGAGTTACACTTTATGGTGAGATGCTTCCACCAGAATTTGGTATAGCTTCATATAAGATTATGGATGCAGATCTACTTATTGTAGGTGGTACATCACTTTCAGTATATCCTGCAAACAGTCTTGTTAATAAAAGAATCTTTAATGGCAAGCTTGTTATTATCAATATGTCAGAAACTGAAAAAGATAATATCGCTGATCTGGTAATTCATGAATCACTTGGTAAAGTATTTGAACAGCTGAAGTTCTAAGTAAAATATCTAATCTAAAACAAATAGAGAGATCTAGAAATAGATCTTTCTATTTTTGTTTTTTAATTGGTATAAAAAACTATTTACATAGTAATTAAACCATGTTATAATTATTTTATAATAAATAAACTGGTTATATATTGAGGTAGTTAGTATGGAAAAAATTTGTTTTGACATTCTTGAAAAATGGGCAAAGTATATTGAATATGATGAAAATCAAACTACATTCAATCTGTTGAATTATAGCTATGAAGCCCATAATAGAACTAAAAATCTAACTCATATCATAGAAGACTATGATGAGACTGGACTGCTGGCAGTATTAACAGTTAAGAGACTCTTCGAAATGATGATGAAGAACTCTAGAATCACATTATTTGATGCAATCAACCAGCCAGAAGAGATCCAGAAACATGTTGATATGCAGAAGTTATTTGATTCACCAGAGATCAAAATTGCTGAAAATAACTTCATAGATGCTATCAAGCAGCTTACTCTTAAAGTAGTTGGAAAAGAACTTATTGGTAAGTTTGATGATGCTGAATTTACTAATAAAGTTTTTAGCTGTGTAGATAACGTAATTCAGACTATAGATAAATGTAGAATTGAATTCTATCAAAAGGGTGGAGAACTTACTGAAATTACTAATTTCTCTACTAGTATTCATACATTTCCTTCTTTAGCTGATTGTCTTATTACTCTTTCTAATGCACCGGATGGAATGTATCTTTGCTTTATAGATATTGAGCATACTGCAGATAGCTATTTTGGATTCTTCCTTAAGAATAATGGAAATATTATATCTGCTAACGAACGTATAAATGAAGCATTCAAAGGCCAGCATTGTAACTCAAGAAATGGTAGATGGGCAGAAGATAAGGCTGATCAGATCTTCCCATATAATTTTATATTCAGCTATGCTGATTATGATTATAAAGGTTATAGTCATACTTATACTATCGATAAAGATAAGCTTGATATGTTTGCTATGGAAGAAGATGCCTTCCTACCTCTTTTGATAGCAATGATTCTTCTTGCTAGAAAACTTCCTAGAATTAACAAAGATGATTATGCAATCGTATATACTGACTCGCTGTTGAAAGTTAATATGCCACTTCTTACTGAAGATAAGAATGAACTTATGACTATTGAGAAGAATGAAATAGTTCAGAGTCATCAGAAAGTTAATCTTGAGTTTGATTATGACAAGATTATGGATGGTTCAGCTCTTGAAGAATTTGAATATCAGAATGGATCTTATAGAGGTAACTATATAAGTTCAAATAACAATGGTCAGATATTTGTAGATCTGTATGGTGATGGATTTAAGGTTCAGCCTACAGTGTTATCTACTCAGAAACTTCTTGGTACTGGCAAGTATGAGTATGTTCCTGAATATGTCGGAACAGAAAAGAGAATGAGAGTTGGAGCCTATGTAGATATCAGAAGACAACTTGCAGATTATATCCGTCAAAAGATGTTTGAAGAATATAAGTCATTTGGTGGCATCAGCGCAGTAAAAGATTGGTATGAGACTCTTATTAATGACAATCTTGAAACTCTTAAGAAGATGGCCGTTGACAAATATGTAAGTATTGTAAAAGGTGAATCTTCTAATTATAAAGGTGGCTGGAGACCTTCTAATTGTGAAGAAGGCTATTACATGTCAATAGTAACAAATACTACATACTTATCATATGAATATGGCTGGAAAACATATCGTCCTAATAGATATGATCGAAATAAAGATGTTTATTTAGATTTAGACAACGGTTGTACTTGTACAATGTTTGTAGTATTTAGACCACTTAGCTATAAAGGTATTGAGAATCTATTCAATACTGAAGTTCCTAAGATAGTTAAAGGCTGGACAAAAGAAGGTAACCGTACTTCTGGAAATTCTTTACTTGATGCTACTGATGCAGTAGAAACTATAAATACGCCATTTGAGACGTATTGTTCTAGAAGACCTGAATATGAGAAAGATAATACAAGTTATGACTTTTCATTCGCAATTGGATTTTCTAAGAGTGGTTTCAAGAAATACTGTAAGAGTTTAGGTATAAATCTTAATGATTTACCTAAAACTGAAAAAGAAGATAATGAATAAAATTGTTCCTTACACATTTACACGAAAGGACCTACACAATGAAGACATTAGATGAAATTACTGAACCAATTGGAAAACGATTTGGTAAATTAACTGTTATTGGCTTTTCTAGACGTGATAAAAAATACAATTATAGATATATTTGTAAATGTGATTGTGGAAATATAAAAGAAGTAGTACTATCTAATTTATTACATGGTAATACTACATCTTGTGGTTGTAATGGTAGAGGTAGTAGTAAAAATTTAGTTGGACAGCGATTTGGACGATTAACTGTATTAGAAAAAACAAATAAACGTTACTATGGTTATACTGTATGGAAATGCGTATGCGACTGTGGAAATATAGTTGAAGTTCCTATGCATAATTTATCATATAATCATATGGTAAAGTCATGTGGGTGTATGCTAGATGAAAATCGTAAAAAATTTTCTAATCATAATAATATTCGGTACGTAATACAATTTGAAAACGGATCATATTACGCAGGAAAGAATAATAAATATTGGTTTTATGATGATAATATACAAAAAGCATCAAAATTTCCATATATAAAATCGCTTTTGAAACGTGCAGAATGGATTAAGAATGATTATGGTTTATCCTATAAAATAGTTGTGATTAACACCGATAAATAATCTATAGTAGATAAAAATTACACTAAAGGCTGCCTTACTAAAGGTGGCTTTTTTATTTTTAGCAAAACTATTTACATCGTCTAATTTTCTTGTTATAATAATTATATAAATAAATTGGAGGTAATAATATGAAACAAGATAAAATTAAGTTAATTATTAAATGTATAGTAGTACTTATAGTTGTCGGATTATTTGTGTTTGGCACATATAAACTTATTAAATATACTACATACAGTGAAACAACATCTGGTACACTTTCTGAGATCGAAGACGGAGTATACCTTCAGACATATAATGTCTATTCTAATATTCCTACAAATAATACAAGTGTTGCAATTGTTTGTATAAACAATCAAATTCTAACAATTGAAGGACATATCAATATTCAATATACTGACGATACTCCATCATATACCTACACTAGAACACGTGTTGTAAATGGTGATACATTAACAGTATACATACCACGAGGCACAATTCAACGTTTACCTAGCGCTAATTCAACTTCGAAATAAATATTAGGAGAGACAAATAATGCATGTATATTCTTATTGGAAATGTAATAGTTGTGATTCTATAATTCGTGGTGATAACAGGTCATGTCCTAACTGTGGAACACCTATTCCGAATAATGTTAAGTATATGATGCCGGATAATCCTACTATTGTAGCCGCTATGAAGGCAGGTACTATTCTTACTGGTGATAAAAAAATTCACACAGATGAAAAAGGTATTCAGTCAGAAATAGTTGAAACTAAGGATGAAAGAAATCTTCCTAACTGGAAATGTCACTATTGTGGTTATCAGAACTTTGCAGAAGATACTTCTTGTAGAGGTTGTGGAGCCACTAAATCGAATGATACTTACTATGAAAAGATTTCAGTTAAATCAGATGAAGATGAAAGATCATATGATAATGATTTCACTGAGATAGTTGATGATGAATATGACGAACCAGTTAAGGAAGAACCTACAAAGATTTCTACACCTTATACACCTAAACCTAAGCAGAAGGTTTCTATTTGGAAGAACATTGTAGATTTTCTTGCGCATATTGATGGTAGAGTTTATCTTGCAGTTTTTGCACTTTTATTCTTCGTTCCATTCTTTATTTGGTTATTTACACCAGTTCAGAGAGAATCAAGAGTTACTTCATTTAGTTGGGAAAGATCAATTGATATTGAAACATATCAACTTTGTCATGAAGATGGTTGGTCAGTTCCAGCAGGTGCTGTAGTAACAGATGAACGAGAAGAAATACATCATTATGATCAAGTTTTAGATCATTATGAGACTAAATCAAAACAAGTATCTGAACGGGTTCTAGTTGGATATGATACAGAATATCGAGACCTTGGTAATGGCCAAGCAGAAGTAGTACAGACACCTGTATATGAAACTCAATATCATACAGAATATTATGAAGAGCCTGTATATAAGAGTGTTCCAGTATATAAGACAAAATACTATTATGATATTGGTAGATGGAAATATTCAACATCATTAAGAACCTCTGGATTTGATCAGAATGCTTATTGGTATGATACAAGTTATCCTACATCAGTAGCAAATCCTAATTATGGTGATATTAGACAAGGTGATAGACATGAGACATATCGAGTAAATCTCATCAATTATAACGATGAAAAATCTACTATCACTTATAACTATAATGATTGGATGAGTCTTCAGGTTGGTGATATACTTAGATACAAATCTTTCCGATTCACTGATCAGCCTCTTTCAGAAGTAGAAGTAAAAAGAACAAATTCAGCATCTAATTAAAGGAGATTAAACTATGGCAACTTATACGTTCAGAGCTCAGAAGATGATCGATAGAATTAAAGCAGAAGGTCGTGGAGCACTGCTTGATGAACCTACACTTCAGACTATTAGATCTCTTGATGGTAAGACAGGTACAGATTACAATTGGCAATCAGTTGTAAATAATGAGAATATGGTTTGGATTGAAGAAGCCCAAATGTACGTAAATAAGAATGATTGTGATTAAAGGAGACTAATATGTCGCTCATTGATATTCAGCCTACATTCGTATATCCTACTTCTAGACAGTTTCCATTTGATTCATTGGGAGCTAGAATTATTGACGAACTTGAACTCAGATATTGGATGGTGCCTGGAATTAAAATTAAAGTAGATGTATATGGATCTGGAAAGGAGAAGTTTCAGAGAATTTCTGAAATAGAAGGTGAAGAGTTCTTACTTCATTTTGATTATAATGGATTAAGACAGATTGTTATTCCGTATAAAGAACTTGAAGTATATTCAGATGAGTCTGGTCCTTCATTTCATTATTATGTAGGAAAAAACTACGAAAAAGATAAAGAATGGTTTAAGCATTCTATTAAAGTTAATTCTAAACTTCGTGATGAACCTAGACGTTATTTACGTTATGATGGACATGGTCATAATCAAAGAGCTACTACTCTTATACATAATAATGATCTCAACAGAGAATATGATCCAGAAGGTAACGAACCGACTTCCTTTAATGTAGATGATATATTTGACGAAGTTTGTAAGTATCTTGAATATATTATAGAATATATCTTACAGTACCCTGAATTAAATTATAACGCAATTCCACCTGTTGAAACGGATAAGGTAATTCCTTATGAAGGTATATTTGATAAAGTATATGTACCTATTGATTCTAATATGGTAAGTCATATTACAAAAGCTAAAGCAGGAGAATTGATTGATGATAAACATTATTATGCAGTTTCACCTGGTCGTAGACTTTGTAATCTAAACGTTCACGGAGATTTTGATCGTATTTGTTATGATGGATTTGTATGGGCAGATCCTAATATAAATGATAAAGAAATTCATGATTCTAGAGATCTTGAAGAACATGTGCAAAATTCACAGCATACATTATGGGACGATGCTAATTCTGTAGCAGAAGTTAAGATTCTTTATAGTAATGGTGTATATGTAGTAGATGATTATGAATTCGAAAATAAGAGACAGGAATTTTTCTTGACTACTGATCGACTTACTAATGAAGAACTTGATCAGTGTTATACTGCTAGAGCAAAAACAATAGTTCCAATAAATGAATATAAAGGTGGTTATAAAAATCCAATAGTACTTTTCAATAGAGAAGTTGAATTTGATGAAGTAATTAATGTTATTACTTATAAGAGGTGATGATTATGGCAGGTATGTATATTATTATAGGTATCTTCATAGCAGTCGTATTTTATAAAGGTTATAAATGGTTGTCTAAATGGTTTAGACTGCTATATGCCAGAATTAACTGGAAACTAACTAAACATAAACAGCAACAGATCAGATTTCATGTAAATACAGAAATTTTAACAAATTCTATTAAATTTGTTGAGAAAAACTATTTACATTAGTCTATTTTCATGTTATAATAAACTCATAAAATAAAACATGTATAGTATGGAGGATGACAATAGTGCCTAACATGTTTTTGAAAGGAGACTTTATTATGAACGAAAAGATGATTGAAATGCTTAATCGCATTAATGAAAAGATTGACAAATTAGATTCTAAGAAGATCGAGACTGATTTCTCTGATCCAGCAGCAGCAATGAAGGGATTTATTAAGAGAATTATTGATTCCGAACTTGCTCCTCTTGAAGGTAGACTTCCGGCACCTGATGATCTGATTGTTGCAGATCTTGATAATCTTAAGTAATTAAGAATCATTCATACTAACTAGGAAAACTCATTGCTAACACATTTAGAGTTGACAATGAGTTTTTTCATACATATATCTGAGGTGTATTATGAGAAAATTTACAGATCTGACAAAGGATGAAATTAAGTTTATTGTAAACGAAATCTTTAGTCCTAAAAAGATTACTAATATTAAGGTACATAAGAAAGACGATGAAATTTCTTGTACTATTTATACTGAATGGCATACTACAGATGATGATGGAAAAGATGTAATTGATGTTATTCCAGATGAAATTGAACTTCGTAATCCATTTGATTATGGAGAAAATGCGATTTGGGCCCAGTTTAGTCTTAATCATGAAGATTATTCTAAGCTCAAATCATTTTGTTATGCAAAAGGTATTTATGGCGCAAGTATTGAATGGCTTACAAATAATCCCTATATGAATATGCAAGGTAGTGAAGTATAAATGAAAAATTTTATTGGACACCTAAAAACTGTTCTTAAACATAAAAGATGTGTAGCACACTATTGTTTTATGTGTGGATTATACATACAAGGTATTTTACATGATATGTCTAAATTTAGTCCAACTGAATTTTTTGAATCTGTAAAGTACTATCAGGGTACAAGATCACCTATTGATGCTTGTAAAGAAGAAAATGGTTATTCTATGGCATGGTTTCATCATAGAGGTCGTAATAAACATCATTGGGAATACTGGATGGATGATTTTGAAAAAGGATTTATTCCTAAGAA